CACCCATTGCGTACCTACAAGTGTACCTTCTTGTATATATGTCGAGTCGCCTGCTTGAATTTCTGTAGTAGGAGTGCCATCAAAATCTGAAGCGCGAGTTAAAATCCACGGAGAAACCCCGTTAACACCTAGTGAAGTTACAACATAGATACCATTTTCTATAGTCGATGCTTGATCTTTCACTAATACTCTGCTAGTTGCAGTGAGTCCTGAATAACCACCTATAGTACCAAGTTCGACATTTGCAGTAGCAGTTAGAGTTGCACCGAATCCTAAAGATCCGTTTGAGTATGTAGCAGCCGATAGATTAGATGCTGGAGTCGTCGATGTTTCGCATGCAGCATGAATGTTTATACCGGCTGCGACAGTATCAACATATTGTTTTGTTGCAGCTTCTAATGGTACTGTAGGGTCTGCCGACAGCATAAGTACACCGGTAATAGTAACCTTACCGGTGTTGTCAACAAGAATTCTCTCGTTACCCGAACCATCTGAAATAATTATGTGATTATCCGAAGCAGAAATAGAGCCGCCCAGTGAACTACCTATGACAACATTATTATTACCTGTTGTTATAAGACTGCCTGCATTGTATCCAATCCCGGTGTTATTAGATCCAGTAGTGCCACTCAGTGACTGATAACCTAATGCAGTGTTACCGATACCAGACATGTTCGATGTCAGCGCCGCATTGCCGATTGCGGTGTTGTATATTCCGGAACCTGGTGGGATATTCTCAACAATGTTTATTAAAGAATTATCGCCATAGCTCGTGTTATATATTGTTGTTGTGCCTACGACGAAATTACTTATAGCAGTGGTAACTGACGTTATACGACCCTGCGGATCAACAGTGATTACCGGAATCTCTGACACTGAGCCAAATGTACCCACTGTAGAATTTACAGTAGCTAACCCAATCGTGACTGTTTGTGGCCCAGACAAGTTAGTTAATGTTACACCATCAGCGCCTGTAACACTTGAACTAATGAAATTGTAGACATCGGTGTTAAGAAAAGAGTTCTGCCATTTACTAATTCCGCTATTGTAGCGAAGATACTGATCAGATTGTGGATTTACAATGGAAACATCGTGCAAATCACTAAGGTCAACAGGCACAGAACTGAAAATGTTTATAGGCATTGGTCAATCCTTGCGTTACAACCCGTCGGTGCGTTGTGTATACTCATTATAAATCTCCTAGAATGGCGTTTAACTATTTATCAAAATATTTTGATAATAGATTCGCCAACAAGGCTATAAGTAGATTACGCTGTCCAGCCACCCATGCCAAAGGAATATGTAAACGCTGTTGCACCGAAATTACATATCATAGAAGTAGAACCAGTGTAACTATAGACGTTTATCATCGGATAGAAATCGGCAGCTTCGCAAGACATGCCGCCCTGATAGGAACCATTCACATATATTCGGGTGCCGCCACCTGAGTATGCAAAGCCTATTACAGCACCGGTAGCAAACGGAGTTGCCCCAATCCCGACAAAGCTTGGCCGCACATTAATTATACCATCCGATCGAATACCATCACTGTTTGCATCAGACCCCACGTAGTTGGCAAGCGATGCTGCGGCTTTGCCCATCCCGATAGACACAGCAGATGACCCAGAAATTGTGACTTCGTAATACCTCCAGACACCCGTGCTGGCTGGTGCGACCGCTATTCCACGAACACTACCTGTCCCGGAGAATGTAGCAGTTAGATTACCGTTACTTAATGTCACAGTGCCAGACTTATCAGCTGGATTTAAAGTAGTGTATGATGCACTCGATTTTCCGTAACCATTGGTCATAGCTATAGCACCACTTGGCACAGCAAATAAACTTCTCACAGATGGCTGGTTCATCGAAATATTTGTAGTTGAGGCTAGACCTAGCTCAGTGTTTACCTGAGCTAAGGTTATTGTACCAGATACTGGTAATGTCATGGTTTATTCCTAGAAAAGACCTGCGCTATACCCGGCTGGAGGTGTGTAGACAAATGCAGATGCTCCAAAGTTGGTGGTACTTACACAAGTTTCTGTTCCGATGTTGTCGCACCCCATACCAGCAAAGAAAGTACCTGTCAAACCGGAGTAAGCAACTCCCTGACTAACATTGTTCTTATAAAATGTAAGCGTTCCTGCTGTTAAATCTAAGGCCACCCCAACAATATCTCCAGCGACACAAGAAGCTGCTCCGTATGCAGGAGTGTTAAATACTGATGAAGGCCCAAACTTTTGGCCACCTTCTACATAATAGGAATAGCTATCGGCCCCGGAACCAAGGGTGCCATTATTACTAGCTGCTGCTTTTGCAATACCGGGTGTCCACCTTCGATATAAGGTAGAAGAGGTAAGGGTAACTTCCCAATACCACTTACCTGACGACTTAGAAACAGTGGACCTAGCAAAACTACCCAAGCCGGTATTTGTAATCACCAAATTACTGCCAGATAGGGTGGAATTAGTCCCATGGTCCGACGGGTTCCACGTAGCGTATGTAGTTGCCGATTTGCCATAGCCATTGCTCATAGCTATGGCACCAGTCGGTACAGCAAATAAACTTCTTACCGAAGCTTGGTTCATTGAGATATTTGTGGTCGATGCGTTACCTAGCTCGGTATTTACTTGAGCTAGTGTTATAGTACCAGATACGGGTAATGTCATGAATTATTCCTAGAAAAGACCTGCACTATATCCTGCTGGTGGTGTGTATGTTAATGTAGGACCAAATTTAGCTAGATATTGCGCACCAGTCCCAGCATTGCCACCAGCAAGAGCATATACAGGGCCAGTTATGCCTACGCCAGTGTATGAAAAGTCAGCAGGACCTGTTTGCACATTATTTTTATAAAAAGTCACTGTGCCGGCTGTAAAATCTGCGGCGATGCCTATTACGTCGCCATTTGTGTACGATGCCGGTGCATACCCAGTAATATTGTTATATCTGAGATTGCCCTGAAACGAATACCCCAACTGACCTGTAATACCGGGAGCAGATGTTAATATGTCAGAGGACGCATTAGACAGACCAACTGCCTGTATTGATCCTAACTGGGACACACAAACCATTTCCCAGTAATGTTTACCCGAAGTCTTACCGATATTCGAGCGGGCGCCGCCGGACCCATAGATATAAAGAGTATTACCCGAACTGGTTAAGTTACCGGACATACTCACTGTATCCCATGTGGCATATGTTGGTGCTGCTGACTTTCCGTAGCCATTGGTCATAGCGATAGCGCCAGTCGGCACGGCAAATAAACTTCTCACCGAGGCCTGGTTCATCGAAATATTTGCCGTAGATGCGTTACCTAGCTCAGTGTTTACCTGAGCTAGGGTTATTGTACCAGATACCGGAAGTGTCACGGTTTAAACAGGCCAAGCCAATACAGGTAAGACTGGCAAGACATCATCTATTGATGCAGGCATTGTCTTTGTACCGGCAATAACTTCTGCTTCAAAGTCTCTCATTGCACGCCATGTTTGACTACGCACCATAGCACCATATGTACCTTCTTGATTCAATTGTGTATCAGCATCACCAGCATAGCTTGCTAACGACCCAATGTTGGCATAACGGCGAGTCTGGGCAAAATCATCAAGACGTTGCTGTACTTGAGCAGTAATCATTTCCGCTACCTGTTCAGCTGTAGGTGTAGGTGGCACAAACGGTGCCGGCGCTGTCACTGACCCGGCGCCTTCGGACCCAATTAGCGTCTGAACTACCGATGACTGTGGCATAGTCCACTTATCAATCGGTGCCGCAGCTACGACCGCAGCGTTAATTTCTGCCTCTGTCATAGTCGGTGTTACCGAAACCCACGCACCTAATGTGTCAAATTGTGTATCAACCGGTGTGTATACAGCGAATACCCTAGACTCGTATGGGTAGTAGTTTTCAATCTTATATGTAAAATCCATTTTGTTATTCCTTAAAGATGTAATTTAGTAGTGGTGCAATATACACCACTACCTTAATTATATTATTTTGCTTCTAATACTGCAATACGAGCCACAAGTCTCTCAACTTCACGAGCTAACATAACGCATGCTGCAAGAGCTGCATTACCGTAAGCAACGGACATCATACCATCTGCACCAGTTAACACCGCTGTAGGCAATACTGTCTGTAATGACTGAGCAGATACACCGACCTGTGTTGCTTCTACATCAGTACGATCATATGTACCAGTCTTAACACTTGCTAACTTAGCAACGAAGTCTGCTGGCAAATCTTGCCAATTTGTTTTCAAACGCTCATCGGAGTAAGCAGTAACGTTACCGGTTGCCGTCAAGTCGCCTGTGGCACTCAATGTTAAACGCAATGCACTGTTGGTAGCCCAATTCAGTGTATTGGCTGCTGATAAGTACATACCGTTTGTCGGTACTGTTGATCCATTTGGAATAAATGCTGGTGCAGTTAGTGCCGCAGTTAATGTGCTAGTCCACGATGGAGCAGCATTAGCGTTGGACATAAACAACTGACCAGCTGTACCGTATGCCGAGACAGAGTTACCAATCGATAATGCGCCTGTGCTTACTACTGTGAAACACGGTGTTGTACCCGATTGAAGACGAACATAACCATAACTAGCTGCGGTGGCGCCAGTACTTAGTGTGATGTTACCAGAAGAGCCGCCAGCCGATGCGCCAGAATTAAGTGTGATTGCGCCGCCGGCGTTTGTAGCTGCTGTTCCTGCACCTGCTGTGATAACAACCGCGCCACCTACGCCAGAGTATGTACCAGCTGCGGTCAAGTTTAACTGGCCGCCGTTACCACCCGATGGGCCGCCGTTGCCTGTCACAATGGTAATGGCACCACCATTACCGGATGATCCGGCATGCCCGCCTTGTAATGTCATTAGACCACCGACGGCGGTGCCATTTGATTGACCTGCTGTGATATTTACTGCTCCACCGACATAAGTACCTGATGAAACATTGCCAGCTGTTATGTTTATAGTTCCACCAGCACCACCAGTCGATCCGCCTGCTCCAGATGTTAAACTTAAGGCACCGCCGGCTGCTGTACCGCTGCCGGCAGCACCTGCATATATATTCACTAATCCACCGAGACCCGTGCCTTGGCCAACGCCGGCACCTATTTGCACTTGACCACCGGTGCCTTGTGTACCAGCTGCGCCAGCATACAAATTAACCTGGCCACCGTTACCGGTATAAGCACCACCAGCGTTAACTGTGAACGTTCCGCCTGCGCCAGATGTTGTACCACCAGCACCAAGTGTGAAAGTTGTCCCACCACCATTTAGAGTAGAGCCTGCACTACCGGATGCAAAGTTCAATGCGCCACCGGATGATGCACCAGCACCATTGCCTGCTGTGGTATTTACTGCTCCGCCTGCTCCTGCGGTTACACCGCTAGATGCGTTAAGAGCCAATGTCCCACCTGCTCCACTATATACGCCGCCTGCGCTAACTGTCATATTGCCGCCGTTACCAGATGTTGTGCCGCCGTTGCCCGATGTGATTGTCGTAGCTCCGCCGGTGCCAGTTGCTCCTGCATGACCTGCACGAATTGTCAACGGGCCGCCGTTACCAGTTAAACCGCCATTGCCTGCAAGTAATTGTAATGTGCCACCAGAACCGGATGCACTAGCGCCACCTTGCATTGTAAGTACACCGCCGACACCGGATGTAGAGCTGCCTGCTGTGATATTAAGAGCTCCGCCGTTACCGGATGTTGCTCCGCCAGTACCCGCAGTGATATTCAAAATGCCGCCGGTGGCTGCACCTGTACCGGCAGCGCCTGCATTCAAATTAAGGGCACCACCGCCGGTGTTTACACCACTAGTAGCCCCACCAGAGACTGTAAAACCCAAACCAGCAGTTGCCACTGAGGCTGGAGTAAGAATGCCCGCAACAGTCACACCCACGTTCAGGGTAGCTGTGGTATTATTCCACGCGATATTTGAGCCGCTGATACCGCCGCCACCACCTGCTGCCCATGTAGGGACACCGCCTGCTAGTGTAAGCACATATCCATTTGTGCCTGCTGCCAACATAGTAGTTGTACCTGATGCTGTTTGGTATGGTACCGAACCTGCTGCACCTGCTGCTATGTTTGTTGCTGTGGTTGCCGTTGCAGCATTACCACTAATAGATCCAGTAATTGTACCAGAAACTGTTAATGCAGATAATGTGCCAACAGATGTCAAGCTCGACGAAACAACGTTAGCTGCCAATGTTGTGCCAGTCAACGATCCTGCTGCGGCAGTACCCATTGCAACGCCGTTAATTGTAGGTGTATTCTTAAAATCTAAAATTTGTGTTGCACGAGAAACAGTAAAGATTTGATTCTGTGTTAATCCGTTATCAGCTACAGATACTAATGCAAAATTGGAACCTGCATTAGAACCAGATTCTGCTGTGTTTGTTGCTTCCACTAACCAACGATCACTCCCCGCTGTTTGAAGATTTACAGAGCGACTAGTACCAGATGTGTTAGATACATTATACCCAACGCTGTTCATTGCTAATGCTGCTGTAATGGCACCAGTTGCCTTATTGATAGTAAAGTTTGCATTACCACCAAATGTGCCTGCGTCATTGAATTGAATTTGTGTATCTGCGCCGCCTGGTGTGCCACCTGCCGCTGCTGTCTGCCAAGAAACAATAGATCCATTAGTAGTAAGGACCTTGCCTGTATTTCCTGATTGCACTGGTACCAGTGCATTGATTGCTGTTGGTGCAGTAATCTGCCCTGTGCCGCCCATACTGATCGGTAGTGGGCCGCCATTTGATTGAACTAAAATATTTCCTGCGAATTGTACGCCCATGTTATGTCTCCAGTTAAGTTTGTTGCTGTTATTTATCCAAAATTTTCTTAATGCCTTGTTTCCCACACTATTTCGAAGTCTTCGCATTCAAAGAACATCTGTGGGTCTAAATTCTTATACTTCTTAATCATTGCTTCAAAATTAGCAAAATCAGTAGCATAATCGGGCAGATCCTGTAATGCCACTCTTACTAATTCTACACAGCTCAGTGACTGATCATTAGATAGATCAAACAGAGTATCGTATGGCTTACCTAATTCAGTCTTAGCTCTATCCATTACTTTAGTCCACTTAGCAAGTGTCATACACTTCGGTTTAAGAAGTGCTACAGAGCTTGTTTGACTGTTGAATGCATCAGTAAAATCTGAATAATGTACACCTTTACCGGTTGCCTCTATAAATCGGTAATCTGCATCTTGTTTAACAGTATCTTCTAAATTCATTAAGGCATGAGAATAGTATCCCTTTTTCTTGCCTAATGTTAATACCCAGTGAGCAAATGCAATAGCATATGTTGATAGGTAACCATTATGTCGTGTCAAAATAATGTAATAGTCTTTCTTCAATTTCTTACGTACTATGTCGAATTCTTCTGTAGTCATTACCTTGTCCGATTTCCAATAAATCTTCCCAATGGATGTTGAAATTTTATCAACTATGTAGCCAAATATACTCATGTTATTCTCCGTATGTTAATGGCCAACCTGCCAAGTGATTAAAGTTCAATGGATCTGGGTTCGACGATAGTGAAACCCTTAGTTGCTCTGCGTGTGCAAAGATTGCTTGGTCTGCTGCCGCAATTGCCTGAAATATCTGTCCTGCAAGCGTTGGTGTCATTAATACAAAACTACCGGTTAGTGTCTTCCACATGATATTTGACGGCATATTAGCACCCATCATTACTAATGCTAATTGCTGAATACGAGATGTGTCGTCTGAATGATACCAATTTGTACCCACTTTAACACCATTTGACTTGCGTCTATCACGCTCGGCTTGTATCAATCGCCAACCTTGCATCTGTATCGACGATGTGATCCATGTATCAAGTACTGATTTATCCGGTATGGCATCGCCACTATCCCATACGATATTTTCATATATATTCCCGTCGCCTTCGCAGTGACATCCCACGGTTGGGAATCCCTCACCGATTGCTGACATATATGTTATTGTTGCTGCCATATTATAATATTTCCATGATTGTATATTCAGTTACTGCTGCGCCGCCCAATGTATTAGTTGTACCGTTATATTGTCCTATCGAGAGTGTCCCTGAACCAGTTGAGCCGGCGCGGGCCGATATAGTGATAGGCGTAATAGAACCAGGAGAATATACGCATTGATACACAATGGGGTATGCCAAATTAGCGGTAGTCATGTATGATGCTACAGAACCTATGTTCGTTGATCCGGCAAAACACGATGTAATAACCGGACGAGCGGCGGTGCCGTGTGAAGCGGTCACAGTAAATTGTATGACCAATCTTGATGTAGTAACTGTAGGCGTAAAAGATGTTGTCCAAATTTGAAATCCACCGGCAATAGTGGGAACAGTATTCAATGCTGTTGCGACTGTTGTTGTGCCGGTAGTGGCAGCTATATTACCGGAAACCATCTGTAATAAATGACTTTGCGACAATAATACCCAGGCAGTACCTGTATCCCGATATATATCGTTCGTAGTAGTATCAACAAATATGTTACCTGTGTTACCAAATGCTGGACGTGCTGCTGTTATACCCGATGACATCAATGGGTTGCCGCCACCATTTAGCATAACTAACGTACCGTTTACATCCGGTGTTGATAAGAATGATTCTGTGCCTAAAACTTGCATTATTGTGGTGACCTTATATTAGAATCTGCATATGAGTTTGTATATGAGTATGTTATTGCACTGCCTGAACCTATTGCTGATAGATTGTTACCATTGCCTGACAAATCAGGTACATTGACTACCGTGGCACCTTGTGCTGACTCATCAAATTCATATCTAGCAAGTTTTCCATAAACAATACCGTGACGGGCACCTGCCGCATTATATATTGTCAATACCTCATTTGCAGAAAGTGTTCTGTCAAAATATGCATACATGTCTACCCCGAATGCTGCACACTCGCTGGCATTTCCGGCAGGTGGATAACCATTTATATAAACCTGGGTGAATGTCCCCGGTACCTGAGCAGTGGTACCTGTTGCAATCTGTACCCCACTTACATATGCTATATGTGTTGTACCATTATATGTATATGTTACATTCACCCAGATGTTGTTATATGCTGTCATAGCACCCGGTGTACTTTCAACCATAGTGGTGCCGCCGTATCCCCATATAGATAATCCACCAAGGTTACCTGCGGTTGTACCTATCTGTAATCCTGTAGTCGGAGTCACAACTGTTGTACCATCATACATACCTACCATGCTAACAGTAGCACCGCTATTCCATACTGCGTTTATCCACACAGTGATAGAAAACGGTACTTCTGACGTTGTAAAATTCGTACTAACACTATATAGGTGCTTATCAGTAGCAGTAGTTAAGATAGCCATTAAGCAATCTCCAACGTCAGTTCTGCCATGTTAAACGGATATGCTAAGTTACTTGTAACACCTGTGTTATACCTAGTAAGTTCAAGTTGATATAAGTTGCCGGCTGTCATCCCCATGCTAGCCAACGTAACTGTTGCGATATAGTATTGAAAATTAGCATTAGTCGGAATAGATATAGTAGTTAAATTTATACCTGCTGCCCATGCCCCTACTGCCGAATTATTAGGCAACAATCGTGTATATACTCTCGGTTGGACAAAGGATGTCGTGCCGGGTGCAGTAAGTGATCTTCCTCTAATCTTAAATGTAATATTTGTAGCACCAGTAGGTATAGATACCAATGTGCTGACACCTTGTTCCACAGTATTACTGAATGCCCTAACGACCAAAGATGTATAAGTTGGATCAGTAGTCACAGGTGCGAAGGCGTTAACTGCAAAATCTGCGGTATTAGGCGAATCTAACGAGTTAGCGTAGAAGGTAAAGCGTGATCCTATAGCAATAGTAGTCGTAGTCGTAGCGGCGGTTACATTAACTGCCTGCCCGGTGAAATTTAATGTAGAAGCTGCTGCTGATACTTGCACACCGTTGACCTGTGTTATGACAGATGACGGAGTAGATGCACCTGCTGCAATCGATAAACCATTTGCCACTGCAACTATCTTCACTGTCTTTGTATTACCCATAACCTGAATGACAATTGTATTTGCAGTAGGTGTAGTTAGATAATGCGGAATAATAACCGAATTGTCAGTAATATCATAGCATGTAACGCTTAAATTGGATGTACCCAAATTATGCGTAAATGTGGCAGTGTATATTATGCCAGAGACCAGAGACCATGTCGTACCGCCCGATGTCGGTGTTACACCAACATTCGCGGTGGCTGCAGAATTTACAGCCGATGTATTAACCCATCTCGAACCATTGTATGTCAGCACCTGACCTGATGCTGCCGTGGTTATCGTAACATCATTTATGTCGTTTGTTGCTAACCCTATAGTTCTAAATGCAGGTGTTGCAGGTGACCCGAATGTAGGACCTGCAAGAACTGTATTAATTGCCTGTGTAGCTAATGTGGCACTTAAGGTACCCGTTGTAGTAACCGGGGAACCCGATACACTAAAAATCGACGGTAGTGACAACGCGACAGATGTCACTGTACCAGTTCCGCCAACTAACGAAACCCATCCACTATTCACATAGCCTTCTAAAGTGTTCGATGTTGTGTTATATCTAATAGCACCGTTAGCAATACCAGTTACCGGTCGTTGGGCAGTTGTACCTGATGAAACTTGTAAGGCACCGGTACCCCCAATATTCAACAATGTTGATAAATTAGGGGTAATCGTCTCTGTCAGAAAGTCTAAATCCATGTGGATCCTTTGATAATTAGTAGCGTGTTATTTAGCTAGCTATTAATTAGTCACTTCTTGAGTTCTGATGTAGATAGACCAACGTATTGTCTGTGCCGAAACACCAGTTACGTCTACTTTCAATGAACCATTTGTTGTATCTGCTGTAAGCGCAACATTCAACGATGCTGGTGACTTAGCAATTGTAGTCTTAGAAACTGCACCAATAATTGCTGTTGTAGCTGCACTAGCATCTCTAGAAATTAATCCAGATACTGTCCATGCACCTGCTGTACCTGTTGCATCGGTTCTACGGCAAACAATATCGGCAACGAACATATACGATGAGTTGTTAGGCAATACTAAGCGGGCCGCGGCACCATCTAAGAATGCTTCAGTCACTGTATTATTAGATGTAATAATACGCATGTTATATTCGCCGTGTTGTGCATCGCCGATTGTTGCGAAATTGCCCGATGAAGTTGCTACCTCTCCATAAACACGAGCAATGGATTGCAAGCCGTGTGCTTCAGACGAAACTGCTGTTGCCTGTGTGCCGCTACCAAATGCAATTGCATTAGCGCCTGCTGCTGTAGGGGCAGTAGGTGTAGATGGATTTTCGACGTACAAACTCAACGGTAAGTCAGCATAAGCTAATGCGCGGAATGTTGGTGCACCTGCAGAACCATTCGGCGCAACAAATACCGTATTAGCAGTTTGTGATGCTAACGTACCAGTTAGTGTGCCGGTAGTTGTAACAGGAGAACCTGAAACTGTAAATATAGACGGCAATGCCAATCCAACAGATGTTACACCAGTATTTGCAATCGATATGGAGCCTGCACCATTTGTAACACTGATACCTGTCCCAGCTGTTAAAGCTGCTGCCACTGGTGCAGCACCGGTACTGCCGATTAACAGTTGTCCGTCTGTAGGTGCTGTGGTTGTTGTCAACAATCCTGCTGTACCAGAGTATAAGAAACTGTTAGCAGTCAATGCAGAAATTGTTAAACCAGTTGTAAGTGTTACGCTACCTGGTAAGCTTAAGGTAACTCCACCTGTTGATGAAGATGCAGTAATTTGATTCGCTGTACCGGTTATAGATGTAACGCCTGTATTAGAAAATGTTACGGCACCTGTTGCACCAGAAACGCCAATACCCGTACCTGCTACTGCGCTTGTTACACCAGTGTTGGTAATTGTTACTGCACCTGTTGCACCAGAAACGCCAATACCCGTACCTGCAACATTAGATGTGACACCAGTGTTTGCAATAGTTAATGTACCAGCAGAAGGTGTAACGCTGATTGCTGTACCAGCAGCCACAGACTTGTATTCCAAACCTGTTGCGCCTGCATTAACACCTAAGATCTGATTTGCTGTACCAATTGATGATAATCCTGTACCGCCTAATGTAGTAGTAACAGGTGATGTTAGTGAAAATGTGTTACCAGTTAACGTTAATCCTGTACCAGCTGCATATGCACCAGATCCAGAGAACTGAGCCCATACAACCGGGTCTGTACCAATTGTAGCAACAGTAGCAGTTTCTGTCCAACCTGTTTCGGCATTTGCTGTGCCTGTGTTCACATATACAGCAGATCCGTCTACTTCTGTAGGAAGATCATTATCAACTGCTCGAGTCAATACCCAGTTTGTAGCAATAGCAGTAACAACATAAATACCATTCTGGAAAGTAGTTGACTGATTTTTAACAAGAATACGATCGGTTACCGCGTATGTCACGTCGTCTATCACAGGCATAGCACCCGTACCAGTTAATGTTGCCCCGACGCCTGCCGTACCGTTCGAATACGTAGCAGTAAGTGATGCAACAGTAGCACCCTTAACTGATTGTTTCCACGATAGACCCTGGACTGCACTGTCAACATATCCCTTAGGAGTAGCATCAGATGCGTTAACTGGCGTCGGTAAACCAGTAACTGTTGCGCCAGACATAATTAAATTACCAGTCATTGTATCGCCGACTTTGTTGACTGGTGTGTATCCTAACGCTGTAGTAATATCACCTGATGAAACTGTACTAGTTGCAGTAACAAGTCCTTTACCATTAACAGTAATTTTACGGAATGTATCTGTCTGCGGTGATGCGTTTACTGTCGCAAGAGTTAATGCCAGCACTGACCCGGAGGCCGATCCAGTGGCGTCGCCGGATGCTGTCATATCTGTAGCTGCTGTTACCAACCCTTTAGCATTCACTGTGACTGATGTAAATGTGCCAATGCTAGCATTCACTGTAGCAAGTGTTAACGCGGAACCGGACGATGTAGCATCTCCGGTTAAATTAGTAGCTGCGGTCACTAAACCTTTAGCGTTAACCGTCTGTACAGCAAAGGTACCGACGCTGGCATTCACTGTGGCAAGCGATGTTGTGATGGATCCTGCGCCGGTGCCTGTCACATCACCAGTTAGTGTTAGTGTTGTGGTGCCAGTTGCAATTGTTGTCCATGAACTGTTTACAAAACCCTCAATATTGTTAATATCAGAGTTGTAACGCAGGCCGCCATTGGCAGGGCCGGATGGTCTGTTTGCAGTAGTTCCAGATGGCACTTCTAATGCGCCTGTGCCACCAATTGTCAACAGTGCTGTCGTATCCGGTGTAATCGTCTCGGTTGAAAAATCAAAATCCATTTTATTATCTCCTTGATTTAGTTCGATACTTCAGTTGTAAGCACTGTTGCTGTCCACCGTATCGTTTTAGTATTTTCACCTACAGCAATTACTTCTATTGCTCCTGTAGATGTGTTAGATGCTAGTGTGATGTCCCATGCTATATCAGTTTCACCTAATATAGTTTTTGATGGGACACCAATGAATGATAAAGATGCATGTGTGCCATCCTTCTTAATCACTCCGTCGAATTTATAGCCGGCGCCACCAGTGGGTACATCTACCTGCCTTGCTGCCACTACAATTGAAAAACTGACAACTGAATTAAACGGCATTACCAACTGTTCACTAGAGCCGTCGAGGAACAGAGGAGTTGGGGTAGAGTTTGTTGTGCTATTTCGTAAAATATATACACCGTGCTGAGAGTCACCCGGGTTAGAAAATTGCCCATTGGCGTATGCTTTGGACCCATATAATACTGCCTTTGCAGACGCCCCGAATGCTGACGAATTAGTACCTGTAGCAATAGGCGCTACAGGCGCTACAGGATTTTCGACGTATAATTTAACAGGTAGGTCGACATATTCTAACTGTCTAAATGTCGGTTGACCTGTTGTAGCAGTCGGTGCTAAAAATGCTGTATTAGCAAGCTGATCGCTCAATAAAACTGTTAAAGACCCTGATGTAGTAACCGGTGAATTAGTAATAGAGAATATTGAAGTAGTCGATATATCAACCAATCCAACTGATGTAACCGTCCCTATAGGCGACCAGGATAATACACCGGCACCGTTTGTTGTCAATGCTTGATTCACGCTACCGTCTATTGGTGGCCATTTGTTCGTATTTAGATACAAAGAGCCACCAATGGATTCATTAATATGAAGATCTTTACCAACAATTGCTGTAAGGCGGGCCGCCGCTGCCGCAGCATCTAATATGACACTGTTGCCGGCATCAGTTCGTAATGTTAAGTCGGCAGTGGGGCCTGCGACCAATGCGCTACCACTGAAATGCAAATCTGCCAATCTCGGTGCGCGCCATGCGGTGTCGGCCGCTGACCACATCTCTAATGCGTTTGTAGAAGTGTTAATCCATACATCACTATTGATAGGAGTATACGTAAGGCTCGGATCTACAGGGCCCTGATACAGTGTAATGCCAGTCTTACCGATCCTGAAGAATGGTACACTTGTTCCTTTGGCATTTATTACTATAGACATTCACGCTCCTGTTCGGGTATAACCCCGTCTGATATATTATCAGTCATTGACTTCGTATATTTATCTTCCAACACAATATTATGACAACAGCATATATTCATACATATCACCGATGTGACATTAGATGTAAAAAAACGCTCTGCGCAAGGCTAGATTGTCAGCAGGATCAACTGGGGTCGTCAGAATTGTGTTGATAAGCTCTGTTGTTAATTCAGGAATAATATAATGTATATAGATAAGACCGTCATTAACCGCAGAAGCCTTAAGGTTGACCCATGCACGAATATTTAAATCAGCTATTACAGCCTTTACTCCAACATCCTGACTTGTAAGAATTGCCATCTTTACACTACCGAAGCGATCATAAAATGGACCTAAGTCAATAAACCATTCTGTAGTATTTGGAGGTGGAGGTGGAGGTGGTGGTACCACGGGTGCAATAAACACGCCTCCCACATATCCCCACCCTAATTCAACTTCGTCTGCACATACTACCCACTCGCTATCAGGTGTTTCTACTTCAGAAAAAACTAAGTTAGATACTTCTTCGTCTTTAATAATTGCGTATTTCATTATTTAACCCTCACTGCGTAATTAATGCCATCGCTCGGTCTGATGTAAGGTAAAGTTACCTGAGTGGCAGACTCAGTAATCTTCAGTGCCACCGAAGGTATGTTTACCGGTGTGATTGCCGAACTAGTAATAGTCGGAACGGCGCCGCTGCCACTTACAGCAAGGGCTTCATAGTTTGGACCAGCACATATATTATTCCAAAATCCCTGCACGGCGCCCGGTCTGATTGTCCAGTTATAACCATCTTTAGATACTGCATAATCCTTAGCATAAGCGGCGACCGCAATAAACATACGGCCATTAAACGTTACAGAAGACCATTCAGCAGCAAATGGCAACAACGAACTAACCCAATCAATTCCATTCGTAGACACTGCGCATTCTCTACCTAACCTGCCGGTAGTTTCACCTTGATAATTGTAACCGGCGTACCCTCCGTACGTTGCATTGTACAAAGAAATTGCACCATTTCCTACTGTATTTCTCGCATGTTTAGATACTGCCACAAATACACCATTACCGTATGCACAGCCAGTCCACATAGATTTAGTAGGCATGTTTTGTGTCATATTCCACACAATACCATCATTCGACCATGCTGACATATTTGTGTCAAAACCGTTGATACCATACCCCGCAGCATTGTATGAATCTGCACCTACTATAACATACATTCCGTTACCATAAACAACGTCAAGATATTGTAATCCAAATTGATTGGTGCTTCCGTCAGCAGTAATCACTGATGCATCCGAGAATGTCCATGTTATACCATCATACGAATATGCAACTCTGCCGCCGCCTGCAGTAAGTGTCCCATATGAAACTACAACAATAAATTTGTCGTTACACCAACGCACTCGTGGTGTTGAGCCGGCACTTGTAACTCCACCAAACCGAGATGTCCATGTTATACCGTCTGTAGTCGAGTATATGGCGCCGCTACTGTTAGTACATGCTACATATATCGACCCTGACGGGTTGCAGGTTACACTGAGTGCTGCCGGAAGAGATGTACGTTGAGTCCATGTATTGCCGTCAGTTGATGTTGATGTGATGCCGGTAGCAGTTACAGTCATATATCCTAGACCAGTACCATAGCAAGAATCTACAATATTAGTCGGATCATTTAATGGCTGCATTGTCCATGTTACACCGTCTGTTGACTTTGCACTATAGTTTCTTGCTGTTCCATTTCCTACGGCAACAAAACCTCCAGCTGCGTTATACGCCACATCATACCAACTCCCGGTTGGCATTGTTTGTGATGTCCACGTAAGGCCGTCGGTTGATGTAACGCATTTTCCACCGACGCCAGCAGTTGTTTCACCTACTGCTATAAATATACCATTAGCATAGATAACACGGTAATACCTGCCACTCGGGACAGTTCGTTGCTGCCATGTGATACCGTCAGTTGAGTAACCAATTGATGTTCCTGCGCCGGTTATCCCCTGGCATGACACAAATGCTCCGGCGCCGCCATTAACAGATGCACCTACACCAAAACATACACATGCCCACCCACCGCTGCCAGTGGCAGTGTTTGTCCGAACAGTCCAACTAGTATAATTAGTCGATGAATATGTTGCTCCGTTTGAGCCTACCATAACATATACACCTGCGCCATAGGATATAGAAATGCCGTACCCAATTGGCGAGGCACGTGGTGTCCACGTTATTCCATCAGTAGAGGTGTAATATCCATCTAATGTCTGCCCTAGTGGGGCCGCCGATGTCCAACTTGGTGCAAAATAAACACCATTAACATACGAAATACTACATATTCTCGCATCAACTATATAATAATTGGGATCACCGGTATTAGTCGATGCATATTGCGTAGTAGCCATAACCTGAGACCAATTAACACCGTCGGTGGAAGAGAATATGTAGTTGCTAAGACCATAACCGTGAGCTGCTATATAAAATTTGCCATTAAGAAATGATATGGCGCTCATATAATACCCAACAATTGCAGGCAAACTTCGCATATTTTGTTGGACCCAATTGGTACCATCGGTGGATGTAGCGTACCAGCCGCTATATCTAGTTGTAGAAAACGGCGTAATAAACGGTATAGCCACATACATGCCATTGCCGTATGCGACACCCGAAAAGTTCTGTGAAGTTCCAAATACTCCACGTATGGCTGCAGACGTTGCTGGTAATAAGTTACTCGCAATCGCCGGATAAGATGCAGCAGTAATATCGCCACCATCTGCTTTTAGAAAATTGCTGCCCACTGTACTCATTGCATTACTGACAGGAATAACCCCACCGATGGGCACTGAGCTATAAAATGAACTCAAATTTGCTGTTGTCATACGAATCTCCAAGATGAATTAACATATCTTAATTGAATTGTTGCATTAGGAACATCAATTACAATGTCGTCTGTTCCGCCCATAATAGTCAATCCATTGCGGGCAATAATATTTGTCGAGAGTCCATTAGCAACAGTAACCCATACAGTGTCGCCTTCCGATGCAGATGCAGGCAAGGTCACTGTCGTTAACGCAACATTTGTTAACACATACTGATTTCCTGCCGTAGCTGTCTGGCTTGTGCCCGAAACAATTACCACACCCATTGAACTAGATGATGGTGCAGCCACCCACGATGGCGCCAATGTTGTGCCATTACTTTGAAGGATTTGACCGGCAGTGCCATTGGCTAGCCTCGCTGTTGTAGCCGCTGCCGACTGGTATAATATCTGACCACCTAGTCCACCAGTTATATTATCTGCTAATGCTGCTGTGCCAGTTGTGTTTTGATTTAATGTTGGAAAATCACCAGCAATTGCCGCTGCCACTGATGTACCATTGCCGTTTAAAATACCTGTAACTGATGTTGTTAACGTGATTGCAGGTGTGGTTGTAGCAGTAGCAACAGTTCCTGCAAATCCGTTTGCCGAAACTACAGAGGCTGAAGTGACTGTCCCAGTGCCTGCCGAGGACCATGACAAATTACCATTGCCATCTGTCGCTAATGTCTGACCATTACTACCAGAACTCGTTGGGAATTTAAGCGACCCAATAGCCGGAGCGGCCCATGCGCCAGCAGTCCTGACATTTAATGAATTGGCTGTGTTGTTTAACCAATAATCACCGTTGCTAACAGTGTAGGAACCCGACGGGTCAGTGGTCCCTTGATATATAGTGGTGCCGTTTTTCCCGATCGTAAAGAACGGAACGCTAGTACCTTTGGCGTTAATAGTTACTGTCATAAGCTCTCCTGTTCGGGATTATGTCCCGTCTGGCGCACCGTACACCAGTCTGTTGCTTTAGACTATTTATCAATCGAATGCATTCGATTGATAAATAATGCAATAAGGGGATAATTATGCCAAGAATTAGTTTGTGGTCACCGCAAAAAGGCAGTGATTTCAATTTTACTGACAGAGTGGTCGGCGAAGCACTCCGCATATCTGGGGACGGCATCCTTGTCCATATGTATGAAGGGCCCGAAATTGACTCGACTGGTAGCACTGATACATCACTAACATCTATACAAGATGTGCTATTCTTAGAGAACACATCAAGGAAATACAACCCAGATGTCATAGAATTGCGTGGACATCATACCCCACAGGACGTAAACTACGATTTATCCCAGTTCGGTATATTCCTTAGCTCAGACATGATTCGCATACAGTTTCATTATAACGATATGGTTGATGCTATAGGACGAAAATTAATAGCAGGTGATGTCTTAGAATTCCCTAGTATGAGAGATGTCCCTATCTTTGATAATGCTGTAGGTATAAATAGGTATTACGTAGTTCACGACGCATTATACGCGGCTGCTGGATATGGACAGAAATGGTTTCCACATATTTGGCTTGTAAGAGCTAAATTAATGACAGCTTCGCCAGAATTCAAAGAAATTGTTGATCAAGCTGCGACAGGCGATACGGCAGGCGGTGTCGGACAAGGCATAGGTATTATGCCTGAAGGATTTACCGGGATTGCAACTAATGGTGGCGAACCCGGTCTAGGTTGTAACCCAGACATTAAGGCATCTTTGGATCTATTTTGTAAAATTATATCTATTACAGATCAAAACGTAGCCGAAGCTGAAAAGTATGCGTTCTTTGATCCGAAATTCTTTGAGAGTGCAAATTTGTATATCTACATTGATCCTGAAACAAACTACCCTGTTATTGGCAGTAACTTCTACAGCGGCGATGGTGCACCACCAAATGGTGGGCCGTTAGTTGGTGCAGGAATAACATTCCCGCCTAATATGCAAGACGGGCAATATTATCTACGATTAGATTATTACCCAGAGAGATTATTCCAAAAACAAGGTAATTGTTTCAGACTTATAGAGGTAGATGTTTTGAAAAGTTGGACTGCTTATAACCGTGTACTAGATACATTTATTGATAACAACAGAGATACATTGTTACCTAACGGCACAGTGATACCTGAGAAACAAGCTGTATCTCAAGTAGTGAAACAGAAAGTTGATCTGTATGCACAACGAAAAATTGATGTTACTGCTGCCGAAGATATTAGAGCTAATATAGCCGAGCAACGAGCTAAGACAAAACCTAATTAAATAAAGAGGCACCCAAAATAGATTTTTTTTACGATTCTCAGCACAGGCGTTACCTGCTGCAATTTATGCGAATTTTTTCTGACATAAAAGTTAGAAATGGCCCAGATGCCAATGGTTTGTATTCTATTACTCGCATACCATTGCTGTACGGTGACCCATCATACATGGTTGCACAACTAATTAAAGGTGCTAGTGACAACACTGTTATGCCTTCTCCTATGTTCAGTGTGTACATTGATAGCATACGCATGGCACCAAACAGGAGACAAGATTCCCAGTTTGTAGGTAAGGTGTCGACTGTCGAAAGAGAATTCGATAAAGATACAAACACATACGGTGACGGGCCGGGGATAAGATATGATGTTGATCGTTATATGCCAGTGCCGTATGATATGTATTTCAAATTAGATTGCTGGACAACAAACACAACAAACAAATTACAGGTTATGGAACAGATTAATTCCATATTCAATCCGTCAGTGCAATTACAGCAGAATAGTAATCTATTAGATTGGACAAGTATCTTTGAAGTATGGATGGAAGAATTTACATGGTCTAATCGCGCAATTCCGCAAAGTGGTGATACAGTACGTGATGTAATGACATGGAAATTTAAAGTACCTATTTGGATCAATCCACCTGCTAAAGTTAAGAAGAGCGGAATCATTGCTGAAATTGTTACTAACATCTATGAAGTTGAAGATGTGCAAAATCTAGAAGCAACATTAGACGGCGATTATGATATTTTTAAAACATGTTTCTCTGGTATACCGTCACAACTCATTACTACTGAAGGAAATTATAAGGTATCCGTAGCAAGAGTTGGTGCAGTTGACGAAATCACATTGCTGAACCAAGCAGGCAATGTTCAACCTATACAAAGCTGGCAGAACCTCATACAAATATACGGGCAGATAGACCCTAATATCACCAAAATTCGGCTAAAATTAAACCCTAACATAGATGTCAGCGATTCTGATGTTATCGGCGGAATCGCACAAGACCCTATGCGTCAAAACGTGCTTATTTTCACACCAGACATCGACACGTTGCCACCTACAACTATCATGCCGATTGATTCGATTATTGATCCTACCGAAATAACACCTGGTAGTGGATTGCCACTAGCAGCACCAGGGCAAAGGTATTTGTTAACATCTGCAGACAGCGCAGGCGAAGAACCTGCTATACCGCCAGGCGTTGTCGGTAGTCCGTGGGGCGTAACAATTGTTGCCTACCCAAATGACATTATAGAGTTTAATGGAAGCACATGGGTAGTCATTTTTGATTCACGAACTGCAACAGGTTTAAATTATGTAGTAAATAACTCAAATAGTTCTCAGTATACGTTCGATGGAACAAATTGGTCATATACATATTACGGTGTATATTCGCCGGGGTATTGGAGAATAGATAACATAATTCAGGTACCTAATGGACTCCCAATCTCAATATACGAATAAAATGGGTGTAGGCACTCTATTTGTGTCAACAAAAACAAATAGAGTGCTCTTAAACTTAAGAGCCACTCACAAGACGCACCCTATGTGCTGGGCAGTCTGGGGTGGCATGGTCGAACACGGCGAACAACCAAAAGATGCATTACTCAGGGAATTGTCTGAGGAAATGGGATTCGTGCCCGATATAGAAAAAATATACCCGTTCGATGTTTACCAAAGTAGAGATAAACACTTCAAATATTATTCGTTCGTATGCATTGTCGAAGACGAATTTGTACCTATACTTAACGCCGAGAGTTGTGGCTATTGCTGGATAGACCTAGGTGAGTGGCCTAAACCAATGCACCAAGGTGCAAGAATAAGCTTTTGTAATCTTAAGGCAACAGAGAAGATTAAACTTATGCTAAGCCAGCATACGAAATAATTAAGTAGGATTAAGTGGTAGAGTAGTAGCTATTATTCTCCACTCTCCGGCACTTACACAAAAATATATAACATTGGCAGAAACAACATACTGACCTGGTTGGGCAGCAGGATATGTAGAGTTTAATTCGCTTAGAGTTAATGCATCGTTTGATTCATAACCCATTATAAACGGAAAGTACTCTAACGTATTTAAACCAGACACTCCTACAAACATGCCCGGGACAGGTGTAATTACCCCAGTGGGCCACTGAACGTTATTAAATAATAGCGTGCCGCCCACGGCGTTTTGATGTATACTGAGCGACCCATTAGTACCTGTCGTTATTTCTAAATCTGCGCCCGGTGCAACCAAAGCATCAGCAGTCGTTAACGTAGCATCCTCAAATGTTGCGCTTCCTATAGTAAATGCATTCTGTATGTTTACATTACCAATTACATCAACGTCCACTGGTAACTGCGGATCTGTGTTACCGTAAACTAGTTTACCATCTTGAACTTTAATTTGTTGTGTCATTTAATATTCCTGCTACTTCGTATATTTATCATAAAATCAAAGATATAATAGCCAAAGAAAAAGCACCCCGAAAGGTGCTTCTTATTTTCTATATACAAAGGGTTGCAAGCAACCCGTTTGGATCAATAGAACTTCAATGTTGCGCTGTTGATACCGACCTTAGACAAGTAGTCAGCTGCGTTACCGAAGCTGTTTGCTGTGTTAGTCAATTCAAGGTAACCATAACGTGTCATGAACGAAACTACAGGCTCGAAAGTCTGTGGATCCATAACTGGACCAACGCTCATCAATGGAATGTATGGGCAGTAGTAAGCTGCTGCGTCTGTTTCTGTTGGGCCTTTATAACCTAACAAAATAGCTTCGCCATCGCCAGCGTACTGGTTAACATAAACACGCATTGTGCTGTTCAATGTACCAACAAACTTTGTGTTTGTAGGTGCTTCGAATGTACCTTCTGTAGTACGTGCAAACGAAGATGTTGTAGCAGACTGAAGAATTGTCAACGCTGTTGGCGAAACAACTGCCCAGTTAGCTGCACCACGACGTGTGCGGGAAGCGATCAAGTTAGCTTGTTGGTTAATCATAACTGCAAGAGCAGCCATTTCGTCACCAACGTAAGTTGCTGTACCAGATACAGCGGCTTGATTGAATGTTGTTGGAGCAACTGGAACCAAGCTACCTAAACGGTAGATCATTTCCTGGTCGATTTCAACTGTGATTTCTTGTGCAAGTGCTTGCATGATTTCGGCTTCGATGTCAATACCATGAATAGCATTAGCATCTTGAGCTGCTTCAAATGTCCAACGTGCAGATAACTTACGTGTCTTAGCTTCTACTGTCTCTTTCAAGATTTGGATGCTTAACTTGTTACCTGGAACACCTTCCATACGTGCTGTAGATGCTGCTGCTGGATCAGCTTGTACTTCGTTACCCGAATATGCCTTAGCAATTTCGAATGGACCAAGTGCTTCTGTACCGGCTGTAACACCAGCTGCTGTGTTCGCATAACGAACGCGCAATGTGTGGATTTGACCAACAGGGCCAGTCATTGGCTGAACGCCCATGATTTCGTTAGCGATAACTGTCGGCATGACACGACGGATTAACGGCAACATTACCTTGTTAAGTACAGCGATATTACCCGCTTGTGTGGCACCGGCAGTTGCCGATTCAGACAAGTGACGACGTGTGTTTTCAAACACGACATCCATGGACTGACGGCGAGTACCTGTAAGGCCTTCTAAAAGGGCTTCTTTTGTAGCGCCCCAGTTTGATTCAAATAGCTTTGTTGCCATTATATTTCTCCTAAATTACTTTGTTCTGCCGGCTAGGGCTAAGATTCTGTTAAGTTCTAACGATACTTCGTGTTCTTCGCTAGTTTGAGCGACCTTCGCTCTGTCACCTGTCTTGGCTGACAATGATGCCTCATTCAACTGTGTCTTTGAAGATACAGATTTACGTGTTTCAGCTTCATTTAGAACGCTCGGCAAGTACTTGTTGTACGAACCTTGCAAATTCTTTGTCTGAACCGATTCAAGCAATTCCTTCATTACCCCTTGCTTGTCTTTCGACAATGGAGCAAGTAACTCATTCATAACCTTTTGTCTTACCACTAAGTCTTGTGATGTTTTTAACTTCGAATCCATCGATTCAACAAGCTGTTTGCTCTTCTTGACAGTGTCTTGAAGTGCTTTCATTTCTTGTGACTTAGACTCAACAATCTTTTGCATCTTTCTGAGCTCAGTGCCTTCGCTAAGGTACGAAGTCATAAATTCAGCAGCTACGCTTTCAAAAATCTTGCGACCGAAATCATTCTCACGGGCAACACGAATGTCATCCTTGAATTGACTAATTTCTGTACGCAGAGTCTTTTCAATGTTAGACTCGATAATCTGTGCGGCACGCTTAATGAATTGTGTCTTTGTTTCCTGTAGTTTCTGCTTACCTTCAGTAACCATTTTGACTTTCTGTTCAACTAAGGACTTCTTGTCAATACGGAACTCGCGAATTTCTTCGGCAAGTTGCTTCAATAGGAAATTTTCAAGTTTTGCGAAGTTTTCCTTCATAGCCTTCTTTTCGGCATAAAACTCTTTCATCTCTTTAGCTACGGATTCTGTAATGAATTTGTTTAGCATTCCTGTGTGTTCAACGACTTTGCTCTTGTAAGCGATACGTTCTGCAACAAGTTTCCTCTTGTCTTCGGCGAATTCTTCGAGTTCAACGCGGACTTTGTCTGTTAAGAAACGATCCATAGACTCAACAAGTACTCCCTTGTCGTGTTCGAACTTACGTGCAAATTCCTCGCGGAGTGTTGCAGCTACTTCTTCACGAGCTTCGGTAATCTTTGCTTCCCATAACCCCACAATTTGAGTTTTGGTGTCTTCGGATAATCCAACGCTTTCACTCAAGAGTTCATCTAATTTTTTTGCCATCTTGAGTTCTCCTAAATTTTTAACTCTTGAATAAATCTCTGAATGTCTTTAGCAAGCTGTTTCTGTGCGGCGGCTTCGTATAATGCTTCCTTTGCAGTAGTTACTATACGCGATCCACCTTTCATGTTATAAAGACTTTCATATACTGTTCTCGGAAACGCATTAGGTGCACTTGGTTGTGCAACAATGTCAACAGTAACAATTTCGAATTCCGAAACTGAACCGTTGTCACCAACGTTACCGGAACCACGGGACGAAACCCCCAACTTAGCACCCGATTGTAACAATGTCTTAATAATGTTTCCCATCGGTGTCGGGACAATTTTCAACTTACCGTATCCGTTTGCACCTTCCATCCACATTTCTGTGATAAGGTGACTAACACGGTCAAGGTTAATAGACAGCTCTTCCGGATGGTCGAGCTCTCCCATAACTGATTGACCAGTACTTAATTTTTCTGTAATAGTATTGACTGCCCTAGCAATTTCTCCCTTAGGATAAACGCGCTGGTTCTGATTTCTGATATCACCCTCAATAAAGATCCCTTTCATAAAGAGATCTTTACCACCAGTCTTGTTATCTTCTTCAAGAAGTTGAACGTGTGCCCTGTCAAAAGACAGAAACTCGTACAGTTTATTTGCCATGATAGACATCAATCCTTACGCCGGCTTCTTTGACAATGGGGATTTAGCAAAGCCTTCGCCTGCTACTTTACCACCAGTGTACTTAGCTGTAGTGTCGGCTTTCACAGACGAGTTCTTAGGCTTGACATTTACATTATCTGTAGGTGTCTTGCTTTGTGCAGAGTCGCCATTGTATTTGCCGTATTCACCACCAGTGCCGCCACCGATCTTGGAAGGCTTGCCGCCGTAGTCTTTACGTGCAGGAATATTAGTAAACGAAGACTTAGTTTGTTCAGCACCTAATGGTGTGTCCTTACCAGTTCCGACTAACTTTGCTGTACCGCGTTGACCTGTATCGGCTACTCTAGACAAGAATTGAGTTTCTTCGTCTACTTTCTTTTCGCCTTTCTTCTTAAGGTCACCCTTCTTAGCTTGTTTAGCTACTTCAAGTTTAGAAGCCTTCTTCTTTTCCATGAATTTTGCTACAACTTCGCCAACTACTTGTTCTTCGCCGCCCATGCTAGGCATGTCGTTACCGCCGAACTCGTCACCGCCCATATCTTCCTCACCGCCGAACTCGTCGTCACCGCCGAACTCGTCACCTAAATCATCATGATTAGGTTCTTGCATTTCTTCACCCATAAGTGCGTCAAATTCAGCACGTAATTCAGCAAGTTGCGACTCTAGATCTTCTACGCGATCTTCTGTCGAACCTTCGCCCATTTCGTCGTCACCTTCGTCGTCACCACCGAATTCGGATTCACCGTCTTCGTCGGAGTCATCGGCTTCGCCGTCATTTTCTTCGTCGGATGCAATTTCTGTTTCATCATCAGAGATTTCATCAGTGAAATCTGTATCTGGTTCGCCACCAACTTCGTCGTCTTCTTCACTAATAGCGCCTTCATCTTCTGGTTCATCAGTTTCGTCAACGATGCTTTCATAGATGGTTCTTGCTTTTTCAACGATAATTTGGTGGAGTAATTCAGCAGCACGATCGGAATCTTCTGATAATAGAAGGTCTAATACTTGCTCAAGCTTTTTTTGTTGTGACATGCCTAATCTCTCCTTGATTTGTTAAATTCAAATTAACCACAAATAATGGTATTCTTGATATTTAACATAGACCGAGAGAATGTAGGTGGAAATGGCTATAAAAGACGCCACTTTTGATTGTTAAGCTAATAGAGTTATTTAGTCACGCATGACACGTGATAAACGACTGCTTTATAGACCGCCCATTCCGTTATCTGCAGGTGCTGCAGATACACCATACATATCTGGTAAGAAATTAGTATGTTGGGCGGTTTCGTATTTTTCGACGTCGCGAGACTTCCTAAGTTTCTGTAAATGAATCATAGTTAATCGTGGACGGCGTGTATCATCGAGCTCAGCCTTACCGAGTTGATCATCAGCAGGATCATAGAATTCTGTAAGTAATTCGCGTGCGTTAATTTTGGGTGCCTCTAATACTAAATGTATAAATTATTTATCTTATTAACTACCGAAACTATCTACTTCTGTATCAGAAACTGGTGCTGCACCTGTATCAGCTGGTGCACCTGCTTCTTCAGCATCAGGTGCCATATCGTCAATTCCAGAACTGGTAATACCTACATCAGATAGTCCCGATGTAGCACTGCCACCACCGCTAGCCTCTGGAGCAAATGTCTTAGTAAGACGACTACGTTCTTCTTTCCACATACGCTCATTCTCAGCTAATTGCTCTTCTGTCCATCCTAAATATGTCTTAAGAATGAATCTCTTGGATACAAACGAAATATCAGTAAGCGCAGTAAATGTATTAATTCTTGCTGCGTCTAATTCAAGCTGACGATATTCAGAGAACGATTGCGCAGGTGTGAATTTCAATTGGAACAAACTATTGTCGATTGTTATACCACGATGCTTAATGAATAACTTAAACTCATCATCGAGTGGTTCAATGATTTGTTGCTGATAACGTGTTACAACCTTAGCAAACCTAAATTCCTGAATAAATGCCGTGCCTACTTTGCCGTCTGTTACTGCTGCCGTACCATCTTCTGGGCCTGTTGGTAAGTAAGAACTAGGTACACCTAATGCACGAAGCATCTTGTTATTGAAATAACGCAAGTCATCAATATCACCTAGGTTTTCGCCACCCGGTAATACTTCGACTTTAGAGCCGCGACCCTCAGAAGTTACTGCAAAGAAATAATCTTCTAATATAGACATAGGGTTGTATGTAGAATCAACAACGTTGGCTCCGCCGCCTGTACGGCTAGGAATACGCTTCTGTTGAACTTCGTAGCGGATGCGCTCTAAGTATTGTGACGCCTTATTAGGTGGCATTGTACCTACGTCAATAAAGAATACACGACGCTCTGGTGCGCGGTGTACACGATATATAAGAATAGCGTCTTCTAGTAGTTCTTTTTGCTTGTAAACCTTGTAAATTTGCTCTAAAATACTTAGGCCAAAGGGCCATGCAGCATTCATACCGTCAGTTAACGATAATTGCACAATATGTTCGGCATCCACTGCTGTTGCACCACCATCTTTGTAATTGGCGCTGCCTGCACTGCCAAAGCCACCAGATACATAGTTTAGATTTCCTGCCATTGGTGGTGAAAATACAATACTGTTGCCGCCCATAGCGGCATTAGATGCTTTGTTTAACTGATTGGTAGCAACAAGATTCTTCATGTTAAGATCAATGTCCTTAACAAAGTAGCTTTCAATCTTCTTACCTTCGCTTTCGTTTACAATAACCTTTTCTACCTTAGCTGGATCAATCCAGTATAATTCGAACGTCTCCGGGTCGCGAATAAAGAATTGATCACCGTAAACCAATACTGACCTAAACATGCGCCATAGGCGTCTAGATAACTTGTTCATCCTAACCCACTGATTAAGAGATTTTTCTAGAATCTGAATTTCTGATGGTGTAGGTTCGTCATTGTACTCAATTACAAGTGGAAGTTTTGTTACTTCGTCTGGATCTGTTGCAAAGTCTGCAATAGTGTCCAATGCTGCGCTAATTTCATGATCATAGTTCATCTGATCATATACAGCATATCTCTGTAATCTATCTGGTGGACCGGCATATACCTCCGGCAACCAATTACTATATTTTGCCGTAGATGCATAAGCAGATGTACTGTCAACTGTTCGTTGAGCAGCGGGTAAGACCGAATTAACGGGCTTGAAGAATTTTTTCCATGTCATGCGTTAGCTCTTGTAAATTTAAGAATATCTCGGTTAATCGACACAACATCCTGTGTACTCAATAGAATTTGTTGCAGAACCGAGCTTTGGAATGTTAGTAAGTTATTTATGTCATTGCTGCCGGCGTTAGTGTCTAAACCGGCAGGAGTTGACGTCTTTGGATCAGATACATCAGGTGCAGTTTCTGCAGATTTTTCTGTAACCTTTGCAGGTTTTGCAGACGGACTTTCAATAGTCGATGGTGCAGGATCTTTAGGTACAGAAATTTCAGTAGATTTCTTAGTCTTTAGTCCGGCAGTTTCTGCCTTAATGCGATCATTGGCGGCGGATCTAGCAATATTATCCATACCAATAATACCACCCACACCCTCAATACCTCTCAGCAATCCTGACATCATCTTCTGTGGCATTGACATCATTTCCCAATTAGCATCATCTTGTGCCTTATTAAGTTCTATATCATTGCCATCTTTATCTTTACCTACGCCCATTGCGCCGCCAGCAGCATCGCCTATATTAGCTACCACCGCCGCTGCGGAAAGAAATCCCAATATCTTACCGAGGCCGCCAAATTTACCGGCTACTCCAGCTGCGCCTGTTGCAGCACTAGCGGCACTGGCGGATGCACTTAGTCGCCCCAGTGCTGCTGATGCTGTAGTGAGGCCAGTACTAAATATTCTAAATGGCGCTGCTATAGCAGTACCGATCATTCCTATAGATCCCCTAAGTAATAGCGGAATGGAAGATTTAAATAGACTCAATACAAGGGTTACACCTTTAAATCCTAATACCAAGCCTGCAAGAGAGCCTACAACAACACCTATTGCACCTATCCACCCCTTTGTTTCGGAACTAAATAACCCGGTAAACCATTTTATGGATTCTGCTATACCGTTGATACCCCATGTAAGCAATTCCAATGCTTTTATCGGCAAAGAAAATGTGGATTGCATCTGCGACATCAAATTTTCCCATGACTTTGCAAAATCAGCCCGAGCAATAGCAGCAGGATCGTTTGATTCTTCTGCAAACTTGTTTATTTGGCGTCCAGCTGCTTGTAGGCTTGTTATAAGTTTAACATTGGCCGCACCTATTGCTTCCATTCCGGGCGCCTGGGACTGAAAATTAGCGTCAAGTAATTTAGATCTAAGATCTTGATCATGGGCAGCGGCAAAATTTGCCAAGGCTTTAGCTTTTTCCGATTCGCTGAGACCTTCCATACCCGCCAATAATGTTTCAAGCTCGGCGGCAAGGTCGCCCATACCACCCTTCTGAAGGGCTGCAAATGAAGCGTTTAATGCTTTGACAGGATCAGTCATCATTTTTGCCAAGGTGTTTGCTAAATCTTGATCTTTTAGCGAGGCAAGGAATCCGGTAGTAGCCTCTGCTGATTTAGAGCCTTGTTGGGCTGCTAAAATCGCCATACTTGTGTTCTTACTCATCGCATCCATATTAGCAAGTATAGCACCTCTTGCCATACCTGTTGCTAAAGATAAATTATTAATCCTTTTACCAAATATCACTAATTCTGCTGATGTTTCGTCGGTTGTCTTATTTTGCATGTCTGTGTGGCCGCGTTGTATTTCAAGATATGCACCTAATAAGTCACCGGTTTCCTTTGAAGAGAATCCAAATTTAGTTAATGCATCAGTTGATTTACCTAACGTTTTAGCAAATTTACCAACGCCAAACGCATTTATAGCGGAATTATATTTTATCATAGTAGATGATAATTCAGTAAATCTAATTCCAGTAAGGGACGAAAGTTGTTGCAATGACTGAAACCCGTTTGAGGCATTATCCATGCCTCTCATTAGGTCTAGGCCACTGCTTTGCAATGTTGCAAATGAGTTGATATTACTCTTAAATGTATCCTGTATAGCATCACCCATTTTATTCAGGGCTGCGGAAACAAATAGTATTTTTTGGTTTAAGGTAGTAAGCCCTTTGCCAAATAATAATTCACGGTCGGCGCGTCCTTCTGCTACTTTTTTCTCACGCTCGGCTCGCGTCTTAGCTGCTTTAGATTCCTTTTCTAATTCGCTGAATAAATCTTTCAAGACAGATCGTTGGGCTAAACTAAATACATCCTTCTGTTTACTTGCGCTGCCACTACCTGCAAGTAATCCCTTTATTTCGTTAAGGGTCCTTTCTGTAGCCCACGCCGGCGACGATCTAAGAGCCGAAGCAAGTGCCTCGCCGTCAATTCCTACAATGTTAACTGCATCAACCATAAGTATGTATATTAAGTCCCGTGATAAATAAATGAAAAGCTTTCGAGCTATTTATCAAATATTTTTTATTAAGGATTTACATGGAACAGACTACACAACATAACCCGCTAAAACAGTACTTCAGGCAATTCAAGCTGTACATGAAGTTACCTAGCGGAACATCATATTACAATGCTGATATTGTAAATTTTACAGATAAAGGGGAAGTAGGGGTTTACCCAATGACAGGTAAGGATGAGCTGTCGCTTAAGAATCCCGACGGATTATTAAATGGAGAATCACTTATCGAAGTTCTTGTTAGCTGCGTACCGGCAGTCAAGAATCCAAGAATGCTGTTAACAAATGATATTGATGCCTTAATTACCGCAATCCGCTATGCTACGTATGATGACAGTCTAGAAACATCAATTAAATGTCCAAAATGCACGGCCGAAAATACATTTAAATTAGATTTGCAATATGCGCTCGACAACATGGAATTTCTTGAACAAGAATATGTAGTAAACTTGGATTCCGGTGTTAGTGTGTTTGTCAAACCATATGCGTTCCCCGAACTGCTAAAAGGTTTGCACACACAATTTGAACAGAATAAGCTTACAAGAGCCGCTAGCAGCGATACCCTTAGTGACGAAGAACGAGCTAAAATCTACGGTTCTTCGTTTAAAAAATTGGCCGTACTAACATTTGAACTTATGGTAGATTCTGTTGTTAAGGTAGTCGACGAAAGCAATGATGTTAATGTTACCAATAAAGAATTTATTAAAGAATTCTTATTCAATATCGATAAGAAGAATGTTGATAAAATTTCTGATCTAGTACAGACTATTAACGCTATCGGAATTAAGAAAACATTTACTGCAAAATGCACATCGTGCGGGCACGAGTGGGACAACGAAGTTGACTTTAATCCAGTAAATTTTTCATAAGGTCCTTAATTTTTCTGCCACCAGAGCAACTAGGTGACCTTATAAACTCGTACAATAAAGAATCAGAAATACTGAGAGAGCAAATAGCAGAAATCTGCTATTTCATGAAAGGTGGTGTAGAGTTCAATTCAGCGTGGGGTATGAGTTTCAAGGATAGAGAACTGCTTACAAAGGTTATCAATAGACGACTTAAAGAACAGAACCCTTCGGGAAAAGAGTATATGTAAGGATGCATTATGCATAAAAAGATAGACATACAAGATCTAGACATTCCTAAGAATGATCTAGAATGCTGGGAAAGATATCCCAAATACAAATGGGTTTATGATTTGTCACGGCTATTAGATGCTCAACACATCAAGTGGAGCCCATTCAGAACTGAATTGTTACAACATAAATCCATTAACATGAAGTTTGACAATATGTTCTTAGAGTCAGGTGTGATATTCTCAAACATCGCAAGCAATAATCAATATGTGTCAGAAGTGTATATTATTAAAGGTGAAGTAAAGAATATATGCATCAAGGATAAGTCCACGAACGAAATTATCACAGAATCAATGGGAGATGTAGAATTACGTATCAATGCATTTGTGTCTATGTACTTTCAAAAATTCAATGGGGTAATTTCTGTTACAACTTACGGAAACGAGATATATTCAATCTGTCTGAGACCCATATCAGATCTAGACTTAATTACAGATAGTGAATTAATAAAGCTCATTAAGAGAATATATAAGAAAAACGATCTTATTCATATAATCGGTCCTACGGACCATAGCTTGCACGAAATGCTCATCTCGTAAACTCGAATCGCATTCGTTTAGCTATTAAATAGATATAAGACAATAATATTTTTTAATACTTGACATCGGAGTCAGAAAAAGGGTATACGAACGTAGATTAAAAAATAATAACCGACGTTCGTATACCCTTCCTTGCAATGTTCTTGACTACATCACCAGAGACTGAAACAGACTATTTTTGGAGTATTGGATTGATTATGTCAACTCCACGCATTTAAGCGGCCTGTAAGGGGGACAAGTGGATTTAAACCACATACATCCTCGCGGTTTATCGTAGTTCTTATTCAGCTAATTACTACACCGCTTGCAGGCCATACCTTTCATTCACATACCCGCAACAAATTTTTAATTCACTTCACTTAGAAGAGATGCAAGGCGCCAGCCGTCTCTTTTCATTGAAGTTTGCCACTGCACATCCAGCGGACCTGACTGTTGCGCTCCATTCCGAACGACACGTCTTGCGAAATATTAACTCGGCTCGCCAACCTTAAAATGTGATGAAGTGTTTTTGTGATTAAATTGTTGAGAATTGGATTTAAAAAATCTATATGCAATTGGCTTTACTGTTAACAAGGCGCATCACCCTTGTTACCTATGATTTATGTTTTTGTTTATGAACAACTTTTTGTTGTTACACTATTTTATCTGATCGTATGTGTGATCGTCAAGAATATCGAACACAAAAACTAAAAGCCCGTTTAAAGGGCTCTTAGTCGTCGGTATTATTCGAAGTCGTGTGAAGGTGTTGTTGTGAAGTCACGCATTTCTTGAATTCTACGTAACCAGCCTTTTAGGTATTTTGACTGCGTAGGGTCGTTAGCAACAATCTCTTCGTAGAATCGCATTCTGTAGTCGCAAACTTCGTGACACATCTCTATTTCGTCTTTTTGCTGTACAAGAGCAATGGTTGCAGGACCTATTGCGCCGTCTGCAACTGCGCCTACAGCTCTCTGTAAAAATTTAGCTGCTCTACCACATCCGCTATTTACCGCACCGTCGAAATGTAGCACAGCTAGCCGCGATGGTAATTCTTGACAATGAGCCTTTACCCAGTAACGGGTGTAATATACAGCTTTCGCTTCTTCCCATGTTAGATTGACAATATCTAAATCCGGATTGGCATTCTTTGCAACTCCAAATTTTGTTTCGCCGCCGCGGTCCTGCGGATCGTTGACATAACCACATGCCTTGCGCTGATCCTGTGTGTTGATCAGACCAGCTTCTACATCGGGTGTTAATCTCCAAAATCCGCCTACTTCATAAAGCATGGCGTGATTTACTGCCTTGTTGAATGCTGTTGTGTATTCCATATGTTCTCCAGATATTTTTAGTATTTAACCTGTATGGTAAATATAATAAATAGGGATTTAATATGGCAACAAAAGTGAATGGGAAGAACAAGGGAAACACGTTCGAACGCAAGATGGCTAACCTGCTGTCTGATAGGTTTGCAGGTGTGTTAGGTATCGAAAAGGGCTTCAGGCGCAATTCTGACAGCGGTAGCTATTTTGGTGGTACCAATACATATCGTGTAGAACAACACGATTTAGACAATGCATGCTTTGGTGATTTGATGTGCCCGAAGAATTTTAAATATGCTGTAGAATGCAAACACTATAAGAGTGCACCGTCATTTCAATCTGTATTTGCCAAAGAGGTAACACAGTGGGACAAATGGATCGAGCAGTCTGATCAGGACGCAAAAAACTCGGACAAATTGTCGTTACTTATAATAAAGTACAACAACGTGCCCGAGTTCGTTTTGCTTAAAAATAAGCTAGAAATTAGCGAGATTTTACAGTACAAAGACCGTTATGCATACACATTGTCATCTGTGCTAGCATTGAGTGATGACAAGTTCTTTGGTTAGACTGGTCGACATAACTCAACAAAAGAATTAACTTCGTATCTCCACCAATGACTATTTTTATTTGGCCATCCATCTAAGTTAAATGGAATTTCTATAGATGTTCGTGGATTCTTATCAGCAGGTACAATGAAATAGTAAAATTTCTTTGTTACACGTTCGTAACATATAATTCGTATAGCACCTTGTTTTGTTTTTAAATCAGCTACATTGGCGCTATATGTTTTATCTAGATTACGCAATCTAACAGATACAGATTTAGCGTCTGACAAGTCAACAAAATCTCGACCTACTGTGGCATCTCTTTTTATTTTACCAGTTTTTGATATTGCCTTTTCAAATAATATAGCTGTGTTTATAACACAATCTTTAGCAATGTTACGTGCAATTCTAGTTACAAACGGTATCTTGCTGAATCTTGGATAGGCATATTCCCATAGATGATCAAAAAATGCAAGGGTAAGAGTTGGGTCACCTGCTATATGAGAGCTACATGACACACCATCTGATATCGCCATTTCTTCGCAGAATTTTTTGTCCGAATCAGGTAATACAAACAAGTCCTTTAGTTGTACGTAATGTGATTTAGGTTTAATTGTTAAAGTAGTTGTACTCATATTGTATTAGTTAATTGCTACATGTAATTTAGGGAGTTCGCCATATTCATCTTTAATTATTCTTAGATATTTCTTTTCTAATATTTTGTGTGTTTCGGTTTTTATGCTTACTAGTTCACCTAATACAGTTTCCATTACATCTATATTATCACATTTTTTAGCCCAGAAAGATACTACAGCCTTATTATCTAGATGTTCCTGTAACTTTTGGCGTATGGCATGATCAGTATCGTATTTCTTCTTGTTACAGTGACTTCTGTATCTACTTAATCTTGCCTTGGTTCCACCCACAGGATGGGTAACTTTAACTCGTTTAGACCTTTTACCGAGAGGTTGGCCAGTTTCACCAATTTTATATACTGATTCATTCACTGTTATTAGGTATACCCACCCGCCGTGGGTATCATACATAATATTTTCATCGACATTAATATAGGTCCAGGCATCAACTGTAGATGTTTCGGAACAAATATCGCATACATGTTTAAATCCATCGGGTATAAAGGAATGTATAGTTAAATCATTTATTGTTATCATTGTGCCCTTCTGTGTTGTTAACATATCGCTAGTATAGCAATTTCGTTGCTAAAAGCAATGCTATTCACGATCAAACTTGCGTATCAGTAGTTTCTAACGAAGTGAATCCACCTTCCTTAATGACTTTCAGCACGTTTGTGACCCTACCAACAAGTTCGTCTCGGTGGGAAATTAAGAAAATATTGCGTTTATGTTCACGGCTCATTTTCTTAAGTATAGATAGAGAAGCTTCAACGCCGCTTGTATCTAGACCACTGTCAATTAATTCGTCGATGAAAAGCAAATTAATCTTATCATTCATTGATTCAAACACATCACGGAACGACCACGATAGTGACAAGATTAACCGAGTTCTTTCGCCACGGCTTAGATTATCAAAGTCAAATTCTTTTCCATACATTGTGATCTCAACTTCTAGATCGGACTTAAATTTAACAAGATGCGGCAAGCCGATTTCCGTTAGATAGAATGCTAACCTATGATTCAAATATGCAAGATTCTGATCGATAATCTTCTTACGAATAAAACTGTCTTTGCTTGTTAATAGTTTGAGCAGGAATTCCTGGTGATCACGCAATCTAACTAATTCATTCATTACAGCAAACTCAATTTCTTGTATGCTATCTTTCTTTAATGCTTCGATCTGATCAACATATGGATTAACAGTTGCTAATTCTGTTTCTAGACTGTTACCTATTGTTGTAAGCGTGGTCTTATGATTGTACGCCTCGTCAATTGTGTCATAGAATGTTTCAGCTAATACCGGTATCAGTGATTTAACTGTTGTGGCAAGACTTTTAACTTCGTCACGTTTTGAGCTCTTTTCATCTAGTCGCTTTTTTTCATCTTTATGTTGACCCAGGTATTCGGCATGCACTTGTGCATGTGTATCTTTATCCATTTCTTGACTACACGTCGGGCAGATCTTCTCCACTGATGTAGAAATTACTCTGTCTAATCGTGCAACGGTCTTTGTTGCCGTAGATACATCGTTTTCTAGTGAAGTTAATTCTCGTGACAACGACCTATATTCGGCAGCTAAGTCATCGACTTCTTTTCTTGCCTTATGCAATGCAATTTCACTATCAATATCTACATCCAATAACTCTAAGATAGAGGACTGAAATTTGTCAATCCTTTTAACCTTATCGCGTTCCCATGCTGTAGATTTAATTTCAAGTCCGGATATATTCTGTTCTATCCGTTTATTTGCAGCAGATGTGGCAGCAATACGAAACTCTTCTTCCTTGATTTCGTCTTTGGTAACCTTTGCTTCTTCTTTGAGCTTCTCAGCCTTCTCGGATAGCTTAGTGATACCTAGTAATTGCTCGATGATATTGCGCTGATCGTTTGTACGTAATGCAAGAAACGGCTCTACATAGGTATTTAACGCCAGAATATGTTTAAACATGTCGTGTGTTATACCGATAACCCTTACAATTTCTTCTTGTGTATGCCGGCCTTCGCCCTGTGATTCGTCGGTATCCTTCTCAGATTTATTTTCTTCTTCTAAATCCTCTTTACCATCTTCAATAAATCTAAATACGTTAGGGCGACGACCTCTTTCGATGGTGTATCCTTTGCCATTGATATCAAACTTTAGTGTCACTAACATGTTTTTCATATTAGATTTATTAATTAGGTTATCTTTCTTGATATTTGTTAAGGCGACGCCATATAGCGCATAGCTCAATGCATTCACAATTGTAGATTTACCGACACCGTTACGATTATCATTTCCGCCTAAATCTAAATTTTCCCCTAATACAAGGACTAAGTCGTCCTTGCTGAAATTTATCGACTGCGTTACCGCACCGATACTCATAAAATTTCGTATTGTTAATCCATTCAGTTTAAACATGTATTATAACCTATCGTATATTTCTATTAATTTTGCCGAGTCAAAACTACCTTCCTTGTCAATGTTCAATAATTGCTCAGTAACAATTTCGTCAACAGTCTTCATAGTTATGTCACCCTTGAACTCTTGTTCGGTATCGGACTCTTTGCTCCTAATTAGCTTAAATTCGCGAACATCATACTGCTCGATAAATGTTTCTCTAAGGAACGCAGCTTCTTCGTATGTGATATCTACGTCTAGTACTACCTGTAGATATGTTTTAGGCTTAAGATAGATATCGGGATTAGCCAATAAAGCAGACAGATTAATATTAATAAACCGTGGCCCACTTTCATAATCTATGAATTCAGGTTCACCACCCCAATCCATGTACATTGCACCACGCTCGAAATCCCAAACATCGGCAAAGTTATGTCCAAACGGGTTGCCTATGTAATTGACTTTGCCCTTTGTTTGTCTCTTGTGGAAATGGCCAGAAAAGACTAAATCTTGATGGACAAAATGTTCTGCATTGAGCAAGCCGTGATCTGGCATCTCTACCTGTGCATTCATTTTGAATCCGGGAAGTTCGAGATGCCCGAAAATGTACTTAGACTCGATTGTTGACACTTCTTTCCATTCTTCTTCCACTAGCCACGGAATCAGTGCAACATTGCCTTCTAACATAATCTTATCGACTAAGATAATATTGTCAAACTCGCCACCCATTATTAAAGAGTGAACATCGCGCTTCTCTCTGTAGAATAAATCGTGATTGCCTACCATAATATACGTCTTCTTGAAGTAAGAATTTAGTTTACGCAATGCTTGCATCGTATAATCTAAAGTAAGGACGCTGATATTAGATCTATGGTGATGCCAGTCCCCGAGGAAGAAACATGTATCACAGTTACGCAAATCTGCTTGCTCGATAACCCAGTCGACAAAGTCTAAACAATCTTGATTATGCTCTTTGGAGTTATGCCGTAGTCCAAAATGGATATCACTAAAACATATAACCTTTTCGAACAAATTAGATTGCGTCATCTTTTGCGGCCTCCTGTGCATCTTCTCTTAAGTGTCTAATTTCATTTTCTAATGCTAGTTGGCGAGAGAAGCTAGGGCTTGCACCAGAATCAATTAACAAATCATCTCGCAATGTCTGATGATTCTTTTCTAGGTTAAACACTCGTGTAAAACTGTTGGATACACTAGCTGTATAATACGAGAATGGATTATCGGATTTGTACTCGTCGAATTGTAATCCCATCATCGCAAGTTGTAACAAGGCCTGTCCTTTCATTTCATCTAGATATGTATACCCTCTCCAATTACCACGCTGGCCATATTTGTTAACCATTAGCGTGAACATCTTAGCTAACTTATTAGTCATTGATCCGTGATCTAAGCTAAATTTACCTTTCTTAGTGTGCGATCTGCCTACTTCTCTTGCTACACCATTGTCGATAATATAGTGTATGAATGGATAGAAATTCAGCTTAACATAATTGTCAGCAACAGATTTAGGATTTTTCTTGCGACCCGGCGCCAACGGAATATGACTGAATCCTAATACGCGAAATACTAGATCATCAACTGATATGGTATCAGGCTTGATTTTATATTCGGCAAGGCGCGGCTTATCAGCTTTTGTCACTACGCCTGCTGCTAATAATGCGGCTTCGTATGCGATAGCAGCCAATCTAGCGGCGCGAGCAGCCTTGCCCTTTTCTAATGTTTCTGGTAAGAAGATATCATTAACATTTTCGACAATAACATCATAATCTCCATACTTTTGATCAGTGTATTCACAGAACGAATTCTTGCTCTTGTGGATTTCCTTCAACATGTCCTTGTTGTTTAGGTAGTTAATTTTCTTGGCAGGAAAGACAGAGACAACAGCCACTTCTTCTTGCGTCTCATCTTCATCATCAAACTCGTATTCGCTCATTTAGTTTCTCCTAGAGAGGGTTTCATACAGTATAACACATCTGCATAATAAGTCAAGAGTTTCTGTATAAAAGTAGTAGTTTATGATAGTGATAAATACGGGAGCAAGGAGAATTATATGGCAGCACCACTAATATTAAACACAGTAACCACCGTAGCCAAACGAGCAGATTTTAGAGCCAGGTTACAGCCAAAAAATATGGCAGCGTGTAATGATGTGCTGGGTCCACAGAACTCTAACAATATATTATTTCCTCTATGGCAAACCAGAGGAGTATTATTTCCGTATACACCGGCTATTTCGTCCGGTAGTACGGTAGAATACGATCCCACTAATTTTATTCATTCTAACTATAACTATAATGCATATGTTAGGTCTAATCCAAAGCCTATATCGATAGCTGCAGAGTTTACTGCGCAGACCAGCGATGAAGCATTATATTTATTGGCAGTGTTACATTTCTTCAGGGCCGTTACGAAATCTTATTTTGGTGTGAACCCATACCAGAAAGCCGGTACGCCGCCACCTGTATTATTGTTTAATTACATGGGGCAATATCAATTCAATAATGTACCTGTTGTTGTTAAATCGTTCGACTATACATATGATGCAACAATCGACTATGTTGCAGTCGATACAGCAGAAAATGAGGGATATTCGTCGAATATAGGTGTGTCATTACCGATCGGCGGAGGACCCAATGGCGGTTGGACTCAGGTACCTACACACATTTCAGTGAAATTAGAACTAGATACGCAATATATACCAATCAGAATGCGTAACGAATTTAATCTAGATAAATTTCGCTCAGGTAACCTAATAACAGGCGGATACATTTAATATGGCTAATAATTCAAAAACAACCAGCGAATACCTATTAACACCTATAACTAATTGGTACCTAGATGTAATGGTGCCACGTACTATACCTAAAAGTGATTACGATAAAATAATTAGAATTCCTGCAGCATTTGCTCAAAGGCCTGATTTGATGAGTAATGCTGAATACGGTACCCCTATGCTGTGGTGGGTTTTCGCAATGAGGAACCCAGATTTAATAAATGATCCTATAGAAGACTTCGTGGCAGGATTAGAAATATTTGTGCCGATTAATATATTACAAAAATAACATGCCATCACCGAACACCCCAGAATATGAAGCAGAATGGAATAAATTATTAAGAAACAATAATTCATTACCGATTAACGCAGATGGTCGCGCCGACTTAAATCGTCGAGATTCGTTTGTTCATGACCCTAATCAGTCCGTCGCCGACGGCAGAGATTACAAATTTGAGTTTATACCTAATATCTTAGACAATTATGATCAGTTCACCTACCACTGGAAATTCTTCATGACGTCTTTAGAGAATGCACACAGTGGTGCTATATTAGAGACTAAAAACCAAGTCATTATAGCAGAAAGCGGTGTGACTGATATGACAATAGATAAGGTTAGAATAGAATCAGTCGCTGGTCCTAATGCCCGCAATGGGACCGGCACATCAACTACATTCACATTTGAGTTGATTGAGCCATCTGGTGCTGGTCTCATAGATAAGATGTTTTACCAGGCCGTGGGCCTGGGTCTGGGCAATTGGAAAGTAACACCGTTTTTCTTACAACTTAACTTCAAAGGAAGAAGTCCGTCTACGTCCGAAACAAACGAAACCGGTACTCCGCCCGGGATGGAAGGTACAACATGGTTATGGGATGTGCAGGTGACTACAGTAGAGGCACATGTGAGTCACGTAGGTACCCGGTATAAATTTAATGGAATTATGTATAACGAGAAGGCGCAGACAGATTTATATTATGTATTGCAACAAAAAGTATCATTAGACGGACTTTCCACGTTCGGCGCCGCCATGCAACAATTAGAGGATAAATTAAATGTTGATCAGTATGATAAATTAATTGAAAACTACGAAATTCCAGACTCATACACAATTGTTGTGGACCCTGCCCTTGCTGTAATTGATATTTCGGATCCAGGTGACAACATATCTACTAAATTTAGCAGTGAATATAGTAAAGATGTCAACTACGGTAAAAAGACAGCGCAATATAATGCAGGAACCGGTATCGATAAGATAGTCGATAGTCTTCTCATTAACACATCTCGTGTGCAAGTGACTATGCAACAATCTGACACGCCAGATTCAACCCCTAAGCCAATTACTGCTGTATCAGATCAGATGAAGAAACTCTGGAGAATTGTTACCGAGACGCGCCCAGTTGCATACGATACATTACGACAACAACCTGCTGTGGACATTACTATCTTTATAGTACAGTACGACATCGGTGCGTTAGATGTGACTGCCGCCCAAACCGGACAGACCTCTAAAGACATCACCGCATCTAAATTACGAATGGGCGAGTACGTTCGTAAGAAGATAATGAAGAAAAAATATAACTATATATTCACCGGCCTTAATGACCAAATAATTAAATTTGACCTCGATATGAATTTTGCATTTCAATCAGTTAAGCCGCGATTTGGTGGCGCGTATTATGATTCGTTCATATCAACACCCGGTATAGCAGTCAGGCGTGATGCATTATCACAGGAACAACGTGTAAAGAAACTAGTTAAAGATACAATAGCATTCATACATAACTCGCCAAACGACTCATCGGTTCTTAGGAAGATAGAATATGCGCAAGCGGCAATAAGTGAGGCAACTAGTTTGGATCCGTCTATAGTACAAAAATATATAGATTTGTTAAATAATGCCAGGGCAGAAGATCGCAGGGCATATGTAGCGAAAACAAAGAAAGATAAGATCGACGATGCAAGGCGGTATGCACGACTGATAGGGGCACCCGTTAATTTAACAAATAGTCATGGCAATGTTATCGGCACAACAACCTTCTTATCAGACATAAACACAAATGACGAACTTACTAAGGCTGCACACGAAGCAGCACTATCCCTTAGTGCAAGCAAACTGCACCCCGTAGCCTTTTCTGAAGGTATTCAAGAGGCTGCTGTAACATTCGGGATCGATCCATCGAAAATGGCAGCACGCTCGCGAGTATCTAGTATATTCGCTACAGCACTGTATACAACTCAGGTCGATAATGCAATGGCTGCTGTAAAACTCACTATCAAAGGTGACCCATATTGGCTTTTCCCTCGTGGTGTAGATTCGACTAGCAAGGTCCTTAAATATAGGTCACTGATGGATAAATTAGAAGCAATTAATGATATTAAAGATAACACTAGCAAAAAATCAGTCAACATACATTCTAGTGATAATTTTATAGTGATACGTTTTAGGACTCCTAGATTATTTGATAATGACGGCATAATTGCTGATAGTGATACAGTCTACAACGAAGTAGAAACATTCAGCGGTGTGTATAAAATTGCAACAATTTCTAATACGTTCGAAATGGGTAAATTTACGCAGGAATTAAGCTGCCTATTAGATCCGGCAATTAATCTTGTAGATTTCTTAGGAGAACTAGATAAGGCAGATGCTACTCCTAATATTGCTATTGTCGAAGGAGTGCCTATATCTGTGCCATCTACGTCACTTAAAACACCTAGCAGGATAGCAATAACACGAATAGGTGCAGACGGTGTAGCATATGTTAATACACAAGAATACATTATTAACACATTAAATTCAGGATTAGGTGCCTCCTCTAATATACCGCCACATTTAGAGAGTGACGAAGCATGAGTTATACAGACGCAGGCCGTAGGTCATCCAAAACAAATACAAATTCTTCATTACAGCCGATGGGTCGCGTACCCGTCCTTACCGGTGTATATCTGGGATTTGTTAAGAAAAATTCTGATATAAATTTAAACGGTCGTTTACAGGTATGGATACCTGAATTCGGGTCAACACCCGATGATGAAAACGGGTGGGTTATAGTAAATTATTCATCGCCGTTTGCTGGTGCAACTAATATTGACGCCACAGATACCAACAATACACGGATCTTCGAAGGTACACAGACATCGTATGGTATGTGGATGATTCCGCCCGATATTAATAATCAGGTGCTGGTTGTCTTTATTAACGGTGACCCGTCGCGTGGGGTATTTATTGGTTGTCTATATAACCAATTTATGAACAACATGGTCCCGGGGATGGCAGGTAATGTAAACAACTATCAGTATCCTAAGAAATTTGTCCCAGTTGCCGAATACAACAAGAACGATACGAAAGTTACACACCCCGATAACACAGCAAAACCATACGAGGCAACAAAGTTTAAGGGCCTAGGAAATCAAGGACTCATTAAGGATAGGTTTCGTGGTGTTACAGACACCAGTGCTAGGCGAGAAGCACCGAGCCATGTATATGGCATACTGACACCCGGGCCCGCCATTAGTAAGAATGTTGAGCCAGATCAAGTTCGACGTAAAGGCGGATCGTCGTTTATTATGGATGACGGTGAAAATAGTGAATACGTTCAACTCGCAACAAAATCCGGTGCACAAATTAAGATTAACGAAACTACTGGTTTTATCTATCTAATTAATCGCGATGGTACCGCGTGGGTACAGATGGATTACAAGGGTAATATAGATATATTCGGAGCACAGAATGTGTCCATGCGTGCGCAATATGATTTTAATATCAGAGCCGACAGAAATGTAAATATCGAAGCTGGACAGAATGTCTACATCAAGGCTGCACAAGACACGAAAATTGATAAGACAGAATTTACATACGATGTTAACAATGTCCCTAAGAAAGTAAAAGACCTGCCACTGTTTAAATATGTAGGCCAGGGAAAAGGTCACGGTGGTGACGTTGTTATCCAAGCAGTTTCAAATTGGCATTCATCTGCTGGCGGCAATGCAAACTTAACAGCAGGTGGAAATATAAGTCTCGGTGCTGGAGGATCGATAAGTTCGGCAGCAGGTGGCGATAACAGTATGTTAGGTGGTTCCGGTGTTAGGATTTCATCCGGTGGATCTGTTGACTTAAAAGGTGGTGGCGGAGTTAGAATCGAGTCCGCGTCTTTATTATCGTTAACGGGTGCAGGCGGCGTGGCTACTTGCTCAGCCGGCCAATTATTAGCAAATTTACCAACAGGTGTGCCTTTATCGTTGCCGGCTATACCGACACAATCTGCACTTTCGGCAAGTGGTGGAGGTGGTGCAACAGTTAAACCTGTTATTGAGAAAACTAACATATTAGCTACGTGGAAAGATCCTGAATCAAAATTTGTACGTAATTCTCAGAAATTCAAGACGACATTGTCGAAATTTCCTACATACGAGCCTTGCCCCGAACATGAAAATTTTAGCGAATCATACGTGAATAATACCACAACTGCTAGCAGTTCGACACCACAAACATGTGATCAGATATTATCAGCAGTAAGTGGTTGGTGGAATGCTAATGGTCCTAAGGGGGATGAATGGTGGGCTTGGCTAGTAAATCACGGCACTGGACCTTGCCCTATACCGCAACCGGTTAAGCCAAATACCCTTGCAGCATTCCCACAGTCGAACACATCGGGCTCGGGTGATTACTGGGCACGTATAGCAAATTTCGGCTACGGTTGTACAAGTGGGCAGACCGCAATAACCAACTACATGATAAGCGACTATAATAAGATGCACCCTAACGCACCGTTAACACCGTGTGGCGGCACTGGAAGCACCACTGTCTCGACTCCCGACGACCCGATTGTTACGGACAATTCGCCAAAAGATTTAAATATGGCAGCATTGAAATGTCAGCTAACTATACACGAAGGAAAGAAATCAAGAGTATACCTTGATTCCTTAGGAAACCCGACAGGTGGCATCGGCCATCTTATTAAACCGACTGAGCGTAGCAGTTTCCCTGTCGGCACCGCCATTGCGGAATCGCAGATCGATGCATGGTATAGTGCTGATGTGGCTGAGGCAGTGTCTGGGGCCAAGGACATCTTCGGTAGCATATGGAGTGATCTGTCCGATATAAGAAAGCGTGCGCTAGTAGATTTAGTGTTCAATCTAGGTAAGAGTAAATTACAGACATTTGTGAGATTTATATCTGCTATGAAGATAAAGAATTTTGACCAAGCTGGTAGAGATTTGCAAGACTCGATATGGTATACACAAGTTGGGCGCCGTGGGCCAAATATTATCGCTATGATTGTTCAAAACATTGATCCTAACGGATGCAATGATAAATTCCCACCGGAGGCATAATGGCAACACAAATAGGTACACCACTTACGGGCGCAAACTTCAGTTTCATCAGTACTAACCCTGCTGATAATGCTCGACCTAACCTAAACAGTATACCAGTCAGCCCGGTAGTCCTGACATCAATGAGCAGCGTGCCAATCGGCGCTACAGGCATATTACCGGGTGGGGGAATCGCACCGTCTTATGCAGCAAGCAATTTGCCACCCGGTGTAGTCAGTATCACAAACCCCGGGGATAGCTTACCTAAATCTAACAGCACAATGCCCGGATTTAGATCTGGTGGCGGCGGCGGTGGAGGTGGTGGTGGTTGCACACCTGCAGGAAGCCCCTTCGGTGCTGCAATGAATTTAATGAACGGGGTAAGCGGTGGTGGTGGCGACCCTACATACGACGAATATGAAGAAAACATTGCCAACGGAAACAACACAACCGGCACAAAAGGCTCCCAGCCACCTAACACACCTAACACAAAGCCACCAGTTCAAACATCATTGCCACCACCTACTGTACCGGCCGCCGAGGTAACAGAGCTAACACCGCCACCGGGTGGAAATGGGTGGCCGACAACGTGTATGATATGGGACGGCACCAATTACGGTGTTTCGATAAGTCCACATTTTAAGTTAGAAGATTTTTCCACAGGTGCATATTGGCCACATCCTCTCACATCAGGCGATGTTGCAGGATTCAGCATGCAGACACGTTTCTGTAATCTACAGGCAGTGGCACTAAACATAGCTGAACCTATGTATGCAAAATTTGGTACTATGCGGGTAAATTCGGGTATACGAAACGAGTCAACAACCAAATCAGGTATAAGCCAGCATGTAGCTGGACAGGCAATAGACATACAGTTTTCCGGATGGACCTATGAAATGTACTGGAATAATGCACTGTGGGTAAAGGACAATATCCCGTATGATCAATTTATATTCGAGCACAGTTCAACAACAGGACTTGCATGGTATCATTTAAGCTTCAACAGGGCAGGTAACAGACCAGCTAGTGCTACAACTAAGGTAATGACTATGTATAGAAACAACTATAGTTCCGGCCTACATCGATACGGATAGAGCTTATTAAAACTAGTATTTAATTTTCTTGATAAATAACAGAAAAGAGAATATATGGCAAGCAATCAAACCGGTTTAGTACAGCAAAATAGAATAACACGTAAACCTTATTTCGTGGGATTCAATACGGTGGGACAACCTGCTCCACCATATTCATTAACAAACATAGAACTAGTAAAACGTGATATAAACAATCATTTTGCTACGCCTAAAGGGTCACGTGTAATGCTACCTAATTTTGGTACAAGCATTTATGATTATCTATTTGATCCGTTTGACGAGTATACAAAGAACATTATCATAGAAGATGCAGTAAACGTTATTAAATCTGATCCACGAGTCGAATTAGTTAGCATAGATGTGTATCAAGAAGAGCAGGCATTAAATGTCGTAATGGTGCTCTTATTTCAGCCAGAATCTATAACCGATAATATGTTTGTAACGTTTAGTCTTAAAGACAAGGAAACCACTTAATGTCAGAATCGATCCGTCAGTCAAATCTTTTCGCCGCGGAAGATTATAAGAAAGTATTTAAAGCATATTCGTTTATAGATTATACCGCATATGATTTTCCTACCTTAAAGCAGGCATTAATAAATTACATACAGTCGTATTACCCGGAAGATTTCAATGATTACATTGAAAGTTCGGAATTTATTGCAATTGTAGAATTAATTGCCTATCTGGGCACAAGTCTTGCATTTAGGACAGACCTAAATAGTAGAGAAAATTTTATTGATACTGCTGAACGTAGGGAAAGTATTATCCGCCTTGCGCAGATGGTTAACTATGTACCTCGTAGAAATATCCCTGCAAGTGGACTATTCAAAATATCAGCTATACAGACTAACCAACCGTTAGTCGATGCCAACGGTGTTGACATATCGGATTCGACTATATTCTGGAATGATCCAAACAATCCAGATTGGTTCGATCAATTTGTGCAGATATGTAATGCAGCGTTCAACACACTTAACCCTTTTGGCCGCCCCACAAAGAGCGGCAACATAGGCAGTATTCCTACGGATTTATACCAATTAAGCAACGTATTGCGTCAAGCAGTTACATACCCGCTGGCTATATCTATAAATGGACAAAAATACCCAATTGATGTATGCAACCCAGACTTCATTTCCGGCCAAACAATCTTTGAAAGAAATCCTAATCCCGAAAATGCATTTAACTTTATATATCGAAACGATAGCTTAGGCGTTGGCTCGGCAAACACAGGTTTCTTCTTGTACTTTAAACAAGGCAATTTAATAAACTTAGATACGAATTTTGAGTTTCCTGTTCCTAATCGTGTATACCCTATTGATTTGCAGAATATTAACCAGTACGATGTTTATGTGCAAGAAACTGATCAAAATGGTTCGGTTATTAATAATTGGCTCAAGGTACCGGCATTGGCTGGCGAGAATATTATATACAACAGCATACAAAACTCGAAACGAAATATATTTGATGTTATCTCTGGTGCAAACGATTCTATATCTATCCGATTTGCAGACGGCAATTTCGGTAATGTACCTACGGGATTATTTAGAACATGGGTGCGTATAAGTGCAAACCAAGCTCTTGTTATTAGACCAGACAGCGCCCAAGGTATGCAGATTACAATTCCATACATCGGTGCAGATCAGCAACAATATACGTTAGGCATAGTTTTCAATCTAGAGCAGACTATAAGCAATGCTGCACCATCCGAAACAAACGAGCAAATTAGATTACGTGCGCCCGAAGTGTTCTCTACACAGTCGCGTATGGTCAATGGCAGTGATTATAATGTCTTACCACTTATATACGGAAATCAGATTGCAAAGATACAAGCAATTGACAGAACATATAGCGGCCAGAGTAGATATATAGATATTAACGACCCGACTGGATTCCACAGAGACCTAATTATATTTGGTCAAGATGGCGCCCTATACAGGGATAATCAAAACGTACTAGAAGAAGTGGTTCGTGATTCATCTAACGAAGGTAATATCAATACTATCTTAATGAATTCTATAAAAGAAATGTTACGTGATCCACGTGTATCTGCATTCTACTATGACGAATACATATCGCAATTTGAGAATGTTGTCAGAGTGAATAGTACACCTAGCAAACCTACAGGATATTCTATATTAGACTTAAATAATCCTGCACAGTCGCAATTATACTGGAAGACAAGCCCAGCTAAATTTAAAAATGATACTGGCTATTTTGCTAACAGCACTGTTTCTAATGCCGCTGCTGCCATCTTAGTAAACTCGTTTGATACACAAAACGAGCCTAACGGGATATATCAGCCGTGGGGATTCATCAATAATGGCGCGGTATTAGAATTCGAAACATCTGCAGATATAAAATCAGTATCTGTCAACACAGTTATTCAGAATGGCCTTCCGTTGATTGTTAACTCGTCTAATCCTTATGCTAATGTGGGTCCAGTCGAATTAGGTCTAGAAATAAACAACAATGCACATGCGACAAAAGTATATCCAACATTCAGAAGTGAACTGACTACAGTAGAAATTTCCGAAGTGTTAGGCAGGCTTGCTGATGGTATTTCGTTCTGGTTATTCTATGATGTGTTGCAAGATGAGTGGCATACCTCGACTGAGACGACACCCGGTATATCTGATCAATCAGCGCAAGCATTAAAGTATGCCCCTGTCATGATGGACGGCAGTATTCCGGAGATTTATTCTAATTGGGCAGAATATCCTAACAGTGGATTATTGTATGTAAATATCGCAAGCAATAACGAATTAGCTACCACTACATATGATTTGACTGCACGTGGCCGCATCTACATATTCGAATCTTATAGAGATGTAAGATTCTATTGGGAACCTAACCAAATAGTAGTAGACAGCGCAACTGGTCAGGCGTTGCAGGATACAATTGAAATCATGCCATTTGTTAACACAAATAATTTAGTAGATAACAATGAGCCGGTAATACCACCACCGCCTATTAAACCATTCATCGACACACCTGTGAATTTTAACGTTACCGGCGTGTTTATTCAAGATGACGGCTATCAAGATCCTGCCAAAATTAAAGTTTCGTTAGTTGACGTGAACAACGACGGCATACCTGACGACCCAAACGGGTTCGATAGGATTGTTTCGCCTACAGACCGTATTGTGTTCGAATATTACGACAATGAAGTTTCCGGGTATCAAAGCACTAGACCGTGGATCGCAAAATGGGGTTTAGGCCTAGAAGGCTACACCGGTGATATGTATGTATACTTCCCTGTAGATTCTACCGATGTCGAAACACTATACAGTGCACCGTATATTGCTAATATGAATCTGTGGACTCTTTATACTACATCTGCCCCGTTGCCGCATTATGCAGAAGGGTTCATGGACTTTATATTGTCTCCAGATTTTATTAGAACTACCTATGCGCCTACACTAAAATATGTGTATATGGATGAAACAGATTTAATGTTTGTCGATAGTCTTGCACAGTTAGAATTTCAATCTACAACTGTTGCACCTGTCACGATAGCAAATCAACTTACTGCATTCTTCAACTACGATACAACGACATATCCGTGGCTTGTTGGAACGGCAGCAGTATTAGACAGATCGGCTATAGTGACTACATTCTTCAATAGCAAATCTTATCTAATATCGTCGACAGAACCCGGCTTTGGTGTATATTACACATTTGTTTATGAAAATACAGCAAACACTACACCGGTCACTGGTTTCCCGACTGGTAAGATTGTAGTATCTACACCCGACAAATATAGGTATGACAAGAACGGTAAGGTATTCACGCAGAACACCTCTATACCGGCAATAGAGCAGTTACCATTCTACTTTAAGTGGAGCCATTACGCAGCGATTGACCAGCGTATAGATCCGTCACCATCTAATATCATCGATATGATTGCAATAACAAATGGGTATTATACAGACATTATCAATTGGAAGAATAATAATGGCACGAAATACACTATGCCAGTTAAACCAACCACCGAAGATCTAAGAATACAATTCCAGGATTTAGACCAGTATAAAATGGTTAGTGATTCGATGATTTGGAATTCGGGTGAATTTAAGGTATTATTTGGGCAGCAGGCCGAACCTGAATTGCAGGCAATCTTTAAAGTAGTTAAGGCACCATCGAGCAGTGTTAGCGACAATGAAATAAAGACAAGAGTTGTTCAGGCAGTTGACATATATTTTGATATAAGAAACTGGGATTTTGGTGAAAAATTCTTCTACACAGAATTAGCAGCATTCATTCACCAACAACTTTCCACGCTTATTAGCTCGGTTGTTATTGTACCTAGTAATGCAACTTCACAATTTGGTAATTTATTTGAAATTGTGGCCAGCCCTAATCAGTTGTTTATGTCTACAGCCACCGTAAATAACGTAGCTATTGTATCTAATTTAACAGATCAGAACATGCGTGTTTAATAGTTTACAGCATATATAATTTCCGTGATAAATACGATGTAGATAACATTATCTACACCTTATTGCGGAAATATACATGACTCAGTTTATTAAGAAATTACCCGCCGTCTTCCAAACGGTTACGGAGAAGAAGTTCTTCGATGCGACGTTCGACCAAGTATTCTCTAAGAAAGATGGTGACCAGTTAAGTGGGTATATCGGCAGACGCACGCCGGGATTATATAATCCTGTCAGTGATTTCTACTTACCAGAACCGTCGAAAGACCGTACCTGGTGGCAATTAGAAGCCACTGGCTTCTCACGCAATACAGATAATACAAAATCAAATATATTCTTCTATGATGACCTGTTAAACAGGATTAATTATTACGGTGGAAACACATTAAATCAAGATAGACTTTTTGAATCTGAATATTACAGCTGGGCGCCACCTATCGATTTTGATATGTTTATTAACTATCACAATTACTACTGGGTGTTCCAGGGACTAGCGGCTATAAATGTAACAGGCATTTCCGATACACAAATAACATCTATGATATTGGGTGCGCAGTCATTCAACACTTCATCTATCCCTGGCGCACTGCCTGCCAACCTAACATTCACTACAGGTCTAACAATTCAATTCGTCGGGTCCACATTGTACCCTGATCCATTGATTGTAGAAAACATCGGTGTAGGCATAGGCATTAGACTAGTGCCACGTTACCCTGATTACACACCTGGGACTGTACTAGAATTCCTACCATGGGATGGAACTACACAGTTGTCTAATGGTAGGGTTATACAGAATACCAACTGGGATACATTAACGTGGGACGTACAACCACAGCCCGGAAATTGTGATTACATAACAATCGAACGTGGTGCTATTGACAGAAATGCATGGTCACGCACAAACAAATGGGTCCACATAGATGCAATAAATGCAACTGTTGCAGCAACGGGAATTGCATTTCCGACAAATGCTACTCGAGCATTAAGACCGATTATTCAATTCTCTGCTGATTTGTTCTTATACAATTCAGGCACACAGTTCAGGGCCGATGTGACATTTGGATTCCGCGATAATGAATTCGGCATTCCGCTACAGATGCTAGATTATCAACTAAGATTGCGTGATACAGTAAATGAAGAGCTTCAGGTAGAATTCACTGACGGTCAGTTAGTTGTGTTTATGAATGACACAACACTGGTTACGACTGACTTGATACCATGGGACAGAGCGATCAACGAACAATGGGATCTATTGCATTGGGACGGCGAACCTATCGTGACTCCGTATATTTCTAACCAGACAATTTATCAGGTGCGTATTGACCCTGACTTCGATACGGTTATGTTTATACCAGTGCCGCCACCTATTGTTGATGGTGATATTATTCTTATCTCCGAAGATGCACCGTGGGATGGTGCACAACGTGGTGAAACATGGTATTATGATATAAACGAATGGGTGCAGGCAGCTAATGATAAGGTAGCAGTAAACCAACCACCACTATTTCAGTTATATGATCATAATGGTGTACCACTTGACGACGTGACTACATACCCACTCAGCACATTTGCTGGTAGCAAAATATTCTCTTATAAGGTGAATCCACAACCAGGGGCCACTGTAGATCCTGTACTAAGATTTCCTATAGTGTACACTTCTTTAGGCCAGTCGTCTGATATCATGTTTCAGAATGACCTAATAACAGATAGATATGTGTACAGTTCAGCCCGTGTGCCAATCGACGGATACTACTATTACATGTTCCACTATACACCTGTTATGTATAATGATTGGAATTTATTTACTCCTGTACAAGCAGGTACAACAGTACCGGTTGATTATAGCCGCGTTGCATTAAGCAAACAACGTGTTATAGATAAATTTGCTGTAGGTTACGGCGTAGAATATCAATTTAGATTAAGTGTTGTTCCGTACAACTATCCTGCTGCACCCGATATCATTGTGAGTGTTAATGGTGTAGAAGTTAAAAACGAAACACATCAACTAGATGGTTACTATATCGTCGGTATAAACAACGACCTATATGTAGACTTAGAAACCTATCTTACTAACTTGCTTGCTGTACCGCAGGCAGTTGCACCTGTTGTCGAAATTCAGACATATACAAGAGATATGCTTGACCCAGCCGCGCCGGGATATTCAGCTATACCACAGCAACTAGAAGCTAACCCTATTCAACAAGAGGTTGGTGAAATTAGTGCGAGTAATTTAATAGAACAATTTTCATCTATAATCTATAATCAGGCATATTTCTCTGGTGTAGCATTTGGTGGAACAAACAACTATAGAGACACCACAAAGAATAGATCAGTGGGATCGTTTATTTTGCAGAACGTTGCACCGACACTGAAGTCGATGTTAGTTTCGTCTGATGATAATTTAGATGTCATTGCCGGCATTAGATTCAGTCAGTCTGAGTACACTAAATTTAAAAACAAATATTTGCAGACTGCATTGCAGCTGATTAATCAAGAATTCAATCCAGTACAGTATCACAATAATACAATTGTGATTAGTGCGTGGGTAGATGCGATTATCAAGACGATAAACATATCTAAAGAATTCTCGAATGCATTTGCATATTCGTATATGATTGCCAATGGCACACCGTTTGCAACAGAGACACATGTTGTTCCGGTCAGCCAACTTGTGACACTAGATACATATTTAGATTTAGATAATCCACGTTCGGCACTGTATATCTACGATATTTCCGGACATGAGAGAATACTAACAATCGGCGTCGATTACGAAATTATATCGACCAACCTTGCTATAGAAATTAAATTTGATGCATCGTTGATAGGTAAGAATATGTTTGTGGCACTTTACACAAACCCAGTGCCTGCCTATATACCTGCTTATGTTCCATCTACACCTACCAAGGTTGGTGCATATAGTGTGTATATCCCACGTATAGAATTAGATACATCTTACACAATCCCAACGAATGTAATTATTGGGCATGATGGTTCTAAGACCATTGCTTACGGCGATTACCGCGATCAGTTGTTGCTTGAATTAGAAAAGCGAATCTACAATTTATTGCAATACAGATTCAGAAATGAATATCATTTGCCATTGCGTCTTGAAGATGTTAAGTCTGGTTACTTTAGACAGACAAGATATTCTCGTGCAGAATTTTTAGACATAACGCAGTCTTATCTAAACAAGTGGACAGCAAGTAATAAAGCGAACTATCATGTTAACGATTGGCTGTACGCAAGTGCTGATTTACCAACAAATTCGCCACAATTATGGAAGCTATATAATTATGCTGAAGCAGTAACCCCCGGCGGCACAAAACTTAATTTACCCGGTAATTGGAAAGGTATTTTCCAGTATTACTATGACACCATTTACCCTAATACACGCCCATGGGAAATGCTAGGGTTCAGCTCTCAGCCAGTGTGGTGGGTTGCGGAATATGGCACAAATTGGTCATCTACTAATACAGCATTATGGGCTGATTTAGAATTGGGTATGATTAGACAAGGGCCAACGGCTATTTTTGATCCTGAAACATTATTGCCACAAGTGCAAGAAATGTGGGCACGACCTGGCCTATCAACAGTTATGCCTGTTGATACAATGGGTAATATTATACCTGTACCGACAATATTTAATGTCGCAATGTCCGGTAACATGTATGCACCGTTTGACGGATTTGATAATCCGTGGGTGTATGGTGATGGTGCTCCGGTTGAGCAAGCATGGATGTCTACATCCGGTTATGCATTCTCTGTGCAAGAATTCTTGTACCTAATGAAGCCGGGCCCATTCGGCGAATTACTATTCGACACAATCGGCACTGATTTATCGCCTGGCTTAATTGATATACCGGGTGTCTACGGACCAGTCATGTCCAACAACAATTGGCAATATGTGCAGAATGATACATTCACAGATAGTGATCCATTCTTTGCATGGATGCGCCCAAAGAATGCAACTCAAGTAGTGCATGCCGAATCCGTTGATGGTACTCCGGCAGTTCGCTTTGGATACCAACGCTGGATTAGCGATAGATTGTTATTCCTGGGACAAGATATTTCTACCGTATTTGGTAACAAGGTTCGTACTTTGGATGTAAATCTTGCTAATAAATTTGCTGGATTCACAAATAAAGATACAGTATCTACATACATAGAATCTGTATCGCCAACAGCGACCACAACTAGTCTGCTAGTGCCTACAAACAATTTCCAGACAATCTTGCATAAAGGTCAACCTATAAAGACTTACGCATATAGTGGTGTCATTATTAGGGTTAGCACCGAGGGCAAATTTGTTGTATACGGATATGATTTGTTGAATTCTGAATTCACAATTTTAGACAGGTCAAATGCTCAGATCATTGATATAACTATCGGTGGAACTCCTGCTGAATTCCATATATACACACTCGGCGAAACATATACACCGGGCGAAATTGTTAGATACAATGGTGTATATTATACCAGCATAGGTACGATTGTTGCAGGCAAGTTTAACATAGACAACTGGCAAAAATTGCGGGCATTACCGACAATCGGCGGCTCGTCTGTTATATACAGACCAATTTCGGAAGTCACATCTCATACCATACCTTATGGCACAATATTAGATACTCCACAAGATGTATTTGATTTCCTTATCGGTTGGGGTGCATATCTAGAGTCGCAGGGTTGGCAATTCACTGATGTAAGTATAGACACAAATCAAATTAGCGACTGGTTGTATTCAGCCAAACAGTTCTTATTCTGGATAAACACCAACTGGATGCCAGATTCGAGTATCCAACTTAGCCCAGCGGCAAATAACGCCATGCTTGTTGTTGAGCGCGGCTACCCTAACGATGTAGAAACTATTGCTAATGGTGTCTACAGTATCTTAGACAAATACGGTATTGCTATCCCGCCTAATAGCACGGTTACTGATAGAGATAACATGTATATTGCAGTTTCTCCGGCTGATTTGCAGGCTGGCGGAATATACTTCCTACAAGTAAGTGCAGCCGAAACAGAACATGTGTTGATATTTGATAACACGACCAGTTTCAACGATATTGTTTATGATCCACTATTACGTGCAAGACAACAACGTCTAAAATTTACTGGCGCCAGAAGCAATGCGTGGTTCGGTAAGAAAGAAGCGCCCGGTTATTTAATCTTAGATAACGAATTGGTGCCTAACTTCAACACCATTGTAGATTCGATGAGATTTTTCTATGATCCCGATGTGTTGTTAGATAATCCAAGCCTAGAAGCGTTAGGACAGCACCTTATTGGATATGAAAGCAAGAGCTATCTAGATAATCTACAGGTGTCTAATGACGTTCAGTATTTGTTCTATCAAGGTGCTATCAGACAGAAGGGTACGCGCCAAGCATTTGATAAGTTATTTAGATCAACAAAGGTGCAGGATAACGAAACAATTGAAGTGTACGAAGAATGGGCACTTAAATTATCTGATTTAGGTAACACAATAGAACAGGTTTCTACTGAGTTCGTGTTAACACCTGAACAGAATTCCGGTGAAGTTATTGTTGCACGTTTGAATTTTATTCCGTCTAATATAGGATTTGTAAGAGAAGTTAATATAGTAAATGCACAGAACAGATATACAAGTGTTCCGCGCATTGCAATTTCTCTTCCCGATGCTGATCCTACAGATCCGGGTCTGACTGGTCCGCTACGTCCTGCAAAAGCATTCGCAGTATTAGATGCGCTTGGCAAAATTTCGCGTGTAGATATGACAGACAAAGGATATGGATATCTATCGGCACCTAATGTTACTGTTGAATCAACTGTAGATCTACACCAGTTAGACAGATTGTATGCCGTATGGCAAGGCCAGATAGCTAGAGACGAGAAGCTTGATAATGTAGTCGACATTGATGTCGATGATGTGGCAAAATGGATTGTTAGACCAAATGATCCAGCATATTCGTTGGAATTCCCGACTACGACCAACATAGAATATTCTATGCCAAACGCAGGATATGTGAATTTCAATGACGTCACATGGACATCATTTGACCCTATCCAGACACAAACATTGTGGGGCACAAGATTATTCAATCCTGCAGAAAATGACACAGTATGGGTTGCTAAGACATTCACAGAAGACTGGGATGTCTATAAGATGGTGAATATAAAATCAGCACCGTACCTTGCTAATACATGGAGAGTGGCACAAACTGCATCTGATTTGTTACTGCTAACCGATCGTGAAACTCGTAGTCGTCTTGACATCATTCCACCTAGTGATGCGTCCGCAAATGCAAATATAACAGACGGTATCATTACTAATTTTATCATAGTAAATGGTGGTAGTGGATTTGCAGTTGCACCTACAGTCGAAATTACTGGTGCATGTATAACCCCGGCGTCGGCAATTGTTGAGATAGCAGATGGCGTAGTAACCAGTATTAGCATAGTAAACGGTGGCAGTGGATATGCAGTTGCGCCGGAAATTTCAATTACCGGCGCATGTACTACACCTGCGTCTGCATTGGCAACTATTGCAGGCGGAGTTATCAACGGGATATACATTGCTAGCGGTGGTTCTGGATACACAGTACCACCTACAGTAACTGCGGTAAAACCGTCTCTAATTGGTGGCGTCATAACTGCAACAGCAATCGGTGGCATTGTTGGTAATTTAACGATTGTTGTATCTGGTTCCGGCTATACTTCCGCACCGATACTTACTATTGCGCCACCAGTAACAACCCGGGCCGAAGTAACTTTATCGACAGCCGACGGAGTTGTTACTGGTGTAACTATCGTTAACGGCGGTACCGGATATAGTAATTTTATTCCACCAACAATTTCTGTAGTAGGAAGCAATATAACATCTGCTCAAATTACAATATATGTTACTGATGGCGTCATTACTTCGGCCACTATTGATGATGGCGGAAGTGGATATCTAACACCACCATCATTGGTAATTACGGGGCCATGTACGACACCTGCATCATTGACATGTACAACAGAAGATGGTGTTGTTAACACTGCTACTATTACGGAGCAAGGTGGATATTATACAACAATTCCCGTAATTACTGTAGTAGGTGGATTTACGTATCATCCGGCTGTATTGAATGCAGTAATAGTTGATGGAAAACTTATTGATGTTGATATAGTAGACGGAGGATCATATTTTATGATTCCTCCTACATGTGTAGTCGACGCACCTATCGCAATCACCGCTACAGGCATTGCTGGCATCGTGGGCGGTATCATAACAAGTGTCAGCATCACTAATCCGGGCGCTGGATATAGCACAAATCCGGTAGTAACATTGCCAGTACCTGCCATTGTAGATGCATCTTTTACATCTACCATTAATAATGGGGTTATAAACAAAGTTACTATAACCGAAGGTGGCAGCGGTTACACAACCACACCTACGATTACGATAACAGGATCTTCTACGACACCTGCTGTATTATATCCAGAGATAACCGACGGGATACTTACATCTATTGAACTTACTAATCCTGGTGGTTATTATACCGTTACACCCGAAATCATTATCGACGGGCCGTGTACAGAAACAGCAAAAGTTACAGCAATAATTGAATACGGTGTTATCACAGGATTCACTATTACCAATGGCGGCTCAGGATACGAAATTACGCCTATTATAACCATTGAGCAAGCGACTCAGACAGCAACAGGTTACGGTGCTGTATTATATCCTACTGTAGACGATAATGGATATATAACTTCTGTAACTATTGTTGATCAAGGCACGGGGTATTCTTCCGCTGATGTAATTGTCGCAAGCAGGGCAATTTCGTATGATCCCGGATATGTAGACGCTAAGTTCCAAATTACATCAGTTACTAATGCAGGACAGATTGTCTCTGTAGCTGTAGTGAACCAAGGAAGTGGATATCAGAATGTAGTAAATCAAGAAATATTACCACAACTTTCAGCATCGTCTGATGGTAGAACTGATTACGGTAATATGATTTGTTTGCAGATTGTTATTGATGGAAAGGTTGATCCTGCAACAAACTATGCAGTTAGATTCGAAGATAACGGATTATACACAGATCCTACTACACTGATATCTTATAACAGTTATAAATTATTAAATGTAGCTGGTGACCCTATACAAGCCGACGAAATCGGGGTATTTGAATTCTTTACCGACTTGCTATTGTTCAAGACAATGCGCTGGACTGAGCAGCCGATTGAACCGTTGTTACCTAAGTATGTAGGCTTAGGTGATCTAATATGGGTCGACGATATTGCTAATAAATGGGCAGTCGTCAGGATTACAGCAGATCCTGGCTATTGGGACATTACTTACTGGGATCCTACTGTGAAGGAATTCTGGGCTTATCCGTACACATACGACTACGGATGGGATACCATTGGACCAATGTACTTCACACCATACCGTGTGCAAGAAACATTAATCAACACTTCGTTGTTCAGTAGTGCGCAGGTATTCCAGCGCAGAATCGAAAACGAATTGGTATTGCTTCCAGTGTATGATCCATTTAAGGCAATCTTACCTGGTCCTGCAAAACAGAATATCACATATATGTTATTGCAAGATCCTGCAAGATATAATGTCACCGGGGATGCACGTCTTTATAGTGAAAACATTATATTCGGTGAACCACAAGTTGGTAAACTATGGTGGGATATGTCTAGCATGAGATATGCTTATTATGAACAACCTGCTGCTTTAGATGGTAGTGAAACACCTACACAAAATCTAGTGTACCGTCGCGATCGTTGGGGACAAATGTTTCCAGGCAGTTCTGTAGATATTTACGAATGGGTTAAGAGTCCAGTTCCACCTGCAAAATATGCAGGATCTGGTACACCTAGAAGTTTGACTACCTATGTAAGAATAGAATCTTCGAACAGATTTACTAACATAACCGAAGTTAACTATTACTTCTGGGTGTTAAATCCTATTAGTAAGCCTGTTATCGAAAATCGTACACTAGCTGCCCTTGATGTTTCTAGATTGCTATTCGCACCTAGAAGTCAGCAGTTTGTATTCTTCTCGCCTATACAACAGTCCGAAATAAACAATTCTTACATGTTCTATAATGTACAAGAAATTCTTGCCTACAAGGGTGATAATGTTCAGATCAAGTATCGTCTTGCAGAACGTAACGACCAAGAGCATTCGCAATGGAAATTATTCCGCGAAGGTGACACTGCATCGTTGATTACTGATCAATTCTGGAATAAAATGGTAGATAGTATTTGTGCATACACAAAGGTACTACCTGCATCTGAAGAGTGGAGTAACAGCATCTTTGTTGGGCATGACTTACCGTGGGATATATACGGATGGGATATAGCACCGTGGGATGATGCAATTGACACAGTATCAGCATTCTACGGCGAAGTGTTACCTGTACCTGATCCATCGTTGAGCGAAGCTGAGAAGTTCGGTATCACTTACCGCCCACGTCAGGGTATGTTCATGGATCTTTACGCAGCAAGAAAGATATTTGTGCAAGCAGGTAACAATTTGCTAAAACGTATCGCTATCAGGGACAAGACACCAGACTGGAACACAGGCGTTAAAACAAGCGAATACTGGGATTACACAACATGGTATGAACTCGGTTACGACGATGTAGCACCATCTGTTGTGTTCACATCGCTTACACAGGCCACTACTGCACTGAATGCCGGTAAGCTAAACACTGGCGCAATTGTCGAAGTAATTGAAGGAACACCTGATGGAAGATATGTGTTGTATGCAGTTGTGCAACTTAACACCAATGTCGCTACACAGAGTTTCTTGAAGGTCGGTATAGAAGCATCTGCTATAAAATTACTAGATACGATATATACAACACATAATGTATATGGATTATCGGTTGAATTAAGAGAACTTCTAAAGGCATTTAGAACAGAAGTGTTCGTTAATAGTTATGTTGTGTTCCAGAATGAATTGTATTTTGCAATGTTGAATTATGTCTTCAGCGAGCAGAAGAACCAGAATTGGGCATTCAAGTCTTCCTACATATACATAAAGGAAAATAACATACCGATTAAACAATCTCGTATCTATCAACCAGATCAGATTAACAATATCATGAGTTATATTGTTGATTCTAAGCCTTACCATACACAAATACGTGATTACACGAGTACTCACCTTATTTCTGATATTGCAACAGGTACAGCGTTTGATAATGATTTCAAACTTAAGACTATCATCCAGTTCGGCCCTGATTTTGGTGGCCCTTACGAAAATGGTAACTGGGACGTTAGCTGCGAAGATCCGAACGAAGTAGGATATTGGGAAGCAGTGTCCTGGGATGTCTGCCCTGAAAATTATTCACTTACAGTAGATCCATATGCACCTGCACCGTGGGAAGTCAACTGTATTGATCCATTAGCAAATTCGCAATGGGATACATTCTGGTGGGATACATGTTTAGCAAAACAATTTGTAGCAGAAGAGGATGTCTACACAATAGAGTTGACTAATTTTGATGCTTCTAAGATCGGCTATTCACAGTTGTATCCTTACACATTTGATTTTAACAGTATCAATTTAAACAATCCACAGACATTCATTACACCGTCTAGTGTTGTTAGCGTTACAATTGGTGCCGACATATTGTTGTATGGCAAGGATTATTATGTAGAGTACAATGAAGTAGACCTTAATTATACAGCATATTTCTTTGCACCTGTGGCATCAACACCTGTTGCGCTAGTGTTGTGGAATGGTGGCGGAATAATGCGCTTTAACTACGGAACAAACCGTACAGAAGTTGCATACGGTTTCCCTAAAGATGACTTTGTTGTTAATGTAGATACACGTCTGCCTGTTAACAATGTAGGTGGTATATTGCATCCATATGCACCGTGGGGTGATTCCGTATCCGATGTCGATCCATTGGTTGCGGCACAGATAGTCGCTGCAGGTGGAAGCCCTATATATAATCCTGCTGACCCTGTTACACTGGAATTCTTGCCAGTGACTGTTAGTTACAGGCAGAATTTAGGCATAGGGCAAAATCATATCTATAGAAATTCTGAATTAGATTCGGGTATATTAATGTTTGATTTGCCTGCACCATCAGCTGGAACAGATTATACCGAAATTATTACTGTGTTTATCGATCCGTTGACACATCCTATAACTACAGATATTCTACCTAACCCGGGTCCTAGCTCGACACCGGGCGTTATATGGATTAACGGTGAACGAATTGAGTACAGATCAAAGACCGAATCTGCGGCCAACACATGGGAGTTATCTTTGGTACGTCGCGGAACAAATGGTACAGCGCCTGTTGAACACACTGCCCTTGTACCTAGTTTCGCAGATCCATTAACACTGGTACCGAATATTGTCTGGATTGAAAAATTCAATGAGTTACCTGCTATCTCCAACAGCACTGTATGGAATGCAGTCGACCCTGCTGGAGTAACCGGTCCGGGGCAATATGATTTCTTGCCGTGGGATAGCTACGGGTGGGATTCGGATATGTACACAAACATAACAAAGGCGTCGGATGGTGGTATCTGGTATGCTGCGACCCCCGAAGCAGAGATGCTAAAGCGTGAGCCAGGTACTGCAATCCTGTAATATAAAATGAGTATATAATTATGATGATAAATAAAGCAAATAGCAAAGGACATTATGGACAACGTTGAAGACAAAGTAGACACACCGAAACCCGAGCCAGTAAAGGAATCCGGGTATATGGATATTGCTAATGTAGAAGTACATTGTCATGTGCTGATAAGAGATAAAGATACAGGCGAAGTGTTTGTAAATAAAAGGGGTTAAGATGCAGGAATTTATTCGTGGTTCAATCCAGGGATTTGTTAAGATTATTGATAAAGATACTAAAGAGGTATTACTTGATACTCATAATGATGTCCTATATGGGAACCTATCTACCGCTTTGGCGCACGCCCTTATAGGTAATCCAGATAGCTTTCTGTGCTATATGGCATTCGGTAATGGCGGAGCATATGTCGGCCCGACCGGTATCATTTCATACAAACCGTCAATCGGTGGTTCGTCTAGTTTAGTAAAGAATCCTACCGCTAATTTGTATAACACTATATACGTAAAGAAATTATCAAATGATTCAACTGATTCCCTGAACTATCAACAGTTTTCTAAGGCATATATCCCGTCTGCTGATATATCTACGAATTACGAAGACATAGTCGTGGATGTTACGTTAAGCTACAGCGAGCCGCCGTCGAGTGCAGCAGGCCCAACTTCTATAACACAATCGTTACTCGATAATTCGACGTTCGTTGGTACTCCGTTATCAACAAACGGTATCTCTAACGCAAACGAGATGGTATTCAACGAAATAGGCCTGTTCGTTGGGTCTGAGAATTTATTTGCTGGTAATTTTACTCAAACAACTTCCGAGGTTGATAATTTTATTAACCAGGGCGTAAATTTCTCTAAGCAAATAGGTGCCAAATCTAAGTTGATGATAACACATGTTGTTTTTCATCCAATTCAAAAAGCATCAAACAGGTCACTCGAAATCATCTACACCTTACGCATACAGATGGGTGCAAATTGATAAATAACAAAAACTAAGGAATTTCACTAATGTCATACACAATTTATCATGCAGACGGTACACCGGTTATTGTGCCGGATAATGCAATAGATACCGCATTCTATAATGCAAATGCACACGGCCCGGGTGTTGGTGTCGGTACTCAGCTTGTAGGCCGTAACGCAATTAATTACGGTGCACCTACTGCACAAAACTTCTTGCAAATGACTGAGAACTTTGCAAGCACTACAGCATTTAGGCCAGGTGACGCATTCGCGGTACAAGGTCAGCTGTGGTTTGAAAAGACATCTACCACTACAGGGGTGTTGCACGTCAGAAATTCTAGTGCAACTTCGGGTGGCGCAGCAAACTGGAGTCAGGTGGTTGTGGCAAATCCAGCAGGCGAAATTATTATTCGCGGCGGCCACGTACCTGTTGTTAATCCGACTCCGGGGTTAGAAGAAGACGGCGATATCCTTATTGTAGGATCAGTTATTTCTATATGGGCAAATGGAGCATATCGCCAAATATTCCCAGCGGTCTATTCTTAAACCAACTGGAGATAATATATGACTTACGCTACAGGCGGCCCAATACAGGCCCTTGACTATAACACCTTTTCTACATTAGTGGGTGGAATGAATCAAGTGTATTCCGATTTGTATCCGGGGACTGTGCCACTAACATTAGGAACATACAATCCTACCGATCCGTGTACGTACGGCTATGGCCGTACGCCATCGCTATCCACTGTGCTCGTAGGAGCACCTGTGCAGGCGTCAGAATGGGCCGCATTGTTCGATACGATGAGGGCGTCTGGTACACATCAGGGTACAACTGTTTCTCCACCGTTGCCTGTTGCTGACCCAGTGGCAGGTAATGTTGTCACTGCGCATAATACCCCTGCAACTTTTAGTTCAGTAGTAACATCGCTGATAACAAATAGATTCAATTTAGCGTTAGGACAATCCACTTTAGTGTCGGGTGCCGCACAGACGCAATCCTCAGGATCATGGAAATCTAAATTAACATTTACATGTCAGGTTAATTTTGGTTCATGGGATAACGCACGATATTTCTTCAACACCGGCGGTTATCTTTCATTTACGGGGTCGTATACACCGACATCTTCACCAGAGGATGTTATGTGGAATACATTGTTATCAAACATGAGCGCGCCGACTGTAATGAATTATTTCACAACAACTAACACTATTGGTGGCGCAGTGCCTAATGTTGGGTTCTATAGCTTAACAAATTCGTATAAGATTTTGTATCACGGCGTCCCAACAAGTGGCCCATATTATGCTGGTAGCTCTATTACAGTTAGTGCAAAATATGCATCAGCCGGTGCTAGTGGCCTTGTAGATTTGAAGTTTGAAATGGACGACTTAGATGCGCTACCGAACACAAAGACAGGCATCACTACATTTCATATTAATACTCTTAGATCAACCGATGCTGTCGTAATTGCATTACCTACAATTATCAACCCTGTATTTACATCAACAATGTAATAGACCAAAACTAATAACCACCGTTAATGCTAACGATAAATAGCTTTAACGGGGGTTTTAATGGACGACAGATTACAAAATGCAATTGCGTTTGCCAATTATAAGCAAACACTTAACAACCAACTCCACAAATTAAAGACTAAGGCTGAAGGTACACTTATGGTGGCCGAAGCTGGTGGAAAATTCACAATAAACCAACAACTAATATGTTTCCTTGATTATCTAGTGCGCAACGGATATTCAGAAGCTACATTGCTTGACGACAATAAATCTCCGGTGTCTATCAAAGACACTGCTGCATTCTTGCAGAAAATCACAACCTTATACTTTGAAGTAACAAATGACTACTTTAGGGAATCACAAATAATCAAACAATCAAGGAGTGTTAAATCCATCCTAGATATTAAGGACGTATAATGACACGTGGCGTATTAATGTATGCACACAACAATACCGAAATTGATTATTTTAAGGTAGCATGTGCTAATGCACTGATGGTGCAGAAAAATCTACAAGTAAAGGTTACATTAGTAACTGATGCTGGTACTCTGGGCTGGGGCAAGAAATCGTTAGGTGATGAATTAATAAATCAGTGTTTCGAAAATATACTAACAGTCAAATCAGACACTAATTTTAGCAATAAACGAAGCTATGCAGATGCTACTGCTAGTAAAACATTACAATTCTATAATTGTAATCACTGGGAAGCATATAGCTTATCACCATATGATGAAACGTTGTTTATTGATGCTGATTATCTTATAATGAGTGATGCGCTTGATAAATGTTGGGGCAGTGATTCCGAAGTTATGATTGACAACAGGATCTTTAATCCCGGAAATTCAGATGAGCCTTATGTTAAGAATATAGACGACTTTGGCATAACACAATATTGGGCTACAGTTATATACTTCAAGAAATGCGAATATGCAGAGTTTCTATTCGACACAGTAAGGCATATACAAGATAATTATGCATATTATAAGCAACTGTACTATTTCTCAAATGGTATGTTTAGAAACGATAATGCGTTCAGTATAGCGGTGCACATGTTAAATGGGTTCTCGAATATAAACTCGTCAACAGTAAATCTGCCTATACCTGGATTAATGATGTCCTGGGATACACACGATATTCATTCAGTAAATGGGCTAAATGATATTACTATATTTGCAGAAAAGCCAGCGAAAGGTACTTACACAATGGCTAGAATAAAAGACCAAGATATCCACATTATGAATAAATGGTCGATAAATCGCCACAGCGATACACTGATTGGATTATACAAATGAGCAGAGGATATCTAGTCTTAGCCCAGGATTCGTGCAACGAAGATTACATTCGAATGGCCTATGCACTTGCATTAAGCATAAAGAACAGCCAGTCGTCTGAAAATAAGATATGCCTTGCGACTGATGCCAACATTGCGTTACTTGATCCGAAAGTTATAGCAGTCTTTGACCATATAATACCTATTCCATGGATTGATCATGCGGCAAATTCTAAATGGAAAATCGAAAATAAATGGAAGTATTATTACATGACTCCGTTTGACGAAACTGTTATACTAGATGCCGACATGCTATTTCCGGAAGATATAAGTCACTGGTGGGACATTATGGCATCGCAGGATGTATGGATAACGAATAAACCGAGAACATATCGCGGCGAAGTTATTACATCTACACGCTACAGGGATTCGTTTGTTGCAAATGATTTGCCAAACGTGTATACTGCATTCATGTATTTTAAGAAGACCGAATTTACTGCAGAATTGTTTAAGATGATAGAAATTATATTTAATAATTGGGAAAGATTCTTCTATGAATTCCTAGATCAGACTCGGCCTAAACACCTGTCCGGAGATGTGGCGTATGCACTCGCGATTAAGTTGCTCGGTATAGAAAATGAATGTTTTGGTAATCTAGACTCTATGCCGTCGTTTGTGCACATGAAGGGGCATCTTCAGAATATAAGCGAGAAATTTATATCCGAGGACTGGACGAAACATATACCGACATACTTCAAGGAAGACGGTAGCTTTAAGATAGGTAATTACGCACAGTCGTTACCTTTTCATTATCACATAAAAGATTGGTTAACAGATAGTATGATTGACAAATTAGAAATAGCGGTAGCAACTAAATGACCACACTAACTCTTATGTATGTATATTACGATGTTAATGGCGACATTAAGTCAATCTGTCCGCATCACGATACAGCGCTCGATAACCTATATAACTCTACAACACTCCCGTTAGAAACTGTTGGTGATTTCCTAACAGGAAAACTCAATACATTCAACTACCGTATTAAGGTTGTTAAGACTACATTGTCAACTGATTATACAATTGAAAAGAAGATAGCATCTGTCCCTAATCTGTTAAGACGTGCAGATACATATTTAACGCAAATAGAGAACATTCCAAGAAATAGGGATGCAAGTATAATAATTGAAAATATCGTATCCGATAAACACATGAAACTTAAGATAAATCCATCAGTGAGAGTGCTCCGGGAAGATGGCACCGATGAAGAAAAGGATGGCATAGAAAAATTCATCGATACCCCCGTAGTATCTCTGTTCTTTACTAAGAAAGATGATCCATATTTCTTATTACATACTATTGATTTTGTGCCTGCCAAGTTGTTCGAAGAAGGTGCACTGTATATAAAATATCCGATGGAATTAAAGAATGTGAGCGTATATACGCAGAAATTAATAAATGGCTATAGCTATTCAGAGAAAGGTGCATAATGGCATTTAAATTACTAAACGAGTATGATATTATTTTCATTAGCTACGATGAGGACAATTGTGAAGAAAATTGGGCTGATTTAGAAAGTAAGGCCCCGTGGGCTAAACGTGTGCATGGCGTAGAGGGTAGTGATGCGGCACACAAGGCCGCTGCCGAATTATCTGATACAGACATGTTTATATCGGTAGATGCTGACAATGTTGTCGATACTTCTTTCTTTGATATGGAACTAGACCTTGATCATCCTAAATTAAAAGATAAGGCAATTAGTTGGGCCGCACAGAATTACATAAACGGGTTAGAATATGGTAACGGTGGCCTAAAATTGTGGCCTAAACAATATGTACTCAATATGCGTACACACGAGAACTCTGAATCAGATGACAAGCGTAATCAGGTAGAATTTTGTTGGGATAATAACTATGTGCAAATGACTAACCAATATAGTGTCACCTATCCTAATGGGAGTCCGCGCCAGGCATTTAGGGCAGGCTTCCGTGAAGGCGTGAAAATGAGTTTAAATCAGGGCGGCATTGCTGATAAAGATAACTTCGAGAAAAGCATCTGGTGGGGTAATTATAAGAGACTTATCACATGGTGTAGTGTTGGTGCAGACGTGGAACACGGTAAATGGGCAATGTATGGTGCCAGATTAGGGTGTCAGATGACCAATTTAACCGACTGGGATTATGTCAATGTACGCGATTTTGAATATTTGAATGCATTGTGGAGAGAAATGATTGCGCCACAGTTTGCGGCCGATGCTAACACTGTGAACATCAATAATTGTTATAAAACAAGTTACAAGTGGGATGCCGCTAGACTAGATCAATCTATCACTGACCTAGGTAATGAGCTAAGAAAAGGGCTCGGCATACAGGTTGCTGAACTAGATGATTTGCAAAGCAAGTTTTATAAATCGGCAATTATTCATGCACCTCGTATGAATAAGATGTTCACAGAAGAAGAATTGAACGAATTAAGGAAGTTAAATAAGTGATAGATTCGGAACTTATCATTAGCTACACAAATGCACTATATTCGACGCCTGCAGAATATGCGCCACGATATGACGAATTTCGTGACATGTTTAGTTCCGGACAAATACACAGTAAAGAATGGATCATACAAGAACTGACTAAGGTAGCATTCTTTACGGATATATCATCTATCGCAATTGTTGGTGCATGGTATGGCACACTAGGTATTATGTTATCTAAACAAATGCCTAGCACACATATCACAATGCTAGACATTGACCCGCGCTGCGAAAAATTCATAAAGAACATAATATATAATTCTAGCACACTAAGTACTGTCACAGAGGATATGTATAGGTATAATTACACTGAAGATTGTGTTATCAACACCAGTTGTGAACACATATCCTCTGTAAATGCGTGGTTAGATTTATTATCTAAGAACACAATGGTTGTCTTACAGTCGAATAATTATGTCGCAGGTGGCGGACATATTAATTGTGTTAACAGTAAAGATGAGTTTTTAAACCAAGTTAAATTAAATGAAATTATATACACAGGTGAACTGGTGCTACCCATGTATACGCGATATATGATTATAGGGAAGACATGACTGATATCTATACTAAAACACCTTCTGAAATTTATAATGTATTCGGTAAAAGTATGGATTCTATATGCACCGGGAATGATTCTGCGCCCATATTTTCCATGATACCACATTTTTTCTATGAGTTCAATGGTGACCCTAACGTGTTGGTAATTAATGCAGGATTATGCGTCGGTCCTACAGGTATTAATTCCCTTAACGTACCTGTAGACCTCTTACGTAATTATCTTGTAGATAATGTCACTGACCAGACTAAACTATGCTTTGATAATTTATACGAAGGTAATTTTACACCTATTATACATAATATATACAATGCTATACGCGGCACAAACATAAAACCATCTCAATGTTATTATTTTTCCGCAGCACTAGACTCTGATAATCTGCACGATATATATTGTAATGAACATGCTATAATGTCGAAAATAAATGTTATTTCGTGCAATACATGGGAATACTCGTTGAGAAAAGAAAGTAAGTTAACGGGTAGGGATTTTAATACATCACCAAAAGACAAATTACTTGTGTGTTTTAACCGTATACTAAGGCAACACCGATTGTGCCTTGTTGCATTATTGTATCAGGCAGGGATTGTGGCTAAATCATACTATTCATTCTTCATGGATGCATCATACGACGGAAGTAAGATAGATAGTGAATTGTTATTCAGTCGCATGAAACATAATATGCCAACAGATATGTACACCACAGTGGCTAATGCATTTAGTCAACTTGTGCCACAACTTCCACTGAAATTAAATATAGATTGGACAGAGAATGCAAATTATGTGAAAGCTGACGATTTGGCATTTTTCGATAATAGCTATCTATCATTAGTCACCGAAACATATTTCTTTACATCTATGTGCAATAAACAGGTAGATGAACAGTCTATATTCTTTTCCGAAAAGACATACAAACCCATATTGATGCGGCACCCGTTTATACTAGCATCAAGGCCTGGCTCATTAGCTGCCTTAAGGCAGATGGGTTACAAAACATTTGCACCACACATAAATGAGGAATATGACACACTTCAGGACAATTCGGGCAGACTAAATGCCATTGTTAACGAATTGAAAAGACTGTCAACCTTTACAGACGCCGAGTGGATCACATGGCAAGAAAACATAAAAGAAATTGTAGACCATAACTATAATATATTAATTAATAGAAAGAAATACGAATATGCACACACCCGACCAGAATATAAAACACAATACTAATATACCGGGCTGGAATGGCCGCGAAATATTAGATGTCATTGCCAACTATGCTATGGCTGTCCCTGAGGATGGTAACATACTAGAACTAGGTGCACTCTTCGGAAGATCGACCTATTCTCTAGGTCATAATAAACCGGCATCAGTTAAATTATACACTATAGATTTCTGGCCTACAATAGATTTATCTGTACATAAAGAAGTATGGATCCATGATTCAAAAATTGGACCAACCGAATCTAAATTATTGCAGGACGCTATAGTGCGTGGTGAAGTTGCGGATTCACTGCCCGGCCATGCATTCTATAAATTGTGGGATACATATACTAGTGGCATAGAAAATAAATTCGGCATTCGTGGAAATACAATGATGCCTACAGACAAATTCCCGATGTTCAACTTTATCTTTCACGATGCTAGCCACGAATACGACGGTGTATATAAAGATCTGGTGCACTGGTTTCCGAAATTATTACCGGATGGCGTGATAATTATCGATGATTATGAAGCAACACAGTTCCCGGGTGTAATCCGTGCTGTTGATCAGTTTGCTGAAGAGCACGATCTAGTTAAGGAAATGGTTACACATAGAAATATATTATTAAGGAGAAAAGTATGAAGATTGGATTTATAGGTGTAGGGAAATTAGGACAAGATTGTGCCGAAGCTATTGCCGCAGGTGGCCATTTCGTTGAAGGTTATGATACCACTAAACGTACTCCTAAAAACTTCGAAATGGTGAATTCTATTGCTGATGTCATTGCTGATAAGAACATTGTTTTTATTGCGGTCCCTACGCCACATGACCCTAAGTACGGCGGCGAAACACCGACTGCTCATCTTACTCCTCGTGATTTTGATTATTCAACTGTTAAAACAATATTAACAGAAGTGAACAAGACAGCCACTAAAAATCAACTGATTGTGCTTATTAGTACAGTGTTACCCGGCACTACACGCCGCGAGTTTGTACATCTCATTAATAATGCACGTTTTATATATAATCCATACCTTATTGCAATGGGTAGCGTTGCATGGGATATGGTGAACCCGGAGATGGTTATTATAGGTACTGAGGACGGAACAGTTACAGGTGATGCTAAAGAATTGATTGCATTCTATGAATCTATTATGCAGAATAATCCTAGGTACGAAGTTGGCACCTGGGATGAAGCGGAAGCTATCAAGGTATTTTATAATACATTCATTTCTGCAAAGATCGGTCTAGTAAACATGGTACAGGATGTAGCCGAGAAACAGGGTAATATAGATGTTGATGTCGTGACGCGTGCCCTAGCAAACTCGACTCAACGAATTATGGGACCAAAATATATGATTGCGGGTGGCCCCGATGGTGGAGCATGTCACCCACGTGATAATATTGCACTAAGATTTATGGCCAACGAACTTAATTTAGAATACGATTTGTTTGGGGCAATCATGGAAGCACGAGAAGTGCAAACCAGGAATCTTGCTAAGAAGGTAATTGCTGAGGCGGGCGACTTGCCTATTGTTATTGTAGGTAAGGCATATAAACCTGGCGTGGATTACCTCGAAGGTTCGGGCAGTTTGTTAGTTGCACATTATATAACCGAACTAGGTAAAGGAAGTTATTATTTAGACAAATACACAAACGATCATCCGCCAAGTGAAATTATAAATGGGCCGTGTCTTTATTTGTTGATGCACGACGCGGCAATTACTTACTGTGACTCGCCGCTAAAGGACACTGTCACTAAACAGGAAATAGATCCTAAAGAAGGATCTATTATATTGGACTTATGGAGAAAACAGCCTGCGATTACAGGCTGTAGGGTTATACACTACGGTAACACAAGATCTAGTTATTAAATCTAGCTGACATAACTGCCTTACCTTTGCCGGAGTATACTTCGTTACCGACAGTAACCTGGCTTAGGTTCCACGCAGCAGTCATATATCCACGTGCTACCGCGTAGTCAATAAATGGCTTGAATGTAACATTTCCCGAATACTGTGGCACAGCTACGCTTGCGAAGGAAATGTGTGTCTTTCCATCTACATTGGTACCTACATACACACGGTATACTGTATTATTGATTGTAACAATATCGGAAACTTGTCCGTGGCATGTGTTTACACATACCTGAGCAATTGACATTTCGATGTCATTATTTACAGCATCGGATCTGTTGAAGTACAAATCAATCAAGAAATTGTACGCACTAGCATTATCTGTCCCTGATACCGATTCCGAATATGTTACCCCGTATGTATCACTGAGAGTAGAAATCTTTGCAGGTAAATTCTTAGTAGTGGATGCCCAACCGGGGCCAATCAAACCATGCACGATGCTCGGATATGATTTTATTCCCTGTGAATTATCGAAATTCCATTCCCATTCTGCATTGATTGTGTTGTTAGTCACATTCCCTTTAACACACTGGACCCTAGTCGCTGTATTCACTCCCACACTGTTGACACCCCATGCATTGTTCATCAAAATAATATTCGATAACCACATATGCGTTTCGGGTGCACTGCCGGCATTGCAGTTCTCGGCTGCTACACTAGGCAATACCGGTGTTTCTGTTGCCGCGGATGATTGACCTCCACCTGAGCATTTTATCGTATATGTTTGGGACTCGATAATAGGTGCAGTGACGCGTCTGGTCCCATTCACTGGTACAGAACTAGTTGTTGACCCCGATAGATCGCATGCAGTTGCATTAGTGGATGACCATGACAGATCTGTAGTACCATTAAGATTGGCCACCGCAGATAATGTTACTTTAACCGACGATGTTACGGGTCCGGCAGTAGAACTACCACCTCCACCACCTCCGCATGCTGTCAACGATGCTACTACCAATAATGCAAGAACGCGCTTCATTTGAATCTCCTGTGTGTAAAACTGTATATTACCACAATCAGGGGTATAGGTCAAATGAATGGACTATCTTCTCATTGTTGCTACGTCAACTGCCTCTTGGTCAGAGAATATAGGTACCATATTACTTTTGTGCATTGTAGCGACGCCTAATACTTTAGTGCCAGTGTACAAAATCGGGTCTTTTTTGGCACAATTTCCACCAGGTGTAACCAAGCTGGGTACGTTGCTAGTGTTTGTGTTACGCGGTGTAGACATTGCAGGAGAAAGTGACTCTGTTTTAAACACTTTTCTTACAACTGCCTTGGGTGCCCATTTTTTATTAATGTCTTCCCATTCTTTTGCTAGTATATCTGCATTACGTTTTGCTTCTGCAGATGCAAATTTTTTCTTACCTTTCTTCTTACCGGACATAGTTAATGCCGGGGATTCCAGATGCATGCTCATTTTTGACCTATCGAGTATCCATATGCACGGACGATATCACTGCCGCTCTTTATTCCTTCGAACTCGTGTACTTCGGATTTAGACCACGCCGCCTTTTCGACACGTTCAGCACATTGTTTAACAATCAAGTCAAACATATTATTGATAGAATCAAATGTATGTGTATCTAAATCATCTTCGCGAAACCCTGCTTCGATTGCAAGTTTCATAATTCCTGTTACACGATTTATTCGGTATTGTTGATTATCCATGTTAGTATTTGTTCCCTGTTTTATTCATGTAGTACATCTTCAACAATGCTTCGGCATTGCCTTTTGCATCATCCACCGGGTCATGTGTATGTGGAGTATCGCGTAGATGATTAAACTTAGCATGCACATTGCCCATAATGCCTTTGTAGAACGAACCAATGTTTGCTGACGACCACCCGAAAGGATTACGACCTAGCTGCTGCCACATATAGTAATTAATGAATGCAGCATCATATCCATTGTTATCAGACCAGAGGATAGGTCTGCCATTAACATTCTTGCCTAGCCACGCTTCAAAATTTTGCATAGCATCTCGTGGATCAGGGAATTTCAGCGTTTGCTCACGTGTGAATCCACTAACAGCAAGTGCTTCGGGGATATAAATTTCTGAAATAGGCTTTAGTTGTGCATAGAATGTGCGCTGCAAACCAGCCTCGACGATAACAGCACCGAAACAAATCATCGAATGCATACCCGGACATGGGCCATCACTCTCTACATCTACTGAAACATCACGACTCATATTATACTACTTTCCGTAAATTAGTAGTATAACAGATTATTTACTTGTGGTCAAGATTAGTGTGTACTCTGCAAAATACAGCAGCTAGGACACGGGAAGAAGGTGCAAAATTAAATTCCATCATGTGGTTAGCCAATCCGTATGCAGTGACGCCGATGTCTTTATAGTAAGTGGCTGTCGGCCATTTAGACTGGCGCATTGGGTAACTGTGGATTAGTAAGCATTCGTCAGCTACAGATATCAATTTATCGCTTCTATTTTCGCTTACAGCCTCAAGAAGTGGGATAGCCATTGCACGTTGGCCGATGTCGGTCCGCTCGAAATTCTTTGCCATTAAATGTACAATGTATGCTTCGACTTCGTGGTCGAGTGGTACATTAATCTTTTCTTCAGATTCGACTACTAATGAATGACAACATTTAACGTATTCGAACCAATGATTCATTATGCCCTATCCTACGTAAAAAATTACATCAGTTGCATTATCGAATAATGGTTTATCTAGCACAGTTCCGACAAGTAAGCGTTGATAACCGTCCTTATCTTCGAGCTTGCGTATCCCAATGCCAAGATTCAATGACTTTGACCACAGCTTAGTAGGTGTACCTATTTCGAGTGACTTGTACTTATTCTTTACATCTGGGATTCTTTTGAGCAACGTATTCAGGACTTCGGGTGTAATTGCGGTGCGTGTACGCATTCTGTCATACACATGATCGGCAACCAATACGCATATACCTTTTATATTCTTGACCTGTACGCCTTCATCCAATGATTCTACAAATTCAAATAATTTCATCCAATGACGGTCCCGTTTGTAGGCAGCGGATGATCGACATGTGGGAGGATTAGGAATTGAAGATCAATTTGACTGCGTGGATATTGTTCGAATAATATTTGCTGTATAGTCGATGCCGCGCCATATCTAACCGAAAAGCTTGCTAACCCTAGTGTAGTATCACGATCAAATATCGTATAGATAATGTTACCTAGTCCGTTATTCATAGTTTGAAACCAATACAGGTTTGGGCCGCCATAATCGCCATACGGAACAACGGTGTTCGTGTTTATAGCGTTTACTACAGCCTGAACATTGGCACCAAGTGCTACATAGCCTTCGGTTGTTCTAACACCATAATTCGGGTAAGGGTAATCCATCTACTATTTACCATTAAATTTAGTTTCTAGCAGGTTGTTGATAAACGCCTTGGTAACGTCAGCGCCTACCGCAAGTTGCCCAAACCCCCACAGCACTACTCCTGCAATTGACAACATATAGATATTTGTGAATACCAGTGCTAACATCACCGCACTAATTCCTACAACGTTGCAGATATTGCTTGCAATTTTGACTGTGCCCATGTAATCGATAAGTTCATCCTTAGACATGGATTTCATTTTTTCAAACAGTTCAATCTTTTCCACAATATTATCCTTCATATTCGTCTTTCTGCACAACATCAAAATATGTTCTAGTAAGCTCTGTGCCTTTATATTTCAACAACACAGTCCTGCTATTTGGGTCAGTAAACCCGCCATCTTTGATTTCAAGAGTTAGTGAACTCAACATTGTTTCGACAATGCGTTCTACGTCGTGTTTATCTAAATTCATTTCATTCCTTGGTTAATGGAGATGGTTCGGTCGGCTTCCAATGAGTGTCTTCTGGCCGTGCATATAAGCTATCATCGTCGAATATCTTGCTGAGAATCCGAGTTTGCTCCTCTGTTAATCCATCAGTGACTATAACATTGACGCCACTTGCAACAGGTTCGGGATGATAATGACTATCTACCACATCAGGTTTATTCCTGGTGCTAATTTCAGCTGCCCTATCTTTGGCTGCTGTAATACGGGCATTACGGTCACCACGAGTACGATACACAGCTAGCAGAATGAGCGCAATAGCTGATACAAGGACGATTAATGCAATTAATAGATAGTTCATACATTTATTATAGTATAGTCGGGTAAAACAGTCAATTGATACTACGCCCGCACGAAGTTGAGCGCATCAGATATATTCTTAATGCGAATGGCACCAGCCACAGATTTGCCGCCAACGCAAATAATGTCTGTGTTGTCCAATTCCCATTGATCTTGGTCTATATTATTTATACACCAGTTAACATAGTGGTGATACGAAAACAGTGCCTCAGCGCAATCTATGTTACCTATTAACTCACGTGTATTGAATAAAAACTGCATTACCCTCCTTGGTTATTACCAATTCAGATATTTATGCCTAACCGTATTTCAACTTAATCAACAACAATAGTTCTTCGTGAATATCGTAGTACAGGTGCCCGTGTGGCATACCTGTGTGGCAGTACCACAAGTCAGATGATTGGGTATTAATCCACGAACCGATTTGTGTAGTACATTCGAGCGTAACCCATTCAGCATCATCGACTAGACTATTACGCACGATACGGTACATTACAATCCAAACTTTAATTTAAAAAATGTGGCATCTTCTTTATTATGAAAATATATAATATCATCTAAATTAACACTTGCCACTGAATATTCCCACATGGGTTTATTATCAGGTCTTAACAGATACGACCACACACTTCTGTAAAGGTCGTTTGATATGTGTCTTAAATCTACCTGCATATACCGTACTTTAACATAAAATATGTCGCAGTGTCACTCTTCGCATCCAGATAGATTGCATTAGGTAGATACTGGCCAGTATTGTCCCAAAAGAATCTGTGTGTTATTTTAGACTCACTAAGCCATTGACACATATTCTTATAGATATTATATGTTTTAGGACTAACAGCAGCTGGTCCGTCCCAGAGTAACTTTAAGTCAACCTTTACCATACCAAGATATTCGTTATCTCTAACTGCTGTATCTACTATATTAGTCATAATGTGAATTTTAATTTAAACATAGTGGCTACCTCTGGGTCGCGTATATAAACACCTCGTGCATATCTATCACCGCGCACCCAGTCCCACTCTTTAAGTAACTGTTCGTCGTTTATTGTAGGTCCATTACCAGCATGTTCATTTAACCATACCATATAGCTTCGTAGTAAATCAGATGCTGTCACCATTGGTATAATTTCGTAGTTGGGAAATTTAATATAAATCATATTCCGAATGTTAATTTAAACAGGTTGGCGACAATAGATTCGGCAAACCAGATAATCCCCTGCTTGTCATCGTATCCCCAACTATAGCTTCTATCACCGGCATGCTCTTCGCACCACTCGTACATTGAATCATCTTCGTAGAAATCATAATCGTCGGGGATGCGTACGACTGTGAATTGCTCGCTGTGCTTATACGCTGCCATCGTCGTCCGGTGTCAATTCACGATCTTCATAGATGCCACCAAATTTGAGTATGAACGCAAGGGCATCACTCCTATCTTTGAACTCAATGTAATAGGTATTCATTATATTTACTGCACCCATATCAAGTAACTGCGCATCTAAAAAATCACGCCACTCTGCGTGTCTAAACCTTTCCGACCACAGAGCATCAGCAACCTTAACAAATTTATCCCACGGTGCAGGATAGTTAAATTTAGGTGAATTAACATCTACGAGTATCATATATTCTGCTCATCAACATCATTCTGATATCTTAGTTTGAAGGTAAGTGCATCCATTTCATCTTCAAATATCATACGATATCGCCCATCATCCCAACGCCATGCCGTCATGCCTGTATCCAGCAACCATTGCTTCATTGTTTTATAATATTCAATGTCAGTTGTATATTTACATTGTACAGAATAACTCATGATATACCAAACCTTAATTTATATGCACTAGCAGTTTCGTGATTGCATATTGCTAGACATCTTGTTAACCCTGCATTGTTATATCTGTTATATTCCACCATGTTTACACTCTTATTTGACAATTGGTATATTGAATTTAGTATGAACCATGTCGACGGACTCGGGTCACCTATATGTTCTATACACCAGTGTTCACGAGTCATTCTTTCTAATTTGTTGAGTGGTAGTGGAACTAATATCATTAGCTGAACTTTAATTTAAAAACAACAAGGTCTTCCTCGGACTCGAATTTAGCAACATATCTATATGCTTGGTATGCATTATGATATCGTCTAACTACGCTGATACCGCCATACTCTTTAATTGCTGTGTCTAACGCCCTATCTAATGGCCAATCATCGACGGTCTGTCCGAAATTTGCCTTCCACACCATTGAGTAGAAATTTTCGAAATAATTCCTGGTATTGTGTATATCTATAGCTTCAGAAAAATGTATTGATATCATTAGCTAAACCTCAGTTTAAAAGCAGTAGCATCTTCCTCTGTTTCGAAATAGATATATGTGCCACCCTCTACATTATATGCATTATATTTCTTAAGTGCAGCATCTATCCAGGTAGTGTATCTCTCTTGAAAAGTGCAGTCGTCTGCATTAAATTCTGGCCCACCTTCTGCAGTCTGAAAGTTAATCCACAGATTAGGCTCGACTTCATAGTGTACATTAAACAGGTATGCCATGTCAATATTTGTCAAAATTTGGTTCAGGCGGGTTGTATTGGTGTCCTGCAGGACGCGCCGAAACGCAAAAATCAAATGTATAATATACAGTGTTAATCGGCATATCTTACTAAATCAATTTCTGGAAAGACTAATTTGCATGCTAGTAAATCTTCAGTAGAGTCAAATATCACATAAGAATAGAATAGCCTACCTTTGTAATGGCTACGTGGTCCATTGTAATCCCATACCGCATTATCGCACTGCATCACCCATTTATCTAAAGCGTCGTATTCCGCTGCAATCCATGCTCGCACAATGTGGGCACGTACCAATGTATCATCGTATCTTATCATAGCTAACTACTAGGCAGTTGGTTTAACTGTTCAATTTTATTTAGTAATTCGTGCATATACTTTTCATTGCCACGCTCCACATCAGATGTTATATAGGTATCGTATACCAACCGATCATCACGGAGTACTGCTAATTCGTACTGCGCACCACCAGAATACATCTTATCATGGAATTCGACAATGCTGGCTCCGTACCCGTTATCAAAAGTAAATTCATATTGCACCTTAAGTGCCATGCTTCCTTCATTACATCTGTATAATCTGTTAATACAGAAAAATGGTATACCTGCCAATACACCAGCTGTGTAATCTTCGTTTAATATAGTGTTTGTATTCATAATTCAAATCTTAGTTTAAATGCTAGGGCATCTTCTGGCTGTAGGTGTAGTTCGATATAATCATCCCACCAATTCGATGTTCTACGGTGGAACCACCGTTTCTTTGGTAAGGCTGCAAGCCATTGTCTGTATACTGGCTTATCGGGCACAATAAATACCTGTGTACATAGTTTACGTTTATTATTCATATGCCTAGTTTCAATCTCATTATTAACGCATCTTCTTCGGACATGCGTATTGCCGCAACATAGCCAAGCGAGTCTTCCAGTAGTGCTTCATGTTCTATATCGTCAGTCTCTAACCAATTCATTATAGCATAATATACTTCCATAGGTACACTGTCTGTGGCAATTGTTATCATATTCCGAACTTTAATATAAATGCTACTGCATCTGTTTCATGTCTAAACTGCAATTCCTGATACTCTTCGTCCCAATGGTAACTCTGGGACGGTAACTCGTTTAACCATTTCATTACTGCGATCTCATGTTCGCGATCATTCTTTATCGGTGCATATACTGGTGTCATATTTACGCAAAGCTCAATCTAAAAACTATAAAATCTTCCTCGGTGGCAAATTCTACATAATGCGGCTTAATAACACCTTTATATCTTTCTAATGCATCATTAAGTGTACTAATATATGTATCTCCATCTTGCCCACCTGCTGCTGTGCTAGCCACAAAGTTTTCCCATACATGGAGATTATGTGTAAAGATATAAAATTCGTACATCAGGAATACTTTAGTTTAAAGGCCACTGCATCATCGTCATTTTCAAAAACTATGCCATCAATAGATCCCACTAAGGTAGCATTCCATGGTTTTAACTTTTCAGAACACCAAACGGTATATTCCCACCACGACTGTAGTTCTATCTCGTCACTATACCTAGAGTCGACTAAGAAGTTAGCCCAGATATTCGGAGCGTTTACAATACGGTATCTGTATGCCATAATTAACTAAACCTTAACTTAAAAACAGTTGCATCTTCTTCTGTATTAAATTTAAGTATCCACTCAGGCGACATTTCATAACTACATCCACATACCTGTAGCATATAGTCATCCTTATTCATACCCACTGTACATGTGTTATGATACCAGTCGTTAAAGTTCTTCCACCAGGTTGCAGAATCGTAATATGTCGCTTCGTAGTCCGACTTCTTACTAACATTAATTCTTAATTTGTACATATTAGGAAAACCTTAACTTAAACACAACATAATCTTCTTCTGTTTCGAAGTGTACTATACTAATTCTATCCAATCTAGTGGTAAGGAAACATTCTCCCTTATACTCATACAACGATAGATTTATAAAATCTAATTGCTCATTAGCAGTCTTACCTATAATATCTTCGTCCTTAATGCTCCCTAAGAAGTTCCACCATGGTGTAGTTTTAGAGTCGATTTTTAACGTGTACATTAGGAAAACCTCAATATAAATGCTGTAGCGTCTTCCTCTGTGTCAAACACAACAGACCAAAGTGGGCCCGTAGTAAACACACCGTTGTGTTTACGCAACAAGACGTTTACTCTGCTTTTCTTAGTTACTGGTTCCACGATAGTCAGTATCTTATTTTCTCTGCAGAAATTGTCCCACCATTTATGTCCCTGCCATGTTTTCAGATCTGTAAGAGTTAATGCGTACATATTAGGAATACTTTAAAAGAAATGCAAGTGCATCTTCTTCAGCCTTAAAATAAATCTCTTCACGGCTAAGAGGATTATCAACTGCATTAATGTTTCTCAGCATTTCGTCTAAATCCCATTCTTCGGTAATTCGATAATCGAGCGTATAGTTATCCCACGCATTACTGTATTTCTCAGTGTATAAATTTACTGTGTACATTATGTCAACCACACTATCTTAAATGCTAATGCATCTTCTGGTGTCGCAAAGATCAGGTAACTAGTGTTTCGCGGATTAATGCCATTATACTCTTTAAGTATCACATCCATCGCATCAAATATATCATCAGTGTTACTGGTCCGACCAGTGTTGCACTCATCGCCAACCCTAGTAATAAAATTTAGCCACAGGGTATCATCACGATACTCCACTTCGTCGTGTATATAAGATCTAATTACTTCTAATTGGTACATATTACGAATACCTTAATACAAATGCAGTGGCATCTTCTTCTGTAAGAAAATAAATTTCATTGGAACTCTCTGGAGCATCAACTGCATTAATTTGTTCTAGTCCACTAGTTAAGTCCCATGTCCCGGCCAACCGTTTCACAGATGCATAGTTTTTCCAAGCGTTCTTGTATGGTGTATCCGATAAATTTACCAAGTACATTATGTCAACCATACCAATTTAAATGCAAGGGCGGCTTCTTCTGTTTCGAATAATAGATGCCCAGTACGCCGCGGATTAGTACCGCCGTACTCTTCTAATACCTTATCGGTTGCTTTAAATATATTATTATCTACATCCAGATGTGCTGCATTAGTAAGAAACTTCATCCACAAAGTATCGTCGTAATCTTCGCCATCGGGCCTATTTTCGTAGTTCTTAATTACTTCTAGTTTATACATATCAGCTATACCTCAATACGAATGCAGCAGCGTCTTCTTTTTCATCGAAGTCAATATGCCACGACGCTCCACCATTATAGACCCCACCGTGGTGTTCCAGTATATAATCTTCTAATTCAATATAAGTAGATTGCACGACCTTCCTGTACACAACAGTAAAGTTCTTCCACCAATGGCATGCATCAAGCATATTGTTTTTATAATCGCGGATGTGCAGTCTATACATATTAAGATAAATACAAGAAATTAGGATTTACAAATGCGGTTAATAGAATTATTTTCATCATCATTATCAATAACAGAAGGCTACAAAGAAGCAACGCAGGAATTTTCTGCTGCTTCAGATCCAGCCACCGCTGCCGACGCTATTAACAAGTATAAGACATTAGTAACAAAGAATCAAGTGGCAGGCAACGAGCGTAACATAGATCACTGGCGTAAGCAAGGGTGGGATAACTTTTTAAAATTTGTAAACGGCAAATCCGAAACAAACACCGCTACACAAATTAAAAGAAAGAAAGTACCCGGCAAGTCCGTAACAGTAAAAGAAGACGACAATTGGCTTATAGTAGTTCCACTAGACAAGAACGCTAGTTGTTTCCACGGTAAGGATAGTAACTGGTGCACAACTAAATCCGATCAAAATTACTTTAACGATTACTTCCACAATAAGAATATAACACTTATATACTGTTTGCAAAAACAAACCGGTGGTATGTGGGCATTGGCTACACATAAAGACTTACCAGAAAACTCAGAGATATTCGACCAGCGCGATAACAGTATTACACCCACCGAATTCAGAAAACAAACCGGCTTAGATCTTTACGAACTGTGCAAGTTAGTAAACGGCGATGTTCCTGCGACCAGCGGACAAATAGATTCCACTCGCAAAGATCGCAAAGAATTAACAAACCAAGTATACGAGTTAATGAAAAATTTCGATGGTTATCAACGCGATCCAGAACTAGAAAAGAAACTTGTAGATTCAGAAGATGGTCAACTATGCAAGAGATACATATACGCATTATTAAAAACTAACGATAATAAGAAGCTAACTAACTATCCAGAAAAGGTAGCGTTAATAGCTGCAACAGATAATGATACCAGAGGTGTATGGACAATGCTAGCCGACGACAACGAAAAGGTTCGCATGGTTACATTAAGGGTTGCACCTGACGAACTTTCCGACATGTTACACAATGGTTATAATCCATCAGAAGCAGTCCAACTAGCAGTAGTATCAGCCGACGGTGGAGAAATAAACAATTTATTAAAATACGATATCGAACCAACTAGTGCAGTTATAGATGCTGCTGTATTGAATGATCCCACAATAGCAGGTTCCTTAGTAGAGCAAGATATAGAAATACCAGTCGACTTACAATTACGTGTATTAGAAAAACATGGTAAAGCTGCATTGAAGTTCTTCCGTCGTGGTGACTTCAAAGTAAATAGAAAGACTCTTGAAGCAGCACTAAAAATGGATCCAACATCCATAGAGTATATGGCTCTACCAGACTCAGCATTACAGATGATGGCTGTAAAGTTGAATCCTTCAGCATACGGGTATATAAGAAGCCCGACCCCTAATGTACAGGAATATATAGCACACTCCAATCAAGTCAACGGCACTAACTATCAAACTGGTGATCACAATAGAAACTACTAAGAGTCATATTGTGTTCTATATAGCGGGCTAAGAAAAATTTACTAAAAAATTTTTAGCGTTCTAGCAAATCACCGAATTGAAGCATAAACGCTAGCATATCATCTTTACTAACAAACTTCACAATGTATCTTGAAGTGTAATAATGTCCGTGTGCATCTTCGCAGTCTTCCATTAATACTGCATTATATTTAAGTAACCATTCTGTTGCGGCGTAGAACCGTTTTGAATGATGGTCTATATCTTCATGCGCCCAGCATTTCACTATAGTGCAATAACAGTAATCAGGGAATAAGCTTGAAGTTGGCATAATGGTATTTACATTATACAGCATATAACATTATAGGACTACGTGGAAAAATATGACCAGGTCTATAGGACTGTGGAAAAAAGTGGCTTGCGGCTTGCCCACGGTCGCAAAAAAACAACACCTCGAAATTATATAGTGCTGACTGGGATTTTTGCGAGAATGTATGCTATACTGTTCCAATAATGGCTGTGTCTGCACCACGCACAATTTCGCTATAGTCGCCTACAGCGTTGTGAGTACCTGTAGCTAGCTGGTTGAGCTTACTTGCTACCCAGTTGCGCATCACTAGCTCGCCCAGGTGCTTAGGGGTGTCCCCACTGTACCCCTCGTAGAGCATACACTCGATGGGCCCATCCATACGCTCGACTACCATGGCCGCACTGTAGAAGCCATAGGCCCCTAGGTGCTGCGTTACTGTTACGAGTACCTCCCCGTGCCATATGGTGTAGTGTGCCACACGCTGACGCGATACTTCTGCTGGGACTATGGGGTTAGGGTGTGTCATGGTGTGGTAGCTGCGATGTTAGCTAATGCAAAGGCTGCGTTAAACGCTGCAACGCCGCGGGATCCTTTGCGATACTCCATGATTGCGAGTACGACAAATCCGATAGCTGCTGCGATGTTTGCGTAGTACATGATATGTTTTGTGTTGCTATGCTGTTAGTATAGCATAGCTGGATGCTGCTGTCAACACGTAGTTGTAACAACGTGACCGTAGGGGATACCCATTAGGTACTCGAAGTAGTTGGTGTCACCATTCACCTCTTCACCCTGCATCAACCATTTGATAGCGTCTGCACGGCTCGCTGCTCCTGCTGTGACAGTCTTAGTCACTAGGGTCTCGAAGCGGACTATCGCTTGCTGCTCACATTCGATACGAGATGCTTCACGTGTCTTCATTGATTCGACAAGCTGGTCCCACTCCTGCTGCTTCTCAGCATCCGACATAATGGCCCACGCAGCCCACCAGCTGGAGTGTGGGCGGAAGCCGTATGCATCCTTGTGCAAGTCGCCTGCAATGTCGTTGTCGAATGTGTATGTGGCTGTTGTCATAGTGTACCTTTGCGTTGCTATGCAGCTATTATAGCACTACTTGGATTGTATTGCAACCAGTTTGTAGTCACGCAATGCCCAGTCTGGACAACCTACCTCGTGCTCTTCGTATGATCCGAATCGTGGTGGCTGCGAGAAGAATGCTCGACGCAATGTGATTGGATGCCCCTCGGACTTGCGATAGGTGTACCAACCATATCTAACACGCAGGCGGATGAACACTGGGATACGGCCCAGGAAGCGGCGCTCGTACCAATCGCGTGTCCATTCAGCTACTGTCTGTGTCATGTTGTGCTCCTAAGCTGTTACAATCTTGACTGCAATCTTAATGAACTGCGTCTGTGTAAGCGGCTTGAATTGCTGGCGTTGTGAACGTGCAACGTGTGCAAGAAGCTGTTTGTAGTGGCCTAACATGATGTATTCCTTGTTGCTATGTGTTTATTATAGCACTACTTGGAGGGGCGGGCAAGAAGTATTTTTAGTCGCGCCACCCAGTCGATGTCTTGTTCTTTGCGCACGCGAGGCACAGCACATATCTCCGAAGGTAGCCTCCGATAGTACCAAGACTTCTCCTCGGAGTTGTAGTATCGCTGTATCGTAACCAGCCACTTGATGTGAGGCCCGAAGGCCACTGGATACCATGCAAACCAATTCTTCCATGTCTTCATTTTGCTGCTCCTAATTTCGGTAATCGTTGTCGCCACGCTCAGCATTGCGATAGCTGCCATCACCTTTGAGTGCAATCAATCCACGCTTGACAGCAAGGGCAGTGATACGAGGAAGCCGCTTGCGGATGCGCCAGTTATTCACTACCTGGCTTATTGCCCACTCCCTCTTCCACGACTTCATTTTGCTGCTCCTAGTGTGTTCCAACCGCGGGCCAGTTCAATCTTGCGCTTCAAGTCGATGGTAACAATTGCCGCCGCCTTGAGCAGTGCAAAGGTCTGCTCAGTCACGGCAGGATCATCAGCACACGCCTTGAGCTCAGAGTACAAGAGCTCAGTCAGGTTCTCCAATGTTTTGAGTCTGCCGTTTATCATGCTGTACTCCTCAGAAGCGATGCAATGTCAGCTGCTTGACGCCAAGGCGTCCCATGAGGTTGACATATGTGCAAGTGATGCGATGCATTTCCAACATCATCATTGCTTGAACTTGTTCTACTGTATACTTTGCTTTGGGGTCCATGTAGTGCTCCTGTTTGCTATGTGTTAATTATAGCAGGATGTTTCCACCCTGTCTACAACTATTTCACACTGTTACAAATTGCTTGCGAGCCTTGATGCTTACGATGTTGCTGAGTGCAATCGTGCGTACTGCGACACGGTGCTTGATACCATGTGTCTTGTTTTCCACGACATCAGTACCAGCCATCAAGTCACGTGCACCACTTGGTGTAAGGAATGGAATAATGTCCACTTTCGTAACAGGGGTACCATTGTGCAAGTAGATACTGGATGCGGCGTTGTAAATTACATACAAATAAAACTTGTCAGTATGCACCTTGTGCTGCACAATACTGTGGCAGTCAGTGTGCTCAAAGTAGTTAGCTTGGGGTGTAAATGCAGCTACAGCAGCTTGATCATTGTCAGCAATGGTAGCGGCAGTCTTCTTCACCATGTTAGCGTACACGCTTGTATGCGCTGCGATGTTGCTGCACAGGATAACATTGGCCTTCGTCACCTTCTTGATGTTCTGGCCCTTGTGCGCTGCCGCTGTTTGCACGGCTGTAACGTATTCAATTGTGGCAAACGTGACGCTTACGTTGCCCAACAGTTGTTGCAATTGTGCAACAGTCAGTGTGTTGTTGTTAGCGTGGAGTGCGCAGGCTGTGTTAGCTTCTGCTTGTGTGATGTGCTTCATAGTGTACCTTTGCGTTACTATTGTGTTGCTATGTAGTAATTATATGGCAGGATGAAGCATTGGGCAAGCGATATTTAGACTGTTACATCTTGTTACACTCAGCGGTTCGTGGACTTACTCATCAGTGGCCTTGATCCGCCTGGCCGAGGCTTGTATGATCGCTGAGTAATCTGTCATCACCTTTGTCGACATAGTCTCGGAGTTATTGCACGCAACCTTAGCCGTCGGTATAGTAGTTGCGAGAACTTTAATGAATCTGTCTTAAAGAATCGTCGCAACCTTTGCCTAAACCTGCTAAAATTAGCTCATAAACACTGTGTAATACACCTACGGCTGTGGCATGAAATTAGCCTCGGCAAGGTTGCACGCTATCAGCTAGGTGCGTGCCCTAACTCCGAGGATCTGTGGTTAAGGCGATTCTTTAGGCGGCGAATCGCGACACCTAAGGCTATAGTTCTCGGCAACGATTATAAGAAGGATCGCGCTCTTATGCGAGAACTATATGGCCAAAATAAAAGCGGCCTTAGCCGCTAATATCTGTTAAACTGCCTTTATCGATTCCAACGTGCAACCTTGTTGTCGCCTGTGATTCGATTCCACTGCTCGTAGTATTTTTCCACGAAGTGCTTGTCGAGCGTGTTCTCTGCCTGATTCTCCAACTCCTGGAGCATTGCCCAGAAGGAGCTAATCATTCCTTCTTGGTCCTTCTTCTTGATCTTTGTGGTTTGCATGTGTGCCTTTGTGTTACAATGATTATAGCACTGTTGGATGCAGTTGTCAACTGTTATTGAAGGAATTCCATTTCAAATTCATCCCACATACAAACTTCCGGGTCCTTGCCCAATTCTTCGTACAACTCCTCTAGCAGGTCGACCATGATGTCGCCATCAGTTCCTGCGAGGGTGCGTTGACAGAAGCTAGCGAAGCCTGTACCGTCTTCCTCGAGTGCGTAGTCCCGCATGACGGAGATAATGCTAAGGCGGTGCTGCGCTTGATCTGCTGTGTATGCACCATCGATGCACATTAAGCGTTGACGAGCCTTTGCCAAACCTGCTAGAATTGCATCTACTTGCATGTGTACTCCTGTTTGCTATGTGTTAATTATAGCACCAAAGGAACCAAGTGTCAACAGATATTTGCCGTGACGAAAGGGGCATGTGGGCCCCTTTCTCTTATAAATGTGTTTCTATATATGCTTGACTTATTGCATTATTGCCCCACCTCGCTAAGGGACTAATTAAGAATGTTTAAGAGTTGAGGATCAACGTGCAATCGGCCTGTCACGTTGGGCTTGTTGTTACTAGGCGTTGCGTGCTTTAAAGATTGCCCACAACACATCCAGAAAGCGCGACCGGGGCAAGGGCTTGAATCCTTCTGCTGCTGCCTTGTCGCAATGCTCATTATAAGCTCTGACTAGTAACATAACTAACTCCTTTGTGTGTTTGCTTGCTATGTGTTAATTATAGCAGGATTCTGCCAACTGTCAACAACTATTTGCAGGGAATGCCGTGGCCCTTGTCATCCATCACTTGCACAGGCGTGCGAACGTTCTTGGTGAACATGTAGCCACCGATGCACTGCGTCTGAGGCCCGTTGATTGCCGCTGCGCCAACTGCTGCTATAATGCCAATGATGGCAATTACGATCAGCAGCTCGATGATTGTGAAACCTTTTTGCATGTTAACGCCTTCTGTTGAGATAGTTAAGCAGGGACTGGAACAACGCTACCACTGCTAGTGCGCCGCCAAACGCCATTGCTGCAACTGGGATGCTGGCTGTATAGAACCCTAACCCTATGCAGAAGATAAACAATCCTATTAGGAATTCCATTGCAGTGTCCTTTGTTGCTATGCTGTATTATAGCACAGCTGATGGGAATTTTACAAGTATATCCCGCAACTTATCCGGGTCAATTGCTTGCTTGGTGCCATACAAATCGGCACGGGTGTGACTAATGCACCGCGCAATCAGCTTCCACTCATCCAACGTGAAGTGGGCGTATGCTATGCGTGTCTTCTGCAATTCGGTAAGTTCCATGCTGTGCTCCTGTTTGCTATGTGTTAATTATAGCACCGAAAATGGATCCTGTCTACAGCTTTATTCAGTATTTGTGCAGAGCGGTTCATCCTTGGGGCAGCACTTGTTGATATCACGAGCACATGCACGGCAGTAGTAGGCCCAGGATCCACTGTTATACCAAAGTGCTCCAGGCTTCTGGCAAGCCGTACGATTGCAATTACCGCCCTTCACACCCTTCAGCGAGGGGTCTTTGTTGCAGGTGCAACGATCAGGTTTGTACTGATTGCACGTAGGGCATCGCAGTTGTGCACCAAACATGACTACCCCTCGAACGTGTTGTCATCGTCGGACGGTGTAGGCTGAGGCACAGGATCAGGCCACGCTGCACGACCCCAGTCGCCAGCCCATCGCCCTACTTGCCAGCCACCGAAACACATCATTAAGGTCTGGTAGAACGGGAGGCTAAGGATTGCTATGCAAATCAACGTAACAATCATTAAAATGAATGCTACAATGCGTTTTTGTTTGTTTGTCATATGCTTATTATAGCGTAGTTGGGTTAATCAGTCAACCGACACTTTCAGATTGAGTGCTGCTGCCACCTCGGGTCCCACAGGGCTGATTGTCCACTCATCGCGTCGGAACATCTGAGGCTTCTCCATACCGTACGTGCTTCCACTCACATACGCGAAGTATGCTACAATCATTGTGTCATCGCTGCCCTTGAGGCGGAAGATATCGTTGCGGTACGAGCCATCCTGGTGGTCCACGGCTGCAACCACTTCGCCATCGACATCACGTACAGGCATCTTACGTGGCTTGTGACGCACATAAAACAATTCGCCTTTGGCTGGTAACCAATTCATTCTGTATCCTTTGTTGCTATGTGTTTATTATAGCGCAGATGGAAGCTGATGTCAACTAAAACTTGTGGGCATCCCATCCAGGATCCTCGGCGTGGTAGGCATCGACGTCAAAGTCGGTATCTTTCCGTTCGAGGTATGCCTTATACTGCCCGGTACGTGCTTCCTGTTTCTTTGCTTTGCAGGACTTGCTGCAGAACTTTGCCCAGCCGCGTTTGCGATCAGCCTCACGTGCTTCAAAGGGTTCTTTACAGCATTTGCAAGAATACGTAGCCATCTTATCCTCAATAAAAAAGTGGGGCACCGATCTTTTTGCTAGGTGGCTTTAGCGTAGTCCTCAGGCAGACAAAAGTTAATGCAGCCCTTACTCGCTTTCTCCACTATCCGCATGCCCCACAAAGCGCACAGCACTTACATGGAGAGTTTGCTGGCGACCACGATTTGTCAATGTAACACGGTCTCTTCTATGGCCGATGTTACAGTAGGCCTTCACCTACTCCAGCGCACTCTCGATAGCATCAGCACCAGTAACGTGCTACACTATCGGCAGTACCCTGCTTGCATAGTTTTCATTATTTGAACAGCCCCAAAACGATGCGGAACTAGCTGTAGAATTAGAAACAAGTGTCCTTGTTAATTTGCTATGTAGTTATTGTAACAGTGATTTCAACTTAATGCAACCACTGTTACATCTTATTTTGATACGTAATCTCGCAGTTTCGGGCGCGGGCCTAGCTTGGTGCCGCCAGAACTTCCATATATCTGCCGGATAGTTGTGATGCGTTCGAGTGCCCGGCTCTCGAGTGCACTGCGCGCCCAGCTCTTATCTACACGAGGATGCTGTAGTTTATTGCTGGTGACGGTAATGCGTGCACCGTCACCAGCCGTCACGCCGTCATTAACGAACGCAATCAATTCGCTATTGAGCGCTGTTGCAATGCGCAACTTGTCTACCTTTGTGATGCTAGCCATTGTATACTCCTTCTGTTGCAACAATTATAGCACAGTTTTGAAGCTGTGCTACAATTATTTTCAATAATCTGCAAGCGTTTGCACACTGTAGCGCACGCCAATCTTGTTGAATGCGTCACGCACAGGTTCTGCACTGTCAATCTCGGCTTCTGCGTAGATTGTGTCACGCAACTCCTGCGAGATATCAAACTCGAACAAGTCGTAGATCTCATCGCTTGTCAGATGCTTGCAAGCTAGTGCGAAATCTTGTACAGTTTGCATGATGTTCCTTTGTTGCTATGTGTTTATTATAACGACAACGAAACACTGTGTCAACAATTATTTTCAATAATCAATTAAACTTTGAACGTTGAACTGCTTACCGATTTGTTCGAGTGCATCACGACATGGTTCGTGACTAGATGTGCGAGACATGCTATAGATCTCATCGCGAAGTGCATCACTGATTTCGAATTCGAAGAATTCAAACACTTCATCACTTGTTAGCGTCTTGCAAGCTTCTGCGAATTGTGCAATAGTTGTCGGTTGTGACATACAGTTCCTTTGTTGCTATGTGTTTATTATAACGTTAAAGAAACAGAATGTCAACACTTATTTGGCCTAAGCCTCAGCGATAGTTGTCGCTGCACCCGCCGATATCACGTACGAACAGAGGGCGTACACCACCGTTACGCTGCGTAATGCGCTGGTTGCTGTAGTACCCTGCAGGATGCTGCTGCGACGGCTGTGCGGGCTTTGTAGCCTCCTCCGTGAGCTGTTTGTAGCGTGCTGCTTCTGCCATACGTTCTGCTGGTGTGCGGGCCATCGTGTGCTCCTTGTTGCGATGTGTTATTGTAGCAGCATTGGATGCTGCTGTCTACTGTTATTTTGTACACCACTTGTCGTAGTCTGCTTGCAACTCGCCGTCGGTGGCATCCTCCGAGAGATGGCGATATCCGTCGTCAAAGTCCCCCTCTACGCCTTCCTGTTCATATGCGTCACGCATGGCCGAGATAATGTCACTTGCCATCGATTTGCGTTCTGACCTTGTAAGCATATTAGTTCCTTGTTGCGATGTATTAATTATAACGAAGAACGGTTCCTGTGTCTACCTTTATTTTAAGCCTCGCAAGGCATGATCAAGGCCACTGATTAACAGGTCCGAGACTGTACAGAGGGTCGGAGATGTAACAAGATGTAACAGTTGAAATAGTTGTTGACTGGAGCACAATTCCGTCATATAATCAATACATGCAGAACACTACAACATCAACAACAAAGCAAAATAAAGTTGCAAAAGTTGTTGACATTGGAACTGTTTCGCAGTACAATACACTTACCGCAACACACTAAGGAGTTTATCATGGCAGACAAAGGCATCCGCGTTAACGTCAATCACCAGTTCGTCACTCTCATGCCAAAGCGTGCAGAGCTTGGCAACACACGCTTCCGTGCAGAAGTTATCGGCTACGCAATGACTGAATTTGACATTAGCCTTGCATCAGCCGCAACGCATTACAACCATGCGTTCAAGGAAGCCAAGAAGGACCCCGTGCTTGCTGCACAGTTGGAAGGCTTGGGTCGTGCAGAAGACAAGAAGGGCGGACGCAAGCCCAAGGTAGCTGCTGTTGCTGCTGCCGAAGTTGTTGTGCCGGAGCAGACAGTGTTTACCGTGTGCAAGAAAGCAGACGGCACTGTTGTCGCAGAGAACATGAGCTTTGAAGATGCAACTGCGCTGGTTGCTCGTGCAAAAGCCGCAAAAAAGGCAACACTGTACTGGAAATAAGTGCTACAATGCACTACACAGGGGCTTAGGCCCCTTGTGCCACGGAAACAGGAGGGTTTATGGTCACAGTTTACTTAGTCGACGGCAATACGCATGTGCATTTACCATCCTCGGCGTGGGGCCATGCGGTCAGGGAGAAGCTATCCGAGATGGGGCACACCGTGCAGGCCACAGAGCTGAACTGGGCCCTGAACACCCGAGACAATCAGGAAATGCTGCGTATGTCGCGTCTTTTAGATTCAACCGGGCTCTAGGAAGGTCAATTTCAGATCCTAATCTGAAAAGGTAATCTGATAGTCGGGATTGCATGCCAATGCGTCGGCGTGAAAGCATATCAGATTATCTATAAAGCAACGCTATTAGTGGGCGCTGGTACTAACCATATGTTACGCATAATAGACTTGCTGCCACTCTTCAACGACCGTAGCGGCTACTCGGCGACCGGAGGCGCGGTAGCATACCGTTGAATGTGTTCTGTATTTATAGTGACCCTACCTTCACAAACCCCGCGTAGAGTATATCATTGCTTGCTTAAATCGTTAGTGCCGTGCTGATGCATCTTGTGTAGCAACGGTGCCAGCTTACGGGCGTCCTCGCGTTGATCAAAAGTCTGCCCGACTGTTAACTGCGAGAAGACTTCAACTGCTCGCACTACGAGTTCTTTCTGTTCAGGCGATAAGACGATTGCGTAATAATCCATAGTCGTAGTATAGCACACCTCGGCACAGAAGTCAACGATCGATCAGCATACTAACCGAGAACCTGCCGTAGGAATGTAATTTAGAATTTGGAATCTGAAAAGGAAACCTGTCTTGGAGAATTAGGATTGCAACACTCGCAGCAATACTCATCCAATGCATCCAATGTGCTCTTCAATGTCATTGGAGGCCTAGGTTGCTTATCCATCTCCTTGTCAGCCCAATAGAAGAATGCCATGCACAGTACACACAGCAAAGAGACACCTAGGTGTGCAGTGAACAGCCCTGCAATACCTAGGATAGCGTAGATAGCCAGTATGAATTTCATTCGACGTACAACTCTTTGTTGCGATAAGCATGACCCAGCAGTTCTACGATAACCTTGAAGACTCGCACTGTGCTGTCTTCGAAGATTGTTGCCAGTTTCTCCATGTCTGGGATATCGTCCCACGCCACGCGATACTCCTGCCCCATGGCGCGTACTTCGCAGCCAACAAGGCATGGCTCAACTACAACAGGGATGCGACTGTTGTCAGAATATACAATGTCTTTGTGTAATGTATGTGTAATCATAATGTATTATACCCGATTTACTTCCAAAGGACAACCAGTCTGTTCAATAATTGGCATAGCATAATCGATGCCCACGGCACGCCATACTGCCACATAGCTGTTATACAGTTGCTCGGACATGCTGTCTACATCTACTACTCCATCCTTATCACAATCGAATGTGAAGCCACGGCCGCTATTGACAAGTGATTGAAATCGTAGTATGTACATAATGCACCTATGAAGAACTTACTTTAGTGACCTCTTGATGCTCTACAATGCAGCGAGCACGCGGCTCTGTACTCCACACAAACAACAATGGTTTGTCCAGCACAACCGTGTGCATAACACGTCCTCCGTATGCTACACGACTAGACTCCACCTTGCCCGCTACAGCATGCTCAAGGTAAGTTGCTTCAATATGCAGTCCTGCCAAGTCCCATTGCATGCTATACTCCTTGTTGCGATGTATTGATTATAACACAGGAAAGGGGCACATGGCCCCTTTATTTTGCATTCTTGTTTACAGTGTGATACCCACTTTGGCAGCGTTGGCTTTAAACGTAGCACGTGCCAACTGCCTGTCATGCCCTGTTGCAAGCATGATCGCTGCAATCATTGCGTCATGTGTCTGCCCTTGTGTACGTCCTGCAAGCATGATCGCACGTGCCACAGCCGCTTTGCTTACACCTGCAGCAAACGTTGGCTTGGGTGTCACGGGTGCTGTGCCGATTGTGAAACTGGTGCGTGCTTGCTGCACAATGGGTGCTACTGGTGCACGGACCGCTGCTTCGATTACTGCAGGGTGGTTGGCTTCCTTCTTAACAATTGGTGTTGCCAATGTGCGACCTTGAATGCCGACGATGCTGTATGCACATGTCTGGTTGGTGATACCCATACCGTGTTTCCAACGGATAGCATTGCCGCTTTGGATTCCCCTGTGACGCTGCTCAGACAACCGAACCTTGTGACCCGTTGTGGTTGTGTATTCGTATGTGGTACCCTTACCGTACACCACATCTTCTTTGTGCCGTGTAGCACCACTGCCGCCAAGCCTCACACAAACACGCTCCCAGCCGCTGTCGTGTCCGCGACCCAGCGAGGGGTTCTTGAAGCAGACAATGTGTGCAATTTCATGCGGCACAGTGTTGTTGATTACGTGGTCGAATGCCTCACGTGTAAGCATGTCGCGGTTGAAGCGCATGTACATTTGTGCACCACGCTGGCATGCCATACCTGCTGCACGACCTTTAAGATCGAAGCGGATTGACACATGGGACAGATCCATGCTGTACAATGCACTTGCAGTTGCTAGTACTGCTTTGCACTTATCCAAAACTTGTTGCTGCGGTGTAGTCATTTGCTGCTTTCTACTGTTTGTTGCTATGTATTGATTATAACGCAAACCGGTTCCGCTGTCTACTACTATTTCGCAGCAGGTGGAATTCCGTACAGTGCAACCTTGCGATAGCCACGTGGCTTGCAGATACGCAGATCAGTGCATTGTGCTACCTTAGCGTGGGCGTGTGCGGCACTGTAGTCGTAGTCAAAGTACTTGCCCTCAGTGTTACCCTTGTCTGTGGGGTCTGCAGCATACACGGTACCCAGCATGCATTCCCAAATGAGCTTGCGGTGCTTCTTAGTAACAGTCGCTTTCTTCTTACCGCCTGCAAAGGGATGACGAACCTGGCCGCTGATTGCAGTAATAATTGGATTAAGCATGATGTGTCCTTTGTGTTCCTATGCGTGTATTATAACGCATAGGAACCATCCTGTCAATCCCTTTATTTGGGATATTTTGCGTACCATGCAGTAAGGAATTCTTCCCCTACATCAAAGCTAACATAGTTGTCGCCTTGCATGCCTTGCTCGCTGTAGTCAACGTCTGCAAAGGGGAGTCCGAGGCTTCCCAGATACGCATTAAGCCCAACATCGAATCCCTTGTCAGTGTAGATCAATCCGTCGCGGTCTGGGCGCCACGTGTCTGTGTTAAAGTGTACGCACAGCTCTCCGAATGTAGCTTCGTCGTTGACATAGCCCAATTTGAGCTCTGTAATACCCACAGGCTTAGCAATGTCTGACCAGTATCCTTGCCCGCTTGTGTGCAATGTAGTAATAGCAGGCCGGGTGTCGTTGTCCTTAACGTTCCAATCTGTGTGCATGTCGTTCAGCAGTGTCATATACTTCCTTTGTTGCTATGTGTTTATTATAGCGCAGTTGGAACCGATTGTCAACCCAGTATAGCAATCAGTACGCAAATAATTCCAAATACAGGATGCCCTGTTTGCGCAATCTGAATACCTGCAATGAACAGACAGAGCCCCTTCATTACCACACCTCACACATGTTGGGCCACTTGTCAGTAGCTTCGAGGATGTTCAGTGCACGTTCCCCTGCGTTGTACGCAAGGTCTTCTGTGGACCACACAGGGGCACTGGTGCAGGTGTTAGCAATGTACTCGTTACCCGGCACACCACGGTATGTGGTAAAGCTTACGCTCCACTTCTTGTTAACGTGTTGCACCACTTCGCCCATCTCTGTACGCATGTTGATTCCTTTGTTGCTTGTATGTATTATAACAATGAAAGACTACCTAGTCAATCATTAAGAATAAACATTTGATAACCTGCCAGCTTGGGGAAATAGCGCAGTGTACCGGCTGTGGGATGCAATACCCACGCAGTGATGTCTTGATCGTTGTCTCGGGATGTCTCTACCAAGTGCCAGCGGCTAGTAGCGAGGGTCTTTGAGCTAACCAGCGCAAGTCCTACGTCACATGCATCGTCGTACAGTGGGAGGAAGTTGATGTGACCCAGGTCGCTCATCTCCGCTACGAACCGCTTGATTGCCTTGTCGTGTGTGAACACGTTAGTCTTGACAGTGTGCGTTGTAAGTAACATAATACTTCCTTTGTTGCTATATGTTTATTATAACGCACAGGAACCGGCCTGTCAACCCATTTATGCTATAAAAGTATTGACTCGAATATATGGCCCACCGGGCCCGCACCGCCCTGGCAAGCAAGCATCAGTATCAGTAACACGGACTTCATTGTCGAATCCGGCCAGCTGCAAATTCTTTTGGGCTACAGCAGCAATCTCGGATGCATAGACTGTCTGGTATGTGACAACACGCGAGGGTCCATCAAATCGACCCCACTTAACCTGGTCAGTCCATGTGCGCCGCTTGTGGTGCTTCAGTTCGTCGAATGCTGCATTGATTGCTGCACGAACCTGCAATGTATTGCCTGCTTGCATTTGTGTCCCTTTGTCTGTTGCGATGTGTATATTGTAACAGGGAGGTTAGTCCCTGTCAATCCACTTTACGAAACTTTCGCAATCTTGCCGTCAACCATCTTCACAGTTGCGAACCACTTACGCTGGGTTGCACTGGGGCCCACAACGCAGAACTCGCCGTCCCGCTTGTACTCGGCACCGAACAAGCTTGTCTCGTTGTAGCCCAAGGGCTTGCCAACGCTAGCCTTGAGGTCCTTCTTCGTTGCGTAGCCAGATGCTGCAAGTGTCATGCTATACTCCTGTAGTTGTGGGATTAGAGGCCGCAGCCTGTCTTGAACCACTGTGGGACAACCTTGATGTCCCAGACAGCGTTACAGATCCGGCGCTTGTTCTTACGTTGACTCATCATCTACTCCTTGTTGTTAAGCGTTAATTATAACGCAGTTGGAACCAGTTGTCTACTGTTATTTCTTTGCCAGGCGGATGCAAAGTGCCTTGCCGTTGCCTGTCCAGTACCTGCGTTGGATAAAGTACCCAGTGAGGTAGCGATCGCCGAACAGTTCCTTCAGGGATTTTTCCAGCACCTGTTGCTGCTTTGGTGAGGATTCGAATACAACTGAAGCAAACCACATCTTCAACCGGCGCGTATTCTTGCGCGGGTCGCTGAAGATTTGGCCATCATTATTAAAGCCTGCACGCTTTAGTGCTGTGCGAAACTTGCCCGAATCACTTTGAGACTTAATCATTGTGTACTCCTTGTTGCGATGTGCTATTATAACGCAGTTGGAACCAGTTGTCTACTGTTATCGTGCCTTGTTGAAAGTCAGGGTGTTCCCTGCGAAATTCTCGAGAACGATCTCCCCATCCTCGAGTTCACCGTCGATGTCAGTCACAGGCCCTTCCGAGGTGTCATCGTTCTCGGGCTCCTCTGCGGCGGGATCCGAGATCTGGGATTCGAGAGCTGCCTTCCAATCCGGGTTGTTTCGGCTTCCAATCCATTCAATCATTGCTTCAATGCATCCAGAATTGTCTTCCAGGAATGCGTGCAATGTGCTGGCGCTCCAGCTGCCGTCGTAGCCTAATGCGCGTGCTAATTTCTCGAAGGCGTTAACACCCCGCACGCCTTCCATACAATGCATCTTGTTCTCATCCATGTACTGTGCTAACACGTCTGACAAATCACGTTTTGCGGGCATTGTGTGCTCCTTGTTGCGTTAATGTATTATACTGTGTAGGATGGAACCTGTCAATAGTCTGCCAGAAATTCCCCTGCATCATTGAAACATACATAACACATAACAGGCTCGCAGTTATCGTCGCCACCGAATGTTACCCAGTACGCAAATTTACCGGTAGTAGTCATGCCCTTAAATTGTGCAGTAAGGATGATTTCACCGTAATAACCACTACGGGTGAAAGCGTTAATGATAGTTTGCGGAAGTAGACACATCGCTGTTTCCACCATTGTTTTCGTAATAAGCATGTTAGGCTCTTGTTTGTGTATATGCGTATAGTGTACATTACTTACGCACAAAGGTCAATCCATCTTTCAGAATTATCTTTGTTATTTTGCTATGTGAATTCAGGTGAGATGTTTGTGTACTATACTCGTCTGGTATAGTTGTTTTTAGACCGAAATCAGGTGGATTTATAAGGCAAAAATGAGCAACTGTGTTAGCATGTGTGCCACTACTGTAAACACACCTATAACTCCAATTGCAGCCCACCATGCACACTCTCGGACTCTATCGTTACCTGCCACGACCTTTGTCTCTGATTCTTCTAACCAAACCATCAATTTCTCTTGTGTCCAGAAGACTGCACGCCAGAAAATCAATCCGATTATGATAGTTGCTATGATATGTAACATACGAACTCCTGTGTAGCTGTATGTTCATATTTATCAATTGGTACCCCACCCTGGATTCGAACCAGTGTCTTCAAGCTTTACCACACTAGGCACCACAGCAACCGGCCGATCACTGCAATGTTAATCCCAATGTCATTGATGCGTATTGACTAGTATATCAACACCTCGCCTGACGTTCTAGACCGCTGAACTAAAGGGGCTAAACTTTGTTTGGGAATTGCGCTGCCATCTGCTTGCCTTCTCCGACAGTCCGCCTAGTCTTCTTCGCGTATCTGCTACGATACACTCTTCCTAGTGGCTGTTCACGACCGACTTCAGTATACAGGCACAATTCCCAAACAAGGCTTGGGAGCCTTGTTTGTACTTACCGCTACGGCTTACGCAGTAACAGCTTCTGCAGGTGCAGCTTCAGTGGTAGCCACTTCAGTGGTAGCTGCGACTGGCATGTCAACCACTACCTTGATAGCCAGCTTGACCTTGCCCTTGGCAGCAGCTTCAGCAATCATTGCTTCAGCAGCAGCCTTGCTCAGACCAGTTGCAACCACATCGCCGGACTTGGCCTTCACCACGTCAACCAAGTGGATGGGCTTGCGTCCGCCCTTCTTGTCTTCGGGGCGACCCAGGCCCTTCACAGCTTCTGGGCTTGCTTCACGCACGGTCTTCAGTGCGTGGTTGTAATGGGTTGCAGCGGATGCAACGCTGATACCAAAACCCATGATCGCCTGGTCCATCACTTCCCGACGGAATGCGATGTTGCCCAGTTCAGCCAAACGTGGCAGGGTTGCGTTGAAAGTAGCGATAGTGAAAGCACGGATACCTTGTGTCATAATAGACTCCTAAGTTGATAATAAAGTAAACTAACTTATGTGCAGCTTGCTTGTTTGTTACTGCTTGCTGTCCATGTATTGATTATAACGCAGGAAGAGTTGCTTGTCTACAGATTTCTGCAGATATTTTAGCCAAAAGAAAACCACCCTAAGGTGGCTTCTTATTACCCGTTTTGGATGTTAAGCAAAGATCTTGCTTTGAACACCTGCAACGTCTCTACGGCTAATAGCATATGCAGTACGGCCAGCTGTGTTTTTTTGCTTGCGTACTACTAAGCCCGAGTCACGCATTGAACTAACGACAGCACGTAGATTCATGATGCCGTAGGTTTCGCGGGCTTGAGCTTCGGACAATGCCCGACCTGTGCCTCGCAGATGTTGCTCGACGAAGGACTTTTGGGTAGAGGTAAGGGTTGTGAATGACATAAATGTGTCTCCTGTTTAAGTTATGCATTCATTATAGCAGCCTCGCAACGAATAGTCAAGAAAAAGCGGTCCGAAGACCGCCCTTGTTAGATAGTTGCTTAGACTATCGTGATGCCATGTAGTTGATTAGGTTGTTGGCATTAGGTACACCCAATCCTGTCGAAATGTCATATCCTTCATTAGCATGTGCTCCAACTATAACATCATCTAATGAAGATGCATAGGTGCCGCGCACACTAGCGACGTTGGTGTATAACGATGAAACGAACTCTGTACTCTTCATGCTGCCCGCAATACGCATAGCATTAGTGATTGCCACAATGCCTGCCCACATAGGTGCCGCTGCACTAGTACCACCACCACCATACCATCCACAGCCACTTTCACCCTTCGCTGCTACGCAAGTTGAGTCGTCAAATCCAGTCTTAGCATTTGGCTTGATGTAGACTGCCACCGGTGTTCCAGCAACAAGTGATACGTCTGGTACATTCCTGTTTGCAGCCTTCATGTGGTTTGCTTGCCAACTAGGTGCAGGAAACGATTTAGAAACTCCGCCTCCTGACAATGGCCATGCAGTGTCTTTGCCAGCTGGACCATATGCATTCGTGCCGCCGACTGCCATTACCTTAGGGCTAATGGATGGCCACTGTAGAACTGCACGGTCGCCGGATGCCGCTACAAATGTTGCCGAACCAGCGAACATAGTGTCCACGGTTTGCCAATATTTTGCTGCTGTTGCCGCATCGTCGCATGTAGAAACATACTTCACAGTAGGTTGTCCGGGCTTGCGTGTACATTGTTGTGAAGTCTCATTGACACCCCACGACATTGAAACAACGTCGGCTCCCACGCTACTTGCATACTTTGCCGCATTACCGAGTGCACCAACAAAGATGCTGGGTGCTTGAATTACCAATATGCTTGCTTGTGGTGCAATTGCGTGCGCCCACTCAATGTCCATAGTGGATTCCATCATCCATGGTGCTGTTGCCGGCCCACCTTGTGGAACCATCTTAGTCACCCGACCAAAACTATCCACGTTAATGACTTGCAATGTACACCCGCGGCCTGTAGGTGGATGCGATACAGTCGTCCCCGTGTAGCCTGTAGGCAACTGGGTATATACTGTAGGCACTGTGGTGCATTGTGGTAGGTTGTATTTGGCCGAGAATGCCTGCAAATTTGCAGCCAAGTCCGGGTTATTGTAGGCGCTGATGATTGCAATCAGCTGGCCACTGCCTTGTGCAGCGGGTGTATTGGGCAAACTGTCGAATCCATATCGTGTGCGAACTTGTGCAGGCGTCATATAGAGCACTGTACTTTCAACACTACCAAATGGCTCCGCGCCCACTTCTTCTGCTTCTGCAAGAGTCACAGCTTCCGGTGCTGCAACGATAGTGGCTTCCATAGCGCCACCACATCCAAGTAGCATACTAGATGCTACAAGGACTACCGATAAAAGACTAACTTTCATGATTACTCCTGGTTTGTTACTAACATTTAGATTATAACACTGTCAATCTACCGTGTCAATCAAAATAATAGGCCCCGAAGGGCCTATTATTTAGTACATGCATGCGTTATGCTAGTGCAATCCCGCGACGCTCGGCTTCCTGCTGCTTACGTTGCAACAGACGCTTGAACTTAGCTTCCTTAGTCAAACACGTAGCTTCCGCCATTTCATACCAGCCCACAGGGTCCGCTTTCATGAAGTCTGCGATCTTCTTAACCATACGCAGTGACACTTCCCGCAGATACTCTGCATTGTCTGTAGTAAAAGCCACAATGTCTGCTTCCTGCTGTGCACTGAAGTCGAACTGTGTCAACATACCATCGCGCACGATCTGCTTGATACGCAACAGCTTGTCACGCAGGCTACCAATCTCCAAGTCCAAGTAATGGCAGCGTGACATGATAGCTGACAAGTGTGCAGCGATACGCGAGCCCTTAGCAATGCTGCGATCAAAGTCAATGTTGGACAAGAACAAGATGCTGCCTTCGAAGTCGAACGCTTCAGGGATGTCTTCGACAGCCAATACACGCGATTCCTTGTTCCAGCAAATGCGACGCTTGTCTCCGCTGTTCAATGCAGCTTTCAGCAAGTTAAGGCATTCTTCTTCAAACAACACGCCGTCGCAGTCATCGAACACCAGCACCTGCTTTGCAGAGCGGTTGTGGTACAGCTTCTGATACAGCCCGATGCTGCTAACGCCGCCGCTTACAACTTCGAACAGTGGATCCTTGCCTTCCAGCGTGCGGAACATGTTAGCTGCTGCGAGTTGCTTTTCAACTCCAAAGCTTTTGCCAATGCCGGGTGGGCCGCTAACAACGAGTCCACGCACAATGCCGCTGGATGCCGCATCCGTGATCTTATCCAGCATGTCGAACGTAGAAGCAATACGCTCCATAGCTTCGTCTTCTGTTTCAGACTCCATGAACACTGCTTCGAAGTCCGTCTCTGGAGCATCTACTGCTGCAACTGCGCCCGGCACAACGATGTGCGCTGGCAAGTCTGCACCTGTGGCATCCAGCAGCTTGAATGCGTCTGCTTCAACTTGCACACGTTGCACCATTGGAGTGCCTGCGTCGTGATTGATGTTCTTGATTGTAACAAAGCCGCCACGGGCACCATCAACAAATCCCTTAACCAACGGATACACGCCGCTGATAACTTTGCCACGATAAACGCCTTTTGTAATGCTGACTTGGATATGGGACATCTGTAAACTTCCTTAGTGTGTTGCGATGTATGTATTATAAGGTCAAACAGTCTTTTGGTCTACTGTTATTTGGTCTATATGAACAAATCGATCAAGTAAAGCAGGACCGAGATCACGCTTGGTTACTTCTTCTCGGAGGTAAACCAACCACTCGGGGATAACCCAGCCAGACTCTGTGAGGACAGCATGATGCTCTTCCAGCACAATGACATCCTTGAGTTGTATCCCTGTTAGTAACATGTTAGGCGTGTGTCAGGTAGTATGCAGCAATCTGCAGCTTCAGTTGGCCGATGCCCTGCAACACCTCTTGATGCTGAGCTGCAACATACTTAGACGTTGCACGACTAGGCACTGTGTTCTTCAGGTTAGTGCGAAAGTCTACATTCGTAAACTCAAACACAGGCCCACTACGCTTGCCCACTTGCACAGATGTGACTACACAGCCGCTATACACCTTGTGTGTAACAACTTCTGCAGTGCGACCATCGGCGAGTGCAATGCGATCTTCAGCACGCCAGTTACCGTGCCAATCCTTTTCCACTACAGTCATAACCTACTCCTTGTTGCTAAGTGTTTATTATAACACAGTTAAGCAGCAGGTACCTCCATTTTTACGAGTTTGTGAAACTCTTCCTTGCCCTCGAGCTTGATTTCTTCGAACTCGAAGCGATACTCCTCGCCGGAGTCTTCGTCGTGTGCTTGGAAGCAACCTGCATCCATATCGCAGAAGTCCATGCGGAGCCATAGCCCAGCAGGAGTGACGTAGAAGCATGCCTGCTCTGCTGCGTCGGCAATTTGATCAACTGTGGGTGTTGTCATGATGTGTTCCTTGTTGCTAAGTGTTTATTATAACAGGGAGTTACCTCCCTGCCAACCTTTATTAAGGGGTGTACTTTGGGTCGAAACTAATCAACGCAACATCCTTACTAGGTCCACGGTTCGCAGCACTATCCAACCGTATCTTGATTGTGGGTTGCTTCATAGTGCCACCGAGCGTGATAAAGCACTTCTTGCCTTTCAAGTCGTGTTTCACTGTGTGCTCAATCTTCAGGTATCCACCAACACATGCACCCATGCCTGCTACGCGCTGCCGGAGTGTGAACTCCTTTGGCAGTGGATTGCCGAACCGCCATGGTGCAAGTGTGACACTGTTGTCATCTGCTGCCGTAATGCATACGTCAATGCCTGAGGATATACAAGCATTGAAATGATTCTCAATTGCTTTGCTTGCGATAGCGTTAGGGTTAAACTGTAGTTCCATAATGTACTCCTTGTTGCGATGTATTGATTATAACAAGGAAAAGGTTCCTTGTCTACCTTTAATCGCCAGAATCGATCTGATATGTGTCGCCACAATGCGTACACTTGTAGTCAGTGCGGCAGCGCCCTGCGTTTGTGCCAGCATAGTCGTGCCAGCAGCCATCTCCTGCAGCATTAGGCTTAACATGCCCCTTAGGCGAGCCAAACATGTATTGGCCTCCACAATTGTTGCATCGCACAGTATCGTTAGCGAGGTTGTAGCCTGCAATCACATTCTTGTACTTCTTCTGGTACTCATTAGCACCTACTTCCATCGTACCATCACAAACCGGGCAACGGCAACGCCCTGCGGGGATGTCTGCGTCTGCAATACGTGTGATAGTGGATGTAGTGACTTGCATACTAGACCGCCTTCCAACCAAAGGAGCAGCACAACAGTTTCGCGCCGTTGGCTTCAACAATGTCCCCTACGCTAAGAGACCGACCACGTCCGTAAGCTTCTTCGCGCTCATCCTGCCGATTTGGATTGTTAGTGAGATCGAACATCTCGTCGGCAATAATTTCCACTGTGTGTGTTTTGCCTTCCCCGATGCCGTCTACAACAACTGCCTCGTAGCCACCTTCAGCAATCATCTTGCGGGCTTGCTCGAGCTGATTATCCATGCCGCCTGTGTACATGTTAATCATCAGTTCTGGCTTCAACATGTGCAAAATTACTTGTGTCATCTGCTACTCCTTGTTACTTGTATGTATTATATGGCAGAACTGAAGCCAAGTCAACAATTAAAGTGATGCTGTTGAAACTACTACTGGCGTGCCTTCCTTCTCGTATAGGACCACTGAGATCATGTGCTCTTTCTTGCGAGGTGCACAAATGATCTTAATTGCTGCCAGCTTTGCAGCATACAGTGAGTCGGCAGTAACTTCCCAAGTCTTGCCGTTGTAGAAACACATATACTTGTTCATTTCATACCTTTCAATGCTGCCCGATGTACACGAGCGAATACCTTGTTAGCTACCCACAACCAATCATCATGCTTAATGGATGCTGGGCGCACATAACCGGGTGCGAAGTTCCACGAATCGTTGTAGTGATCAGTAATGAGATACTCTGTCTCTACACACCATATGTACACTGCATCAATGAGCTGTTCCTTGAAGTCCTTCCACGTAGCAAGTGACTCACAGTTGCGATAGTCGCAGCGCACTGGCATACCACGCAGTACACGCTCCATCAAACGCTCACCTTCACAGTCAAATGGGTGGAATGTGTCTGTAGTAAACATCACATCACTGAAAGCGTGAGCATGCTCTTGCATCTCGAACTGAGTGTGCTTTACAACGATCCTGCGCAGTTCTTTAACCACTGCACTCCAATTACCGTTTACTGTACGCATGCATTGCTCCTTGTTGTGCTTATTATAGCACAAATTATTACGACAAGATGATGCGCCCGTAACGATTGTGAAACTCGTGGAAGGTTGTAAGCTCGCGGTGCTGAATCGGAAGGTTCAGATGAATGCCACCTAGCATATAGCGAGCAACCGCTACCGGAAAGATCGTCTCGCTGAAGTAGGGAGGCAATGACGCTAGTTTAGCCTCGAGATCGTCTCGCCCCATTGCAAGCATAACTCGACAATCAAACACGTCGACCTTGCCCTGAACAGAAGTAATTGTGGGGTAGCTACAGACTATGTCACCGTCAGCCATCGCTGTGTCAGGACGTGCCCAGTTCGCATGGATGTACGTGAACAAGTGATCCCACGCATCATTGCATTGTTGAAGCCATTCTGCTGGGTACGGCTGGTTGTGTTTGTTCACATACGCACGAACCGGGTTAGGCGGAATTGTCGACAACAGTTGCAATACGTGTATGTGCTTGGAGTACTTCATGATGATCCTTTGTTGCTATGTGTTTATTATAACACTAGGATGGCACCAAGTCAACTCATTATTCAAATTGTTTCCGAAACGCCGCATACACCTCGTTACGTGTGACACCGGCACGTTGCATCGTGTCGCTGTACTCGCCGAGGGCATCCTCAATGTCAGCGATGTCACCAGCAGCTCGCACATGGGCCATCCATTGATTGATACCCTTAACGATCTTTGCTACTGCTTCGTTGTTCATATGCACCTTAGAAGGAATCATAAACCCACACACCATCACGTTTGTGTGTAGGAATGTCGCCACAGAACTCCCCGAAGAAACCCTTCTGCAAGTTAGACCACGCAAGTCCGTCTACGATCTTAGTGATCACACCGTATAGGAATGTGCCATCAAACTCTGGGTCTGCACAGCACTTGTCACCTACTTGTGGAACTTGCATATGTACTCCTTGTTGCGATGTATGTATTATAACACATAGCTATCATTGAGCAACCATTAATAGAAATTTATGATAGCTTGCCTATCAGCATTGCATGTCATCTGTATTACTAGCCGCAATCTAGTTAGGAGTGGGGTGATTTAACATGCGTGTCCGGTAGGGCCAACCACCTCAGCATCAACGTGTCAGATACAGAACCTAACGTCAACACCTGAACTAGACCCTACTAAGCTCAAACTATCATTAACGTGATAGCGAGCATTATTTAACAGTCGGGATCAAAGTCATGCCATTCCTGAGCTTCATCGGGTTGACCATCATCATCTTCATCGTCGAGCCCCATTCCATCAACAAGATCGTTTGCACGACACATCTCTTCGACATCGTCTTCGCTTAAAGCGTTGAGAGCCATAGTCATGATCTCCTTAGGATCATAGGATCCTTCGTCAACCATTTCCAACAGTTTGTTTGTGTACTTGCGGCTCATGATGACTCCTTATGCTTGCAGAACGTGCTGTGCAACAATGCGAGCAGCTTCTTCAATGCCGTCAGTCGGAACGATAACACCCATCTCGATGAGATTGAAACACAGGTCGCTGCCATCTTCCACGCCGTAGATTTCAGCACGCTTGCCTACGTCTGTACAGAACTGTTCCTTACTTGCCATGATGTACTCCTTGTTGCGATATATGTATTATAGCGCAATAGTGATTCCAGGTCTACACCTTTTTGCTGTGCTCTTTAATCATCGAGTCCAACCAAGCACTGCGAGCCTTCTGCATCTTGCGGCCCTTGTTGTAGCGGTAGTCTGCATCAATTGCATCACGCAATTCTGGATACTCAGCTTCCATCCAGTCCCTGAATGTTGTGTGGCGCTCGAGGCGAGCATTAATGATCTTGCGGCACTCCCTTATCACAAAGTGATTGCAAGTAGTGTGATTCAATGCCCAGCAGATGTATTCAAACTGGCCATGGCTGTCAATGTGTGTATCAGAGAGATACTTCTTCGCATCTGTGAATGCTCGCGCTATATCTTTGCGTGTAACCTTCATGTCAATCTCCCTTAGCCGTAAATTCAACAATCATTGAGTCCAGCCAGCGTTGGCGATACTCTTGAATATTGATATCATCAATAGCAGCAGGATGAACTCCTGCTTCGTGGATGAGCCAGGCTTCAATATCAAACCGCCCATTGATCCGTTTGCTGATCATGTTCCTGATGCGCACACCTGTGAGTCGCTTACCCATATCCTCACAAACCTCCCGCACCTGATCACAGATAAACGGTGATGTTCCACGGGTATCAGCATCCTTTGGTAGACGCCGCTTTACTGCACGCAAAATTGTTGATGTACGCATGTTAATCCTTAATATGTGTAGTGTGACTGATCATAGTGCTGAACCGTTGTGCTAAAGTAATGCGGGCTAATCTTGTGCCTTACGTTATTATATACTTTTTTTCCGTCTTTGCATAGATGTTGATTACTAGAAAGAAACATGATCTCAGCATCAGACATATTGATGTCGCGTGTGTGATTACACTTAATGCATGAAAGCCTGTAGTTCTCCATCCTGTCAACACCACCAAAGGCCTTAGGGATGATGTGATCTACACTGTACCTTTCCACTGTACAACCATCCATATGTGCAAATGTATTAAACACAGCAGGATCTTTCTTAGCCTGCATAGTAATAACAGCGTTGACTTCACGTTGGCAGCACCAGCAGCGCAACGCCCTACCTTGCGATAGGTAATGTATGACCAGCTTTAAAAGCTCACTAGTGCTCTTCGATCGCTTAAACAGTTTTAACCCATCGGGTACGCTATGCTGCTCGTGGTATATATCTATGATCGCCATGATAGTCTCTAAAGCGGTTGATACCTTATTATAGCATAGCACACACTCAAAGTAAAGCGATATCTACAGCCTCGCAATCTGTCTGCAGAGTCTTAAGAACCGTTTGCGAGGCTTAGTGCTTAGGTTAGACAGAATCACTATAAGAATCAATGCTCTTACGGCCCACCTCGGATAAGAGCACGATACCTAAGATTTTACTGCCGAGGCTAAACGATACCTTAGACACCTTAGGGCACAATCCTCGCATTAACCCACGTGGCCGTACTACGATCACAAGACCAGCCCTCCGAGGTTGAAAGCCACCAACCACCAGATCAAACGCTGTTGGCCATACGCCACACCGAAGCGGAACCGATTCCACGTTTCGTTGCATGAAACTCACAGTAGCAAGAAAACCACACTATGTTGGTAAGCACTTACTAACCGATCGAAATCCGCACTGTGAAATTCTTATGAAATCCGAAACTCTTTATCGAAATTCACAGAAAACCACAGTGTGAAATTCATAGAAACTCTATGTAGTAAAGAAACGTATAGTAAAGAAGTTCATGATCTCTACTATAGTATAAAGTTGCTAGCGGCGAACAGAGACGGACCGGTGTACAGGCCTTACTGTATGTAATCTTTTACAGTGACTGTTCTGCTCCCGCTAGCGTGCCCTACCATTATAACTGTTGGCATAAGCACAGTCTAGTGGTTTAACTAAGGTTTCCAATGTGGTATGCATAGCATAGTATGCTAAGAAAAGCTTTGATCGTAGTGAAAAGTTTAGATTCACACAGTGCAAGATCTTGATTCTATGCTTCGAATCGTGGAAATCTTAGCATAATATTGCGCACATAAGGATTCCACAGTGAAAAGCTATAGGGCATCGAATCGATAACCATAAGCCAAAGTGAATTAAAGTGGAAAGGATTTCACATATACGCATACGCCACGGCGCACTGATGTGGGCATTGCGCCGCATATTGGCACCTAGACCGCCCTTTAGGCGCATAGGCAGGAATCTGCCGCCAAAACCTCCCGTAGGATTCCTATTTGAAAAGGGCACCTAGGATTCCAAATCTGATTTCCAAATCTGACCGTGAAATTCACACAGGATTCCTATCTTAGACCTATGGGGGCTTTCCCTTTTTCATTCTATTTCCTGGAGAGAGGCCTCTGCAAATAACCTTTAAACCGCTACGTCCAATTAAGTCTTTTTCTATAGCATACTATGCTATCATTCTCACTATTCAAGCAATATTATGCTAAGGTTCTTTACTGTACATGTTTCGTACACAGTGTATTTTTCCTTAGTGGGATTCTGTGATCGATATGTCTTCTATACTAAGTCTTAGTATAATTGTTTCATGATCATGCATTTTTAAGCGATAGCCTGCATGTAGCTTATTGAAGAGTGTTTCCATTAGGCCGCTGTTGTGATCGAAGTTACTCACTATAGTATAGAATCTATCTACATCTTTCCTATGTATGAATACACTATAGTTCTTTGTAATATCATTCATTTTCGTTCTCTTTATTCAGAATAAGCGGTGACATTGCGTTGATGTGTGTCTCGCTCTACATATCTGAATTTTAGCTTAATTATGGTCGATTCTTCGGGTGATAGTGTGATATAAAACCACTGAGCTGATAGGCCGTGGCTGCACATTGTGAGTTGTGATTCGTTGGATACTATCTTGTTGAACTCGGGGATTTCATCATTACTAAGGAATGCCAAATAGTGGAGTTTACTCATAACAATACTATAGCACAAATATGATTGATGAGCTATTGGGTGGGTCTATATGTATTAATGAGATTAGGTTCGAATTTTAGCGTAATTATGGTCAATTCCTCGTCTGATAGTAGTACATTAAACCAGGCACCGTGTGGGAAGTAATCTATTAAGTTGTGGTGTACTTGATGCTCTTCGCACACTACATTATTGAATCCTTGTGCGGAATTATGGTCAAGAAATATCTTATGCATTTTAATACTCATGGATATCCCCTAACATTTCCCGGAAATATGGAGGCATTCTTTGTGCTGCTAAGTGTTTGAATACTAGAAACACTGCGGTAGCTTCTTCGTCATACAGCACAACTCTATACCATTGTGGAACATCGCTTATCGAAGTTTTATGTCTGTGACATGGTGCGACAAGTTCATTAAAGCGAGACACAGTTGTTTCATCTAAGTATATAAGACAATCTATCACAGTTTCAATCCCAGCCATTTACCTACATACTTGTGGCGGAGAGCTATCACTTCGCCTGTCATCCTTGCCTTATATCCTGCATCATTAATACTAAGTGATACATCAGTTAATACTATATCGCTAATACTAAGTTTCAGCAATACTAGGTCTTCTGGGGTTGCTCTGATACTGAATGTGGATGTGATTGTACCGGTTGCTTGATCTGAGGCATAGTATGTCAGCCTCAGGGTTGACAATACATCGGCAAGCTCGTTACACCTTTCGGTTTGTACTGTTATTTCTATTTCGCGTGTATTGTTCATTTTGGATCGCTAAAGTGCTTGGTGAGAAGTTGGACGCCTTCTCCTTCATTTACTCTGATATGTTTGAAGATGAGACACACTACTGTGGCTTCTTCGTCTGTTAGCTTTACTGCACGCCAGCGTCTTACCCAGCCTGTATTCTCATCCTTAAGTCTGCGTGATGGCTCCACAATACTATTGAATTGATCTAGTGTGTGGTCGCCAAAGTCTATGATATAAGTTTTCATACCATTGCTCTTACTTTTTCTAATGCCTTAGTTCGAAGATCTGTAGCATCGTCTTTCCTGTTTAGTATTACACAATCGATTGAGAGTTGGAGCATTAGTTCATCTTCTCCACTCATTAGTGTATCATAACAAACTGGTACGTACTCAGATCTAAAGTATGCATCAGGGCTGCATGTAATGTAGATACCGTTGATACGCAGCAGTGCTTCAAACTTCTTTTTATCGTGTAAATTAATCCAGACACGGTAGTGATCTTTCATATTTCCTCACCCGCGTTACACCAATACAGCATCCCGTGCATAGGTCTGCTATAACGGATGGATTTGTATTTCATTAGTATCATTGTTACATGTTCTTCTTCTGTTGTCAAGTGGTGTAGGAAGTATGGGATGCCATTAGTACCAAACACGAAGAATCGTTTCGTTGTTCTGGTTTGTTCATCCCATGCTGTGTCGCAGGTTGCACCAGTTTCTTTGATAAACGCGACTACTTCATCCTCATGCACTGCTATCTTATAGCTTTTCATTTGTTCAACCTACGTCGTATCTCTTTGAATATACCCATATCTATCCCGGACTTTGCTTTATCATATTCTTCTCGTGTCCAGCCGTGCTGTTCTAGTACAGGATTATTTAAGGTTATGCTATATGAATGATTATGCAGAATAGCATACATCTCCGTAACAGATGGCCTCCGTAGGGTGTTAAATGTGTCGTCTTCAGTCATTATTGTTATCTGGTGCGCCCAACCAAGAGCACGCCATTATTGTATTTGTGATGCCACATATCACTGTATTCTTTTTCTGTCCAGCCATTACTTTCCAGGAAGGTCTTTACATTGGTTCCGATAGCGATAGTAATAAGTGTCTGTCTTACCATGTCAAATGGTATGCGTCTTAACGTGTTGAACGTATCTTCAGCAGTATGCATTGATACGTGCCATTGCTGTGGCATCCCTTTCTGTGTAATACTCGTCGAGTGTCCATCCATTGGCGTGCAATAGGTTATCTATTACTTCGCCTGGTGCGTCATGCATCAAAAGCGGTTTCAATAGTATATGCATCTTCCGCAGCGGTATTCTGCGAAGTGCATTGAATGTATCTTCTTCTGTTAACATATATTTGCTACCACACGGTAATCATCGACGAACATACTATCCATTTTTTCAACTTGTTTGAGGCTTAAGATAATATCATCGCATGCAAATTTGAGTATAATAATGGCACTGGTGTCGTCCAATTCGAATCTGCGCAACCGCGAATAGGATGTACCGACCTGAATTAGCTTAGTCCCTATTACTTTCTCGATACGTTTAATATCTTGACTGTAACTGTAGAATGGTGCGTGAACATTGAATTCGAGTAGAAATGTTTTCATTTTAGCAGCATCGGGATGCACCATGGAAATATAAGTTTAATCACAAGAAGCTCTTCGTCTGTTAAATTAAATTGTTTAAATTGAAATCCATACTCGTCCAAATCCGAGTTTATGTTCATACGCTGATCTAGAGAAAGAATGGTATTTAACTTACTCTTATCTATGTCACTCACACGAAGGAGATATGTTCTCACTTTGATGCTGCCTTGACTTGTTTCCAGTATTCGGATACTTTCCAATTATGTTCCTTTAATACCTTAATCAGATCAGCATGTTCTAATCGGTAATTACTACCTTGTGCTTCAGCGACAGCTATTTGCACTCGTTCGAGTTTTGTTTGCCTAAGAGCATTGAATGTATCTTCTTCTGTGTATTGTTTATTCATCTTGGCTGGCATTTGATATCAACCATTTATTAAATGCAATCTGAAATTCTACCAATGTCCAGCCCGTGCCTTTTAGATCTTCGTCCGATATGGGTGTGTAATCACTAGCTCGTAGATATCGAGAATATACACTATGGAAGTCTTCCCTCTGCAAGGCACCGAATGTATCATCTTCAGTCATTTTAATGATCTTCTGCTTGTTTTATGCATGCATTGGCAAATTCAACATAGTCCCAATTGTTTTTATCGAGCCAGAGGGTTAATGTTAGCCCATTGAATGAAAATTCATTATTCAACCACCCGATATAATTGTTATACATTGCGTCGAATGTGGGTTTGCGTAGCTTGTTGAATGTGTCGTCTTCAGTCATGTTACATTATAACATGCGGGTCTGGCCGTGTAAATTGGTTAGTGCAGTATGTTGAAGTCTGTCAACAAGGTTAGAGCATTATTAATTCTACAAGGGGCGATTTTATAACGCAACGCAAGGAATGCAAGATCCTCATCGTTGATTGATATTGTAATCTTATCCGTGTCTATACTAACCATGGTATGATACAAGATATATGCATCAATTATTTCGTAGAAGTCATTCAGAAATTTATCTTTGTCTTTTGTGCTTACTGTAACTTCGTAATGATTGACCATGATAATACCCGTTTAGGATATTTATCCATTGAACCCTTTGATAGTCGATAACACTTCAAATTTGTTATATTTTAGTGATAGAAAACTTATGTTGTCTGGAGTTGTATACAGATCGTAGGTAATTCGTATCTGTGCATTATCCGGTGCATGTTGCAGATACCGTTTGAATGGAACATCGATTTGACGTAAGAAGATTCTTATTTCTCTATATTCGTTGGCAGATGTTTCGGGATCGAAACGTACCGAATATATGTTTGTCATGGATGTCGCAGTTGTGTACCACCCACCATTAACAAGATATATGAAAGATCTTCTGTCTGTTCTAGACGTAGATATACTACAGTATATGGAGCATCGCCGTCAGGGTATTCGTCGGCTCTCATTATCGTTACATCACGCCCGGGCATGGTTAGAATGAGATCTTCCAGCCTTGTGTAATCACTTGCCCTGATTGATATCTTATGAATTGCCATGGTTGTTTGCCGGTTGATCGAATTTTAATGTAATGAAGTTTACTGATTCCTTATCAGCTGCATTAGTAAATGCAAATGTGGATACGCCATCCTTTGAATTTCTGTATTGCAGGTATTTCACTAATGGTTCGCCGCAAGACATTTTCACTGTATCAAACAATGATCGTATCTGTTCATTTGCTACTTTTATGTTCGTCGACATCGTATGTTTTAAATTTTAGTTTAAGGAATAAGAGTTCTTCGTCTGTGATATCTAACAGTAGTTTACACGGAGTCTTGACTGTTGTAAACTCGGATGGTACCACTTTTGGACTGCACACAACATAACTCTTCGGCAATGCATTCATGTAATTATGTAGCTCTTGAAGATCGCTATACAGGATTGTTACATACTGGAACTTATATTTCGGTTGATGCGATGTTACAGTCATACTTCTCTATATTTAAAATTAGGATGCATTAACTTCATGTATAATAGATCTTCGTTTGTTATGTCTGGTATGGATATATACACTGCCCCGGAGAAATCTTTTGTGTACGGTAATATAGTGATATTCTTATGTGCTTCCCGTAGGATATGGAACCATTGTATTTCTACGATAAATTCACGAGCTCTCATACCTCACCGTAGTACTCATTCTCATATACAAGCTCTCGAAGCATCCTTGTATATTGTGCTTTTATTTCAAACCCGGTTAGCATATCAGACGTCTGCATTGATCGCAGATTGTGGGCAAGTATCTTTTGCTTCACACACACCTTGATAATGTTTACTGTGGTATTCAACCCAGTCAACGATGTTATCGCATTAAATGATAAAAATTCCTTTAAGTCGAGTCGTGCATCAACAGCACACAACTCTACCCATGTGTCAATTATAAATTGTGGAACATGATCTAGTTGTCTCTGATCGTATATATCGGTAATCGGATATCGGATTAAGTCAAAGAGACTCATTGTCGTGCTCCTTGATTATTCTTTTTAATGTAGGTATATCGAAAAGGTCATCCCTTCGATTATTTCGTTGATAGTATTCGGCTATAACCCCCGGCAAATGGGATGCGTCGTCGTAAGAATGCCAGCCGAGTGCTCCTATCTCTACGAGCCACTTTTTAAGTATACCCTTAGGAAGTGCTTCTAACTCTGCTTCAGTAGGTGGCACGCTGATTTGGTATCTAAGTACATCAAATAGGCTCATACTCTGCTATCATTTCTTTTAACCGTTTCAGAAACTGTGCTTTGTATAGATCTGTCCAACCAGAGTTTCGGTGCTGTCTACGTGTTTCAGTCTGCACTTTTGCTAACACCATTGCATGGGTGATTGATTTGCGAGTGAGGCCAGCCGATGCTTCTGCTTTTGCAATACGTTCTCGTGGCTGTCCGGAACATTCTGTTGCCCAATCAATGAACAGATTCGCAGGCAGCGCATCTATCTCTCCTAGGTTATAGATATCCGTGACTGGGTATCGTAAGACATCCAGTATAGTCATTTTGTGTTTGGGGCATCGAGAGGATGAACATCGCCCGCCACGCGATTCTGTGCAGCATAGTAGATGTCATCTGCTACAGCAACCACCATTAATTCGTCCATAGATTGTGCGTATTCCGGTGTCTTTTGCTTGTACTTAATCAGGGTACACATAGTTGTATCACCCTTGGCTTTACGTTCTAGCTTAGAAAGCAATGTACGCAAATTACGTTCAGTTAGATATACTACATCAGTCATTCTTTACTCCAAAATCAAAGTGATTGCGAATTTTTGCCATCAGCATAATAACTTCGCTTTTCTGTCCTACCCTGAGACCAACGTCGCGGGAAGATTCGTTTTCAACTGCAGGCGCGTTGTTCAGGTCGTACCACTCTTGTTGCATTACCTTAAGAGATTCTTCGATGAGCAACTCTGCAAACTTGTCCATGTCATACCGATCCTGGCTATTCGGTATGTAGCATATGCTCCTAATTTCTTCAATTCGTTCATTCATTCTGCGACTCCAAAATGCTGTCGTAAATCTTCTACAAACCGTTCGCTTGGTTTGTAGTTTAGAATGTGCGGGTCGTGTTGCTGCTTCGCGACCTTGATGCATTCGTTAATTAGCAATTCCGCAAACTTTTTATGGTCAAACCATGAAGTACCGAATTCGCGGTCGTACATATCACATTGTTTGCGGAATTCTTCGATTCGTTCGTTCATTCTAGCCACGCAATAGGGTCGATAGTCCAGCTGGTATCGTGATAACCGTGTTCAATACCCTTGACTACTTCGGGTTTGAATGTTGCCGCTCTATATGCTACCAACGCTTCGTCTTGTTTACGATACCAGTCGCCTACTGGTTTAATTGAAACAGACAACATCGTATTGTTGTGAGCACGGATAGTATCGCGTTCGTCGCGCATTTCCTTAGTAATGTTTTTCTGTTTAATACCTTCGAAACTAGGCACAGCCAATTCTGTATATGGTAACTGTGGTGGACACGGATTTACTTTGCGCCAATGTTGCATGGCCATTTCTGTCTGCTCGTTGGCAGCAATAACTTCTTGTGAAAGTTTATTCCGTGCGGCAACAAATTCTTCGCCCTTTGTTTCGTCGTCTGTGACAAATTCTGCACGTTCCCATGCACTGTCGTAGCGGCCACCAGCCGCGGTAATTACATACATTTGTTTCATTTCTTTCTCCTGAATACTACCTTATTCATTATGTCGGTTTGCTCAAAAATAAACACTATCATAGAAGTTGCAATGCCTACATTTATAACAGGGACCAGGCCCACAACAACTGAGCAGATTATATCGGACACCGTGACATCACCTTGTAAATAAAACAGGAGTCCCGATACACTCCAGCTAAACAAGACTGATACGATATAGATTGTTAACATGTTAAATCAATTCCTTAACAATGGCTGATGCCATCTTCCCATCGTACTGACCGTCGTAACGAGATTTCAATGCAGCCATCACCTTACCCATGTTGTTGCCTTCTGTTGCAATAATGCTCGTAACAGCATGGCGCAATGCAAGTTCTGTCAACTGTAGTGGCAGATACTTAGCCAAAATACCCTTTTCTGCCACTACTACCGCAGTAGCCTCTGGATTGGTGCCACCCAAGAAGCCTAGCGTGTCGTCCATACCCTTAGTGAACTTCTTCACTAGTGCAACCACTTCGGCATCCGTGACATCTCGATTGCCCGCGTTCTTGCCAATGGCTGCTGCTTCACCAATTAACGTAGTCAACAGGGATGATGCCAGTGCATTGTGTGCCTTACGTGAAGCCAATTGGTCTGCCTTAATTCGTTCAAATAATGTCATTCTTTTTCTCCAAAACATAATAAACTGGATGCCCATCAAACATCGTCAATGAGGTATCGCTAACATTGCCCTTAACGCGCAATCTTCCGTCACGCATTTCATCAGTGCCAAATTTACCAGTTACCCCACGTGCGCGAAGCTCGGTTCGTAGTTTAGTACGTAATCCTTTCGTGGGCGTCCTGACAAAATTTTCAACATATGTACGTGTGTTGATGTTACTCACTTCGAGTCTTCCTTCTTTACACCGATGACAGTGCAATGTTGATCACGTGGTAAGTTCTTTTCGCATTCGGCAATAGCATTCCGTGCTAGTTCGTTATACGAACCTGGCACCAGTATAACTAATACAGCAGCTATGGCCCAACCAGCTAGTATTCCTGTTAAAAACTGTTCCATCTTATTTCACCACTTCTGCCGTAAATATCAATTTACAATGTTGCTCTCGCGGCAATGGTTGTTCGCACTTTTCGATAGCTTCACGCTGTGGTGCATTCCGCATGTAGTTTCCTACAGCATGACCTGCAAGCAATCCAATAACAAGCATTAGAAATGTAATAAAGTGATGCATGATTATCTGACCAGTGTTAAATATACGGCAGCATCTTCTGCACTGCATACACCTTCGATATCCCATCCTAGTGCGTTTAGGATATCCCAAAACAATGCACCAGCCTTGTCATCGGTCTCGGTATGCATTTTCACAATATGTGTAAGATCGGCAAGTTGGCTCATTTTAATCCTAAGGTTGCAGGAGAATGGTCGATACGATTTGTGCCATCACGATAGAAGAATGCATCCGTATCGTTGATAGTTACTGACAAGTCAGCGTGATGAATATCGTAGTCAGTGAATGTGTGATCTGCGTTGTAGACGCGGAACATTAGTACGCCAAAACCTACCTGTATCAACATACCGTTCACACCGTTAGCTGAAATTGGGGTGGTCATTTGCGTGTTGCTCCAATGCGTGAACTCTTGTTCCAGGTGTAGTCCACACCGTCTGGTGTCTTTCCGTCCTTCACTTCATCAACACCGTCCTCGCCCACCCGGTCAGCGTTCTCACATGCTAATACGATTGCGGAATTGCCGACTTCTTTTGCATTCTTTCGCAACGATTCCATGTGGGCCATTGCTTCGCCCATATTAAACGTGGACAATGAATGTGGATGTTGTCCACCATATGTCCAGTAAACTGTGTATTTTGTCTTTTGCATACACATATTATACAACAGGTGGACAATAAGGTCAACGACTATTTACATAGTCTCTTCTTCTGCTGGTGTTGTACGGTCTTCTTCGTCCTGGCGAGCAAGCGCACGTTTCACCGCGGCACTATATTCGCCCTCCCAGTCTAGAATCCAGCTATCTGGTACACCTTGTTCGGTGCTGGCCAAACTAAATCTGCGAAGCATAGCACCGTCGCTTCGATCAGGCTTTGGTACATCGAAGTGATGTTCGGTGTGTTCGTCAGTAAGTTTCACCTTGCCTTTCTTAACGACAAACGTGATTACCGGTTTCTTCTCGACCTCGTCTTCGCAGTGTTCCTGATCATACAGAGTGGCAGTCATGACGAGATACGGAAATGCCGCAGCAATGGTGACCAAGTCGTTATACACTTCTTCAACACCCGGCCATTTACCTACGTTGTCAACATGAGAGATGATGCCATCCGGCGAGCACCAGCCGTGTGGGCCATAGATATATGAGCTAGACATCCAGTCATTGTGTAAGTATTCTGTACTTACAAACTTTAATTCTTCGTTGAGTTTGTCTTTAATACGCCAACTGCGGTTAAAGTCCTTTATGTTCTCCAATTCTGCTCTACCTAACGCAGCATTAACCCATTCGTTCCACTCGTGGTTGTTACCACCATAGTGATTTGCACTCATGAACGAATCGGTATGGAAGATAATGTCTTTGGCCTGCGTGGCCGTTACATTCTTCCCTGTGATGAGCAATTGTGGCCACTTTGGTAGACCACGTGCGAATGCTACCTTTTGAGTTACTGTTTTCATATTAGCCTGTGATGATCTTGTCTGCGGTGCTGTCAATGAATTCTTCAGCATCAACAGTCACTTTCACATGAATCTGCACACCGTTGAAGTTAGCAATGCATGCAGTTTCGCTATCGTGGAAGCCGGTCTTAATATCTTTAACCATCTTCTCCAACAAATCTTTCAGTGCAGAATCGTTAATCTTCATGATATACCTTGTGCTGTGTTACTGTGTATTATAGCACAGATTTTACTCTGCACTACCATGTGACTTAACGTATTTTCGAATATTATCTTTTGCGGCAGATTCATATTTTTCACGAAACGCCGCAGTGTGATAGATATACGGCCTGCATGTAAGAAATGCATTCAGGAAGTTACCGCATAGGATACGGGATTCTTTCTTATCCGGATCTCCACCATTTTCCAGAATGATGTTGGCTTGATTACCTACAAACACATCGTATGGTGCACCGAGACTAGCAAGGTCGGCATCCAACAGCAATGCCATATCGGAATCAGCATCCAGTGCGGTAGTACGCAGATGATTAGCAACCACTGTACCTTCGATCAATTTGTTGGCAGCATGAAGCACAGGAATGTTCTCAGCGATTTTATTCTCAATCCATTCGTACGTCAGCGCGTCAGACGAAGCCTGCTCGTTAACATGGCCACGTGGAATATAGACTGCATCGTGCCACACGGCAGCAATCCTTACTGAAAGACTTGCATCCTGACCGACATGATTCAGTACATGCATGGCATGTGCATAATTGTGGTAAGGCCTGCCATGTTGATTGAATTGATAGTAACGTATGGCCGCGTCTGCTAAAATTTCGAATGCATTCATATCAACCGCCGTAGTATTGAATTACATATTCGGCATGCTTAATAAATTGTTCGTTTGCTATCAGATCTTGCATCTTGAAGTCAGGAATGTCATCAAGCTTTCGAATCTTCTTGTTATCCTTCTTAAGGTAACCAATCTGTTCCTTAAGGCTAGCAACAACAATCATATCACCAACTTCCATTGGAATAATAAGTCCTTCTATCTTTTTCATTTTTCAATCCTTAAACAATATGCATAATCAAAACCTTTTAATTTCTCCACCTGTGCCTTTGCCGCCAAGCATTTCTCCTCAGAAGTAAACCCGTCGATGACAGCAGGCCCACCGGTCGCGCCAAGGCCGAATCCATGGCTGATATAGAATACTAATGTCCAGGTAATCATTTTGTATCTTTCTTTGTGGTTGCCCACGCTATAAATGTTTCAAATGCAATGACGCTGACAAGCCACGGAACCATCCACAACAAACTAATCTTAGTCTTCATATCGAACTTAGATATCTTAATGAGGTCTTCTTTAATCTGTGGATCTATTTGCATCATCGTTACGGCGCCTGGCTAAATTTGCCAATCGGCGCTCCTCGTTTCCTACCTGTGATGCTGCCTTACGAGCAGCTTTCTTAGCAATTTCAATTTCTTCCTTAGCAGTTCTTATATCGCTGAATACAATGCTAATGTCGATCTTGAAAATATATGCAATCATATGTGCTGAGATGCTGTCATACATAGATCGATAGTCATTGTAACTAGCAGCAGTCCTGCCACTCACGACTTCTTCAATTGCCTGTGCATAGTCTCTCACGGCTCAATCCAACCTTTTTCAGTAGCAACAGCTAAGTCGCTATCTTCCACTTCGTAGAACTCGCCGTCAACGACTTTGATATTGATGTACTTGCCGTTACCACCCTTGGTGTAATCGCGACCGCCGTCGATGAACACTGATCCATCTTTGGATGTGCGATAATCGTGCCTGTAACGACTATAGATAATCTCGCCATCCTTTGCTACAGCGGCAGTGATGATTGGCTCGACACCAGCTGCACCGCTCGTAATGTACAGTGTGCCGCCTTGGATAATGAGTCCAAAATAGTTGGAATAACCAGCTACAGGTGGCGTGGCTTGCCAGTACACATCAGCAGGACTGTTAGCCCACTGGCCGTCCCTGGTCTTCAGGCAGAACTGACCGACAAACTTTGCGTTGTATTTTTCTTCTACCTTAGCGATATCGCAGAAGGCATCTTCGCGTCCACTGTTAACTGTGATCTTCTTCATTCTGTGTTTCCTTTTCGGCTTTGCCAAGTTCGTAACCGTATTTAAATGCTTTCCATGCTGTCGCGACAATAGTTGCAACATAACTTTCACCATCACGCTCTAATATTGTCCAGCCCCACGAAGATCGGACAGCCGATTCGAATTTTGCACGCAGCAATAGCTCTCTGTCAGACTTCTTCATTCTACTTTTCCTTTTCGGCTTTGCCAAGTTCGTAGCACTTTCGCATTGCCGCGAAGATGAATTTTGTGCTGATCGAAGGATTCTTCCCTTCAGGAATGTTGTTTGCATCTTTGTAGATAGCAGTCAACTCTTCGTCAGTCATTTCATATCCATGATTTTGCGAAGCACTTCATTGGCTTCTGTAAGTTCGCTGTGTTCCAGCAACACTTCTTCAAATGATTCTCGTTGCTTTTCCCATTCGGGCCAAGCCTGTGTTTGATACACAATGGTATAGAGTGGTTGTTTGTCGTTCATACTAGAACCCCTTTCTAAGTTTCTCGGCTAACACCATTTGCAAGATTTCGTTTGCGATATCGTCTTCGCCCAACCTCAATGCTTCTGCACCGAGCTCGCGCAATGATTGAAGCACCTTGTGAATAGATGGGCCTACTTCGCACCCGTTATTTCGCAATATGCGGCAGTAATCCTCGAAGGCGCGGCCGGCATCTACTGTCAGTCGCATGTTGACGGGAAGTGTGTGCTGGCCAGCCGTCTCGGACAAATCCTTTGCCTCCTTCAATCCCATATATGAGAGATTTCGGAGAGCCTTAATCACCTCGATTTTATTCTGACCAGGACTGTATCCACCGGGGATAGACACGACAACTATTTCGGGAATTGCAGCTAAGGTAGTCATTTATTTCTTTGTAACATGTTGGGTGATGTCTTATTATAACACCACCCAACATTATTGTCAACCGCGACGCATGCTAGGGATGATAGCCATACCACCGATGATAGCAGCAGCCAGCCAAGTCCAGAACGTGAATGGGATAACGAATGTTGTAACTCCGCCAGCGGCAACCAATGTGTTGATAGCCCAGATGAAGCACCATGGCCCAATGGCCAGAATGACAGCGATTACCACCAATACGACAGCCAATTGCAAGATTGTACTCATTTCTATTTCCTTAAGTTTTGTTTCGGCACTGAGCCATAAAGTTATCCAGCGCATCTTTGGCTGGTTTGATTAATGTTGGATCTTCGCTATCCAACACCATGCCGAGTTCATTCTCGAGCATTCTTTGCGTGGCAATCTCACCTAACAGTGTAAGACCTTGGAGTGCATATGCCTCTGCCTGTTTTTGTTTGAGTTCTGCTTCTTCAAGCAATTGGCCTGCGTAGATACCAATACGCATCGCGCCGGATTTGTCCTTCATGCGCCAGTATGCAATCTGCTTGTCAGTGAGATAGCCCTGCCGCTGGAAGAATTGTGCCATGTTTGTACCCATACGCGCATGACATGGCCGGAAGCCGCGACCGTTCAAATGACGAGTGTGCTCAGTGGCCTGCTCATCTGCGGTTTGACGTGCAGTGAGCACAACAAGCGCCCTTGCCACTGCACGTTTGTCATTCTGTAACAGGGTAACAATAGATTCTTTAGTGAGCATTATATCTCCTTGTTGCAATACATTGATTATACTACAGAAAGAACCTATTGTCTAGCCTTTAAACAAATTAACGAAATCATCCCACATAAACTTTGCACCAAGCACACACATCACTAAGATGATAGGCAACGCAATAATATACAGGATCCGGACTATCCACAACCAAAACTTCTCCCACGGACTAGTAGCATTGCGAAGCCGCTTACCGATCTTCCATGTTGATCCAAAGATCCCTATGTAGATTAGTCCAAGGAAGATTGCCCAGATGACAAGGGCTGTGAATAATCCGGGTGGCATGATTAACCCCTAATGGTTTCGAATTGTGACAACCAATGCAGGCGCTTTGGGTCGATACTGAAACCGGCACCCATTGCTGCATCACGCAGTTTGTAAGCCGATGGCAAGGTAGGATTTTGCAATCCAGCAAACGATTGATTCAGACGGCGCTGCAATGCAGTTCCTTGAGCCATTTCGTCTTCGGGTGACAGGTATGCAACCTGGAATGTTTTGATGTCGCCAATCAATGCTTGAGCTTCGACAATAAATGCACGTGATTCCATAAATTAACTCTTTCTTCTCTGTGGCATAAGATGCAGTATGCCACTAACTGCTTAATGTATTATAGCAGGTTACGGGTTATGTGTCAACGACATTACCAATTTTAAAGTTAACAAGATGAGCAGGTAATGGAATATAACTCTTATTCACTTCCTTAAGATGTGCATCAAGTTTGGTCTTGATTGACGGATCCTTCTTCATTGCTTCATACAGCTCATACGCTGTAGAATTTTTCATAAGGAAGTGACTGTAATATTGCACACCATTCATTTTGACACCACCATGGTGATTTGGACACATTGCGATGGCACCCGATTGCGTATAGTGAATTCTTGCATTCGTTTGCAATCTTCCATGGTGGCAGCAGGTGGGGAATAGGTCACAGCCGCATTACCCAAAGGATTCACTGACATTAACACCCATACCAGAGCAGTAGTCACATTCATTTTGCTTCCTCGTCAATTGTTGTTGTGATAACCTTTCTGGTGCAGCTTTTGCCGCAATACTCGGTTGTTTCAGTTTCGGTCACCTTGGGTTCTTTTTTGCAACGTACCCAATTCACTCTATCGGTGTAAGGTTTGTGGGTTTGATAGATTGTACAATCTTCGTGCTTACCCAGAATTGTTGTTACAGCCGGCTTTTCCTTTTCAGCTTCGACTTTAGCAGCCTCTTTCTCTAGAGGTGTAGGCGAACACCCGACTAACGCAATTACAAACAATGGTAATAGATATTTCATTATGCCAACTCCGTATATGTGTTGAGGAAGATCTTACGTGCAACAATCCACACATCGCTGTGATCTTCGCGGTTACGCACTACGAAGTCATCCATTTTGAATCGTTGTAGATTTTGCACACCGTTAATTGTTTCGCCCCATTGCCCAACGATCCATCCAGAACCGGCTGTGCCGAATGAAGTATCTAGGTCCAACCCAGCGTCAGTAATTTCTGCAAACTCAACGCTATTCTCTGCCTTAGGATTACATACCAACCATCCTTCGGCATCAATTGCGTCCACTGTATATTTCTTTAGCAGGTTCTTTGCAGATTGCTGCCACGCATCATTACTTTCACCAATGCAAAACATTGCATCGGCATGTACTGGTTCCTTTGCCTCCAGCGTGTCAACAAGGAACTTTGACATCACTGTTTTATCAACCAGCAGGTTGACCATCGGTTTGGCTCGCAAGCCTTTTGTTTTCTTTGCTACACGAAATGTGAGCACAGAAGGATTAAAGATAGCACTATTCATTTGATTCCTAAAACAAGTTTTTCTTCGTCTGTCAGTTTCGCTAATGCTGACTTGCGTAGCTGTTTGGCATTCTTCTTGGCAGCTTCTTCTGCACGAAGCTTTTCATCAATTGCTTTGTGTTCTTTCCACCACGTGTTAAGCTCTTTCATCGTAATGCCCGCAGCTTTAAAATCAATGTAATGATTTACATCGGTATCTACTGTGTCATCGTAGTCGTGTTTAACACTTGCTAACACCTTCTCAAATGCAGCAAGCGTCTGACACAGGGCTGACTCAGCAAAGCTGATTTGCTTTTTCAGTGCAGGCTCAGTATGATCCTTAAAGAACTGGTCAGGATGGTCGTCGTAATAATCTCTACATGGCATATTAATTCTCCTGTGGAATCCACTCTACTGTAACTTTAAATGTGCCAAGATGAAACCCGTGTTCATCCTGCGGCACCTGATTGGTATCGAACATTTCACTTATGTCTTGTTCGGCTTCGTGAATGTTTTCACCATAGTATGTTTTATCTAGCAGGACCATTCTTTGATCCCGAAATGTTCTTTAACTGTATCACCCATTGCTGCGCAACTTGTATCCAGAATGAATTTTTGGATATTAGCACGGCTAGATATTTCAAATTCAGCAATTGCATGTTGGCGACCATCAAATATGACACCGAGTGTTTCTTTAATGACCAGTGCGGCAAATTCTTGCAGGTTTGGGTCTAGGTTTGCACATTCATCGCAGTCCAAACCTGCCTTCTCAATGAGTTCCTCAATCCGTTTGTTCATTCTTTGCTCCGTTCATCGATTCCAAAAGGTCGTTTAATTGCCCTGACACCCACTCGTTTAATTGCACCTCGCTTCGAGGCCATTTCTATCCAGGTATCTACTTCCGTCTCATATGATTTCACACACTCAGCAACAATCGATTCAGCGAATTTTTCCAGAAACTGTGTCTTAGCATCAGCACTATCCAGACAACCCCAGATCGGGTCGCCAAACCCATCAATGTTTAGTCCGGACTGTTTCGCAAGTTCTTTGAATTGTTCGTTCATTCTTTGCTCCGTTCCTTGATGTCTTTGTTCTGTGCTTGACGCTCACTCTTCCAGAACACGCGCTTCCAATCCTGCAAGTGCTTCCACCATTGCGGACTTGGTGTTAGGTTGCCCTGTTTCTTATTCGCCATAAACATCCTCAATGTATTGATTGCCGAGTTCCTTTGCGTCCCTGTACTTAATGTATAGAGGGCCGGTTGATCCTGCCCTGTTCCTGTTCCATTTCGTATCGCGTGCCAGCTTATTCGTTAACTTACTATCACGCTTGCGGATGGTTTGCCGTGTTGTAAAGTTACCCACCCATTCATCGGGGATTTTTACAAGTTTACCGCGACGTGTGCGATACATTTCACCATCGATGATTGTTGACTTAGGCATGTTACTTCTTCAGACATTCAAATTTCTTGACATACGAATAACTGCCATTAAAGTGTGCAGATGTAGAAGCCGATATCTGCACACTTGCCTTCTGACAGGTTTCGAAGGATGTAAATTCGCCAATTGTGTGCCATGTTGCCCCACCACTGGCCACCTGCTGAAGCACAACCAAAATGTATGTGGCAATCATATTAATCAACCAACAGTGGTTCTTCGTGTTCCACAACCGCTACTACCGCAGGCGTATAGCGTTTGATTTCAACTTCGGATGAGCTGAGCTTGAAGGTGTCGCCGTGGTTGGGACCAATGCCTTTAATCATCACCCATTCATTACGCGGTTTGTACTGCACACGATCGTCGAATTCTTCGCTTGCATCACCTTGTAACAAGTGTGAGCGGCAACGGCCTACGGTGACACCATCATTGTGCTTCAACAATTCAATAACTGTGAAGCATTCGTCTTCGTCTTGCAGTTCTTCCGGCTTACCTTTGTTGGCACCGGGGCGGCGTACATTCTTTGAAACAGGAGCACGACCCAGGCCTTCGACTGGTGCGGATGCTTTCTTGGAATTGTTGTAGTGAGTTGCTGCACCAGCTAGCGTACAGCCGGTTTCTGCCCGGAGTTGATCGAGCACTGTCTTGCGAAACAACCGACCATCGGTTGCTGCCAACGCGATATGTTGATTGTAAATTTCCAATGCTCGTTCTTTGATGTTGCTCATGATCTACTCCTGTTTATGTATGTATGTATTATATAACACAACACGGACGAAGTCAACAACTATTTGAAATTTACAATCTTGGCAGACTTAGTAAATTATCGTTTGACTCTTTATCGCGACTTGCTCTTATGTATTCACCACTCAGCCTATTTGCGACCACTACTAATTGTTCGCCTGTATCTGGTGATACTGTGAATATGCGACCACCACTCTTAATAATGGTCACTGCTTCTTCTTTGCTCACTAATCTAATTCCATCTAATTCGACGTGTGTGATTACACCTTGATCTAATTTGATTTTTGTGATTCTGGATTGAGACCCGTACGGATTAGCAACAGGGTCTGCTACCGGAATTCCCATTCTTTCGCGAATAACTTTGAACTCTTCATATAAGGGTTCATCAACTTTAAGCCGTTCACGGGCAGATTTGTATTCTGCTGCCATTGCCTTGACATGTTTCTTTGCTGAAGCATTAATTGTCTTCCTGACAGCAGCCTTAGCATCCTTTACCATTTGCTCTAAGTCCATAATGACTCCTTGTAAAGTATTCATTATAGCACTTAGAGCATCGGGTGTCAATCAAAAACTTCGAGTACCTTTGCCTTAGTCCAGACGCAGCGGTTCTCGATGAGACCTTTGGTAATGGTTGCGGTATCAATGATATCTTCCATGACATCAGTCGACACTTCGAACTCAACGCCGTGTGGATCCAAGATGCGCCACAGCTTGTTGGATGTAGAATAGCGGCTAACAGATTTCTCAATCTTAAATCCTGCCAGTGGTTCATTGTCCCACACAACAGGTTGATATTCAACTGGTTCACAGACTGCTACCTTAATTGTACCCCATTGGGAATTAGGGTCTCGTTCCGACCTAAATCCTTTGGCACACCATTGTCCGTGCCGCTCTACAAATTCGAAATCGTAGATATTGCTGTAGTTGTTGTACGCCCACTTGATTTGAGTTTCGCGCTTCTTTTCAAACGCAGCCTTACCGGGCTCGTACACATGGAAGAAGCCGAGTGGTGCAACACCTTTCCCTTGGCTCTTAGCAACCACATAGAGTTGTTTTGGATATTTGATCATATTTTTAAGAAAGAATAGGGCCACTAGGGCCCGATCCTTAAACCAAGTTAGTTGGTTGATTAAGCAGCAACAGCTTCTGCAGGAGCAGCTTCGACAGCTTCAGCGACTGGCTCGGTAACCACAATCACTGTGGCGACTTCAGTCTTTGCCTTAGCTGGGCGCCCGCGCTTGGCACCTTCGACCTTGACTTTCACAGTCTTAGGATCACGGCCCAGACCGACGGTAGTACCGGCAGCAGTAGCAGCAGCTTCGGCCTTGATCTTGCATGCATTGAACATGGTAGCAGCAGATGCAGTGGACACGCCCAAGTCGGTTTCGATCTTACCCAACACAGCGGCACGGAATGCCTTGTTGGTAGCGTACACGCCAGCAGTGCGATCAGCCATTGCAGCAGCAAAAATCACAGCAGCCAAAGATGTCTTGGATGGAGCCTTCACAACCACGGGCTTGACAGCCTTAGGTGCCTTTGGGGCCTTAACAGTTGCAACAGCAACAGCAACAGTGGTGTCAGCAGGAGTAGTAACAGTGGTATCGATAGTGGTCATTTTAAATTTCCTTTGTGTGTGTTAAATTTAAAGTTAGTAGGATAATCCCTATCAACTTGTATGTATTATGCAGGCTTTAAGGGATAATGTCAACCTGAATAAATACATCAAAATCCAAATCATTTGTGCTGTGAATCCAGCGTGATGATTTGTCGTTCTGATTCTTTTCGGCTGGCGCAACAAATAGCCACGGTCCAGCCTTGTCCTTTGCAAACAATACATGATCGGTCTCAGCAAACACAAACCAGAACTCACCGTGTTCCCTGATGCGGTTCTTGCCCTTTTGTGTCTTACCCTTCAACCGAATGTTTTTACCTAGGAATGTCATACAGTCTCTGTCTGTGCAGTTAATTTGAGTACATTGTCGTCGCTGTAAAGCAATGCAGCGGCGGTTAATCCAGCCTTTTCCAACTTATTTTTGACCAGAATGGCACCTATGTGCTCATTGCGCAGTGCAAGTCCGCGCACAATGCCGTCAATAAAATTGTCCATTTCTTTGCCAGTCATCCGTTGCGACCAGTCGCGTTCGCCACCGGTGTCCAACTGTTCGACAAGACGGAAACCCGTCGAGTTGATATCAAGTGATAGATGACCAGTGTTAGGTTTGGTCTCGCCGGGCGTAAACAGCGCCATCGGTCGTTCCAGCATCATGTTCAACCCACCAATACGGCTTCTCAGTCTGTCTTTAGTTACTCGCATGATTATCTTTCGGTGCGTTAATACATTTCAGTATCCAGGCAATAGATTCAACTACATCTATTTCGCTGCCATCTACAAACCGAATTCTGGTGCCTGTAGCAATTGCCGGCGACATGCGTACAATATGTTCTACCTGGATAACTGTTTGCTCTGCATGCTTGAGCTCTAACGTAAGAAAATTCATACTGCCACCACAGGCTCATCTTCGTCGTCTTCCAGCCCGTCAACTAGTGAGTCAATATCTACACCAGCCACACCTTTGTCCTTGCGGCGCAGCAGCACGGTCTCCATTGTGACCGGACGCACTTCCCACAGTGCGCAAGACTTCACGCGGCATTCTTCGACCTGTTGGCGCCAGGAACCCGGGACGTATTGATCATAGGTGCAGTCCTTGCACTTTAATTCTACGCATTTCTTAAGACTTGCCATAATAGGCTCCTTGGTTGTTTACTTGCTATGTGTTTATTATAACGCAGGAAGCACTATCTGTCAACACTTATTATGCTTGTTTAGGTAAAGATTGCAACAATGTGAAGAGCGGGCAGTCCAAGTGCTCATACATCCATACATTGGCTTCGCGTACTTCTTTGAGCTTAAATACTTGCTTTATTAATATGGACTCTTTCTTGTTGTCAATGATGTACACCACAACAGCCGTGGTGGTGTTAACTATTCTGCCACGAATCCTCTTATCTTTTGAGAAGTGATATAGAATGGGATCTGGTCTTGATTTGTAAGACATATTATTTTTTGAAGTATCTAATGATGATCAGGACTGTGTATAGCGGTGCTGCGATCACAACTGTAGTCAGCGATGCTTCAAACGTGAATTCGTCGCTATGCGCAGCGACCCACGCAGCCTGCACAACAGCATATACCAGGTAAAGCAAAATCCAGAATATCATATTCGTCCTAACAAAGTAAATAAAGGGCATTCCAGTTTGGCTATCAGAAAGTCCTCCGCGTCTACACCATTACCGAATACCTTAATATCGATAGTGTTCCACTGTGGTCTAGTCTTATACAACCGGACTATATAACTTATGGATATAGATGTCGCCACACACTCGATGTCACCACATAGCAGCCCATCGTCGCTGCTCATATCCACCATATATGTGCCCGGCATATCACCTTGTGTCAGCAATTTGGCGTTTAGGCCATTTGGTACGAAGCTGATGTGCACGAAGCTCATCAGGTAACTTAAATACTTTTTCAGTTGTGTAGAAACTATACGCTTCGGCTTCCTTGATGTGCATAATCACAATAGGCTTGTTTCTAAATTCAGCAAACTGAGTTGCGGTAACATCCACTACATGATCATCCACTACAACGAAACAGTGGCAGTTGTAGTAATCCTTTACGTGAATTGCAGACTTAATTCCTTCCTTCTGCAATTCACGAAACAAGTATGCAGCAGAGATAGCGCACCAACCGGTTAAGTCGCGTGGGTTATAGTTTGCTTTCTTAGCGCGATCCGTTGTCCAAATTCGCACTCGTTTAGCAATAGCCGCTACCTTCGATTGCAATGCTGTATCCATTGTGATTTACTTTTCGATTTTGATGCAAACAGGAACAGACGGCTTGCGACCTAACAATTTATGTGTGTCGCCAAAATCAGAAATGACTTTAACGGCGGCATTACACTTCGCATCAGTCTTAAATTCCAGTGTAGGGATCCACGCCCCACCGCTTGTCTGCACCATCATGATCCATACAATTACCGCAGTATTCATTTCTTCTTTCCAATCAATGTTACAACTCCTACCTTACTTAGCTCAAGCTGGTAGAGAAAGTTACGATAGGTTCGTAGATACCCATCAGTCCACTCGGTTTGCTCTCCTGCCTCAAGTTCTGCAATCTTCGTGGTTAACTTGAACTCTTCAGCACGGTGCCGTTCAAGGTCGGCATTCAGGCCTTTTGCTTTTTTCCAGAAATACTTTGTAGCCATCATGTGCTCCAGTACGTTTCGGAAGCAGGCGAGCAGTAGTTCGGAGTGTCTTCCGCTTCCATATACGGCAAGCCAGACATCATGTTAATGCGTTCAACCATCTTGACAGGTATTGCGTTATATTCTGCCAATGGCATTACTTTCCATTGCTCGGTATACATCCTGAGTTTTTCACCAGTGGCATGATCCATTGACACTGTTGTATTCAGACGTGTACACATACCCTTGGCACCACGCTCGGTCGGATACACATTCTTAGGATATGATCTCAGACTAAACGCTTTATTTGTATCAACATTTACGATTACATAAGACATTGTATGCTCCTTGTTGCTTGCTATGTGTTAATTATAGCGCAGGTTGGGTCCTATGTCAACAACTTAATAGCCTCTGCACCATTTATTTAGAATCTCTGCATCCTGCCTGCGCCTGCTCATTACGCGGAGTGATATGCTTTCGCCGAAGCAGTTGTAATCGGCGGTACCATCGTGATTTGCACCTACTTCACAGAAGCCAGCGCCCACCACCCGGTCGCCGAAACCCAGCGCCTGGGCAACCTCCTGGTGGACCATTAATTCAGGAAATACAACCGGTAGCTGTACACCGAAGCTGTCCACAATGATATATTTTGTCTTCGACGTACTCATGCTAGCATCCTTTTAAAAATTGGTAGTGATTTGTTGTAATAGCGGGCTTCTTGTCTCCTTGATTCGGCAGAAGTAGGATTCCGGGATGTTATCTCGAAGAACCTACGATCCCATTCAACCCGTTTCCACGTTGCCCAATCTTTGGCAGCGGCACCAGGTCTCTGAAATTTATTATTGTAGCCTTGTTCCTTACCATCATATATGTAAGTATGGCGGATTTGAATGACCTTGATCATTGACACTTTAATCATTCGTGGCTTTCATGTAATCTAAACAGGCGGCAACAAACAACAGTAGTTCCATCATAAAGAATCCTGCCCATATGCTAGACATCCATAGGCCGAAAAATAATGATGTGAAACAAGATATAAAGATTAGACGACCACGAAAACTAAAATTCATGTTTATACCCCAAATAGTTCTTTTCGAACTTTGCTAATTTCTTTTTCGTATTTTGCCGCTGCGCGTTCATTTATCACTCGTTCTGCAGCATCGTGATAAATTTGCAACACAACAGCATCGAGCATAGCCTGTTCAGCAGGTTCCAGGTCAGTAACCACCGTTGTGTAAATTTGCTTACCAATGCCACCGTGGCAGCTATCAGCCATGTCATAAACAAACAGTCTGATAGATGTTGGTGAAAGGATTTCGTAGTCAACAGCATACCAGATTAAACCTGTTTTTATCCGTAGCCAAACTGTCTTTGCAAGATTTGGGGAATCTACCCAACCCGGCATTTGTCGAGCATAGATACGACGCGGGAATACGTTTATTGGTTTCATGATTATTCCCTTTGCGCCCAGGCTTGCTCAGCGCATTCTTCCATTTTTGCGTCGAGCCATAGCCTAAACTGCACATAATTCCAATGACCAGTTTTCACCCACTCGTACGCGAGTTTAGATGTGACTGCCAGTAATTCGTTGTTCGTCATGTTATACTTTATCGAGTTCAGCAAGTTCTGCTATCAGTTGTGCCCGTTTAGCATCTTTTGATTTACGAGCTTCGTTTTCTTCATGTTCTTTGAGCGTTGTGAACACGCTGATAAAGTGGTAATACAGTTCATCACCTGTCTTGTCAATTAAGCTGCGCTCCCACTTCATATAGTTTTCGCCACCATACGATCCGTAAATCCACGCTTCCAGACAACCGTCATCATCAATATCGTAATAATTGATATGTCGATCGTCGTACAGTTCTGCGCCACGACGTGTAGTGTCTTTACCGAACACTTCAAAGAACGCCATCTTCTCTACTGCAAATTGTGCCCTGATTGCATTCTCAAGATCAATTTCAACAAGCGATAGTATGTTGACTGCGTCTTTCCATTCTTGAAATAGTGGATGCATATCAATCCCCTTTTGCTTCGAATTCTTTGATTAATGAATCCAACCATGCATGCCGTGTCTTCTGCATTTTGATACGATGTGCCCTAGTTAATCCAAAATGCCTGGGTGCATACCCTTTCTTATTCAGCCACTCTTCCAGCGAGTTGCAACCACGGCCAAGCCGCTGATTAATAATTTTCCTTGCCCTATCTGAATCTTTGTACGAAATATCCGAATCCTCAATGCCGAAGCAGATGTATCTGCGATGGACATTATCGGGTTTATATGTCACAAGTTTCTTTGCCTTACGGAATATTTCTGATGTCTTCATGATGATCCTTTGTTGCCATGTGTTTATTATAACGCAGGATGCACTATATGTCAACAACTTTGTGAATTACAGGCCGTCTTTACATTCGTAACTGGCATAGAACCTGCCCTCAACGAAAGTAATTGCCTCTTGCAACGTAGACCATTTGCGCAACATTCCGCACCGAATCATACAGTCGAAGTCGTCTTCCTCGACGCTAATTGATTCGACAATGACACCATGATTCCACAGAATAGGGCCATCGTTATTTGGTGTACGTTTCACATATGTGCTGCCAGTTTCGTCTGTAAAGAAGCGATAGTTATGTGTCCCGTATACCGCTTCGTTTACCTGCTGCACCAATTTTAAATTATTCATTTATTGATGTGGTGATATGCGTAAACCAGGATCAGTCCAACGAACACCACAAGGCATACTAATAACACTACTTTAGTCGATATCATTCCAATATACTCCTATGGTTCGTTTGTTGTGTCTCATGTGCTTAACCATATAATAACACATGATACATAACACTACCGCAAGGCCAATAAGCCTACCCGGCAGTGATAGAAGATAGAGCAGAGTTGATTTCATCTTCTTTTGCCTTTTCCCTGTTAACCCGTTTCCACGATGCATAAAACACAGGCCCGATATCCATTGACACATAATTGTGGCGCTGGAGGCTCTGTTCGCCGTATTTGATATTTTGCGCACCCTTGATACTGATTCCCAGTGCTCGCAATCCACCCTTGAATTCTCTCAACCATTGCTTGTCGGTGCAGATGAACCCATATGCATCCACATTCCACGCACCGGGCGACAATCCTGTGGGGTCAAAATACGCACGCAATTCGCCAGCAAAGTCAGATTCCGGATAATACTCTTGGTTTGAATATCCGATCTTAACTTCTGTGATTAGGACTTTGCGGGCTTCTTCTGAATGCGCACCTTTACCGTTTGTGTTAGCTTCAATATGCACTTTCATGTTAGCCTTTCGGTTGGTCAAGCCTTGCCTGAATTTCAGTATAGAATTGCATATATTTTGCAATCCTTGCGATGTCTTTTTCAGTGACACCTTTGAGGCGTCTAATGTCACTGTTGTGACGCAGGTCAGCTAGTTTCACACGCATCGCATCAACATTAGCGAATACAGCTTCCTTGTATTCTTCCAGAGTCTGACCAGGCACTTTAGTCAGTGCACGGATACCGTCGATTACACGCTCGCTAATTCCTGCGTCACGGAGATCTTTGTATGTCGTTTTTGTATCTTCGATAAGGTCATGCCCTACAGCCATTGCCTGCAATGCTTCGTCGTCTGATTTCAGATAATGCATCACTTTCAGTGTATGCAAGATGTATGGATTACCGCCCCTATCAAATTGACCCGAGTGACCATTTACGGCCAACAAGATCATTGTGGAAAGTTCTTCGCCCTTTTTCATGCTAAACTCACTTCAGTTCGAATTGACTAATGATGACACGTGGTTCCACATAGATTGGGACCGCTTTCTTTGTCTCCGGATTCACACACAGAATCCATGTACCTTCAGCCGAAGATGGGCTAAACAAACCATTTGGATCAGCCTGTGGAATCGGTCCGTATTGCTGTGACCGCATTGGGTTCGTGTATTGCGTAGCATACGGAAGACCAAAACCAACACTGTTGCACAGTTTCTTATATTCATTGTTCATGCCAACGATATAAGTAATGGTAGCAACGCTCTGGTCACGCATCTCGATGATGTCCTTCATCATCCGCTTTTCAGCAAAATTTGTGATAGCCGGCATGCCAACCGATTGAGCTCCTTGCAGACTGACTTGTTCTTGTTGTCGCTGCTGAATTTCAGTGCTCGTTTCATTGCAAGCAGACAATGCTGCAACAGAGAGAATAGCAAGGATTAGTGTGTATTTCATTTTTAGTTTCCAGACTTAAGAGAGTTGTAAAAATTGCGGAGATTGATAGGCATCTTGTCCATTGGGTAGACGGAGAAGCGATGCAACACAATGGCACGTATAGCGTCTTTCTTACCCTGGTCGCCATTGATGTATTCCATCTGCAGGTTTTCCAGATCACGAACCATACCGTCGTTGTACTGTTGCGATTCCTTGAATGTTTGGTTATTCACGGCGGTGTACTTTGGATTGAAGTATGAATACAGTGCGAAACTGCCATACGCCATACCGAACACAACGGCAATACCTGTTGCGATAAAACCCACACCACCCAACCAGCCTTTTACAGAATTGTTCATACTATCTCCTTTGTATGCTTATATTGTAACGTAGTTTGTCAATCTTGTCAACTGCTATTTTAAGTCAAAAGAAAGCCCACTGTTACATGGGCTTACTCCTGTTAGTTTCAGTATTACTACCTTCCTAACTCTATCTATACTACATTTATAATCTATATGCATTACACCCCGGCTATCGGTACGAGTAAGTGGCTCGGGCGTTAATATTTTGCCCTACTATCATCGTCTATTAGAGTTGGTTAAAGATCCTTTGGATATATCTCCTTCTGCGTTTGGATGAGCGCAAGTTACCTTTGATCCTTAGTACAAATCCATGGCGGCCAATTTTAAGCAGCAAGCCAGTGGGCAGTGAAAGCCAGTGGATCAACCTTTCTAACACAATATCACAGAACGAGAAGTCCTATATCCTAGTCTCAGGCAGTTCCCTTCGTTTCCTTACGGGCATCCTTTCGGATGTTGTATACACCGAGTTAAAAGGTTCCCAAACAGTTCTACAAGTTCTGTGATTTCGCCCTTACAGGCTCATCAGTTGTGATTTACTTCAAACCTAATTCTTTAGCAATCCTTACACTTTCGGGATTTATTTCTTTATATTCCTTTATCTGATTCCACTGTTCTTGCATTTCTGCTATCCATTGTTCGCGAGTCTTTAGTGGCTTAGGGCCTCGCCGCCTTTCCATCAATGCTTCTCGCCGTCCTCTTTTGTTCATATCTAATTATAATGCTATTTATACAGCTTGTAAATCGGATGAATTCATCCGTAATGGGCAAGAGTCATTAGTTTAAATGGTTGGTCAATCAATGATGCAAATTGCGGAAATTTAGGAATAAATTTCTGACGATATTCTGTTTCTAATCCCGATAGCGCGCCTAAATCAATTTCTTTGAATGCATCACCATTTTCGAATCCCCAGCGCATATCGCCAGAGTTGAATAACACAATACCAAATATAAAATATTCGCCACCCATGCTATCCATCAACACAAATGGTACATCGGGATCTTTGTATACTTCGTCATACGCCTCTGAGAAATCGCTGTCCCACTCAGTGCGTACTCCGTATATTGTGTAAAAATTTGTAGATACTCCCATTCTTAACCCTTACGAAGCAAACACCACTTCGGTATAGGCGGTTTTGGATCATTCCACTCGTTGAATGTGATGTGCTTCATGTCGCTTTTCCTACACTCCCATGCCATAACATGCTCAAACGAATCAGCAGTGTAGTGGCGTCTAATTGCTACCTGTGGACATTTATCACACGAGGTAATAGTTATTTGAACTGTATCTTCCATATATTTTATCCTTTAAAATTCCTGCGCTGGTCTTGAACCAGCCACTGAATGGTCACGAAGGCATACTTGTAGGGCCCGATGACATATTACATCCAGCGCATCCCCATTTCAGAAATTAATTATGTCCACAATCCTTTTCTTATCTTAATAAGCTGGATCATCATAGTTTCGTCTTCGTCTTCGTACCGCTCTTCGATTTCGTGCAGCTTGTCTAATGCTACCTTACTTTGGGCACGCTCTTCGTCTGAACGATCTTCGCCGAAGATGCTATCACCGTCACGCTCACGGCGTGCATCGCAAATTTCACTCCATCCACTTGCATCGTAAGGATCAGGCCTGGCAGGTCGAACATTTTTCCACCAATCATACAGCATTCGAATTTTAATAGCAGTGAGTGCTTGGGACGTGGGTTCGCCTGTGTTGTCCTCTGGCCACGTTAGTTCACTTGCCCATTTGAGATGGTCTAATCCAGCTTCGGCACTACGCCATTTACGTGTGCGGAACCATCCTGTTGCATTCCACGGTGCGTCATATTTTTCACGTAGCTCTTTGTCGCCCCATGCAATGTGACTCCATGCAGTCTCGATTTCTACAAAGTCAACCAACTCGTTGAACATGCAGAACAGGAATCTGTTGCTCAGATCGCACCACGCGCCGGGTTTAATGTCTGTTGAATGAGCAGTAAGAGCATGTGATTTGGTAACCCATCTATTAACGCAATAATATTTGATGTCGTAGAGTGATCGCACAGGCCAAGTTACTGCATCCTGAATCTTACCCAATGCTTCTTCGGCCATCCAATACCGATGCGGATGCGCCTTACGTGCAGCCTTTTTCCACTCAGACCACTGTTTGCTTGTTCCTGACTTCAATTTTGGTGTACCACGCAGCCAATCTGCAAATGTGGAACACGACCAGTAGTGTGCGTGCTGCGCCATTATGTTCTCCAGGTATATCCTGTATTTACATCCAGAATAACGCTACCACCATCGTGATCGACGTTTGGTTTGATATCAACGTATTCGACCTTGATGCGACCTTCTAAATATTTGCGTGTGTGTTCATGGTCCTTGTTCATGAAGTTTTTACCAATTCTTCTTACGCTATTCTGGAACACAACATAGTTTACCACAAAGTGCTTAAACTCTGCTTCAGTAAGCGGATGCTCTTTGTTCTTCCAGACGTATTCTGTTGCTTCAGCAAGACTCTGAAAGTCGTTATCACACAGTCTAACAAATACGAAGTTCATAATGTTACATTCGGCAGATTATGTTCTGCATTGTATTTCTTGCACAATCCAATCACTTCTTCCTTTGTCACATGTCTGCTACGAATTCCTTCGCACATCATGTAGTGTTCAGTGCCTATGTGGCAGTAATACGCTGATGGATATTTTTGTATCATTTCGCACTCCAGTTCCCAAAGTCCATTTAAGATGTTAAGACGCATCCAATAATCGAATTTGCGATTACCAAACTTGCGTCTATACTTACGCATCAGCGCATCAGCTTCAACATACTTTCGTGTGCTGATAAGAGCCCACACACGGGTTATAGCAGTTTCTTGTTTCATGTCTCCACTACCAGCAATAGTTGATATTCAGCGGTGTCACACGCATTTAGAATTTCCATATTGTACACCCTGCCACGTGCAAACACTTCTGTATATTTTTCCAGAGAACCCCAATACTCTAACTGTTCTTTGATATGTTTCGGATCAGCCGTTGCGTTAATGTCTTCAATCATTGTATTGTATTCGCCGGCAAAGTCTTTTGTATCGAACTCAACAACAGCATCACGTATTGATTGCAATTCAGCATCGGTATACACCGCATTACCATCTGCAGGCTTTACCATTACTGTCCCTGTGATGATTTCTGATCCCCACTCGCCTTTTGCTACCACCTCTACGTCAGGTTGAGACAACAATAAAGCAGCTAATTCATGCGATTTCATTCTTCTTCCCCTATTTCGCCTGCAACATCTTCCCAACCGTCACGATATTGGTTGTGATCCGGTGTACCGGGGAAGAATGGATTCTCATAGAACTCCTTACCGTTCTGCGCATCCTCATATCCTCTGCGATATGGTGTCTGTTCTGTAAAGCTCATTCTTCGACCTCTACTTCTTCAGTGCCCATTGCAGCAGCAAATTGCTCTTCAATGTATTCGAACGAGTCAGCAACCGTTTTGTCATCACGCAGTTCAATTAGGCGTGGCAGGAACAGCGAATGCAACTTACCTTCCTTAGTGGAATACATGATACCGTTCGAGCGAATGGTAGCAATACTATTCATGTACTTGTCGCGGTTGTTGCTAATTTCAATTCGTAAATCATCCGGGATACCCGAAGCGTTGACTTCTAGCAGGTCGCAGCTACTACGGCAGATGAGCGAGCCAAACAAGTGTGCAAACTTGTTTTTACCAACGGTAAAACCTTTGATTTCAAGCTCAACATCGATCACTTCCTTCTGCTTTACTTGGTCCTTACTTGTGCCGTCCTTCCATTCACCGTGACGCCATTTGCCTACAGTGCCTTCCAGCTTACGCTTACGAGCATCACGATAGTGTGCCAGCAATTCATCTGGACTGTACACAATCTTTGTTTCGATCATTTTGATTTGATCGGATGCACTGGCAGCTAGTTGTGCTTCCAGATCGACGAAACGATTATGGTATGTAACCTTGTACTTGCCTTTAGAAACAAAGTGTTCCAGTGGGATCTGATCCCAGCAATCAAATACAACAACTTCACCAGGGCCAAACTCACCGCCCTTGGATACAGAATTCAGAATACCATTACCGACCTGACGTTCCAGCATCACACCGTTACGATACACTGTCAGCTCGCCGTGTGTGCTTGTACCGTGTCGGAAAGTCTTTGACGCAGCATCCTCGATACCGAGTACGCCCTGTGGCATCACTGTACCGCCACGTGAAGTAATCTGCACGAAACCATCCTTGCTTACATTCACATAAGCAAACATTCCGTCTGCTTTGATTTGTGAATACACACCTTCAGAGTAGTCCCATGTGTCCATGTTGGACTTAGGTGGCAGACTACACCGCATGTAAGGAGTAACAGGGATAATGTATGCCGGATTAACGCCCTTAACCGCCTTGTTAACAGTGGACTCACTGAATCCAGAGCCTAAGTCCTTAATAAGAATCGGACGATACCAGCCATTCCACTCGTCATTGGTTGCGATAGCCATGAGCTGCTCGATTGCAGTAATCGCAGCACCGCCCGTTAGGTTGCGAGCGATCAGTTCATTAGCAAATGTAGCGAATGCAGGAAACGGCAAACCAGCACCATCGTAGCCAGCGCGAACCGGAATCTTCTTTACACCAAAGGTATCAATATTGTCCAATGCATAACGCAGACCAGCAAAGAATTCATTGTTGCCCTTAATGGCTTCGCGGTTGATAACAGCAATCTTGTACAGCTTACCATTGTCGGCTGCGATTTCTGCGAGTAGTTTATGTGACATCTTGTATTAGTTCCGAATAACTGTTGATTCTACCGTATCGCCCACTTTGTATTTTTCAATAAACTCATCAATTGATGGGGAGCCCGGGATTTCCACATATGCTGACCAATTGTCATATGCATGGTATGCAGAAATATACCATTTCTTTTTTGTATTCCAGTAATCAATTTGCAGATTGCCACCGGGGCCTATTCTCCCAACATTTACACGGTCATCATCACGGTGCCGTGTAATATATTCGGGTGAATTTATTTCAAATACAATATCTTTCATCTCATTCCTTGTTAGGATACCAGTATGCCTTCTTTCCCGTGCCGTAGAAAGGAATCTTACTCCAATTCTCTCCGTCATATGTTGCAAATATTGGGAGGAAAGTATGTACACCCTCAACAACCACGTTGTATTTGCCGGGTGATGGTTTAGTAGTTCCACCAATCAGATATGGACCTTTGAAATCTGCACTGCAATAATCACACATCACAACACCTTCAATGATGTTCTCGTTGCCGAGAACCCCACCGCTGGCACCCTTGCAGATTTCACAGTTGTCCATTTCAGTATGTCTCTTTGATGATGTCAAATTCTTCTTTAGGATATTGGGCTTTGAATTCTTCGGTGCCCACAAACTCGTTGTAAGCCTTGGCTTCGAAGAACACCTTCTTCAATACGCTTTTGTGATTGCCTTTTGGGCAAACTGTAAGGTAGATTGATTTTGCTTTACCAGCCATTTTAGTATCCTTCTTTGTTACGTTAAATGTATTATACGACAGATATCAATCTAGGTCAACATTTATGTTAGCCGCAGCCACATGATGTTTTCTTTTAGTGCAATCTTCTCATCATCAGTTAACTTGGCGAAGACTGTTTTGGCAAGGAGTAATCGTGCAGCAGCAGCATCACGTAGAGCCTTTAGGTCACGAAGCTTACCCTCGAGGAACTCAACTTCCCATTCTTCGCTTTTGTACGTTAGTGTCTCGTCGATGTATGATTTATGAGAATGATCCTCATATTCGAATCGAACTGATGGGCCTGTGGCAGTAAGTTCGACATGTGTTGCGACACCACAACTACCTGCCAATGCTTGTGCATCCATTAAGCGTTTTGGTAGACCAGCTTTATATACTGCATCGGCCGCAGCTTTCTCTGCTTCATAGGTCATGCGAGCATTAGCTTCTTCTGCAAGTTTCAATGCCTTACGCATTGCGCGTTCTTCTGTGGTTAGTTTAGGTTTTGCCATGTGTATATTATAACGCGAGCAACAACATTAGTCAAGCCGTTTGAGATCTTTAATGGAATCGAGATAAGCATGTAACAACGGGTTTTCGTCCCGTGTTGTATTGTCGTACTCGTCCCTTGTCCAACCATTGGCTGCTAAGATATGAGATGACTTTGTAACAGACGTGCGGCCAATGCCCATCAACACATTATATTCTGCTTTGTATATAAGTCTACGGACTTCACTATATGGTGTTCGCTTTAGTAAACGGAATGTATCGTCTTCAGTCATAATTATACTTGAATAGCTTTAATCATTTTCAAATATTTGTACAATAACGGATTTGATAGTTCTTCAGCTTTGTTATATTCTTCGCGTGTCCATCCGCATTCTTTTAGTATTACCGCCTGGGTAGTGCCATCCTTGCTAACAGACCATCCACGAACGCCGCCAATGCGCCCAAACTGTTCATTTATTATCCGTCTCTGAACTTCCTTAAATGGGCGTTGAGTTAACTTACGAAATGTATCGTCTTCAGTCATGGTTGGCAATCGCGATTGTAGATAGTTATTTTGTCGAACATACTTCCATTGCCTCTGCTTTGGTATTTACGGTTCCCGGTGGCCGACCCTCACAGCTTATCCACACCAACCATGCTGTAGCTTGATTAATGTGGCATCTTCGTCGTTAACGAAAATTATATTAGTTGCCTTATCTTCCATTGCACCTAGTTTAAATAGCCAGTCTCCATACGTTGCATATCCATCTTTGTATGCTCTTGCATTCATTGGTGTCATAATGAATTCCCTACGTATCTGACGCCAATAGTGTGTACCACGCTCAAATGTTACCATTATGCAACCTGTTCACTAAGATACACTTTGCAATCCGGGAATCGGATTTTAAACATGGATGCATCTTCTTCTTTGATATTGTACACCATGTAGGACCATTCTTTATTAGATTCCCCGTTCTTGTTGTATCCTGTACCCGATAAATTAGATCCACAGTACGAGATATGCAACTTATATTCATCCATCCATTCTCTGATGCGAGGAGCCACAAGGTAATGACAATTACCGAAAACTCGGTCTGGTATGTTAAGTTGCATTGAGTGTGACATATAATTTATGTGTTAAATCTTATTGAAGCACATTCCAACTGTGTGTCTTACGTACAGTCTAGGGATGGTTGGCGTCGTATAGTTTAGTGACAACGCACCCACAGTCGCTCCCTGGAGAAATGTGGACAAAAATGTACTTCAATAAGAAATATGCTGCGAATTATGTATCTTGCGTGTCGACCCTTTGTACTAGGCTCAGCATATTATAACACCCGGCGCCGCCGCTGTCTAATGGTTATGGTGATTGGTAGTCGGCTACTCACGTTCACTTACTCTTGCTCCGTGTGGATTGAATTCTCATGGGCATCACCGTATAACGATCCGTTCCGCCCCGCCACAGTCCCTTTCGAGGACACTACATCACCATATAGAAACATACTCGAGGGGCACAGGATTTTCAGTTACTTATTTATTTAATGTGGTTCGTACCCCCCACGCCTGTAACATAGAATTCTGTTTCTATATAATGACCATATCAAATCATACTGCAATCACTGTCTGTTGGCATCGGTGCAACCCGAGTGCATCCAACGCGGCGAGTAACGAGCAGATCCTTCCAACCACTGTCTGCTACCCAATGGGTAGGGCAATATGATTTGATATGGTGGTTGTTTAGTCCGATAACAACCAAGAGCCGTGGTATTACTAGTCTATACCTTTATGCAGTAGATACGGGTATGCCGCTATATACTGCACGGGGCCTTCACGTTGCCCTTTATATATTCACCCCATACTAATTTAAACAATGTAGCATGTTCTGGATTATAAATTATGAATTTCGGAATATTGGGCCACTGCCCTTGTCCCGGATCATAGTAAAATGTATCATGCGCTGACTTACCTATGTGTTCTACACACCAATCCCAGATATGCCTTCGCTCAGGATAGTCTACAGTAATCACGTATTTGTACGTCATACGTTTCAGTCACTAAAGTAGAATCCGCACTCCTCAAGATTAAGATCATCGGGGAAGGTAAGTCTTTCGGCAGGTCCGCCTTCGTTCGCCCAATATTCCTCGTGCCCATTCTCTTCGTCGAGCAATTCGTTAACCTTATCAAAAGATCGAAACCAACGCATGCTAGAACTTCCGTCACCGCCGTCAGCAATTAATCCGTAAATTTTCTGTGTCATGTTGTCTCCAAATAATCCATTTTGTATGTGGCAGGTACGAGATCACCAAAATCGTCAACAGTGTACCACGAACAGTGTTGTTGATAATTTGTTGTCATAGTAGGTCCACCGTAATAACCAAATATGGTCCATGCATAAGTGTACATATGGATATCTTTCTAAAATAAATGCACCCTAGTTTTCCAGACTAGGATGGCTTGACTGCTATAGCAGACCTTTCGCTACTTGTAGGTAAGTTTGCTTTACCCTTCCGGTTTTTAGGACTCCGGTTCGCTAAACTATCACCGCTCATAACACATGGTGACCCTGCGGGAGATGGTTTTAAGTGCGTCCTCCCACACTCCAATTTACTGTTTGGCAGGCCTGATTACAGGCTTCGGAATCTGGCGGTACAATGGTTAACCAATAAGTAGTCTAACACCGTGGCCACAGCGTTTCGTCTATCAAAAAAGGAAATAGCCTTTGATATCATCTTCTACCCTTCGTACCATATGGGAATACACTGTTGCGGCCGCAGGATACCGAGTGACGATGTGAGTCGGGTTCAAACCTTCCCAGTCATACGCAGTGCTCTCCACAGTGTATTCTCATATGGCTTATACAATGAGCAGGCGTTGAACCTGCGACCTCGTCCTGACCACTCGCCTATATACCATAACGTAGAATAAATAGGGCATTCAATGACGCGCTCTACCAACCTGAAGCTATCATCGCATAATTTGGTGCCAGCGGATGGAATTGAACCAACGACCTTCCAGTTAGATACTGGTTGCTCTACTTAATAGTTGGCTATCACCTACACACCTTACACCGCGTATCATAAGATGCTTACTACTTAACCTTCCTAAGTCATTACTTCTCTCCGTTGAATGTTGCAACATCTTCCCTTTAAGTTTCGTGCCTGACTGAGCTACCCTGGCTATTCTGGGATACAAGATGGGAATCGAACCCATAAACGAAATATATCGCTCCTGCCACTGTACGGACTGTGTCGACCCAGCTACCCGTCATCATGTAAGACTTCAACATATCTCTCACCGGACCGAACCGGCGGCTTTACCACATTTGCCTACCTGCATCATATTAGAGGACATTAGATGTGCCAATGTGCCAGCACAGGCTCCCTTTTTAAATAGAAGCATAATGCCCTCTAATATGCAAACTCTATTCGGACGGAATCGAACCATCTCTCCTACTCGTTGTGCCGAACCCCCTTTGGTTATTGCGGGCCTGGATTCGAACCAGGAACTTTTGAGTGCTACCATTACACCACAGTCGAGTTTCACGGACCAATTACCTTCCGTGTATGTTACAATATACGTCTACATTATACCATATCGAAGTACACTATAGCTTCCTCTTGAGGCTTAGTTACTAAAATTCGCACGCTGAGCCTTGTACTCAGTTAATGTACTTCGATATGGTGCCATGTTAAACCGCATTAGCAGGAGTTGAACCCACCTACCAGACTCTAATCGCCTAGCTGTAAACCATTACATTTGCTATCACCTGCAATGTCCTCTGTTTGACAGTGGGTAAGATGCAGCTATCCACGTCATTCAGATTACCAATGCAACTAATGCATTTATGCGTTTTAATATGGCACCATATTGGGATACACTGTTGTACCTGCATTCACCATTGTCGCTAGTAAAGTCCCTTTTGGGCTAGCTACCGCGTCTGCACAATGTATCCTAATATGGTGCGGGTAGACGGACTTGAACCGTCAAGCCTTGCGGCGCCAGATTTTCTTACTACTATAGCTTTCGCTACCCTCTCGGTTTGATAGTCTGGACTTTGTCTTTACCGTAGCATTTCTGCGTTAGGTACCTGCCGTCAAGTCTCTACACGTTCCCTTTCGGGCTTCGCTCGGCGTTGACATGTTAAAGTGTTCGCCGAATTTGACAGGTTCTACTCCGATCGTTTCCGACCGGGCACTCAAATTTTATTTCTCTAAGTCTGGTGAGTTTACCAATTTCTCCATACCCGCTAATTTATTAATGATCTCTACAAGCTACTGTAATCAGCTGCTATGCATTAATTATACAACATATTTAGCTATAGGGCAAGCGTTTTGCTAATTAATTTTTTTAATCTTTCATAATTGCCACCCTTTGCAGCAATTCCTACGCTGATTAATGCTTGCCTAATATTATTGCATTCCTTATATGCTGCCAACAATTCAGTGTCGGTTACTTTCAACTTACCTGTATTCTTATTTCTGCCCTTGTATGTGTCTGTCTGAGAATGGCAATTTGGGCATAAGTATCGTAAATTAGATAATCTGTTATCTGTGTTGTTACCATTTATATGATCCAAATCTAACACAATAGATTCGTCGCACCATTCGGTTATTCCACATTTCGGATTAGAGCATTTGTATTCTAATAGATCACCTTTAACAATTCTATGTTTAACCATCTCGTTAGAGTATGTGCTATTTTCTGTAAATATTTCGCTATCGGGTGTAATAGTCTTACCCTTAGCCCAATTCATTCGGGCTTTGGTTTCGTCAGATAGATCTTTGTAAATATATCCGCCCCTACCCTCACTATGCGCTTTCTTCAGACCTGCCGAGTTAACTGCCTTTAGCACCTTGCAACCAGCGGGCCGTTTACTGCAACACCATTTACCGTTTAGTAATTGATGATTGGCCTCCCCATTACATCCGTATTCGCATATCATAAGTGTAGTCTCCTACACTTATTTATCTGGTATACGCAATTTTTAACTTAAAACAGAGCCAAAAAGAAAGGGCGATGTAATTAAACACCGCCCCCTCTGGGTCTGCACTCACACTGCCTATTAATTGTACGCTATTTTGCGTACAATGTCAACTGCCTTACGCCAGATCGTTGTCAGCCATTTCGTTTTCAAGGGCCATCGCAACAGTCTCTTTGAGTTTGAGCATGTCTGGCACAGCAATTTCGCGCACGTGGCCTGCAACAGATTGGCGACCTGCCAGGTATGCACTCAGACGACCAGTAGCAACATCGCGGCCAATCTTCTTGTTGAAGTTGTCCATTGGGCCGCAGCGAGCAACAGAGATCAATGCAGTGCCCAAACTTGCACGTGGCATGATGGCAACAGTTGCGCCACCGGACACATCACGGAAGATCGGTCGGAAATGCATGTACTCGATAGGATTGGATTTTGCGTTCAGTTGTGTCATTTGTTAATTCCTATGTGTGTTAATAAAATTAAACGTTTTTACTTGCTAAGAAGTTAATTATACAGTCTTACACAGTAATGTCAACAGGTTTATGAATTAGCCCCACTTTAGTTTAAATACCAAGAAGTCAGCCTCATCTGCGAACAAGAGAGTATAGCTGCCATCTGCGATAATGTCTGCACCTAATCCCCTAAGTAACCCCTTCATTGCATAAAATCCTGGCGAGCATTCATTAAATGCATGAGGATCGCGACGCCATGCTTCGGTCCAGTCAACAAGCGTATTCGCATATTTTTCAAAATTAATCCACCACTGCGGAGGAATATACGCATCACCGTGATCAACAATTTCGGATACCTCCTGTATGTTTACGCGATACATATCAACCCCACCTTAGTTTAAAGACAAGAAAATCTGCCTCTGATTCGAACTCAAGTATAACCCACTGCGCGGGGTCTTTTATGCGTTTGATACCAATTGATTTGAGACGCTCAGTAAGTGCGCAATGCATTCCGCCGCTCCTAGATACAAAATCATCATCTTCTCGTACTTTGTCGCAGAAATTAATCCAACATGTAGGATAGGTAGGTAAATCGGGCTCGAGTGTTTCGAAGTTAACCCTATATCCACTCATAGCCATCTCATTTTGAAGATTAAGAAATCAGCTTCGGATTTAAATTTCACAATGATTTCATTCTTCTTATTATGTTTCATTTCGGCGTCGATATTTCTAAGATATTTGTTAATTTCGTCCCCGACACGATCGCCGTTATATCGGACAGACCAGTTTATATTCTTCTCAATATGTCTCTGGAAATTCATCCAGAACGCGGGCCACATATCCATAGGTATATTTGGCAGTTTACTCACGTTGACAACATAGTCAGTTGGTTTAATAGCCATGTTATGCTTTGAAGAATTTGTGCCCGTCAATCACTGCGACCAATTTGTATTCCCTAGACCAGCGCGGATAACGATAGTTTTTAGCCTTCATTACGATTGGTGCAAGATAATGTGTTGCACCGTTAGTTGGGTCCTTGACTGCACGTTGGATTACCATGTTAGCAACCTTAACAGCACGATCCCAACTTTTCTGATCGATGACATTTTTCTGCTTTGGCTCGATATGCATGCTTGTAGCCGCAGCTCGTAATTCAGGGTTATTGTTAAAGATGCTGTACTGCTTAGGTGCTAGTGCAACCTGGCATAATGTGCGGTTTACAGCACGATTCATGACAGTATATGCTACTGCTACCTGACCCTTCTCGCTCTCCCCGCGAGCTTCGCCGTAAATGGTAGTGGCCAAACATTTTGCTTGTGCAGCATCAATCTTAGGTGGGTCACGTCGGCAGATGATGTCTTTACCTAATTCTACAGTGGTAGGGATTAATGCCAGTAGTAATAGTATGTGCTTCATAACCCTATTATACAATATAACAGGAATCAGGGCAAGCACTATTTTATAATAGTTGGCAGTCGCGATGTAGAGATGTGCCTAGGGCGTCTCTCAACGATTGTAGGCAGAGATACTTCCACTACCAGTACATAACGGAACGACCGCTATACACCTTAAAGGTTGGTAATCACGATTATTGAAGCGTCTCGTACACAAATATATCTATTACCTGTTGCGCCGGTCACACGCAACCAGTCCTCATTGACCCACAGACGAATCCGCGTCGAGGATTCAACAATCGCGAAATATAGCAAGCTACTGTGATCAGGAGTCTCTATATATTTCCATTGTCCGTAATGAACAACATTGTTATTACCTTATTAAATGGTGCGACGGGTGGGAGTCGAACCCACGATATCTCGATTATGAGTCGAGGGCTTTAGGCCATCTAAGCTACCATCGCACGATATTCTTACAAACTATTTAGTGAATCTTCGAATTCTTCTTAATCCACTTTATTGCCTCTTCTTGCGGACGGGCAGCAGCATGAGCTTCCTTGAAGAAAGCACTAGCTTCATTCATACCTTGTATTCGCAAATCATTCCCGTATTTTGCTTTCAACTCGGCTCCCAACTTACTGGCCGCTGCAACAGTCTCTGGCAAATCTGGCGCATTGCAGCGCAACAACTTATCTATTTGAGCAAGCTCGTCTTCGGTAAAAATCATAAATTTCTCCTGTTAACAAATTATATACTATCACAGCAACAATGTCAACTGATTACCAACTACTCCCCGTTCTCGTCATCCCACGCCTTCTTCTCGGCCGCCAATACGTCTGTCATTGATTGGATCAGGATATTGTATCCATCATGTTCATCATTCTGAGAGCCGGCACCTGTCTGCTTCGACCACAGCTTACGGATGGATGACATATATCTATTTACCCATGCACCCTTTAACGCTTCTGTAACAAAGTCTGTCAGCTCGTCCCACCGGCCGTCATTCTTATATTCGCGAATGTATTCGTCGACACGAAGAAGCCCGAATCCTTCGCTGCTATTACTGAAGCTGTTTAGCCATCTTGCTGCAAGATTAGGATTCTTCCATTCATCCTTAGGAATGTTTCGTTCTGCCCATTGTTCATGCGGGTCAGTCATAGCATTAATTCTTGCCGCTTCAGACTTGCAGGCATCGATGTATGCAGGAATAGATGCAAGAATATCCTTAAAGAATACACGGTTATAGTTATTTCCATAACCTGTTGTACCTTTGCTGTCACCAACATATTCATCGATGTAATATTTATTCATGATATCACGGAAAATATCACCATGAATAATTACGTGTGTAACACGTCTAAATGTATCTACCTGTTTGAGTTTGTTGGCTAGTCTGTCAAGCTCGAATTGCTGATCTGGTGTAAGTTGATCTTTTTCACCGTCTTTACGCAATTCGCGAAGATCATAATCATCTTCGTCGAAGAAGGGTGTATATTGAATACCGAGACGATCTTCGTGGTCGGCTTCAAATAACAGATCAATGTCAAAATCGGCCCTGCGTACTACCATGTCGTGGCTACTGTTCGGGCCTTGGCCAAATTCGTACAGCTGGCGCTTGATTTCGTCAACCACAATGGGCAACACCGGGCCTTGGCAGTCTTCTACTGCACCGTAATCATTATACTTGCCATAGAATGGTAACGGGCATACATCGTACAATGCATTACCATAACAGAAGGATTTTGATCTTTTGTTTTCGAGCAGCATGAATACTGCTACCTCTTGCCCGCTTCGTACGTGCAGGTTAGATACTGCACATGTTCCGTTCCATGATCCCATGATTACCCCTTAATACAAAGAACTTGCTTCAACGTGTGTACAATATCAACCAAATCAGCCTGCGCTGCCATTACCTGATCAATATCCTTATATGCACCCGGAATTTCATCAACTACGTCTGCATCCTTACGGCACTCAACACCGGCTGTTTGTTGTTCTAGATCAAGTGATGTGAACAACTTCTTAGCTTGGTTGCGGCTCATCTTACGACCAGCACCATGCGAACACGAGCAGTAGGAATCAGGATTACCTTTACCGCGAACAATGAATGACTTTGCACCCATTGAGCCGGGAATAATACCCATTTGCCCATACTGCGCAGAAACTGCACCCTTACGTGTCACCCAGATCTTTTCATTGAAGTGCTCTTCCACGCTTGTAAAATTATGGTGGCAGTTTACAACTTCGCCAACAATCTTCATTGTAGGAAACTTTACCTTCATTGCAGAAATAACCAAATTCAGCATTGTATCGCGGTTGAATTTTGCATAGTCCTGTGCCCAATGCATTGCCTCAATGTATGCATCGAATTCGGTTGTGCCTTCGTCCAGCCATGCAAGATCAGCATCAGGGAGACCCCATGCACGTTTAGCAGCCTGTTCTTTAGCCATTTCGATTGCAACAGTGCCGATTTGATTGCCGATACCGCGTGAACCACTGTGTAACATAATCCACACACGGTTAGATGTATCGAGACAGATTTCGATAAAGTGGTTACCACCACCTAGCGTACCGATTTGGCGAGCAATGCGCTTTTCGTCAGCACGACCAAGGTGCTGCTTCATTGCCAAGTGATCCCATTGATCCATTGTCTTGTGCAAATTCTTGCGCAGGATATCTGCGTAAGGTCCCGATACAGAAGGGATGCCCTTTGCGTGTTCGTTGAATCCTACAGGTACTACCTTTTCAATTGCATTACGCAACGAAAACAATGAGTCAGGAAGATCATCGGCAGTAAGGTTGGTCATTGCTGCAATCATACCACAGCCGATATCCACACCCACAGCCGCAGGAATAATTGCAGAACGTGTAGGGATAACAGAACCCACAGTGGCACCTTTACCCATGTGTACGTCTGGCATGATAGCCATGTGTCCAGCAAGGATAGGTAGTTGGGAAATGTTTAGGATTTGGGATAGAGCTGCTTGCTCTACTTCCATATCACCTACCCACATTTTTACATTTTCGATTTCCATATTATTCTCTTTGTTCAGTGTCAATATCTTCGCCTTCACGGAATGTTGTACCGTATATGCGAAGATTAAATTCTTCATCAGATTCAGAATATGATGTGTGTCCACAAGCAGGACACCGTTCATCACCATACCCCATTGCACCCATCAGTGTATCACATTTCGGACAAATCATACCGTATCCTAAAACCTAGCAAGATATGCTCTGTCGCTCACAGCTTTCTTTTCTAACACATCAATTGCGTCGCGATAATGATGATCAATATGCTTTTCGTGTGTAATGGATTGTTGGCGTGCTGCGGCATGCCGGAGTACTGATATATCCAGCAGAGTTAGCGCAAGAATTTGTTCTGCTTGCTCTTTTCTGCTTTCGTATGTCACGCTGTTTCTTTCTGTTCAAACCAGACTTCTGACAGCTTAGATGCAACCACAAATGCCATGTGATAGCTACAGAAGATATCTTCACGAGCCGCTACCTTACGCACTTCGTGCAATAGGAAGTATCGTGCCCAGCTCGCTGCACCACGTGCGGATTGGAAGCTGTTATGCACATCACTTCTGCTGTTGAATTCAGCATCGCAAAGTTCGTACAGTGTGTCCACTGTCTCAACTTCGGATGCCATCATTGTCACAGTTTCAATTTTGTTACGTGGACTAAACATCTTCGTGCCTGCGTTCGAACACCGGGAGATTCTTGTGTGGCGCTGGCTTGAAGCCTGTGTCTTGCTCGATGTACCAGTCCAGCATCTTAATGCGAACTTGGTCGGCAACGCTGCCGTAGTCAGGGTCGTAATTGAATCGCAAAGGCGAGTCCATCCACGCTGTACGCTTCATGAACGCTACCACAGCATGACGATGCTCGGTAATAGCGGGGTCGAAATCAACACGTTTGGTTTCTTGTAAAATAGTCATTTGTATTCTCAATTAGGTGGTCCGGCGTAGAGGAATCGAACCCCTATCTAGGGAGTAGAAATCCCCTGTACTATCCATTGTACTAACGCCAGAAGTGTTTAAAACAGTCGAGTCAGAACCGGGATGACGACTGAAGCCATGAATTCCCAGTTAACATACATTGCAATTTGATTAAGCATAATAGACTCCTTGTTGCGATGTATGTATTGTAACAGTGTTTGACAATGCTGTCAACTGTTATATTATTTATTTATCAAATTAATGAAGCACCCGATTAGAGTCAGTTGTCAGCACAGTAGATATCACATCCTCTGCGCTGTCTAGTAGTGCCTCTAATTGGTCGATTACGAGTGAATCATCCATATTCTGTAGCCGCTCGTTCCTGAGCATCATACGAATGATGTTATGAGCATGGGCTAATTCGATAGTTTGGACGGGCATCATAGTGCCATCTTCTTTAGTCCACACCTCATCAGTGTATTCTGTACCATCGAATGCCGTGTATTTTACGTTTTCCACCCACGACAACTGATATAACCCATCATCGGTTTTATAGACCTCAATGGTGTTGTCCCCTTCGGTGAGCACTTTTAAACGGTCTAGTGCTTCGACAGGGTCGATGAATTGTTCAGTCTTCATTTGTAATTCCAAAATATTGCTTGATTAACATTTCACAACTGTTAGCGGTAGCCTTAGTCTTGCGTGCCATTTCGCCGTCGTTAGTAATCTCGGCCACGTTACCTACAGTACGGCAAGACGATATACACTGCAAGATAATGAGATTGGCAAACTTTTCTAGCTCATTGTTAACAATGCCGCTACGATTGTTCGAGAATATCACACCTTCGTCTGACACATACCACCCGGCCATATCGGCAAATCGTGCAATCTGTTCTTTCATACTATTCGAGTTCGGCACGGTCATTTTCTATTTCCATTTTTCTTGCACGTTCGTGAATTTCTTCTGCTTTAGCATGCGCTAATGGTAGAATGACAATTGTCACACAGACAATCAGCAGAAGCTCAATCATTAGAGCCCCATATCCCTGTCTTGCATGCGATCTTTGTAATCATCACCTGCTGCCGCACCACGCTCACTATAGAAGTGGCCACCAGCGTCGAAGCAACCGTTTTCATCACAGTTTCCGTCAGCGTCGTACCAGTCTTCGTTTTCGTCTTCTAGCATAGTATCTCCCGTAAGCCTTTATTATATAGTAAAACTTGAAACTTGTCAACTGATAGTTGTAACAAGATGTAATAATTAAACTTTTTGAAATGACCAATGTCAAGTTGATCGGTGTTGTCTAAACCCAACAATTGTAAGGATTGGAATCAGGTATTCGCAACACGCGAAATTCTTTAAGCATTTTCGTCGTCGATAGCCGCGAAAACCTTTCCGTCAGCCTGCATTTTACTGTTTTTTTCTGGATGCCTATGATCGATGCAATGCGTCTTAACCCATCCACTTCCGTGGTCTGCTTCACCGGGCTTACCACAAACCTCGCATGTGGTTTCGGACATTGTCTCAGCAAAGTCGATTAAGTCATATACCCGATCTGATCCATTATGTACATAGAATCTCAGCGTTCCGTATTTTTCTTTTATCTGCACAATCTCTGGCAATGCTTCTAACTCGGCTTCTACTGCTGCGGTAGTCTCTTGCAAATAGGCACCGCCATCATCACGCGGGTATTCTGTAGCACCCGCCAGTCTACTTTTTGCTTGGTACAATTTACTGTAGATACAGGAACATAATGCATTGATGATATTAAACCAACCATCGTCGACACCTAAGTGCTCACCTATAGTCGATTTCTGCATCAATTCTGGGTATGACTTCGCCAGCTCTTCGAACAGTTGTTCGCCGTTGTCTTCTTTATTATTCATACACGTATAATACACGATATGCGTACACAAGTCAAATAGCGGGTGTGTCTATACGTGCGATTTTCGTGCACGATTCCCGTGCAACTTTCCTATTTTAAAATCCAAATCTGAGATACAAATCTGAGATCGAAAACTGAGATTGTAAATCAGATGTATGTCGGACACAAGGTTTTAAATACCGGATTGTCTCTTGATATCTTTGTTGGCTCAGCGGTAGCACTTTCGTAATTAACTGCACCCACTGGGCGGTCCAGTGCTGTAGGTAATCTATTAGCATTGTTGAAATAGAAATCTTCCATCGGAGTTATTCTTGCATGTTTACAATCGACCATATAGTGTCTAGCAAACGTAGTAACAGTTTTCTTACCTAACCCAAAATCCACAGTAATAGGTTCAGCTCTGTGATATGCAATAACACCTACACCAAAATCACCGTCCTTATCAACTGTACGATTTAATGTCTTAGCATCGAAGTATGTAGTAAATTCTGGATGCGTAAGATCGTGTATCTTAACCCATTGTATTTCTCTTATAGGTTGCTGTGCATAGGCTACGCAAGATACAAGTAACAGTAATTTAACAAATAATTTAAGCATACTATATTTACCAATAGTGTCAATTTTCGTCAAAGTGTGCTTTCAACCTTTGGCCGAAAGTTTTAAACCGCCCAGAATCTCCCCATGTATCAATTGTATCTGCACATTCAGCAATAATCAGTTTGATAAGTTTATCCTGATCAACCCAGTTGCCTATACCATCAATGGATGGTTGAGTACACTTTACCAGCAGTTCGTTAATTCGCGTGTTCATACATCTACACCAAAATGATTCTTGATTGATTTCTTTGCCTGCGTTATTCCACCAAGGTTAATTGTAGCACCAGAATTAAGCTGTGCATTACAATCATCTAGGATACGTTTAACACATTCCTTGATAATTGCTTGTGCAAACTCTTCAATCTTAACGCCACCAACAATTATTAATCCAAAGTCACCTACGCTACGATGCGTACATTCATCTGCTATCTGTCTAATTATCGGGTTCTTAATATTGTTGTGTAGATTACTCATTTTAGTCTCTTCTTATTCTCTCTTGCTTCGTTGCGTTTATAGTTAGCATGTTCTATATATCGAAGAATGTTTAGTACCAGTGCTAACGGCAATAGGAAAAAACTTCCTATATAGTAGCCAATTCGCTCCCTAGGTTTATTCATTCTCTACACCTCCGTGCCCGGTATAATGATCGCGCAATACCTGTTGACATTTTGCAACCGCACTATTCCACGGTCCTGCTGCACTGTGTACACTACCGACAATATTCTTACCTATTGCATTAGAACAATCTGCGATAATCAGTTCAGCAAATTTTTCCAAAGCTTTTAGATTGAGTGCAACATCCACGGGACCTTTACCCGGGCTGTCTGCATATACAATAACATGTGCTTCAGCGGCAAGTGTTTTAAGTCGGTTATTCATTATGTGTCCCATATTTCTGCTCCATTGTTGAATTCTATTATAGGTCGGTTAGATATTATAGCAGGTATTAGATCGTGACAAAGTTTCTGTGACTTCTCACCAACAATGTCAGTGGATATCATAGCACCGGATATTGTCCATCCTCTTAAATTTGTGCTATTACTGATTGTCCTTAATTTACACCCGTTTGCAAAATCAATGCATGCACTTTGCATTTTCCAAGGTTCGGGTTGCATCCACATAGGCAGTCTAGCAGCTAGCTGATAAAATTGCCGCATTGTCTCTCTGCATTGTGTTATAGAATTTTCTATAATGAAATACGTTTTATCGAAATTGTATATCACTGACCACAGCATATAGACAATTATGTCCGCTCTGGTTGGATACATAATCTGTTTAAGATCGAACACCATCTTAAGAGGATGATGCCCTATTTTAGCACAGAATGTATCCAAATCCTTACACGCTATAAGTTCGCAGATTTGCTCTTCAGTTAAGCCCATTAAATCTTAGGTAGTGGCCCTGTACCATCCCACCCGTCGACCTTAATGGTGATTGAGATCTTGTTCTTTTCTTCCTGGGCCTTAATTTCGGCTTCTTCTGCTTCTGTGCGATACCGACGGATCTTAACTTCCTTCATCCCAAAGCGGAATGTTGATGCTGCTTCCGGCACCATAGTCATTTTGGTAGTTAGGTCGCTATATTTGCCTTGCTCTTCATCAACCTTGCGAATTTCTTCGTCAACTGTATATTCTTCTGGATCCAATCTACTTTTAATTCGATTGAATGATTTTTCATCATTCGGGTTGAATGTGAATGTATACTGTGTACGATCTTCTTCCATCTTATGCTCCTACGGGTTGTTTAATATTTCGGTCGCTGTTCGGATCAAGCATTATACTTACCGGAACCGCCAGTGCCATTGCTGTTCTATCTGATTCAGTCATTGTCAATCTGAATAAAGTAGTGCCTGCATGCTTTGTAACAAACCCTGTCGAGTGGTGATGCTCTTCTAATTTTGTCCTAGCACAGAAATCAAAGAATGCAGGTAATATCTCTCGATCAACTCTGATATAATAGTTCTTTACCATTTTGTTATTTTGTTTATGCTGACCTTGTTTCAATCTTGTCACCGTATCTCAATGATAGCATTGTTGCTACTTCATCATCTATCGCAAAAATTATCATCGTGAACCCTAACGGCTCATCTTCGCCGTATACATACACAGGACTGAATGGCCTGAATGTTACCCCTGCCAGCCCTTTCACATAATCTATGTATGGTTGTTGATCTTCATATTCATCTACATATAATGTAAGTGCTATCATCGCGGCTTGTACTCGCCCTGGAATTGCAGTGGATGACGTAACTTTATTGTTACGGCAGCATCCGGCGAAACAATGGCTGCAAATCTAGTCATTAATTTGTAGTCGTGTGTTGGATCATAATATTTTTGGGTAGAAGGATAAATCTTCAGTTCTTTCAGCCAAGCTCGCTCAGCTAATTCTTTCTCTGGCTCTACCATGTATATTAGCGTAATCATAATATATTATACACTATAATCGTAATTATATCAACCGAGTTTAGATCATCTCTTTGTACAATTTTTCCATAGACGGGATACGAGTATGTGCATTGCGACTGCCTAGTAACACTAAAAATCGTTGCCCAATCGGCGAATTTACAGCCATAACTAAACACCCGCCAGCAGGGTTGGTGAAACCTGTCTTAGACAAAAATACGTCTAATTTTGCGGTCAACGGGTTTGTATTCCTAATTCTCATAGTAGTCTTACCCACCAGAATTTCCGCGCTAGCAAGACTTGACAATGATGTTATTGTTTGGTTTGACGCAACGTTGAGCATTAGTTTCAGCAGGTCAGATGCTGTGCTTACATTCTCTTTACTGAGCCCCGTAGGCTCAACATAGCGAGTATGTGTCATGCCTAGTTCGGTTGCCTTTGAATTCATTAATTCAACACAGTTATCTAAATTTTCACAGAGTATCTGCGCTGCGAAATTATCAGACTTCACTAATGCAAGTGTTAGCAATTCTTTTCGAGACATGCTAACATGCCGGTAAGGAATGCCGCTTTGAACTGTACGCTTTTTCGGTATCAATAACTGTTCATCGAGATCTTGCTCAGATGCTAGTAACCCTACCATTAATTTTGATATTGACGCGATTGGTCGTTGCAGGTCGCTGTCGCGTTCCTGAAGTATTAGACCTTGGTTATCAGCTATAAGATAACTTTCTGTAGTAAATGCCGACACTGCCACAACAGCCCTAATTTTCTTCTTTACTGGTTGTCGTGCATATACACTGGTAGCAACTGACATGCAGAGTAAGGTAAGAATCAACCTATTCATGCGTCTTCGCCACAATTGTTGAACGACTCTTCCATCTCCCCATCATAGAACGCAGTCTGCTGAAATATTTCTACTGTGGCTTTTGCCTCAGCAGGGCTATAGCCAATTGCCACAAGGCCGTTGGCCATTGCTTCTGCACGGCGTTGTTGATCAACTACAGTGCTCGAATCCCAGAATGATTTAAAATCGAAGTGCATATTAATCCTTTGTGTAATTATACACAGTTATGCTAACATGCTCAACCGGTGTTTAGGCCTTCGTACGGACTCTGCCACAATGGCTGATAGGATACAGGGCCATATGTCCTAACAGGAAATGCTAGTGTTTCCCCTGTGTCTAACCGGAAACTTATCTTCCCACCACGATCGGCGGTCGATAAGAAATTGTTAGTTACCTTAATCATGAATGTTCCTACTGTGGTACCCATTAATATCAGTTTACGTGTTTCAAACTCAACTGACGCAGGATCTATAGGGTACCAATTCACATCAACTATCTTATCTAATTCAGCGCCCTCAACTTTGAAGTAGCTTGGGACACCCGGTGTAATAACAATTCCGTTTATGCCAGTGCCCTGAAAAGGGCTTGTAGGGAGAGCAATAATGCCAGTAATAGATATAGTCATCTATTATTTAGCCGGTTCCTAAGTTTGAGCACACCTTCTCTTAATTCTTTACTGCGTGGTTTACTAAGGAACACGATGCCATTTTCCACGAGTTCGTAATATTCCTCCTCCATGACTTTAGCAGGAGCAAAGCCTTTCATCATAGTGCAATATACGTCAAATTGATCATCTGACTCGACGATAAACCCTGTGGGCCAGCGTGATAACTTTAGTGTAGAGCACCCGTGGAGTTTTACATTCACCTGTTCCAGAAATAGGCACCCCATACTTTCTAATAGGTTGTAGTATACAGCATCAGTGTAGAATAGCATTTTAAAAATCTAGGTGGCAACTGTTTAATGCATCGAATGTTTTTGATCTACGCCCAATGGTAGCACATTCGTTTCGATATAATAGCATGAATTGTTTGTTCGATATTTCTGCTACAGATTTATCTTTCATTAATTTTACAAAAGTGGCGAACTCTGTATCTGCCTTAAACACCCAATTATGTTCATACCCAGACGGCTGATATGGTACCAGGCCTGACCCGCAAAAAGATGCAGGATGAATATCAAATGCTCCAGCAGCTTTCAGTTCATCTTTAGTGAACCAACACGACCAATAATGTTTCATCGCCGATACTTATTCTTTAAATCGTCTGAGATATACGAGACATGCATTGCATCGGCCAGCACCGTATTACCTAATTTAATCACAGTCGCCATAGAGGAACTTAACTTACCAGATACGATTAAGGTAGATGACGGGTACGCCTCGATGTCTATTGCTGACCCTATAAGAACAAAATCATCACCTAGTTCACCTAACAGTTTATATCCATCAATTAATCCGTCGCGTGTAAATGTGAATTCTGCCAATACAAATTCATTCACATCAAATCCTGTTTCTTATATGTAATAACCACATATTCCGGTTTAACAATCTTGCATGTTGGCACATAGATTCTTCCACGCAAAGGGAGATCTTCTACTCCTAACAAGTCTATAACATCGTAGCACGACATTGGTCTAGTCAGATTGACATTTAACAGGATGTCGTTGTCCTCAAATGCAACATTCATCTCGCCAATGCCACTCTGCCTATGCTCGACAGTAGCATGAATTAAAAACGACTTAGCGATGTCGTCGTTAACTAACCAATTGAGTACCAACACTGCGCCAACTGCTGCAACTGCCAAAGAAATGCCAACTGTCACTAGACCATGCCTCATAGAGAGCTCCAATATATTATACCCCTATTTATAACTCTGTCTTACATTTTGCGTTAAAATCACTAAGATTTATACCTGCCACATTGAATGCAGTTGTGTACTGGGATGCAGCACCTGCCATCCATTGAAATTTTACAACCTTACTGGTTTTAATCAATGCTAACAGTTCCTTTGATTCAGCAACATTTCTAAACAATAGATCCCCCTCTGAGCCCCAGAGTGTAGGATGTACTGTTGCCTTATTATCTGCTATAACAGTGACCAGAATTTCTTCACGGATGTTCATTCCGTTGTTCCAATATAATGCAACAACTGGTTCACCACCCTTTAACGAACATATTAATCTTAGGCCACTGTATGACTTGTTTACTGGATTTGTCTGCGTACCCATAGACGATGTGTGATACACATATCCTACGGGTTTATCGTTACCCAATACCGCAGTAAGCTTCCAGTTATCGGCAGCAAATGTTGTGGTACACGATAATGCAATGACAAGGGCAAGAAGTATATTCATACATTAAATTATAATGTCACTTTTGATCCTTGTCAACTTGATATACTATAAATAAATGCATTATAATAACATCATGTCACAACACGTATTCATAACATATACCAATCTATTAAAACGAGTAGCAGATGCAATAGGTAGTCACACATTCTTTAATGCCAAAATACAGTTAGAGTCAGATGAAATATCGGCCGCTGAACTGTATCGTATGGCGTTATTAAGTACTACTGAATTCTTCTATGTCATAAACAGTGACATAGAAATAAAATTCCCTATGTTCGATTTCTCATTCAAGCCACCGGCCTGGGATAGTAAATTGGTTCACCTATGGAATAACAATTCTAACGTTAGATTATTTAATAAAGATTTGGTGTTGGCCGATGCAGAAAAATATACCGACAGTCAAATGAAATTAGGTAATGTGCCTATCAAGGTAATGTATGGTAAGATATTTGAGTACATGCCACTAGACATTGTATTCATAAGTTTTGATGAAAGCAATGCAGATGATAGCTATGCTAAATTAAAGGATAGATTTCCTTTAGCAAAACGGTCTCACGGTGTTAAGGGTATTCTTGAAGCACACAAGGCCGCAGCAAGAAAAGCCGAATCACATATGTTCTTTGTTGTTGATGCAGACGCAGAAATCGAACCTTCGTTTAATTTCGATTATAAGCCCAACGGATATAATGAAGATTCTACACACGTATGGTATTCCAGAAATCCAGTAAACGATCTTATTTACGGATATGGTGGTGTCAAGCTGTTCCCTAGACAGATGGTGCTGGAATATTCTGGTGCACCAATAGATTTCACTACAACGGTATCACCACATTTCAAAGTTATGCCGGAAGTAAGTAATGTCACTAAGTTTAACGTTGACCCATTCTCTGCTTGGAGAAGCGGGTTTAGAGAATGCACTAAACTGTCTGCTAAACTAATATCTAACGGCGTTGATGTCGAAACAGAAGAACGTTTAGCAATATGGTGTGAAAAAGGGCATGATCGCGAATTTGGTGATTTCGCAATCGCTGGTGCAAAGGCTGGCGTTATGTTTGGTACATCACATAAGAATCAACCCGATATGCTCGGGTTGATTAATAACTATGCCTGGTTGGAGTCTAAATTTGCTGATTAGCAATATGATCCTAGATATTTCTCTACTAACTCATTTATGTCTTCTTCTAACACATCTGTGTTGATAAAGACTTTCACATCGCGCATACGCTTAAACGATTCTTCCATCTTTGCCCATTGCGCATTTCTGTTCATTGGGATAGGATGTGTTATTTCGTTACCACTTAGCTCAACAACATTACCGTCGTAATACTGAACAAGTATCTGTTCTACATACTTCGCTGGTATTTCTTTTGCATCTATTTCCTTCACGATGCGATCGAATACCGAGGGGCGTGCTATTCGATTAATAGCTTTATCGAAACTGAAACTTGTTACTTTTTTTGCCATACTTGTATCTCCCAGTTACAAGTATTTATGTAAGTTAGCCGGAATGATACCGGCTAACTTAACACGGTTAGATAGCAGTCTTACGAGTAGGAGATGCATCTCTAACTAGTTTTGCTTTTACCTTGGCGTCGATTGCTGAGTCCTTCTTTTCGACTTTAGCTTCAGCAGCCTTGCGTTGATCACGCTCTCTACGCTTTGCCTTACGTTCTTCAAGCTTGACAGCTTTCGTGTCTTCTGGCAATGCTGGGCGGCCTCTTCCCGGGCGTGAATCAGGATACAGTGTGTATGCTTCTTCACGCTTTGCAGCAGCATCTGCTTCTAACATTTCAGCCTGGACAATTAATCCCTTAGCAATAGACTCTGCATTGGCAGATGGCGATGCACTAGCTACCGTGCTAGCAATAAGATCGGCTACTGGATTAGCTGCTTCGCTCTCTGCCTTCTGACGGGCTACATATTCGTCAACTTTCTTATCAATAGTTGCATTAATGAGTTCTAGTGGGACCGATTGGCCTGGTAGTGGTACCATTGTTACATTCGTAACAGGTTCCCTACGTAAGAATCCGCGTTGGTGCAAAGATGTAAGGCAGTTAGTTCCATCTGGGAATGTTCTGCGATTAAGAATTTCGTAAAATTCGTTTGTTTCAGAAGCTTCGCGTGAACTAAGGACTTGCATAACATAGTCATGATAGCTATCGGGTAGCCTCTCAGTTTCGACAATCAAACATGTCTTATCATCATTAGGTAATTTTCTAAAGACGACAGCAACACGCACTCCTGTATTTTTAAGAAGCCCTTGGTGCTTCTTTAGATTTTCTAAAGCCATGATATTTTCCTTAAGAAAACAAAGGGGGATAATACCCCCGATGTTTATGCTGCTGTTTCGGTAACCGCTGGTGATTCAGCTTCTTCAGTAGCTGCATCTTTAGCCTGTGTGCTTTCAACATAAGTAAGGAAGCTAGACAGCTTGTTGTATGTATCACCGACTTGCGACAATTCGCCGGCCTGGAATGCGCCACGACGCGAAGCTAGGTCAATGATGCGAGCCAACAACTGTAGATCAGCAATTGTTAATTGCACTGGTTCTAGCGTAGTAGTTGGTGCCTCTGTGGCCTCTGTCACTGGTGCTGCAACTGGTGCCGATACTTGTTTCTTGTTTGGTTTTGCCATTGTAATTCTCCGTATAAAAATGGTTTGTTAACATGTTTAAATGCTAATATTATTTACCATCGTACACAAAAATACGGCCTTTTATTGGACATTTTAACCATTAAGTATGCAGAAAACGGCCAAAACAAAAGGGCATATAGCCCTTTTGTTTATTCATCATCAGTTAATGGTTTTGGTTTTGTGCCCTGCATGTGCGGCACAACCTTAACCAAATGTTCCGGCCACTGTATGTAAAATTTCCAATCTTCATCTTTAATATGAATAGGTAAAGTCTTACGCTTTGCAAGAATCTGGTAATAGGTCGGTTTGACTGGTACCTTCTTTGGCACAATAGTCTTATCGTCACCTTTTTCACCATTGCATGCCTTGCAGCATGTAGTGACGTTATTCCACACGGTCTTACCACCGTGCGATCTCGGTACCACGTGATCGAGTGTTAATTCGTCGATATGTGACTTGCCGTGCCTGTCACGGCATCTGCTAGTGATCTGCAACTGACAGGTGAAATCATCACGTAAATAGACGTTTGTTCTGCTGTACTTCAGCGTCTTTGTCCACTTGACTTGTTCACTCATAATGATGATTGACGGTACCGGCATTTCCAGATGCTGTGATCTTACAATCCAATCATCGTAGCTTTTAAGTACCTTAACCTTGTCTGTAAACAACAGACGCATGGCTACAGTCCAGTCTACCACAGATAGTGGGACAAGGGATAACGGCATTCCGTCAGCGTTGAGTAATAAGCAATCAGCCATGATAATTTATGTTTATTTGTTTTGGATTTATAATCCGTACCTACATTATATACTGTATAACAAGGTATGTCAAGCAGTCCTAATGGACCATTTCTATATAACTTTTGAATTCTAAAGGAACATCTCTGAGTTTTAATGCTAAAGCATCTTCTAGATATTCGAAGTCTACCCGGTATGTTTCTTCCCACTGAAAAGATCCAGGCGGCGCCTCTGAAACATCCACTAATGTGTAATCTACATCATTGTTGCAAACATCGTCTACCCAAGATTTAAAAAATATCTCGAGTATCCGATGTTTTTCTAAAGTAACCGAATCTTTTAATTTAAAGAAGAGTGATGTTTGATACATTAAGTTGCCCTTAATGTATTTATCCTCAAGTCATCATTGTCAGTAAAAGAAAATTAATGTGGTTGACAGCGGCACGTGCATCGGCCCTGTAATGTTCTCTATTCCACACGCACTCTTCTTCGTCACTCTTCCACAGACGGTCAAATTCACGATCAAATTTAGCATCAAGTGCCGGTGTGGCATTAATATCGAGCCCAGCAGCCTCCTGTAGAATTTCCGCTGCCTCCCTGTGCAAACGATCTTTTCCTACAGCCTTGGCTACATGCTCAATAAATTGATCGTCAACTGGTAACAATATATTCATCTTACTCCTTCGGTGCAGACATTTTCTTGCCGGATGGGCATTGAATATTATCAAATACCACAACCAACGGCACAATAATTGTCTCGACAAAGATAATACCTAAGAATACATTCCACGCACTTACCTTGTATGTAAGTGCAGGATCTTTATCTTCAGTGACACCAATGCATGCACCGTGTTCGGTGCGCTGTGTACATCCAGCTAACATTGCCACGGCAACTAGTGCCAATAATACTTTCTTCATATTAGTCCTTATTTTTTCTTACCAGGAGAATGACTATCTGGCTCGTACCATGCTGTCATACCAAACGGTGCTACTAACCTGCGACCAGGATCACCGTGAATCAGGAACAACGTATCGCAGTAATTTTCATCACCCCAGCTACCACATGGATAACCGTCTGTCATCATAATGAAGCGTTCTGGTTCGATACCCTTCTCTTTCATGAAGTCGAAGTTACACACAAAGTCAGTGCCGCCACCACCCTTGATTTCGTAACTGTCAATGTCATCGAGGTTGTCTGGTGTATATTTTTCGTAACTATACACCTTTGTATCAAAGCACCACACTTCGAGTTCAAAGTCCATAAACTGTTGCATAATGCCTTTGGTTTCAGACAGCAAATCACGCAACATATCGTCGCCCATTGACCCGGAACAATCGATTGCCACTGCTGCTTTAACCTTGAAATCATTCTTGGTTGCTGGCAGATAGATACCGCTTGCTTGCATTTTACGCGAGCAACGCTCCCATGTAAAATCAGACTTAACCATGGACTGCAATTTCATGTTCAAGATTTCGCGCCAATCCATCTGTGGATCAGTTAAGTCCTTCAACATGCGCTTTACACCAGCCGGTACATTACCACCGGATGCGCCTTTAGCGGCTTGCATAACAGCATTACGAATTTCGTCGCTGAGTACACGTTGTTCTTCGGACGACATAGGTTCGCCCTTGCCATCACCTGGTTCGAGGTGAATATCAAATTCCGGATATTGTTTGTCCGGGTCTTGCATCAACAATTCGTACACTTCTTCAGCAAACATGCCTTTGTACTTTGGATCAAAACATGCCTGCACACCGGATGTCTTTGCGTCTGGCAATTTGCCGATGTTATGTTCGTGCAACTCCCAGTTGATAACATAGTCTGCGGCTGCATTCCACAATTTAGGCTTGCGGCTACCACGACGATCCATGTGATCATACACGCAATGCTCAACTTCGTGTGCCATCAAGAAAATACATTCCTGCTTGTTCAGCTTAGAAATGAAATCGCGATTGTAGTAAAAATAGCGACCATCAGTTGCTGCGGTCTTGCACCATTCGTCGTCGGTCTTGTCACGCAGAATAAGACGTGTGGCCAATGTGCCCCAAAATGGTTGTTGGAGCAACAACGAAATTCGTGCTCGTGTAAGTTGTTCTAGTACTGCTTCTGGACTGTTGTCTGCCATGTAAACTCCTATGTGTTACAGTAATTATAATACAATGCTGATGGTTAGTCAACTACTAAATTCAAATGTCGTCTGAACATTGCCCACAGCAATCATTACAACAATTGCACTCAGAGAGGTAGTCACCATTTATTTCTTCGGAGTACGGGCATGTATGCACATCTGTCCCCGGTTCTATATTACATCTTTCACATAATCCGTGTACCAAGATAGCATGTGTCTTGTCAATATCTTCCATAGTTTACCTTATTTACAATTTCTTTAAGAATGCTATTGCGTCGACAATGCTGCCTTCGAATAGCCTGTATCGTTGAGAATCAACAATAATAAATTTGTCTGGATGGGCCGATGGTTCCCCAAATGGGCCTGTTTTACCTGCATGATGGAATCTATCGTGTGATAAGATTACCCGGAGTTTAGACGGGTTGCGATGTTCGAACACCTCTAGCACCTTATCATTGCAAAAAGTTTTTAGTGTATATCTTGACATTCTTATATTATATACTAATCGATGTCAGGTGTCAAGCCCACTTTAGTTTAAAGAATATCGCATCCTCTTTGTTTTCGAATGCAAATCCTGCGGCATGAAATACTACACGGTCGACACAGTTGTCATTCAGCCATGCAACCAATTTGTTAAATTTATAATCCATGTATTTAAGAAATACACCTTGCCACCCTAGATCTTCTATTGCGTAGAATACCTCGTCTAGGTATACACATTGCACCTTTTCGTGAGATCTCATATCCACCTCAGTTTAAAGGCATCTGCATCGATGCTATCAACAAAACACCATGTATTAACTGGCCGCTCGGGTCCATAGACATATGTGTTATTAACATATGCACACCATTTACCGTCATCGTTTTCATAATTAAATCCGTATGGCACACCCTCGTACGGATGATCGACTACAGTAAATGGTTTCCCTACATTTTTCATGCACCATTTGCTTTTTTCTTCATCATCGGCCCTGGACCTGAAATCTAACATGACAACATAATCTGGTCTCATAGCCACCCCAATTTAAATGCAATGAAATCTTCTTCATTGTCGAAATGCAGGATCAGACCCTTTTGTGTTGTGCCCTCTACTGTAGCGTATGGGATTAGTCTAGAAGTAAACCCCTTAAATCCGTCTTTTGCCCAGCCAGCATCAACATATGCTTGCCACAGAAGTGTGTACGGGCCATTAGGGTATTTGAATGATATCATGAGTATTTTAACCTAAAGTATGTTTCATATTCTGGGCTTCCGAAGTCAATACTAATGTGTAGATAATCATGCTGATCATATCCCAAGTTAACGTCATATTCACCTGGATAATCTTCTTGCAATAATCTTTTAATCTCTGCCCATATATATGCATCAACTGGCTGCATCCAGAACTTGTTCTGCAAATCAGTCACAGCCTGATCAAACTTTATGACCATTTTAGTTTAAATACCAAGAAGTCAGCTTCGGACTTAAATTCAATCGAGTCGCCGATCTTAAAATAGTCAACAGATAATGTTGCATTAGAAATATGACGATCGAGAAGATGTTGAAGATTGTAATCACCATCTATAGTATGATCATATGCGTATGCCAGGAACACAGCAAACCAATGGTGTGCTCTTCCTTCGACATCACCTGTTGTGATTATATATTTCATGGATATCTTAGCCTAAACAGTAGTGCATCTTCTTTATGCTTAAAGTAGAATTCATTCCAATTATAAATCCAGTCGTCACCAAAATTATCCTGGCACCAATCTCTTATTGAGAGAAATGCTACGTCCGCTATCGGTATATTGACAACTACTTCAGTAGTCAGTCTAGCCAGTCCGTTTATATCGTTATTGCCACTATAATTCCACGTTCTACCTGTTAGGTTAAGGAATTTTGTTGGCATCGATCCAAAATCAAAACTCATATCTACCTTAATTTAAACCAAAATAAAACCCGCACCAGGCGGGTTTTATTGTTGCCTGTTATTAATCTTCCAGGATGTACTTACCGAACTTGTCGTGGAAGGCCTTAAACTTCTTCAGTTCACGATGGTTGATTGGCAGCTGATAGTCACGCAGCGCAGTCTTAGCACCCAGCACAATCATTTCAGTCTGGAAGTTGTCCATCATGAATTCAAAGAACCGGTCGACACATTCGTGCCACGCCTTAACGTCGAAGCCATCTTCCTTGGCTTTAGCCTTTGCAACCCACTCTTGGAGTGTGTAGCACATAGAGATCGTCAGCGAGTACATAGCACTCAGGTCCTTGACATTGAGCGTCTTTTCCTTGCCCAACAGCACGTCTTCCGACTTAGGCATCTTAGATGCAACCTTGCGGTGCGATGCAAACTCAGTAGCCAGACCATCACCAACTGTACCAGCGACCAGCGATGTATTCATCGATTCTGGCATGTCGTCGCTAATCAGTTGCGAAACGAACACCCAGCTACGCGGTGTAGCAAATGCCTTGTCTGGGCTCTTGCTGTCGAAGTTAAACAGCTTTTGCTTGTGGTGCGACAAGAAGCCAACCACGTCTGCGTGAATCTTTGCACCGATCGCCCATTTCTGCCAGTCTTCGAAGTTAGCAGTCATTTCGATGTGCACCAAACGATTTGCCAGCGGGCTTGGCATACGATATGTAACACCCTTGTCGCTGTCACGGTTACCTGCACACACCATGCTAACACCCTTAGGCAGGTGATATTCACCAACTCGGCGATTCAGAATCAACTGATACGCAGCAGCCTGCACGCTAGGAGCGGCAGCGTTAATTTCGTCCAGGAACAGGATTGCGTCAGCCAGATGCGTATCTGTTGGCAAATCTGCAGGTTGAGCCCACTTCATTGTCTTTGTGTCAACGTCGAAGTATGGGATGCCCTTAATGTCAGTTGGTTCCAACAACAGCAAACGCATGTCGATAACAGGGCGCCCGGTTTCCAAACCAATTTCTGCAATCAGTTCAGACTTGCCAATGCCGGGAGGACCCCAGATCATTGCAGGACGACCCACCTTCATGCAGCGTGTCAAAAGTGTGCGTACATCACGGGGACGTTCAACGCGGGAAGTATCAAGTGTAGCCATTGTGTGTTTTCTCCAGTTGTTAAAAAGTTGCTATGTATGTATTGTATGTTAATACCAGGGTAACGTCAATTGGTTATTTTTACGCCCTTTAATTTGTCAAATAACACTTGATTTGAGAGTCCTGGCCAATCGGCAAGAAAAATCTTGCAATCGTATCCCCAACTTTCATTTCCGCCGCCACCGGTGCCGGTGTGTAGTCTAATCAATTTTAGTATGTTGTCATATGGATAAGACCCCATTCTGTTCTTGTTGCGGCTCAATGCGCCTTTAATGTTTCCGGCCCATCCGGGATAACCATTTGGTGCAGGTGTCCCATCTTTTAATTTAGTGTCACCACGCCAGTTCTGCACACCGTTGTGTGGGCATGAATGAGTGTTACTTACAGATTGCGAGTAACGCATATCAACTAACATGAATTTTATAAATTCATCATCGTCAAAATATTTGTCATTGGTGAATGTTCCGATTTTAAGAGCATTAGATGCGTCCATCAACTTCTTCTGATTTAGCAACACCCAGGATGCAATTTCAGTAACAGAATGAATATTCTCTTTTTCTGCTGTAAGCCAATTATAAAAATTGGTCTTTAGGTCTGCATACCGTTTGTCTTTTCTACGCTCATTAGCAAGTTTACGAAGATGTTTAGTGTAATCATCTTTTTCAACAAACACCTTTTTTGTGTTAGCACATTGCCATGCGATAATTTGTGGCATATAAATCCTGTAATTTGTTAAGTAGTATATTTCAGTATAAACATCAGTAAGTCAGCTTCGTCTCTGAACTCGACATATGGACCATTGATATCTCCCATCTTTACGTAATTAGCATCATAGGGTTGCAATGCACCATTTATGGTTTCTATACTTACGCCATTTTCGCCTGGTTGATGATCCAAAGAACTTATGAAGTTTTTCCACGAGACTGGACAATGTGACCACGAATGTTCTAATTCGAATTTATAACTCATTTGACCACCTTAGAATAAACATGGTGCGCATTTCTTCTTCTTTAAAATAGTATTTTGACAGATGCGTTTTCCATGTTGTCTGGTCCGCGCCAAACGCTTCGTTACACCAGTCTTCCATATCGGTGAGTGGTGGCTTCTTTCCAAACTTTAGACTGAAAATAAATGGCGATCTTGTTTGGACCCAGTGCCACTCTATTTCAAATGGATTTTCAATTGAATAATCTGCACCAGTAGTATACGATAATTTAGTCGGATACGCCATTGGCTGCACACCGAGCATATCTTGCGCAATTAGGGCAGGCGCTATCCTCCGAATCATAGGGAGCATTATTTTTCTAAATTCTTCATCCATATATTAGTTTGAATGCTGTTGCAACACTCCCTTTATCGAATCTAAACTTAATCACTACGGTATCCTGACCATGTGTTTGTGGCCCGCCTATTGAACCAACCTCCCAGTCCCACGCCATGCCCTGTTTACCTACTTCTCGTTCTAACCATGCACGCCAGTGATCATTTGGGTCAGCTGAGTCTGGACCGGGCATGTGTAGGAAAATTTCTCCGCATGGATTTTTAACATTTACAGGGCCTGTAGGCCAATTCATATGTATGTAGGTACCGGGCATAAATCTCCACCAAAGCCGTGTGCGTAGACTTTCTTTGCCGCGGCGCATTTTCATCCTAGCAAACACTTTCTTACCAAACAGTTGTAACTCATTCATTTTATCTTTCCTGCAAGAACGTCCCACATTAATTTAGCTTCTGCCTCTTCGACAAAGGTTGGCCAAATTTCGAAAAGCCTTGGTTCATAAATTCTGCTGTATCCTTTCTTAAGTTTAGAATTAACTAACTTATCGAGTTCCCAGCCGGTAACATCAGCTTTAAATCGCATAGCGGCACCGCGCTTTGCCCAAAAAACACAGCAATTCCAGCCGCTACTCTTACGGGCCCAGGTGCTTGCATCTGGTGTAGGGCGATAAAAGTATCCCCAGACCTTATCGTGATTATCTTCTTTACACCAACCAATGAATCCGAATTCTTGTGCCATTACAACCACCTTAGTTTAAATAAGAGTTTCTGTTCTTCGGTTTCGAACATAAAATTTTCATTAAAATATTCCCAATGCCCGGTTCCAAATGCAGTATCACACCACCCACTCAATTCTCTCCATACTGTGGGATACCAATCATTAGTCCGTTTATACGGTACATGATATTTGTATAATGCATAGTAGGCTCTTGTATTCATAACCACATAAGTTTGAATATGATTGCAAGTTCTTCATCAAAAATTTCGAAGCATCTGTATGGCTGTCTAACGAATGGATTGAGCCATTCTTTGTAGCCACCGTACCCTGCATTTGCAACCAGCCATGTATCAATTTCCGGTCCACAGTTATCATTGGGTACACGAATTATCACATGTTCTCCAATTCTGCCTTTGCAATCAGTAACCGTTTTTCTAGCTCTACAACCTCACGTTGCTTTGCAATTTTTGCTTCATTGTTGGCGGCCGTAATTGTCGGTATAGGGCCGTAAGGGTCTATTGAGCCACCGCTACCCCAGGACCAAAATTCGGGCAGATTTACAGCATATTCAATTACATCGTCTAGCTTACCATTAACAATCCCTAAATCGACGCCACCAAAATCGACGTCACCTTCACTTCTAATTCTCCACAGACTTATTTCATCACATGTATGCTTACTGATAAGGCTGCGTCCAATATCTGTCTGCAGATATTTTTCATATTTTACTGAACCCATTATAAACTCCTTAAATGGCATTAGGGCAAACTCTGTTACCCTAATTATACTATTACTACAGTAATTGTCAACTGATTAGAAGAATGCTCCACCTATCCATAATACGCCAATCGTAGCAAGCATAAGAACCCAGAATGCAAACCATTCACCGTCTGTCCGAAACTGGCCAATTGTTTTAGGAATACGAACCAGTTTCACCCCGGACCAGAGCCCGAACAGATGACTAAAAGGTACTTCCTTATATTCATTAGTGAATAGACGTACATACAATACACGAATGCACGTAAGACCGACTGTAAGGAATATAAATCCGTACAACATATGTGAAATTGCAGCACCGGCCACTTTCCATACAATCAGCGCAGCGGTAAGTTTACCTGCGTCTGTGTGTAGGAAATCATTTACAGTTACACCCAGTTCCTTTGCTGCAATGTTGATTGCCTTAGCGAAGCCTTCGGCAGCTTGTGCGGCCTGTGTACCCCACGTAGCAGCAATTGTCATTACAGCAGATGGTGTTGATGGAACAATAGGTACTTCGGCGGTTTTAGCAACATCGGCTACTGCCTTTGCTGCAATAGACTTCAATTCAGCCACTTGTGCCTCACTAAGGCCTTTTGTGTCAATTACTGTTGTACCAGCGATTGCTGTCATTGCGCAGACAGACAGGATTACTCCTGCGAGTAGTTTACGAAACATGTTAGTCCTTTAGTTAATGTGTTGCAATTGTACAGTATGGCACAACATAATACAACAGGATTATTTGTAGAATTGAACTGGATTAGATAAATCAACTGACAACTTATATGCTGTCAGATTCTCATCCTCAACGACATCAAAGCCAACAAATATTGTTTCTATCTTATAATACTTAGCTGTTATCTTTTTCTTCTCTAGTAACCAGGATAGAAACTCTGTGGTAGCAACACCCTCTATCAAACTACTAACCGCAGTCGACTCGTGTTTGATATTCCAATCTGTTAACATTTCAACTATAAGCGAGTACATAAGGCGTTTATCTGTATCGCTGTTAGTTGACCACCGATTATTGAGGTTGATTCGCATGATGTTTAGCAGAACTTTGTGCGGATGTGTGTTGCCAATTCCTCAACATCTGTATAGAGACGGAAATCGTGACTACTTCCGTATCCGACCATTTCAGCAATATATTCGTCATCGGGTACATTTTGCAGGAACTTCATAACTTCACCCATAAAGATGAAGCTGCCCATACCGATACCGTCTAGCTTGAAACCAAACTTACGCTTCTTAGCCTTTAGCTCGGTAAGTTTAGGTGTATAGATTGTATTCATGTTGGCCATCTTAATTTAAAAATTATTAAATCTTCTTCGTTATTAAAAATATATCTTGCTGAATTCCATTCATTTGATCCATACCAGTTATCCGGACCATATGTTTCGTTACACCAAGTTTTAATTTCCTCTGTAAGGAGCTGTCCGACATCTAATATACGTATATCCGCCGGACTAACATAATATGGTCGATCGTACATAGAAATCTATCTCTATTGCAAAACCCACAAAGTAGTTGGGAAGGTGACTGTCTGTTCAATAATCTCGCGGATAATTTCCCAGTTACCACCGCCAAGTCCTGCACCGATAGCAGGAATATGAATCTCCTGCGGAATACCCAAATCTGCCGTGTTTGCCACAGCTTCGTTGATTTGTTGAAAACATGTCTGAATGGCATCGTAACTACAATTGCGGGTTGGTTGGCCAAATCCTTCTTGCGTAATTGCATTCCATATTACTAACGGTTCCGTATCTGGCATAAAAGGATATGCCCAACCGAGCTCAAGTCCCTCGTCTTCGAAGATACCTCTGTAATCTTCGAATGCTGCTGGATACATGTTTTTGACAGCAAGTGCTACACCACTGCCCATTACCCCTTGTGCATTGCATCCATGTACAATGTGTCCTCGCTTCACATTGAGCAAGTTACCAACTTTAGTTACGATTTTCATTTTAAACTTTCTTAATACAATATTGTGTGATTACAATGGCCGGATTATAGCCTAATGGCCTAGGCGGCAAGAACGTAACAATTACGCCATCTTTGTCATGGAAACCCTCGACAGTACCTGTTGCCCTGTCGAGCTCTAGATCGGATGTGCTATGTAAAGCAACGACATCACCGATGTTAAATTTGTTCATAGTTCGTACTTTGTTGCTACTTCGACTACTCTAGGAACTACAACATCGCCTCTGATAATCAGCATACCCTCTGGCCATTCAGAAATGTCGGAGCAAGGCATCTTATTAAATACTTCGTTAGAGCCACCCCAATATCCCTCGACCAGGCTTTGCTCCAATTCCTCTTTGCACATTGAGCTAATTGACGCGCCATTGTCCGATACATGAATTACAAAATATGTCATAATAAATCCCTTGCTTCTTTACATTGTGTTACAGCATCGCAAATATATGCAACTGTTCCACCGTTATCTTTTATACGTTTCCACGCCTCGACTACACGTTGTTCGTCGCAAAAATCCGATGCGTATGTGTTTGTCCAGTCGTCTAATGCAAGTATAGCAGTGTTTAATGCAAGCCGCAATTGGGTAATTTCAGATTCAGTCATCCCAATCCACCGTGCCTTTTAACTTCTTAACTACATCTTCCATATCGTATAGATCTTTGCAACGCTTTGGCATGCCAATACTGTGCAGGACAGCGCCACAGTAATTACAGCGGTGGCTCATCCCACTTTCGTGATCAAAGTATGCTACATTGCCACACAATAGGTCGATTGGTGGAAATTGTGTAGTAGCGTATGGATTATACGGATTGTATGCGTCTCTCATTCCTTGATCCCAAAGTGTTTATTAAATCGGTTTAAATCGTTCTCAAACGAAAAGTAGAAAGACTTGTCATCTGCTCCCCAATGGTCTACAATATTCTTCGCACACCATATTGACATAGACATATATGCATCTACCCATATTTTATGCTCAGCCCTTGTATCAGGGCGTGTAGGTAATAAAGAGCAAAACGGAAATCCAGTCATTTTTCTATGCCGAAATGGTCTCTAACAAATTTGCCAACAGCAATATCATGCGGGCACTTATTCTGCACACTAAGACATTCCTTTACAATTAGCTCGGCAAACTTTTCAGCGAAACAATTCGGAATGTACATATTTGATAACTCATCATTTAGCAATTCATCAATTTCGCCACTGTCAGTAAACCGTATGTAGTCAACGTCACTGATAGCCTGTTCTAAAAATTCTTTAATTCGTTCGTTCATAATTAATTACTCATTAATAGTTCTTCGTAAAATGCTATCGGATAATGTCCGTATCCAATTTGTTTTGCGGCCCGAGCATTTTCATAAAATCCAAAAGTAATCCACTCAGGGCTAAAGTCACTTGGGCGATTATACTTTTGTCTCTCTAAAGATTCGATCATCATTCAACTCCAAAATGTGTTTTGATTTTGACGCGTGACAACACAGAACCTGCATAATGCCCGCCCATAAATTCTTCTGTCTCGCCTACTCCGTCTTTATATTTCAAGCTAACTTCTCGTTGAATAACTTCAGTGCATTCACGCACCAGCAATTCTGCAAACTTCAAGTCTCTTACCTTAAGCATTTTAGCAGGATAATCTAATCCATCGTCAGTATCGTTGTAATACGATACCGTGCTTTCTGCATGCTCCGATGCTGCATTAGCAATAGCCCTAATTCGTTCTTCGTTCACCTTGCTGCTCCGAATTTTGCTTGCAACCGTTTAAACTCTGCTGTGTCACGATCTTCGGCTTCTTTTGCCCACTTCTCTTCATATGCCAACCGTGCAGCATATTGCGTGTCAGTCTCTGGCACCATAATAGTCACTGCAATATACTCCCCATCGTCATATTGATACGTCTGCTTGTTGACAGCGGCATCTTTGCCATATTCTTCAATCAGTTCCGATACTTCTTTCAGTAGTGATCCCAAATTAGTATAGCTTACATCTAAGGTAGAAACTTCTTTAGGAACCATTTTACGTTCACGATTTACTGCCATTTTTATTCCTTCACTTGTGTGTTCTTCATTAATTCCAGAAGACTCAGGGTGTATTCTTTACTTCGCTCACATGCGGCGATCATTGCCGCACGATAATCATCTGATATATCTTTCTGAGTCATGAGATCCATAATGCGTTCATCATTACGGAGTGCATCATTACGGATAGAGAAGAAGATATTTTCGGCATCAACATCGTCGACGATAAAATCAAAGTGTACTGCCATTACCATGCCCTAGTTCGTTTACCGTGTGTCAACATATCTACCAAATCCTGCTCTCTTAGAAATACCTTAGCTTCTTGCAGATATTCTATTAGCGAATCAATTGAATCAATATCAAATCGCTCAATCCTGATCTGACTCATGCTGTGATTTCCGGGCGTCAATTTTAAAGTGCGATCCTTACCTATACTTACTTGTAGAGATTGAGGTCGCCACTTACTATCACTGCCATCCCATTTAGCAGCATATTCGTCAGAGTTGTATCTATTTTCTGCAACAGTAAGAATTTCCAATTTAGGCATATTAGTTACTTTCTTACTATATTATAACATATCCTGATTAAAAAGTCAACAAAAAACCCCGACACGCGGGGTTTTTTGATATTGTGGTGCTTAATTACAAGTCATTACACTTGTGACTGGATTAACAGAGCAAATCTTAGCAGTTTGAGGTGGTGCATTAGCCACAGTCACTAACGATGACATTCCAGTTGTTGCTACTGCCTGTGTTGCAGCCAAACCAGCTGTTGCCGTATTCTGCGTTGCTGTCAAGCCGGCTGTAGCCGTGTTCTGCGTTGCCGTCAACCCATAATTAGCGATTGTTTGATTAGATGTTAAACCGGCGATTGCCACATTCTCTGTAGATGTTAACCCTGCAGTGCCTGCAGCTTGGATACTATTGCCCATCCCTGCGAATGTATTGTTAGTGGATAATGCAACATCTCTAGCATTGTCGCTCTGCGACATAGCGACACGAGCATTAGCTGCTATACCAAACAATTGAACGGTACTAGGTACTAATACGCTAGCCCAGGCCAAGGCTTGGTTTGGTGGTGGTGCTTGCAATTGTGTACGTGGTGCAGTCACTGGTGCCGAATTTTGTTGGCCACCTAGCGCCAATGCCATTACTGCGGCAACTTTTGCACTTTCGGTGCCCGATGCTGCGATATCAGCCATTGCCTTGTATTTTGCCGCCTCGGCATTGTATCTTGCTACTGCTTCGTTCGATTTAACTGTTGCAATCTGTGCTTCAATTTTCGACTGTGCTTCGACATATTGTGAATATTCGGTATTAGCACAGCCTGCTAATACTAGCAATGATGCTAGAAGAATGGATACTGTTTTCATGTGTGGTCTCCGTGAGTATAATAATGTAATACTATTTATGACATGCCACATTACGTAGCATGTATTCCGCGTAAATGCTTAACCTGCTCAATGAGCATATCGCGATGTTTAGCAGTATGCTCTTTGTCTTCCCACCCCGGTTCACTGCTAACATATCCTATATCAATGGATTCAGACAAAAATCGAATCCATGCATTACACACATTAATTGCAATCTGTATAAACCACTGTGGTGTGACTTTATCGAGCTTATAAATCTTACTGTATTGAATACTTAGGGGATAAGGCCTTACAAAGAAACAATCCTCACCAAATGTTTCATTCGACGTTGCCTTCATGTTTAGTAAATCGTTATACAATGAGGCTTCAGAAAAGTCTGCATCAGCGACATCGATTCTGCGATACTTCTTGCATTTCTCTTGCAGAGCGGCATTATTTTCGATGCCGCTCTGCTGTTGCCATTTACGCTCTTTTTCCTTACAATGATTTAGCAATTCACCCCATGCCTTATCATCCATAACGGCATTACGGTCAATTGTGTGGATGGCGTCAGATTCTTTCGGCATTCCTGCATGCATTTCGAAACCGTTACCTATTGTAAACAACTGATGGTCTAATACAGAGGCAACAGTAGGAAATATGCTGGCATACTCGCACATGGTGCGATTTGTGAAGTTATGTATGTTGTCCATAACTTATTATACTATATAATCCTATATAGATCAATCGACTTTGTGTTGTGCAATTGCCTGTACAAGAATATACTCAACAAATTGATTGAGAGTCATGTCCTTGGTGTGAGCCATTTTCATCATTTCGAATAACAGGGCTTCTTCGAGATCGAGCTCAACTTCCACACGGTCGTCGTATTCTTCGCCCAAAACAATAGCTGTTGCTTTCTTAAGCATATCACCTGCAACATCGAGATCAATGTATTTGCGACCATCTGCTGATTGTTTATACTTAACTACGCGGGACTTGGCTTCTTTCTTTGCCAACTTAGCATAATCAGGATTGATCCAACGATATTCACGTTCGTGCCGGTAGTCCCATGCTTCCATTTCGTAGACTACCTGAGTAACAGTATCATACACGATGCTGATACTGAAGCCTGTTTCATCATGCTTACCATTCCAATAATCCATGTGTTGTGCGTGGTTGCCGTAGCATGCCCACATATATTTTGCTGTCTCAGAAATTCTATGCTGAGTGCATTCCATGAAGTCTTTAACTGTAATTGTCATTTTGTTTCCTTGTAATACCAACCGGTGCGCAACTGTTTTGCCAGTGAGCCCTTCTTGTCGTAATGCTCACGTTCAAATTCAGACATGGTATGAAACTCCTGAATTTTCTTCAGTACTTCATTGATTGTCTTGCCGTGAACTTGGGTCGAGTGCTCTTTACCCATTTTAATTTCTGCTGTAATCATTTTGTTTCCTTTACTAGTTTACATATTAACATAAATTCGTCGTACGCATTCTTAACTGCCGGATTTTCTAACATTTCAGTGGCCTGTTTAACCATTTCGTCACCTGCTGCACGTACGGCATCATATGCGGCAGGCCATGTTAGAGCTTGGGCATCTTCGCCGAATGCTGCATTTAGTGCATTCCACGCATCTAATTGTTCTTGTGTCAAAGGAGCACGGTTCGGTCTTACAGCTGATGCATCACGCAATACCTTAGCAATTGCATCTTCGCTATAATATGTCGCAGCATACATTAATACAAACGCCGGGTCAACCTGGCGACGTGATAATGAATTTGGAGAAGATGATACAAGATAGCTTCCGTATCTATAGCTGTCAGGAAACTTGGAGTCGTATTCAGAGACAGGAATATATTTCCTACCATCCTTCTTATAGAAAATAGTCTTCATATTACCTTAGGTTCTTCGCCTTTTAGCTTATCGATTAACTGTCGCTGCCGTGTTAAATTTTCCGCATGTGTTACTTTCTTATCAGACACTACGCGAAGTATCTTATAATAATTTGTCGTAAAATCCATACCGCGCAAAAATGATTCCACGTTATCTAAATCGCCTATAAACAATTCGGCATCTCGGTGGTAATCTGGCATTGCATCATCCTTGGGATACAATGCAATCACATCATTTTCCCTGGATCCGTGTCTGCAATATGCGAATCTAAATCCTAATTTATTTGCATGCTCTTCTACTCTGCGAATGCGTAGAATTGATTGATAGCCTATTGTCATGTTACCATCCTCCACATTGGTATATAACTTTAATACCGTGAATTTCAAATCCACCCACTGTTATATTCTTAACACGCTCGATATGCTCATCTGTAATGAGTTGAACGGATACACCGGGTACTGCCATACCTGCATCATACATTAGCTTATACGATGCATATACTTTATCTGCTTCTGCATGTGGGTTATCCGCTGGATTAACCTCCTTTACCAGATACGGTTTGCGTGTCGCTTTAACTATATAGACATAATATGTCATGCTACACCGGTACAATCTCGATAACACGTGGTGCATGCACCTTATTCTTACCCGAGCCACACGATTTCTTAGTGATTTCCGGGTGATTTTTAGCGTAGTCTTGCACATACCACAGTTGTCCGCAACCACCACCAATGTCATCTTGCCCTGCCGGGTCAAAACAACGAACTGAGAATCCATGATTCAACAATTTTCCCATGAATGTGTTGGCAAGTTCTCGTTGGCGCTGATTTGCTGCGGCAACGGATTCGTCCTGCTCACAGATAACAGAAACTGTTGCTTGCCAAATCTTTGGGTCAAACAATTCAACTAAACGCAGTGCATCTTCGTCGGATGTATTTTTGTCGTGTGCGCAGTAATTGAAGAATGGTTGACGACCGGTTGCGCCATACCACAAATCACCTTCTTCAGCAATTTGCTCAAGATTGAGTTTAGCCTTGAATGGGACCAGTTCGTCACGAGCGGCATCTGTGCTCTCGTGAACACTGAATTGTAATCCGACTGTAGGAATCTCTGCCGAAATACGACGTACCCATGAATAGTCGACATCTGGTGCTGATGTACTAATTAACAATGCCGCGGTTGGGTACAAGGCATGCAGTTGGCGCAGTGCCCCTACGAGCCCTTGTTTATTCAACAGTGGTTCACCCATGCTCATGAACATGATTTGCAGGCGACCCATATCTTCGGATTTGACACCAGTTGTATCCATTAATGTTTTAACTTGGTCTACAATTTCATCTGCTGTCAGTGAGCGGATGAAAAAGTTGCCGGTGCCGCAGAAACGACATCCGACAGGACAGCCGGATTGTGTGCTGCAACAAATTACAGTGCGGTCTGCATATGTAGGATACTTGTACAGCACCGCTTCTGCGACGCCTTTGTCATTAAGTTCATTCGTAAAGATAAACTTCTTTACATTTTCATCAGTGCTCTGCACTACCTTTACATTTTCCCAGATCATGATATTCCTATACAGTTACGCTAAATGAAGATGAGGTACGAATTAATTTGCCGTTTGGTCCGTAGAAATCGTCGTGTACAATCTTTGGATGAATGACGGGGAGACTCAGCGCCTTCTTCCATTCATCGCGTGGATCGTTTGTTGCTAATTTATGAATGACATGCACAGGAGTTACTTCGGCAACCTGCACACCACGGACTTTATCTACTTGCATATATGCTCCTATACTGTATTATAACAGGTGCAGGGATACAGTCAACAGGTTAGCAGCTATATTTTAACTTAATGAAAACAAGCTCTTCGTCATCAATTTTACATATTCTTGCCATCTGGTCAGTGGTATAGAAACCGGAGAGGTGTATTTCGGGATCTTCTGCGTTGGCAAGAACCCACGCACCAGGAGTACGCAGATATAGAGGATGATACAAGGTACCTGTAAAACCTATATGAACATAATCGGTCACCATGGATTCCGTCATACTATATCTTCTTCGTTAATTACAAGTGGTTCCACTTCTTTAAACGTAGTTTCTGTGGCCTGATAGAATTTCCATGTATCGAGTTCCACACATGTTAATGCTGCCCAGTTGCGTGGTTTTGTACGATTCCGACCGTACGGGATTATAGGACCCCAGTACGAATCTGTTGCTGCTGTATCTATATTGGTTTGACCCAAAATGGTCATTGGCCGCTGCAATATAGTGTGTCCCGAAATAATATGTGATAGTTTATCGTTATACGGATGTGGTGTCCGCTTTACCACACGTTTAATCCACTTTGTTTCTTGAAGATTTTCGTAATTGAATGCGTCAAACATCTTCCTTGCCCACAATATACACGGCCCCTCTATATCTACCATGTTTGCAAATTTTATAACCTGTGCAGGATCCGTTAGTAATTCATCAGTTATTGTTGCTGTTGGCATAAATTCAGCATGGATGATATGAAACTTTTTCCCAGACTTAGTATTAACTGTGATGAGATATGGTAATTGATTCACAAGCGGTAGTAGATCAATTATCTCCATGCTCTTGTCTGTGGGTATTCTGCCATTACGTGTTACATATGTAGATTGGTAATCATTGTGTGCCTCCATTGCCCAATCGCCGCCATTGGAAAACCACATATCGCCGCCATTGGAACCATCACCGAAGAAACAGTCAAGCATCATCATTTCGTGATTGGCCAACACAGAATGAAACCATGGCTCGCGTATAAGCGATAAACAACTCACACTATCGTGCCCTCTATCAACTAAATCACCTACAGAAATAATGCGGTCAACCTCAGGATTAAAATTAAGGTTCCTGGTCAGATTTTTAAATGCAGAAAAGCAGCCGTGAAGATCGCCTATGACAAAATCTCTGCCAACTAAATTTGGTTCTAATGTTTTAAGTGAATTTTTCATTCTTCTTTTGTTGATATGCTGACTGAGATGCAATTATTGATGCTGTCATTATGCTGTTCCACAGGTCTTCCGGGACAGGCTGACCATATTCATCATACATTGCAATCATTCTCCAGCCGCTGTCCTTGAAGTACGTATACCCGTGGAAATTCTTTCTAACATTGTATTTCAGTCCCATCACGGTCATTTCTTCGTTAATCATTTAATTAAGCCACGCCGCCTTCTGCGGTCAATTTCTTTCTTGTATTCTTTAGGTGATAATTTCTGCCCGTGGATGAAGAATAATTTAGGATGACCTTTCTTAACAACCGCAGGTCCATCTAGTCTATGAAAATTGCCTTCATAGAACCAATACTGCGCATCTGTTGTGGTTACTGCTGGGCCACCTTCTCTATGATATTCGCCGTCTTTGTACCATTCTTCAAATTTGTACGCCACACCGATATAAGCAGGGCCATATATTCTGTGTAATTCACCCTCGGCATTTCTGTATTCAATATCCTGACCAGTCTTTCTATAGGCACAGTACCAGTTAGATTGTACAGTCTTCCCATACCGCGATAGCGTAGGTGGGCCACGGTGATGAACATATTGTTTATTCTCCGTAAGTGCTTCGTAAAATCTATCAATGTCGCGTGTGTCTTCTTTACTCATCTCTATCCATGTTAAAACATGTCTCTAAGAATCCTTTTATGCCACCGTGCAATTTTATAACCATTGAATCCATTTCTGAAAACAATATTAAACGCTTCGAAGTCATATAATATGGATATTCCATTTTGGACATACCAATTTGGTGCCTAGCCTTTAATTCACAGTCCATCTCAAAGCTATAGACAGTAAATATATTCTTTAAAATTAAGAAGCCAGGGAATGTTAATCTTAAACCACTACCATGATGAAATATCAACTGATTAAGTTGCTCATCAGTATGGTTCGCAGACTTTTCGTGATGCGCCCTGACTTCGTCAAATATAGCAGCTTTTAGCGATCCCATATGTTATTTATACCAGCCATCGAAATATACCGACACAGTTAATCACTACAAACCACCAGGCCTGATATGTTATTACCTTTGGTGCATCTGTACTCTTCAAAATAATTATAGATGCTACATTGGATAACATAAATGGGACGAATGCCCATCCACTAATAGGCAAGTTCAGTGCTATCAACAAAGAACCTATTATTGCACCAAAAAATGAAACCTGCTCTAAGAATATACTCATGCTGTAGTATAGCATGTTACAAAATACAAGTCAATAATCAAATTTAGGATAAATACGTGTATGAAATTAAAAGAAGTACTATTAGAAAATATGACATCACGATTCCTTGAACTGTGCAAGGACGAGTTAGACATCAACGAATTACCGTCCATTGAGTTTGTTAGCGAGCCAGTTGGTGGCGGATCATCTTTTGGTGAATTTGCAGGCGATTCCTTGCAGGTAGTAACTGCAGGCAGGCACCCAATGGATATCTACAGAACACTTGCCCACGAACTTGTGCACTGGAAACAAAGATTAGAAAATCAAGAAATGGATGGATCAGACGGATCCGAGACAGAAAATCAAGCCAATGCGATAGCTGGCGTGATTATGAGACGCTTCGGGAAGGCCCATCCGGAATGTTTTACACTCTAGGAGAATAGCATGGCAACATCGCCTACATTTAACCGCCCCGATAATATACATAGTGCATTACAATTTAATGTAACAACAGGGGAGCCAGAATTACGTGTCAATCTGGGTAGTGATGCCATTACCATTACGGGCAGTGTCAATGTAGGCACAGTAGTTCAAGTTGAAAGCACACCTACTAATCCTGTACATACTCATGTTAGTGAGATAGGTACAAGTGGAATATTGGCTGTCCCATATATGCCTATCGGTGGATCAGTATCGATAAGCAATTTCCCTGCTACACAGACAGTAAATGGGGCACTATCGATAAGCAATTTCCCTGCTACCCAAGCAGTCACTGGTACATTCTGGCAAGCAACACAGCCCATTAGTGGAGCGGTATCAGTAAGTAATTTTCCTGCCACCCAAACAGTAAATGGTACACTCGCAGTAACTCAATCCGGACCGTGGACAGTAGCAAGTTCTACAACAGATTTAATAATTGCAGACAGTGACTATGAAATGAATCTAGCACGTGGTATACTAACTGGACAGGCAATCGTTACACGAAACGGTTATAATCCCGATGTAAACCAGGATGTAGAAACAAGCATATGGGTAGAAGGGGGACTATATCCATTTGGTGCATGGACTGTGGCTTCACCGTTATATATAGCAAGTAATAATGTCGCTGATATTAGTCAAAATATTGTCATACAGGGTTTAGATGCCAATTACGACATGCAATCAGAAACAATCATACTAAATGGTACTAGCACCGTAGTAACTACTAAATCTTGGATAAGAATATATTCGGGAGTTATCACTAGTTCAGTAACCACTGTTGCCAACATTGGTGATATATTATTTCGTATATCGTCGGCAGGCGGAACAGTTGTTGCACACATTGCACCTAATATGGGAATGACTAAATTAAGTCAATATACCATACCTAGAAATAAGACTGGTTATATATTATTTGGCGATGCTACTAGTTTCCGCAGTGGGTCAGGTAATATAGGTACACAGATAAGAATGTATGTACGCCAGTATAATGGACCATTTGTAGGTGTGCATGTTGCCGAAGTAGTAAACGGTCATTATAGGAATGATTTTAACGTGCCGTTAGCTATTCCGGCACGCGGGGATATCGATGTACGCTGCTTCGCAGATGCAAACAACACCATCATAACATGCAGCTATCAATTAATACTAGTTGATAATTAATTCTCAATACACAGTGTACCTACATCAAGCCTAAATACTTTGAATTCATCAGTTTTGAATTGTTTATTTAGGCGATCTGCCAAATTAAATGCGTGCCCGGAATTAGAAAAACTGACCTTCTTGTACTTTGGGCCAGGGTAAGAAATAAGATGACTCAGTGTACGTAGGTTGATAGGTTTACCCTGGTAGAATACAGCATAGACTGATTCAGCTTCGAGAATTTGTTCAGCCTTGTATGTCTTTGAATCAACGTGTTCAAGGATTATTGTGGGTTTTGGACGCGCCATTTACTGTATCTCCAATAAGTATACATATATTTATCAAATATACCAGTTTATTGAATTGAGATAAATACTACTATGAAATTAACAGAAATAACCGAAGGTAGGGTAAATCAGCTATGGCTAGACCAGCAAGATAATCGTGCTGAAGTTAAACCAACTGTTGCAGAGATACCGCTTAACTACTACATTACCATTAACGGTAATCCATGGAAATCTGGTGGTAAGATTAAACCATTTGCTACAGAAAAGTCAGCATTGATTGCAGCAAACAGCTTGCACAAGAGTAGACCTAAACTTTCTATAAGCGTTTTACCGGCCAAAAAATAAGCCCCGAAGGGCTTATTCAAAAGCGCCGCCATCCATTATTCTAGTTATAATAGCGGGTTCATTGACAACCACTTGAGGTGGTTCTTGTTTTTGTTCTTCAGTGACAGTATCAATTTCCTTCAACAAAGCTTTAGCTTCATCGACTGTCATCCTATATTCAGTGACTCGCTTATTTACATTTGATAAGCGTTGTCGTAGTTTAGCAATTTCACTCATTTCTTTAAATTCTTATCTTTCCGTAGGCGAGTAAGACTTGAGCGCATTTCAATTTCAGTTTTAAATGGCCCTGCATATTCATATGTACCTAGAGTAGACAACTTAGGGCAATATGCAGGCATCCAATTCTTAGGGAAGTTTAGGCAATAATACCCGGCACTGTAATATACATCGCTGGTTGATTTCTTACTAAACAGTGGTAACGTATTACCTTTGATTAGCACTTCACTAGGGTTATCAAAGTCAACTGGATAACCGTTAATAAAATAATCTTTCTTAGTATCTGTCTGAGCAACCGGTTCTGCAATATTCCCAAATACATCTTCTTCGAAGTATTTGTTTACTGCCTTCCTGTCAAGGAATTGTTGTTTTGCGCCAGCTACCATTAACACATACTGATTTCTAATTTCAGTTAACAATCCGATACGGATTTCGTCAGTGTCCCCGATAACAAGCCACGATGTTTCGGTAATAGGTTTTAATTTCACGGACATTCATTTTCCTTTTTTTCGTTAATCAGCGACCACGGCCAGCCCGTGACATCAGCACATTTGTTTGGATCTCGACCGGCATCATCCTGTATGTTGCTGGATAACAACATACATTCATTATATATTTGATACCAGAAGTCGCACCATTTCTCATCATCGGCGCGCCGCACCATTATTCGTGATGCAATGTCACCAGAATAAAAGAATAACCAGCAGCATATCCATTTTAGTGTTGTCATTTTATTCGTTACTGTATTTTGATTTCAACATTGGCATGAAATCTGCTGAATTGTCGCCGATCTTCTTTAGTGCCCAACGTCCGCAGAATTTCATAAAACCAGTACCTATTGTGAGTGCCGGAACATTTTTTCGATCAGTTGTTTCTGCAATGACAGTTAGACACTCTTCTTTCACGTCTGTGGGAATTTGGGAAAGATCAATAAGAAGCTTGTTACGTTCGTAACAATTTTTCACTTCCTGTTCAATTGAATTCTCGTCTACCCATTTCTGACGCATGAAGTTGTTCCATGCATAGCCCTTGTTTGTGTCGTTGTAGCATTCACGAATGCCCACTGATGATTTAGTACCTTTTTCACGAACACCAGGATATGCGCTAAAGATATTATCAGTCTTATCACCACGCACACATTTTAGAAATAGTGCATAATTGTACCAATCCGGATCAACAGTGAAATTGGGATCTGGTTTACCTACCTTAATCTTAGCTGTGGAATCAACAGCAAACGCAAGACGTTTACCGTGATCGTCATGGATTCCGTCGCGAGTAATTCTGATATCTTTCACCGGATCATAGATTGTAAGATTAGGAAAGCGCAACAGTTGATAGAAATCAGAGTCTGAACTAATCAGGACATGATTATCATCGGGGTGAGCTTCGATGAAAATTGCAATCATATCATCAGCTTCGGCCTTAGGATTCCTTAGAACAGTAATATTGGTACCTTCGTTAATAAAGGATACCAGATCATCGAATGCACCTTGCAGGATTTCTTTATTTTCCTGTTCCTGTTCTGTAAGTGATTGCGCAGCTACGACACGATTTGCCTTGTATGGTGGATACACATGCTTACGCCATGAATACCCTTCCATATAGAATACACAGTGGGTTCCACCGAATCTATTCCACTCCTTTTTCATGCTATACAGAATCATATGAAGTGCCATTCCGATAGCACTGTCTAATCCTAACGCTGGATTAGTCATATTAATTTGACGATGAAATAAATTCTGTCCGTCAGTGTGAATAAATGTATGTGGTTTTGTCATCTTATGTTGTAATTATACTACAGTTTTAACTCTAGGTCTAGCGGTAAAGGATTTCATTGCTAGATACTCCCCGTGGTGTGAACGCCAGTACATGACGTAACACGCATGACCATATTTGACTCGGCGATTGAAAATGATTTTTGCACGCGGAACTTTATGGTGTACATTGCCGGGGCAGGAATGCATTCTATGCCATAGCAACTTATTGCGCGGTGTTAGGGTTTCGCCACCGCGACGACGTTTCATAGTGTAATATGTTTGAATATGACACATTATTTATAACCTTTTCTAACACCGTCTAAGGATTCCGTAGAGTTCCAACGTTTCATAGTTTCGAAATTGGCATCCGCGTCAGCGTTGAAATTGCCCGTGCCGTCGAATTCCTCTAGCGCGACATTCTTGCATACAGTCATGAACCACTGGTTCACAATGTTGTCTGGTGTTGGGCCCTGGTAGCCATCCTTAATTAAGTTTGCAACAAAGAAATCATTCCAGTCTAATTCAAAACTACCTTCTAGAGATTGACGACCACCGAAGTCCATACTAATTACTGTTACCCACGGCTCGCCTTTGAGTGTAGCAGCTTGTTTCTGATATTCGGTGTCTGTTATGAAACCTTCTTTGTAATCAAGTTCTAAAGATGCTAATGCCTTCTGTCCTTCGTCGGTAATGCGGGCAACAAGCATACGCATCTGCTCAGCCTTGGTAATCTTACCATGTTTAAACGAAAGATCGATTTGCTTCTGTGCATAATCATTTTCAGAAAGTTCATCTTTCTTAATTTCTAGAAGACGATATTCAAGATCGTATCCCGCTAACTCATATTCAGCCTTAGCAACTTCCCGTGTCTTGCCCTTAAGACCCCAGTGTGCAGGTAGCCAACCATATTTCATTTTAAACATATTTGTTTCCATTTTTAAGTGTAAAAGCTAGACAGTCTTCTTGTGTAGGAAAGACAATCACAATTATTGGTCTCAGATTTTCGTATATAACGTCTATGTAAGAATCCGGTTCTGATTTAACAATCTCATCGAGACGTTTTGGTATACTAAATAAAACTCGAGCCTGAGTTTTGTAAACTCGGTGTATAAATTCATCTGGATAGCTCATGCTGTATTATAACCCCATCTAAGTTTGAAAAGCAATGCATCAGCCTCGTTTTCGAATTGCCAACTATTATATTTACCGTAGAATCTGCCTGTGCTGGGATGGCGTTGAGCCCACGACTTCATGTCATCTTTAAGTACGAATGGCCAGGGCAATCGGAATTTTACCTTAACCCACGTATCGCGTAACTTAGGATTTTTATTATAGAACTTCATCTGTTCTTACCATTGTTACTCCACGACCAAACAATAAGACAAAACAAACTTCATCTTCTTGCGATAAGAACTCTACGTGGAATTCACGTTCGAAGTTACCTGCAATTTTAGCGCATTTGCAATTAGGAATATCGGTGTAACCCTGTCGCAATATTTCTGGTTGTATTACATTTATCCATTCAACTAGATCGTATTTTAACATTAACCTTAGCTTCCATATAATGCGTCTCCTAGGCGTTCTTCTAGGTCTGCAATCTTATCTTCTAATCGTAAAACCTTTCTATCCATCTCGTCTTCTGCGCTCGATAGCTGTTCTTGTAGATAAGTTATCTGACCACGGAGATATCTGTTTTCTTCTTGTAGTTCAAATATCTTTTCGTCTTTAGCATCAGGTTCCATTATTTTATTCCAAAGTGTTTCTCTAATTGTTCGCGGGCATAATCCTGACCGATGTTGGTTAGATGCTGCAAACATTCGTGAATGAGTGTCTCGGCAAATTTTTCCTGATCAACGACCTCGACTAGATGTACGCCTCTACGCACAAATTTACTATCTGCCTTTTCAATAAGTTCTGCAAGTCGTTCGTTCATACAAAATTTCCGTAATAGATTAACACATAAGGATACATACGATAGTCAGTGCTGCGCTGAATAGAAAAGTTTCTACTTTCCTTAAACTTCTCACCAACTGCTTCGTATGCTGCGCTATAAGACCCAAAGTGTCCGTAGATTCTTGATTTCATACTTCTACTCCGTCCGTTCAACTAATACCTTAGTCCATGACGTAGGTGCAAGTGTTATAGGGCTAGCCACTCTGCCGTGTTGTACACCTACAAATTTACACCCTGGCAGCATACTTTCGACCAACTCTTTGGTTGCTCGGCCATCTTTACGATCCCATAGATAAGCACTGATATATTTTTCACCCGGCTCAAAAATTTTAGTAATTGTTAGTGTACCGGGGCCGTATGTATAATTAAGTTTCATGCTAAACTCGCAAAAAGGTGCATTTGCATCTGCATGCGCAGACCGTGTTGCATACAATATTGACCGACGTACTTATGATTATCTTCATTCTTTGGCATGTTAAGCAAATCCTTTTCCCACCACGAGATAACCTCATCAACTGTGCTGCGCTCTGCCATTGTGATTACGCCCTTTTCAGCACGTAACAATTTAATCTGTTGTGGAAAGTCATTGTACACATTCATCGGAGAGCAATAGATTTCTCGACCAGTATTAAACTTCCAATCAAGTGCCCAATCAGGTACGGTGTGGTATGGATTGCCTTCTTCTGCGGTCATCACAAATTTCAGACAGTCCGCACGTTGAAGGATAGTCTTAGATGGCGCCAGATACTTTACTGCCTTGCCATCTTTTTCCAGACACTTTGGGCTACAGACGAGAGTAACACCATATGGCACTTCTGTGTCAGGGATACCGTTGCTTTCAACTTGGACTGCCTTGAAGGTCTTTAGTTGGTCATGCATGAATGACGTGATGTTTTCTTGCAACAACGGTTCGCCGCCCGTCATCACCAGCACAATATTCGGAAAGCTGAACCTAGGTTGGGGCCGGTCGAATCTAGGAATAGCCCATTCAGGTACCTCTTTGCCCTGATTGACCCAATACTCACGGATGGTGTCGAACATTTTATTGTCAATTTGGTCAAACGTCATCCACTCGCCGTCATCAAAGAAGGTGTCACAGAATGAACAAGTCAGATTACACTTTGCTAGGCGGATGAACAATGCAGGCATACCGGCATAGGGGCCTTCGCCCTGGAGCGTGAAGAACATGCTTGTAACAAACAAGCTGTCCTTTGGTGCGTCTTTAAAATACTTCTTACCGATAATTTCGTTAGTTCCAAACAATTTAATTCTCCACTGATTTTATATATTCACAGCGCCACTCTGGGTAATACGTTGCGCCACTGCTGGATTCGTGGATAACATATCCATTATCTCTAACCCACTGTTTAATATGATTTGGCAACAGGCGCCAAGGCTGATTAATATTGTTCATTGTTATTCCTTAATTCCGAAGTGTTCTTTAATCTGGGTTGCTGCAAACTTAGCACCCTCATAGAACTGTCCGCCGCTGCCGAAATCATTACATGCTTGAAAAGCGCATTCTTTAATGAGTAATTCGGCAAATTTTTCTATTTCGTAATACAGAATTGGGTCTGTATCTAGACCTGCCACAAATGCATGTCTGGCGAGTTCTTCAATTCGTTCATTCATATTATATTATAGCATTATTTTCGTTTACGTTCAACTAATCCTGCGAGTCTAGCCAATTCAACAATCTCCGGATCCTGCATAATCTTTTCCATATGCTTACGTTGCCTACGTTTTTCAAGATAGTGTAATGGCTTGCCGATTATGCCACCGATTATTAACAATGGGGCAATCCAATATATATGCCAGCCAAATTTTGGATCAGGTTTAAACATTTTGTTGTTCCAAGTATAGCTGGTATTCGTGACGCAGTGCTCTTTCGGCTTCAGCCATGGCATCAATACCTAGTAATCTTTTCATATCATCACACAATTCTTGGTTCACCGTTATTGTGTGATTCTTAATCCATTCTTCGTATGTTAGAATCATTGTGTCTCCGTTTGGCAAGGGGTAAACATAGCAGAACGGACGAAAGTATAATCTACGCCGGCGGCCATTGTATAGAAAGTAAAGTGTGTAAATCGTGACCTGTATTGTACAAATCGGGCTAATGTCATGTTTTGTACCCATTCTGATCGTGCTTCTACTGCACGACCTTCTATAACATCAACCGGTCCTTGCATATTTCGGGTTACCGTGAATCCAGCTTGCATGGCTAGATCTTTAATTGTTTCCTCGTTCATTCGTAACCTTTGGAGATTAGCGTATTGATTACATCAAGGTCAACCTGCAAACTTATGATTTTATCCTTTAACGCTTGGTATTCTGGACTGTGTGCATCATCATCGGTACCACTGACAACAATATCTAGATACATATTAGCTGCCTGATTGTGAGCTTTTTTAATTTCCTGCTCGATAAGGACTCGTCTATCTTTTAACATTTTTGGCCTCTAACTGTGTTTGATTAAATTTCATTGTTGCCTGCCTGTTTGAATCTTTTAAGAAATGCATCGTATGTACTACCGTAGATAGTATCTTGTGCATGAGAACTATACTTTATCCATAGCTCGCCATCTTCGGATATAATCTCTCGCACGATAATGCAACGGGTAGCACGTTCGGTATCATTATCTATCCATCTACTATTTACAGATATTAATTTGTCTATCATTCTTTGCCCTTGAGCTTGTCCATTATTTTAGCAGCCTGATGTAGATAAGTCAAGTCGTCGGCTGTAAGGCCACCCTTTTCTTTCGCCATAGAAATCATTTCTTCAAACACTGTATCACGCATACGCTGTTTTACAGCATATGTTAAGCCTGCTGAATTTTCTACGTTAAGTGTCAGTGATTGTCCCAGCGCAAATGCGGCCTCGTCGACATCAATATCATTAGCCCACGTGACGGTGCCGTCATCGTTTAGCCGGACGATCTCCTTATTATCTTTGCCATGAATCACTAGTGGCGATACTCTATAATTGCTATTGGCCCACGCCGCGGTAGTACCGTTTGAGATCATATATTGGCCAGCGGTCCCGACAGTACCGATATTTCCTGTAAAGTTACTCGCTGAGCCACCAGCACCTGTAATGTAGCTTCCGCCGCCACCAGCACCGTATAAAGTGGTAGCCATAGTGTTGGCTGTTGTCGTATAGACCGGAGCACTGGCTGCGGCCGTTAACTTTCCGTTAAATATGCTCACGGTGTGCCTCCAAATTTATGTTCCCAGGCCCATGCATGTCTAATAGAATCACTAATTGTGTATCGTGGTTTCCATCCAAGCAATTTCTCTGCTTTTGAAATATCTGCTATTAGTATCGCTGGATCGCCGGCGCGGCGTGGTGCATATTCTACTACAGGCGTAACACCTAATACAAATCCTGCACAATCTACCAATTGCTTTACACTTACACCGCCACTGCCGGCTCCTACATTAAATGTTTCATTTTTGCCGCCACGGTTTAGAAAATCAATGGCAAGAACATGTGCTTGAGCTAAGTCAAAGACGTTTACGTAATCACGAACACACGTATGATCGAATGTGTGATAATCGTCACCGAAGATTGTAAATGGCTGTTTATTCATTATCTTATTGCACAAGATAGGAATAACATGGGTTGCAGGGCGCTGGGTATATCCAAACCTGCATAATGGATCTGCACCTGCTGCATTGAAGTATCTAAAGTTTACATAGTTTAATCCATATGCACGCGAATAGTCTTTAATTAACATTTCGCCTGCAACTTTAGTAGATGCATATGCATTTTCGGGATCGTAATACATGTCTTCTTTTAGTGGGAATCCTGCAGCACCTTGGCGGCCATACACATTACCGCTAGAGCTGAACATAATATTCTTGATGCCAGTAGCTACCATAGAATCAAGCATTTCCTTCATTTTTACCACGTTATTTACGTAATATTTTGCAGGTTCAGACACACTCTGTTCTACTAGGTGCTCGGCTGCTAAATGAATGACTGTATCATACTGTATTCTGTTATGCGCAAAGAATTCTTGATAATCACGTACAATAATATTACCGGGGACACCCGGTTTCTTATCGACACGATCTACAATGGTAATTGTGTGTCCTTCATCAGTCAATGCCGATGCTACCTGTGATCCTACGAACCCACTACCACCTGTGATTAGAATATTATGTTTCATTATTTCCTAATGTTAGTTTTTCTATTAGTTTGTACTCTTTATATGCTTCTGCTAATGCAGGATACATAGTAAATTTGCCAGCCGGTGGATTTACTATAAGTAGTCGCTCTTCTACAACACGTAACCTGTCCTCTATATCCATCACTGGTATAACTTCGCTAACACACATATTGCGGTAAGCCTCCGACCAATCCTGTGTTTCTTTACAGAATGATGTCTTTAGTGTTCTTAGTGTCATAGGAATTTTATCTTAAAAATTAGTGCATCGTTTTCGTCTTCAAATGCTATATACATTCCGTGATTTTCGAATTTAACATCCACCATGCGAGTCGACGTATTATTGCTCACCCAGTCTACTCTTTCATAATACGGAGTATCACTGGGTGGAACAAATACCACGGCCTTGTATCTAGGATCAAATACCGGTGCTATACTCTGTGTATGAACCATTTTCTCCGTCTTCGGATACTTCAATCCAAATTTCCCTGTTAGGATATTCTTTAGATATTGCATCATACAAGTCGTTACTCATCATTTCACAGCTCTTATAATCTAACTCAAGAATAGACTGTGTATATAAATTCTCAAGCCACCGTTTAAACTGAATAAATTCAATATCACGATCATCGTGCGTAACTGCTATCCACACTTTAAATTTAAACATGTGTCTATGTGGATAGCCCAGAAAGCTAACATCAAGCCAACTATCAGGCCCGCCTGTACCCTTATTTAGATTTGGGTCAGTTAATGCGGCCGGATATTTATGGATACCTTCTTTCTGGAAAGTTACCCATATCATCTTTACATTGCTCATTTCTTACCAGCCTTTGGCTTCTTAGATGCTTCTGCACCTAGTGGGTCAACTTTTGCACCTTCGGCGTATGCGTCTGCCGCATCTTCCGGAGTCTTAATTGCATCTGCTACAACTGTTTCTACCACATCTGGCTTCAATGCTGTTGTCGGCACAACATCTAGTCCCAGTTCTGTATCATTTACTGCTACTGTGCTCACAGGAGCCGGTGCCTCAATAACTGGCTTAGCTGGCACAGGAGCCGGTGCCTTAGCCACTGTGGCAACCGCTGCTGTCGCTTCTGCAAGAACTGAATCAGATTCGTATTCATTCCAGTCAGTGAACCTGTTGCTATCAGTTACTTCCTTAAAGTGCATACACCAAACACCTGGGTTAGTCGCTTTAAAATCTACATCATCAATCTTAACTGTTAAGTTAGGGCTAGAAGATTCAATCTTAGGAATACGTACACTTAACAGTGGTACAAATAAGCGAGATTGCCAAATACCCGGATTTAGCATCGTAAGCATCATTTCGTGCAGGTGTGCTTCATAATCTAGTGTTACCCAGAATCCCTTGTCTAGCAATGCTGTGATTGTCTTGTCCCAGTAAACTTTTACTGTGTCGTCAGGGTGGCGTGGGTCAATGTCAAATGAATGATTTGCACCCATAAAGATGTGTGGTGTCTTATTATCGCGGGCTTGTTTTTCAATGTCTGCACTGCCTTGTCTACCTACAACAAACAATGTCCGTTTAGCGAATGCTGGTGTCTTCTCTACTTCTGGGCCGATAAAAAATGCCACGTTGTTATGTCCGTCTCTGTTCATATTTTTCCTTTACTATCTATCCATTTAAAAAATCTACAGAACCAATTTCTGTGCTTATCCGGGGATGCTAATACACCGCACATATCGCACACATACCTGCTTGGTGGTGGCAACGGTTTTGGTGTATTCTCCATTATACTAATTCTTCTACAATACCTAAAATTTCAGCAACAATGATTAAGACTCCGCCTAACCACAGTGTGCTCATAATGAATGCGCCACCTGCTAAAATTCTTAAACCGCTCTTAACGAAACTAATTCGTTGATGTAATTTTGGATCTGGTTGTTTCATGCTGCTCCTAGTATTTTGCTGTTGCTACGTATTTTCTGTAATCGTTTGTGTTGCGGGCCCACTGTGCACCTTTACCCTCAAACACATCTAGCGTTCTGTCGATTGTACCATTCTGCCAGTCGCTAACTGCACCTGTTGTGTATTCGGTGGGTCTTGCGAACATCGATGCTAATCTAGATGCAGCATCGTTGATGCTCCACGGAATATACATGTTGGCTGCATTATTGGCAAACACTTCGGGAAAGCTTCTATATGCAGGATACAAAGTAAGTGTACCAAAGGTGTCAGCTTCGCTAACTGTATTACTTACCCAGTCTTGCAGCGCACAGTTAAATAAAACGGTACTATCAGCAAGCAATGCATAATAATCATTCTTCTTCAAACCTGTATAGATCTTGAAGTTTGCCTTACCAGAAGATACGAGGCTATTTGCTCTCTCAACATAACGTGGATTGTTACTCTTTAACTCCGGATGCCCGCAGAATATAGCAAACTCTATACTAGGATCAACAGTGTACATATGTTCAGCTAAATCCATGTAAAAATCGGGTTGTTTTTCGTCGTCCCAGCGGGCTGCAAAACCTACTCTACGAGTGCGATCAGCAATTGGTTTAACATCGGGAATTCGCTCAGCTACTTCTTCTTTGCCAAATGGTAGTCCGGTAACAAATATCCGTGCATTGAAACCTGCAATACGCAGGTGTGCTGCCATTTCTTCACTTGCTACAAGTATACCTGCAACAAATGCGTCGATCATCTTTTCAAACGGGCGCATCCACCGCAGCATGCCTTCGCGATTAACAAAGTCGTCTGGGTCAATACTCTGAGCTAGGCAACGCACATATACATGTGGTCTAAATTCTACAGGAATCTGATCCATAATGTAAGGCAGCGATTCGATGCCGGGTGTAAACATGTCTTCAAAGAAGATAATATCGTTACATGTAACCTTGCCTTCTTTCATCAGTTTAATTAGATTGGCCATCTGCATCATACTGTAATAAGTACGGCCATGTGCATCGAGCACGCTACCTGTCACAATCTTCTTGTCTGTTGTTAATTCTGAACCTGTTACAAGTTCATATTCAATGCCACGACGCTTGAATACACGTTCATTCCAATCTTGTAATTGCAAGGTGTATCTTGCTTCATAACTTTCAAGACCCATATAAAATAGTTTTCTCATTCCAATATTCCCTTTAAAATTTCTTCTTGCAATATAGCTGTTAATTCTTTTTCTGCATCGAAGTCAACGCAGTATTCTATAGTGTCTGTTATCTCAAAACCCCATTCCCTACCCAATGTGCGTAATGTCTTTTTTGGTGGGGCCTTTAATTTTTCAATTATCTTATCGGCTTCGGCTTCGGCTTCAGCTTCACTCATGATATAAATCGGTACCTGTCTTATGCGCTTTACCGGGTATATATAAATTTCCGCGGTAAGGACATTGTTATCTATTCTGCCAGCTGTTTGTAATCTTCTTACAATTTCGTCAGCCTCTTGTTCTTCTGTTAATACCGTGTTCACGACAATATTACCCATGTGCGTCCATTATAAATTTTAGTCACATAAGACACTGTATCGAGCCACAAATTACCTGCAATAGGATTTACCGGTGGTGTGTTCGAAAAATGCGAAAATGACAAGTAAGGTGGGATAGGCTTTATAGGTGCATATCTTAACTTATCGATTATCGCATCGGCTTCTTCTTCATACGTCATCTAAATTGCCCATAAGTTCATCCATTACAGCCTTATCTATATCTGCTGCCATCTGATCTGCAATCCTGTCTGCAATTTCTTCCATAAGTGTTTTCTTCACAGGCGGATTTGTAAGCTTATCTATAATAAGATCAGCCTGTTCTTCTTCAGACAATTCACTGATTTCTGCCGGTGTTAGTCTAACAGGGAACACATCCACCTCGTCGATGGTCCATGTTGCTGTTAGTTTTCTTGTTATAGAATTATGCATATTTTAGAATATAGGCCAGTGCATCTGGACCACTAAGTATAACAGTTTCGAAGGGGTAAACCAACCATCCATCCGAGTCACTGCCATAGCCTTTCTTCGATACATTGTGTATTCGGAGTTGTTTAGGGTGTACTTTTGTTACCTTGCATATGTAGATAGAATTTCTATGGCATGCTACAACGTGCATTCCTTCTTCAATAGGTTGCCCTAATTTATCTTTGTGAGATATTATTTCTTTGGCCATACTATAGTCCCATATGTGCCTATTATTTCTATATCTAATGTCGGTTCTAAAAACCACTGCGCACGCAACGTCCGGGAGTGTGCTATTACCTGTTGTTTTAAAACAGTGAAGCCGGCTGGGGCAGACCACCATGAATCAGGATCTGGTTTCGGCTTATCACCTACGCTTTGTAATTTTGCAATTATTTGATCAGCTTCAAACAGTTGTAACAATTCACACATTGCGTTCTTGTGAAATTGTGCCATGTTAAGGTGAAATTTGCTACGCGAGCTCTTAGCCTTCTTGCTCTGTAGCATGTGCATATTAGCCTGCGTACGGTGTTTTACATACGCCTGACGTTCTTTAAGGTTTAAATCTTCAAATTGCATATTAACGGGTATAGTCGATTTTGCGGATTAATTTATCGCCCATCCAGTGCGAGCAACTTTCTCGTTCATCGGCTGCTAATTCTACAAGCATCTTATCGAACTTCTTCTTAGAAATTTTTCTACCATCAATAATTTGCTCGCCTACGTGCAACTGAGTCACTTCATCAAATGCATCTTCAGGGCAACCAGAGTCGACCATTGTAACTTCGTCATATGCATGTTCCAGACTCTCTGCCTCGATAACATAACGCAGACGGAATGTGGAAATTGTATCCACAATGAATAAATGTTTCTTCGGTGTAGTCATGCTTTCCACCATATCTTTCAATTGTTCATCCGTAAACTTACGTGCTGCTGTTTCGGGTGTTGGCCATACTTTTTGTTTAGTCATTTTATTCCTGCTAGTTTGTTTAATGTTAACTGTTCTAATGCCCATGCATGTTCCTGATCAATCCGTGCCTTCAAATATCGACGAATAGGATCCTTGTTGTCCCAAATAAACTCTTCGTATTTTGTTAGCCCATTACACGGACACTCTAATACAAAAGCTATGCCACGGAGATCTTTTGTAGCAACGAAATCAACCCCGTGATGTATCACTACACCGTCGGGGTCGTTCTTTTGGTCAAGTAGGGCCTCTTGAAGATAATTTTTGTATACATCGTCTTCATCGGTATCAGATCCGTCGTCTCCTACAGCAACCGAATCAGGGCAATAATGTGTCCGGCCACAGTTGCCGCAGACCATGTAATGTGAGCCACCGCCCGATGTTATAGAATTAAGAAACATCTCCGATGGTTCCTTAGTGTTTGTTGCGTATTTTGTCATTTAGTGACTATAGCTTATATTAATGTGGAAAACAAGACACCTAATAAGAATTTAATCATTACGTGAAGGTAATTTCCTTGCTTTGTGCCTTATCTGTACCTTCCGGTGCGGCATTTTAACAAACTCCGGATCTGTATTAGTAAATGCAGCATGGGCACATATAAGCCCATTCATCATGCCGTGCATATATCCACGCTCCAAGCAACTCTGTTGAATACGCATCATATTCTCAACAGAGTCTATCCTGGATTGTAAATCATGTTTCATCGTCTTCTGCTAATTTATCAACTAAGTGTGTATCATCTGAAACTGCTAATTGGTCAATATCGGGTATATTGATATTTCCGTTAAATACATCAAGTTCAAATAGTTTACTGTCTAATTTATTTTTAGTTACCAACTTAGTGAAACTGACCTTTTCTAATAATTCAGCATAAGTAACAATCATACCGTATGGATCTTTTGTGGAAGGATCAAACAGTTCTTCAATGAAATTATTCATAAAGATTATTTCGTTAGGGATAAAGTCACTTTTGTTGGTATCCTGCGCCTTCATCTTCTTGCCACGATGTGCAAACCATTGTCTAAAATCTTGGTTAGCAGTTGTGGCATACTCGACGTCAGCAAGTCTATTAACTTCTTGTATAGCTTGAATATGATTGTAAACATTGTGTGCCATTACCAATGCATACGACGTTGTATCCCAACTTGTGTTTCCTATCTTGCCGTGTTTATTTGCATCATTAGGCCCCATTACACACATATCGCCAACTGTTAATCGATCATAAATGGGGCTCTGAAACGGCATAGCTGCTGTAGAACCCTTCTCGCCCTTATCATCGATTCCGCGGCCCATTGCATATGTTAATTGGCCTGGGCTGAATTTGTTATAGTTATACGATAACGCATAGCCGCCAGCGGCAACGAAGGGAGATGCTGCATCGAAGCTAATATTGATATCGGGATTGTAATGTTTCCTTAATACACGTTCAATAGAAGTCAAATAACATGCCCAATCTAGTCGACCAATGCCCAGGAAGTGAATCCAATCTTTGTCTGCTAATAGCCCGTCATCGCGCAAGTTTAAGAGACGATTAAGCACTGACGGCATATGTTTCATGTTGATACCAGCGAATGCCCAGCCTTCGAATGTACGGTCTTTTGTGTAACCCATCGCTTCGACCATGTGTGGTTGACTAAACACTTTTACCGAGTCATACCACTCTTTGGAATTATCGGCGTCGGAACCCGATAATACATTCAAAAACTTTGTCTTACCTGGGATACGATTCTCCATGAAGTATACTAGATTATACATAGTAACATCTAAACAATCAGAGAATTTTGTTAACCCAGTTTTTGCACTAAGCGGTGGCTCTGCCGCGAACGCCGGCACGTCTAATGTCATCGACCAATCCGATGTATGCTCTAGATATCGTAGAATTTCTTCACGCAACTTATCACCTGCCGGGGTTTGCACTGTAGCCCAGTCAACTTTAATGACACCTGTAGCAATTTGAAATCCACCCGAGTCACCAATTAAGATCGTCTTCTCACGATCGCGATCGTGAATCATCGGTTCGCGGGCATTACACTTAGCAAGATTTCTTTCTGCATGACCTGCTGAAAATAGACCAAATTTGTAATTAAAATAATTATTGTCTTCTTTAAAGAAGTTCAGTCCTTGCATACCGAATTCAAATCCCTTAGGTACGCGAGAATCAGGGATGAATTCAGGATCGGCTAAATCCTTACCTAAATGTGTTGTGTAAAATCCACTAATTGCTGGAAGATACTTTGCCCAACCGCCGTGTAGGTGTCGTTCCGTAAAGTTTGTTCTGTTGTTTGTCATATTGTATTTAGATCTTCTCGGTTTTTAGTATGTCTTTTATTGTTACAAGTAGGTCACTGCCGGGCTCTATTTTCTTAAGCCAAATTGCCGGCACGTCAGCTTCGTTGCCTACTGCTCCATATTCTGTAATCAGTTTGTCGCGGCAGCGAACATGCCAGACTGTACCAAACTTTAAATGTTCGCCGGCTATACGTACACATTGTACAACCATGCCTGTAGAATGGCCATCCACTGACTGTATGATGACAGCAAGGCACCCGGGTTCGAGTGCGCCGCTCATTAGGACTTGCCTGCTGGTAAGATGTAGCTGTACTTACCGATACCACTGTCGATATCAATCTTCAATGCGCCCATATCAGAAAAGCTCATTGTAGCAGTTGATGTCTCAGTTAACTTTAAGATACTAAGCACTTGTGCCAATGGATATGTCCACTGATGTTTTAACGTACCTGTAATGTTTGTTGCGAACGGCACCACAGTGGTATTGGTCGGGCCGGTACCTACGCTAAACTTCAATGTACCTTTGTCTACACTCACAGTGAATCGTTTTTCGAATCCACCAATGATACCCGAACATTCGCTTAGACGAGTAACTGCTGCCTTTGTTGGCGTAAGTGTGACGTCCCATGTTGCACCCTTAAATGGTGGCACCTTAACCTGTTCGTTAATCATTGTCTCTGACATAAGACGATAAGACGAAATAAATTCTGCCTTATCGTCGAACTTGATAGACGATAGTGTGCTCGTATTATTGCGTGTCTCTGATTCAAGGCTTACATCAGAACCATCATGCATACCGATGAATCCTTTAAGCACTGCTAATTGCGAAAAACCTGTAGTGGACTCGAGCCCTGCAACTGGCTGATACATGCTGCCGTAGATAATAACAGTATTATCTGCATCTTTGGTTTCGATCTTTAGGTCAGCTGTAGATCCTACTACCTTAACCATCTCAATAATACCCAATGTGTGAGTATGTTTTACAATATCTTTTAGTGCGTCTAATAACATTTTTGTTCCTTTATTTTATCAGGGGTTCTTATAACATGCAGTATAACTTAGCATACCACGAAAGTCAAGGACTTCAGCTGAAGTCAAACAGTGTTGCCAAGTGTGCATGTTCTTTCTGAGTTCTGCTAAGATCCCAATTCAAACAACCCACTAAGTTCTCAACTTTCTTGTCAACAATACCGTCTTGCATTCCTTCACTGTCAAATGGCAAACTCAAGAACCAATCTGGCAAATGTGCTTCATCAACAGGATAGGCTATGCTGGTCAGTCTGTTTTCTGTAGTTTCTTTTAGTTTACAGATAACAACTTTCTGACCGTCAACAATACTCATTGCGTGCTGATCGTGATTTAATGATTTCAAATGATTCCATGCTAAACTTGCTGTCACGTGGCCCGGTACATGTAAATTGCCAACCTTAATACCTTGCAATTTCTTAATACCTGCATCTGCCAATTTTTCTCTATAATGAGATAGCTTGTTAACTGCACGTGGTGTACCTTGTTGCCAGGGTTTCATATCTTCAAACTGTTGCTTGAATATACGAATCTTATCTACAACGTAATTCTCGCCCTTGTCAGTTAGCGTATCCATCAAAATGTCAGACAAGAATTTCTGCACAAACTTAGGAGTATCAGCACGCTTTAAGTCCAGGCCCATTGCTTTTACTTTGCCTGGCTTACCACCTACGTCTAGTCTAATACCATCTTTTTCATACATCAATACGGCGTAACGTTTCTTAACAATGTATAGACCACTCTCAGCAACAACTTCACGCGAACTTGCAATAACACCGGTTGAGCGTTTAACAGGTACATTTAGCGCCTTCAATAAGAAGTCTGGAAATGTAGCTGACACTGATTTAGCCAGGTCGTTATACAAATCAACAATGCTTTCCTTAGTCCATATAATCTCACCACGATCAATTTCACTCTTCAACATGGGGTATGCTGAGAAATAACACGAGTCTGTATCACCATAGATAATTGAATCACCGTAGTGGTCATACGTCCCTACAATCATTTCGTTGGTCTTGGCGGCCATATGTTTTGTAATTGTGCGGCCGGTAAGCGTAGTTGATTGACCAAGTCGTTGATCAAAGAACCTGCTTCCTGCATTCAGTAAAGCGCCATAAGCAGAGTTAAGATTAATTTTCTTAACAAGCTGACGTTTATCCCAGAATCCAATAATGCGCTTTAACAGTGGTTGATCTCTGCTAATTGCTTTGCCATCCTTCACTGTCAAATTGTGCTGATTCATATATTGAACCACACGTTTTTTGTGCCCGTCAGTCACTAATTCCGCCAATTTCTTAGGTTTAAATGACTCTGATTCTAGGTATGGGTTAGCTTTAGCTTCTACATCGCTGATGTCTGCTAAAGTGAACAAATCTTCAGGTATTTTAACGCCTTCGATTTTAGGATTATCTTCAATGAAGGTGTAATTAGTCATAATACCCTGTAGGGTCTTACGCTCATTATACCAACGAGTAAGCAGAGATGGAATTACACCATCAACGTCAGTTCTGAAGATGGTGCCGTTTGCACTTATGCACCAAGGTCTACCACCGTTAAAAATCAACTCCCGTAATTCGGCACCAGTGACTTCAAACACATCACCGTTCTCCATTTCTAGCGTTAGCTTGTTAGCAATATCGTCATTATAGAAATCTTCCATCTCTAACACATGGAATCTATCGTTCCACCAAGATGCAAATGTGTATTTGCCACCTTTGGCTTCGTGTGCAGCAATTGCAGCATTAGTACGATCAAGCCTAATCTGTCCCACAATTGTTTCGGGACTCATATTAAGCGTTCTAATAACAGATGGATACAGCGACTTCATGTCGGTGCTTCCTAGCCACTTATGTAACCCGCGTCGTGGTGTTGCCACCCAGCCACCCGCTGCACGGTTGTCCTCACTGTCCTTGCCGTGTTTCTTATCAGGGCACACTTGATTACGGTGATGTGCTTCCATTAAGACATTCTGGTCAGTTACTGCCACTGCACCCATTGTCGTCTGAATTAGCACACAGCTCGAATGTGCGATAGAATTAGCTAAGTCAATAAATTGTAACTTCTTGTCTAATCTGTCTAACAAACGTGTGTCTTGAATGTTATATTCTAAGAATGTTTTAAAATCGTCGTTATACAATTCGTCTAATGTACCTTCGTACTGCAACTTGCTCTCGCCTAATTCGGCTTCTGCAATTGCATTCAGTGCATAACTGTGGCGTTCTTCGTAGTTATACTTCTTATATAATTGCATGTAATCAACGTGTACACGACCAATTAAATCGTATGTAGGCTGTGTCTTGCCACCGCGCTCAAACTCACGGACTTTTGGTTGTTGATCCCACAGGCAAAGACGTCTAGTCTCCTGCTTACCCAAGACACGTTTAATACGATTAACAATATAAGGGATATCGTATGCTTCGCTGTTCCAACCACTTAGCACATCAGCGTCTTCAATGACATCCATGAATGCATTTAACATGTCTTCTTCTTTATCGAATAAGACTACATTACCTACTTCTGTTGCAATCACTTGTGCTTCGTCCCACGTCATTGTGTCTGGTGGGATAGCAAGACATATAATTTCGTCTATCCACTGTAAGTGAATAGAAACAGAAGTTATGTAATTTTTAGCATCTGCAGGATCAGACCAGCCGGAATCCTTATCAAAGCTGGTTTCAATGTCAAAGAATGCTACATGCAATGCTGGCGCGTCGCCAGATGCATAGTTCTGTTCCAAACATCTAAAAATGGGATCAACATCGCTTTCCCACTTCTTAGAATTGTAAGATAGTGTTTTTAGTAGTTTTTGTTTTTCTACATATGTGCGTGGTGCAATTTTCTTAACTACATCGCCGTATATAGATTTATGCGAACCCTTTGGGTCGCTCAGATAGAAATGATAATCAGGTGGGTACTCGGAGTAAATACGTTGGCCGTTTACACGTTCTACCAACCTAATTACTTCTGCTTCACCACCCTTTTTAAAAAGGGCGTCTACGTACAACTTAAATGCCCCTGCCAAGTTGTGTAAGCAGGTCTTCTACCTCTTCAAAATCCGCACGTACATTATTAAGATTTGCTTTATGTGCAATCTTAATAACCTTGTTAAGCTGTGCTGGCTTTACCTCTAATTCTTCAGCAATTGCTTTTACTGTTTCGCTAAGACCTGTCTTAAGGTCTTCACATTCCTGAAGTACCTGTACTCCGTCATTTACTAGCTGTTTTAATCTGATTAGATTTGCGTCTGAAAGTGCCATTTTAACTCCTGAACTATAGTGATATACTTAGCATTAGCTGCTAGTATAGCAGGCACGTTTACGAAAGTCAAAAAGTTATACTGAGAAACTCGAACCACAACCACATGTGGAACTGCTGTTGGGATTTTTAATAACAAATTGGGAATTCATTAATGTTTCTTCGTAGTCAAGGGTACATCCTACAAGGTACTGATAGCTCATCGAATCAATTACTATCGGAACATTGCTTTCGTTGATCGCAGTGTCGTCTTCGTTAACAACATTATCTATTGTAAATCCATAAGAGAATCCACTACACCCGCCACCCTGCACAAACATTCTTAATCTCGATGTAGGGCTATTTTCTTCTGCCAATATGCCGATTATTCTTGTTGCTGCTGTTTCTGTTATTGTTATCATGATTGTGTTCTTAAAGTTATTGAACCGAGGTATGTCACTATTAGGTTGATAAATCGTAATCCACCATATACAAATAGCACAAGGACAATTAATTTCCAAACTGTACTCCAGTTGTCATCGTTACCTACCCAGAACTCTAAATCTATACCTAATACCTGTAGTTTAGCACCTGTCTGTGCGGGGCGCGGAGTAGGACCGGGTGCGGTTGGTGTAGCGGTAGGTGCTGTGCTAGGTGGTGCGGTAGGTGCTGTCTCGTCAGCTAATGCATCCTTCACGGCCTTAATTACTTTAACTGCTTTCTTGGTTGTAGGTATGAATGACTTGACAGACTCCGATGATAATCTACTCCCGGTGACCTCAACTCTTTCAACAATTGGTTCGGAAGGCATTGCTGACATAGCCATTTCGGCATGCGGCAGCAATGCCTGAGTTTCGAGCACAATGGATCTCGTCGGTACACTCTTGAGTATTTCTGCATCAGGGGCAACTGGTGCTGTGCCTAATGTGCCACACCCAACTAATAAGGTGGTGGCTATAATTGCTGATAGTTTATATAGGTGGAACATCTTGTTTTGGTGCTGTCAGTTGCATAAACTGTTTGCCTGTGAGATTCTTATTAAGAAAATCTACAACAACGGTACGTGGATCATCGAATACCATCTTAGCCTTGTTAAAATCTTTTATATTTTCTTTCTTCACATTTGGGTTAATGTGAACAACTATATTCTTTATATACGAATTTATATCGTTTATGCTACCAAATACAACTTCTTCGTATTCGCCGCCACCTGCTGCTCGTTCAGTTGAATGAGCAAGTGAAGCTAGATCGTTATACGGCCTAATGCGCCTACCTAATTTTCTGTGTAATTTATCTTGGTCTAACACAATAACAACAGGGATCGAGTCAATACCTTGCTCGCCACCTGCTTTACTTCTTGCGAAATTAGTAGCCATGCCAGCGTTTCTTGTTAAAGAAACAGTACGCGTCAATCCTTTGAATTCTTTCGGAATGTTCTCATTATGAATTGGTGTTTGTGCAACCAAGACATTATCGTGCAACATTCTTGTCAATTTTGTCATATTTGTACCGTGATACAAATCTGCACTCCTACTCTCACAGATAAGTTCAAATAAACGCATTATATCCTACCGTATGCATTACCAGTAGTTGCCTCGTTTGACCCGTGATACATCTGTGGGTCATATCCGTGAATTACCGAAGTTTGGCCGGCGCGTTGTTTTGTTGTCTGACCACCATAGAATCTATGCATCTGGTCCGGCATGACACGTTTCATCCAATCTACAATATGTGGCCTCATATCTGCGCCCGGGTCCTTCTCTTCAAATTCTTGCAATAAGCTAGTGAATTCATCGTCATCAATAATTTCACTTATATAGATAGGTGCGATAACTGCCGGAATTGGCCGTTCCATTAGGCCCTTCACTAAATCGAAATCTGCATCAGTTAATGGCAGTTTATGTACCGCTTCATTCACAGTTGTGTTACTCTCTTCTGACACTGTTTGAATCACATCACGCAATTCGTCATAATCAGTCTTTAGTTTAGCCTTAAGAAACTCTTTACCTTTAGTTGATGTGCTTGGATCGGCAATCTTATCTACATAAGCATTCATACGTCTCTGTAGTACATCAATCTTGGTGGCATGTTTCTTAGAGATACTTTTATCGTTTATCTCTTTAGGTAGCAGTATTTCTAATATTTTCATAGTAGTATTTATCTTCTTTTGTGGCAAATCTTGCGGCCATAAAGAAAGGGCCCGAAGACCCTTTAATCAGCAATGTGTGATTAGATGCTAAACTGTTTTGAAACAGATTTAGGGACTAGATCTACATTGTATTCCTTAGCCTTTGTTACCAACATAGGTAATACAAAAATAGTGCCCGGGACTGCCAACATGCCAGCGAATGCTGTTGTCTTTAGCATTTCAACTGCCTTGCTATTTGCTGATGCAATTTCGTTTGGTGTAGCATCGCCCTTAGCTGCCTTGAAGTATGTTGTCCACATGTCGTGTGCATTTTCACCTTCGGCCTTAAACACTGCCTGAACCTTTTCAAACATTGCCTTAGCTTCGTCTTGTGTCTTAGGAATTGCTTTGAACACATCCATTGTGGAAGCTGATGTTGTCTTGAAAAAATCTTGCATTGATGCGAATGTATTTGTTGTCATAATAATGATCTCCTTTTGTGCCATTGTGGCCACTTGTACTAATTCACTGCCTCACCATGAGCACAGTGTCTTTAGTATAACGTATTTATTGCAGTGCAGCAATTATTCACTTAATATGTGGTAAAAATTAAGGTTTTGGCGGTTTCGGTGGTAGTTCATCAACCACAGCAGGTTTCGGTATAGCGACTGCAGGGCGTGTAGGATCTCTGTTATCTAAGAATTTGTTTAGTGTTTGTGCGCCAGTGCCATATGCAAGGTAGCTGATAAAGTATTCAATATTCATACCACCCAATACAATAAGCTTCCACATAAAAATTGTAGCAGCGAATGCAACCAACATAGCAATTATACGTGCATGTGAATATTGTCCGGTGGCGTTATCTTTTAGCGAGTCATCGAGTATTTTAAGTATTTTCATAATGTTTCCTGTTGTACTGTATTTATCGTATAGCCGTAAAAAAGCCCCGGGGTTAACCGAGGCCTTATTTATGTATAGCTACTCTTTCGGGTAGCTATTATTGGTCAGCTATTAAGCGACTTGGTATTCAACGATAACATTGTATGTACCACCAACTGCAACTGTAGCAATTACTTGCTCAGAAGCGGCTTCTGTTACATATGTTTCAGCCAAGTACAAACCAGTTGTAGATGGATCGTTTTCTGCTGTTGTCATGTATGCTGCAACACTTCCTGTCTTACCAACAGAAACTGTACCAGTTGCTTCAGCAACAGTTACTTGCAACTTAACAGAAAGAACTGTTGCACCAGCTGGCATTGCTGCACCGATGTTTGTTGTTCCTGCACCAGACAATGCAACCTTGACAGCCTTGATAGAACCAGAAGCTGCACCAGATTGAATAGCATCATCAACATATTGCTTGTTGGTAAGATCATTGGCTGTAAGACCTGTTGCATAGTCAGCTGCTGTAGGACCAGAAACTGTAACTTTGCTGCCTGTACCAGTTGTCAACAACATTGTTGTATCGCCTGTACCAGATTCTAATGTCAACGTTGTGTTACCACGGATTGTCAATGCTGTAGCTGCATCGGACTGGATCAAACCAGCACCAACTGGGCCAACAACTACAGATCCAGTACCATTAGGCATAAGCACTAAATCGCTGTTTGTAGCAGTAGCAGAAATTGCACCAAGCGCACCGTCGAATGTCAATGGTAATGCACCACCAACTGTCAACACATCAGCTGCGAATGTAAGGTTAGCGGATTGTGCAACTGGACTTGTACCGTTACCAATCAACAACTGGTTAACTGCTAATGTTGTTAAGCCAGTACCACCATGGTTTACTGCAACTGTACCAAGATCAACAGTAATAGCATTTGCTGTAACTGCTGTTGTGATACCACCTGTGCCAGTAATTGCAAAAGACTCACCTAAAGCAACTGCATCAGAACCGGATGTACCAGTGAATGTAATTACGCTGTTAGCAAGTGCGCTATTTGGAACTGTACCAAGTACAACATTACCAGCTGTTACTGTGAACTGTGTAGCATCAAACGAAGCAACACCCTTCTGGCTAGAAGAAGCGTTAGAAGCAGTAATAGTGAATTCCGATGTACCAGCTGGGGATTCTGTCACAGAAGTTACGATACCCTGTGTAGATGTACCCTTGATCATTAATGTATCACCAAGTTGCAAACCAGATGCATCTGTACCGCTATCAGCGTTAAGTGTGAAGCCTGGGTTAGCAAGCATTGCGTTTGTAACGCCAGCTGCTGCAATCTTCAAACCTGTCGCCGACTGAGACAAACCAGAGCCTGTATCAAGTACTAATGTTAACTGACCGCCTGTGGCTGTCGAAGTTAGTTGTACAGCTAAGTTGGAAACGATATCTAAACCAATTTCGCCAGATGGCAAGTTAGTAACACCAGCACCTAAGTTAGCACTAATGATTGTACCAGAAACTGTAATACCAACACCACCGGAATAAGCGCCAGCGCCGGAGAACTGTACCCAGTTTTGAGCAGCAAACGATGTCAAGTAATGGTTAGATTGTGTCCAACCTGTATTAGCGTATACTGTACCTTCTTGAACAAATATGGAAGCACCAATAAGTTCTTGATATGTATCAGCATCCGAAGCACGTACTAACAAGTAGTTTGTACCGTCGATGTTTGTAAGTGTCCAGATACCATTTTCTGTATCAGTTGTCTGACCAGTAAGCAATAGTCTGTAACCGACATCAGTAATATCAAGTGGGTGACCGTCGATACCAGCAGTAATACTTGCCCATGTACCTGTCAATGGGAAATCAGTACCCGAAAGTAAATTAGCTGCTGCTTTCCATGTCATACCAGCTACAGCATTGTCAACATAAGACTTGTTAGCTGCATCAGTTGCGTTAACTGGAGTTGGAAGACCTGTAACAGTAGCACCACCAGTAAACGATAAGATACCGCTCATGGAATCGCCAGTTACATTAACATATGTACCATCAACTAATGTTGTGATATCAGATGTTGTTACTGCTGTATTACCTGTAACACGACCCTTAGTGTCAAGTGTAACCTTAACGAAAGAACCTGTTGCAGCTTGTGTAACTGTTGCCAAACCAAATGTAGTATCTGTGGATTGACCGTCAGCATCACCTGTGATAGCCAAATCGCCAGAAACAACATTCATTGTACGTGTAGCTGCTGTGCCGTCACCTGTACGAACCATATAACCGACTGTTGTCAAACCTTCCACTGCTGCTAAGTCATTAGCAAGAGCAAAAGTTGGGTTACCAGCAATACCTGCAGGATCAGTAATTGTAAAGCCAGCTGCTGGAGCAACTAACGAACGCTGTACCCATGTATCAGCAGCAGAACGAACTGCAAAACCTGTACCAGACAAGTTTTCTAACGCTGCTAAGTCGTTAGTAAGAGCAAGAGTCGGGTTACCAGCAACACCGTCACCGTTTGTAACGGAGATACCGCTAGCTGGGCCTGTGATTGTAGCTGTACCGTATGTATCAGCACCAGTCTGAACAATAATACCTGTGGATGTCTTTGCAGAAAGTGCGTCAAGACCAGCGTCCCAAGCCTGAACACCAGATGTAGAACCCGGAAGAGCTTGTTGCCATGTGTTGCCACCATCTAAGTACAATACCTTACCAGCGCCTTCGCCCGGCTCGATTTCATCAAGTGTATCTTTAGAAGAAATACCAGATGCCAAGTTGTTCAATGCTGCTGTCAATGTGGAAGCACCGCCGAACAACGAACTTGTTAGAGCTGCTGCTGTATTCGATGTACCGTCAGTATTGATCATTGTACCTAATGTAGTTTCAATGTTGTCAATTTCTGTCTGAAGAGCACCAGTGGAACCACCAGTAGCAAGTGTAGCCCATGCTGTACCGTTGAAGAATTCAACATAAGATGCAGTTGGTGTGTCGTTGTTTACACGAACCATACCAGCAACGCCTGTACCCGGACGAGATGCGGTAGCACCTGTAGGAATCAATACGGATGCTACACCGGACAACTGTGGATAACCACCAGTTGCTGCTTGCAACATATTATCGCCACCGATGCTTACGACACCGGATGCGCTTGTCAACACTACATTGCCAGTTGTTAACGTAACATTACCAGCAGACGATGTGATACCAGCAGATGTTAATGCGACGTCTGTCGAACCATTTGCTGCCTTAAAGTTAAATACGCCTTCGTTATTTACAAGACGTGTACCAGCCTTACCAAACTGTAGATCTGCACCTACGCCAATAAGACCGAAATTTTTTACATTAGCCATTTTATTTATTTCTCCTAATTATAGGCCACTATGGCCTTCAACGCTTTATTTATCTATACCCTTTCCATTTACACATAAGATACAATGATTTGAGCCGACCCTGTGGTTGAGCCATTCGCAACAAACAATGAAGTAATTGTTACGTCTCCCTGAACTGTATCTGTTCCAAATAGTATGTCTGTGCTTGTCGTATAAGTCCCCACAACTGTCAAGTCAGACAATCCATAAATCATCAATCCATCTGGTACAGGTGTTGGTGGAATTGGGTTGTCAATTGCATATCCAATTGCTAATACTGCTGGCGCATCAAATGCCTGAGTTACTTCAATTGTAATAAGAGTCACACGTCTTCCTGTACTTATATTACCAATATTTATCGATGATGGGCTGGCCGTTGTAACGGTATATTCGATGGATTTCGCATCAGTAGTAGCACTATCTTGGTTACTTGTTTGTACCCATATAGTTCCGTTGAATAGCCATAAACTCCATTCACCTACATTATTGCCTTGTGCATCAGCACTATCAATGACATATGCTTGGTCACCAATCAATGGTGATAATGCATACATTGCTGCTAAATTCGATACAACTGTAGAAATTGCATTACGCAATCCTTCCTCAATATAAAGTCCGCAAGCTTTTACACCGTTTTCTACGGAAACAAGACCTATATCGTCGACTGTGGCGCCAACTACATCTAAGAAATTTATTGCACGAGCATCAACAGTTATAAATTTTATCTGATATGTGGAAACTGCTGGTGTAGATAATACTAAACCACTGCCCGATGCATTACCTGCAAAATCTATACCATTTAAATCTGCGGCACCATTAACAATAGTAATTGCACCGCCTGCTACATTTGTAATCCTTAAAGATTGACCTATTACTGTAGCCACAATATTAGGGATATTGGCAGCATTAATAGATTGCGCCATTTGTTGTGGTCTTGCATAGTTCTCATACCCGGGGTCTGTTGATAATATATTAAATACAACAGGTACTCCATTAATGAGTGCGGTAGCAAATAGGCTTGCAGCCCATAATAATACTTCACCGTATGTTGGGTTGATTAGCAAGGGGTCAGTCTGAACTATATTTTCTGATATAACAATAGAAGCAACTACGTCTGTTAGTGGGCTCTGTAAATTGCTGGCATCTGCAACATCACTTAATGAACCGGTGCCACCTACTGTAACATCAATTCCGTTTAATTGGAATACATTACCTGGGGTTGTTGAGCCATCTTTAACAGTGCTTATAGATATAGATGATGTGTTATTACGCAACTTAACATATATCTGAGATCCGCCCGGAGTGGTAGTAATTTCACCAGGAATAGTTAGATCAGAGTAAATAATATCGCCGACATATCCCGGTAGATAATCAAGATTATCTACGATTTTCTGTACTGGATTTATTGTGAACCAGCCAGGTATTGTGTCGGAAATAGATGTAACACGGCCAACAACAATCCTGCTAGATGAGTCGGATTTTACATAAGAGTGTGTAGTAGTGTCCACTGCAACAACATCGCCAATATTGAATGTGTTGCCGCTCTGATATAATGGATAATCATACTGTAGATTTATATATTCGAATCTACTCTGAATGTTTATACCGAATGTCGACGATACACCACCCGGTGGAACCGGATCAATCTCTGGTACGCCTGTATCACCTATATTAAATATAATATATGCACCAGTATTGGGTGCGCCGTTGCCACCACCGGACATATCCCTATACGTGTTATAACGATAGATATCCTGTAGAATAACGGTAGCAGACGTAGTAGTTTTAGATTCTATTAATGTGATTTGCCATGCTTGACCGGTTGTTACATTTGCCATCCACAAACCAACCGTAACGTCTTGCCCATTATACGATCCCGGTTTGCGTGTAAGATATGAACTCTGAGTCTGTATATCTATATCCATAGTCACACGCCACTTGAAATCTTTCTGTAGCGGCGTAGGTTGTGGGTCTCCGGGTATTACAGGAAAACTCAATGGATTGTACCAAGGCATCGTAGCAATCCCGGATACCGACGTGATATTACCCTGTATTGCCTTTAGTGGTATATTTAAGAAAGCCATATTTTAGAATCCAAACACCATGATTGCCCATGCCCTATTACCTACTGTTGATGATGCACCCGTATCAGACATTCTTGTCTGCATTGTAACTATGTTAGATGCAGTAAAGATACCGTTAGCCAGATCCGGGGATGCTGCTGTGCCGCCTCCTGCAATTTTATAGTTAGCTGCTGCTGCGCCCGTAGCTGGCCAACTTGTAACACTGAAAGTATTAGCTGCATAATTCTGACCATACATAGTTACTGACTTAGGTGGGTTAGACTTGCCTGTGAACGAATATGTTGCTATGCAGTTTGCAGCATCGATAACTGTAGCTGTAACACCCGATGTCTGAGAGAATATAGCATCAACAACATTAAATGTGCCGGAGTTGCCGGAACTATAATGGAATACAACAATTTCTGGCGCACTTGATCCGCCACCGGTGATCGTTGTATTTGTTACACCTGTAACTCTACCATATGAATCGACGCTGAATACAGGAACTTGGGTTGCACTACCGTATGTTGCTGGTGTCACTGCTGTTGTTGCTAAATCTAATGTTATTGCACCAGATGCAGTAATAGGAGAACCAGAAGATGTAATTCTTCCTGCTGTGCCGTTAACAGAAACAGAAGTTACTGTACCTGCACCTGCTGTACCATTGCTAATTGCAGTGACACGGCCCTTGCTGTCGACTGTCACATTGGCATTTGTATAAGCACCGGCAACCACTGTAGTGTTAGCTAATGCGAATGTCAGTGTGCCACTTGTAGTAATTGGCGAACCACCTACTGTGATATCTGAAGAACCTGTAGCCGAAACAGAAGTTACAGTACCTGTACCAGAAACTGTAGCCCAAGATAGCACGCTACCGTTAGTAGTTAAAAACTTACCTGTATTACCTGTCTGGGATGGCATCAATGCATTGATTGCTGCCGAAGCTGTTGTTTGTCCTGTACCACCGTTAGCAATTGCTAATGTACCACTCATTGTAGCTGTACCGGATGTCGTAATTGGTGTTCCAGCGAACGATAATCCTGTAGAACCACCAGACACTACGACACTAGTTACAGTGCCCGTATTTGATGTATATCCTGATGGATTTGTGGCGTTATATGGCGTAAATCCCAGTGCTGTTGTTACTTGCCCGGATGTTAGTACGCCGCTGCTGGCTGCTGTAATGCGACCGTATGCATCAACTGTTATATCAGCACTGGTGTATGCACCTGCTGTCACTGTGGTTGTTGCTAAGTCAATATTAATCGAGCCCGATGTAGTGATAGGATTCCCAGTAGCAGTAATTCTGCTAGGGTTAGCTAAAACACTAACGGATGTAACTGTGCCAGATCCCGAACCACTGCTAAATGGTGTCTCTACACCGTTAGAATCTAAGGAATAGAATATACCATTGTCCTTAGCATAGAATGAAATTTGCCCCGATGTTGGCCAAATTGGTGTTGTATTACCTTGTTTAAGTAAGATGTCTGCTGGTCTGCTCATAATATTGCAATTCTCCCATTGTTTTCTATACGCCCTAATACCTCTAATGTACCAGTGACTATATATTGATGCCTTGTCTCTATTACTAATGTTTCTGTTAGATCAACTAAATCTCTTATGGACTCATCCACATGTTGAGTTGTGATCGAAGTAACAAGACCTTTATTGTTTACTGTTATAGTAGGAACATAGTGTGAATCAGCATATGTCCCTGGTGTTGTATTTACCGTTGCAAGTGTTGTGGTAACTGGGCTAGTGCCAGTACCTGTCACATCACCAGTAAGTGTAATTGTCCCACCCGAACCACCCGCTGGCGCCCACGAAACTATTGTACCGTTGGTTGTTAAGAACATTCCAACATTACCGGTTTGCGATGGTACTAATGCATTAATTGCATCTGCTGCGGTTGCAGCACCTGTACCACCATTTGCAATAGCTAATATGCCGCCTAATGTGATTGTGCCAGCAGTTGTTATTGGACCACCCGAGGTAGTAAGTCCTGTTGTACCACCGGACATACCCACAGATGTGACCGTACCTGTATTTAGGATCGGTCTGTTTATCAAGCTGTTGTAATCACCAGTTGTTGCTACAGTTGCAAGACCCGTAATGCTAGCGGCTGGTATAGTGGTAGAATAGACCAACTGTGTGCCAGTTGAATTCCATTTAACATAACCGTCAGGGAGCGAAGGCTTGGCAGTATCACTTAGACCGGCGAAACTAAAACTGCTACTGGTCGGCTTGTTTAGCAGAGTATTATAATCTGTGAATTTGTTTTCCCACAGACTAGTGAATGTGTTATAGACTAATGCTTGTCCATTTTGTAATGCAAGTGGATTGTCAACGCTATCACTAACGTCTAACAATTCACCTAAACGGTCAACACCGCCAGTGCCGCCGCCGATATCAGCATTAACATATGCTTTTCTTACGGCATCATATTTAAGGCCTTGGCCGTCTTTAATATTCTTAATAAAGAACGTAGGTACATATTGATTTAAGAGTGCGTTTTGACCAACAATCATATTATTTCCTTATAAGCTCAACAACACGGAATCAATTTGGCCCCATTGCCAATTCTGCCATGCTGTATTGACAGACACTGGCTGAATATAATCTCTTGTAAGAACTGCTCTTAAGAACACAAAATTACCAATAAATGTAGTTGCCATAGACCCTGTGTCACCACCGTTTGCCCCTGTTGGTTCAAATGCGTCAATCGGGTATGTAATAAATGGTGTGTTGATATCGCCCCACGGATTCAACTTAATGTAGAACCAGTCTTCGGGTTGTGGATCTAATGCTAATGTGCCTTGTAATCCAAAACCGCCTACGAAATTTTGATAGATAACTTGTACTGTGTGGATACCATCAGTATAACCATAGTAGGCGTCAGCTCTCACTGGTTCGCCGAAAACGTTCCACTTAGTTCCCGTGTTCGTCATCATAAAAACAGATTTTCTAATTGCCATGATATTCCTTCTTCTTGTATGTATTTATCAGAAGGGAGTCATAATTTAAACCCATAAGAAAAGGACCGGAGTCCTTTTCTTTATTTGCCTAGTAAGTATGTCGGTTTTATATCTGCCATGATAGCAGCGCCAGTGACACGCATTGTTTCTGAGAATCCTAATATGTGTGGTGCTATTTCTGTGTGAAAATCGGGATGCATACGCATCGTGTCTAATTGATCGGCTGGTATAGACCCGATGGACAGTAAACTATTCTCGACCCTAGTTTTTAATTCTAATAACCATTCTTCTCGTTGGCAGGCTTCGGACGCATCTAATATCGATAAATGAGCATATTTACGCATGGGTTCTAACTCAGCCATTAAGTCTTTAATGCATTTTAGTTCGGCCCTCGCTGCCAGTATATTCATATCCCATATATACTTTGATGATTCTAAATCTAGAAGTTCTTTCTTGCCTTCTAATTTAGATAATGCATCATCGGATTGCAATAGACGATCGGCTTTTAGCTTGCGGATCTCTCTATCTATTTCCTGTGATTCACTGTTCTTAACTTTCGACTCTACATCAATCATTTGTGAATATAATATACAGTATGCAGCATCGGGTGTCTTGCACGATCCTGCTATAAAATACCTAAGTTGGAAATCTGAATTTTGTCTATGTGGTTTTGAAATCATGCTATATTTGTATTAGATGTTGATGCACCATAGTTATATGTAGCCATTGTGACACTAGTAGCAGTGACTGCCACGTCGCTAGAATATGTATATTTAGCTGTAGCTGATGTACTATTGCCTATACTACAGACACCTGCAGTTTCTGTGCCGGTTCCCGTCCCGAAGTATGCAAGAGCCGGTAAGGCCGCTCCTGCCGATACCGTATCGGAAGAGTATAGGTATTTTGTAGTTGTTGAGGAATTTGATCCACGTATAAATAATCCTTGCGTACTGGAGCCCATCGCACATGTAACATATGAATAAACAGTAAGATTAGCTGCCGCGGTCACAATGCTCGAAGAATACGTATATTTGTATGTAGTCAGGCCGAAGGCGGCGCCACGTACAAATATGCCACGTGTACCATTACCTGCTGCACCTGCTCTATAATCCATTGTATTCAAGAACGGTGATCCGACCACAGTAGAATCCGTAGAGTATGTGTATACCATACTACCAGTGACACCACCACTACGTGCCATTACTGCAAGAGTGCTGTTGCCTGTTGCATATGCCGTCGAATATGTTGATGTCAACGCGCCAGCTGCGGTTACTGTATCGTTACTATATGTATAGCTGTCTGTCAGTGTAGTATTACCAGACAGCGTGAAGATCCCTCTTTCTACATTCCCAAATCCTACCCGGCTAGGCTGGACATTGGCGGGTAGACTTGTAGCTACTGTTACCACGTCGCCCTCCCACGAATATTTATTAGTGGTAGCGGAACCCTGGCCGGCATATATGCCGAAGGTATTACCGATTACAGGGGTGGCTGTAACTACTGTACCCAGTGTTATCATTGATATAATGCTCATATTAAGACAATCCTGTTCCGGAGATAATCCACTCAGTTGCTGTAATTTTAATTGCTGTAGCAATACCGTTGGCAGCTAATGTCCGGGCACCTGGTGTACCAGCGCCGGCAAGTCGTAGGGAATCTGCATTAATTGCAATAGTTATAACACCTGCTGCATTTTGATTAACAAACATCAATGCTGTTCCAATCGGATATGGTACAGAAGCATTCGATGGAATAGTGTATGTGCGAGCCGTAGTATCTGCAGACGGATGAAATATAAACTTACTGCTATCAGCCAGTACTAATGTGTAGGCGGCAGATTGAATATTCTGTGGTACAATCTTTGTACCGACTTCTATGCCACCGGTTGTTATGGCGCCAGTTACTGCTAGCGAAGCCAATGTTCCGACACTAGTTAAACTGGAAGATACCACATTAGCTGCTAAGGTAGTACCGGTCAACGCGCCGGCGGCGGCGGGTGCAGAACCTATAACTACTCCGTTTAATGTAGGTGCAACTTTAAAGTCAACAATCTGTGTTGCACGAGAAATAGATAATGCTGTGTTCTGCGTAAGTCCATTATCGGCTACAGCAACTAATGCAAAGTTAGATCCTACATTAGAACCTGTTTCTGCGGTAGTGTCGGCTTTAAGTATCCAACGATCACTGCCAGATGTTTGATATATTACACTACGATTTGTGCCAGATGTACTCGATATATTGGATACTGTGCTAACTGTACCTGCCGAATACGACACCACACCAGTTGTCTTATTGATAGTAAAATTTGCATTACCGCCGAATGTGCCAGCATCATTGAATTGAATTTGTGTGTCAGCACCACCTGGTGTGCCACCGCCACCACCAGTTTGCCAAGAAACAACAGATCCATTAGTAGTAAGGACTTTGCCTGTATTTCCTGATTGCACTGGTACCAGTGCATTGATTGCTGTTGGTGCTGTCGACTGACCAGTGCCGCCCATACTGATTGGCAAGGGTTCGCCGTTTGATTGAACTAAAATATTTCCTGCGAATTGTACGCCCATAGTATGTCTCCAATAATGTTACCATTATTTATCAAGACATACAAGATATTTTAGCCCATTAGAAAAGGGGCTAAATGCCCCTTTTCTAAGTTAGTAGTATTAGATGACTACTGGTTCTAATGCACGCGAATGTGTGTTTACAACTAATTCGCCATTAACAATATCAACAACAACATGACCACCGTCTTTCAACTTACCGAATAAAATTTCTTTAGATAGCGGTTTCTTAACTTTCGTCTCGAACAGTCGTTCAAATGGCCTTGCACCCATTTGTGGATCTAATCCATTTGTTGCCAACCAGTCCCTTGCCTGTGCTGTTACTGTTAGTGTGATGTTCTTGACTTCTAATGTAGCTTCAGTCTTCTCGACTTCGGAATTAACAATCATACGCATTTCTTCAATGCCTAACTTGTTGAATTTAATTACAGCATCTAAACGATTTCTAAACTCTGGAGTAAACAAACGTTTAAGTTCAACATCAACGGCACTGCTGTTATCTTGATTTCCGAATCCGATACGTTTCTTTTCTGCATCCGATGCACCTGCATTGGCAGACATAATAAGAACCACATTAGAGAAATCAACTGTCTTACCTTTGCTAGAAGTTAAGCGACCTGCATCCATAACTTGCAATAGCACAGCGAAGATATCTGGTGATGCCTTCTCGATTTCGTCAAGCAATAACACACAGTTAGGATTGGCGTCCACTTCTGCAATAAGTTGCCCTTCACCCATCTTGCCTTCGCCGTGGCCTACATAGCCGGGAGGAGCGCCAATCAGTTTGGAAACAGTGTGTTTTTCCATATATTCCGACATGTCAAACCGCACTAGTTTAACACCCAGCAGTTCCGCAAGCTTCTCTGCCGTATATGTTTTACCTGAGCCGGTAGGACCTGTGAATAAGAAATTACCGATTGGCTTGTTAGGCTTGCGCAATCCCGCTTTGGCCATATAAATTGCCTCAGTAAGTGCAACCAATGCATTATCTTGACCATACACCTTATTTTTCAATCTAGGTTCAAGATTAGCCAATGCATCATTTGCCTTAACATCCATCATGTCCAATGGGATACGAGCAATCTTAGATGCCTGCTCCAATACAGTATGCATTGATACAGTTTTATTTTCAGCAAGTTTAGTTACTGCACCTGCTGCATCCATGATGTCTAATGCTTTATCAGGGAAGAACTTATTCTTCAAATACCTGTCTGCCAAATCTACACACAAATCTGTAGAACCCATGTCGTAGGTTACGCCGTGGAATTTTTCATAATGTTTTTGCAAACCTGCAAGAATTAATTTTGTTTCAGCAGCACTAGGTTGGTTGATATCGTACTTCTGGAAGCGGCGCAACAGTGCCTTATCTTTCTCAAAGTGTTCGTGAAATTCGTCGTATGTTGTTGCACCTACACACATTAACTGACCCTTTGCTAACATAGGTTTAAGCAAATTACCAGCATCCATTGTACTGCTGCCCGACGAACCTGCACCCAGAATCATGTGAATCTCATCAATAAACATAATTACGTTGCCGAGCTTCTTAACTTCATCGAGCACACCCTTAAGGCGTTCTTCGAAATCACCGCGGAATTTTGTGCCGGCAATAAGTGCACCAATGTCTAAACTATAAACTACCTTGTCATGCAATGACTTAGGTACATCTTTCTCTGTAATCTTTAGTGCAAGTCCTTCTGCAAGTGCAGTCTTACCCACGCCTGGCTCGCCTACGTATACAACATTATTCTTCTTGCGGCGGGCCAAGATTTCGATTGTATCAGCAACTTCTTTTGACCGCCCAATGACTGGATCAATCGTGCCGTCAGCTGCTTCTTTGTTTAAATTACGTGCATACAAAGCAAGTGGGCTTTCGTCAGCATTTGCAGCTTTCTCATCACTCTTCTTCAGTATTGCGATAAGTTTCTCACGTGTGATACCATTCTTAGCCAAGAAATAGTATGCATGACTTGTCTCCTCACTAAGGATGCTAATCAGCACAGCTTCAGTAGTAAGTTCGTTGCGACCACTGAAAACAAGTTGTGTCAATGCACGTTGCATTGTTCTTTGTAGTACAGTCGTACGTTTTGCCGGTACATCTTTCAACGCCTCGGGCTTCTTCAATGCCGGGTCATTAAGAAATGTAATGACTTCAGATTTCACAACACCGGGAACTGAACCAATGCCTAAGATTAATTCGTTAATGTCTTTCTCATGTAACAGAGAAAGCAAGATATGTTCCAATGTTATATATTCGTGATTGTTGTCATTAGCAATAACGACAGCACGTTCAATCATTTTCTCTACTTTTTTGGTACTCATTATATTCCTTAAATATTTAACATTTCGCGGCGTTGCATTGTTTTTAAGAATGCTTGTTGTTCATCAGTTAGATTCCTGGGTGTAGTAACAGTAATTCGTATCATCAAATCACCTATCCTGTCGTGCTCGGGATTTTTCATACCTTTCCCACTCAACCTAACTACCTGACCGTTTTGTATACCCGCAGGTATAGTAAATTGTAACTTACTACCATCTAAATGGTCAAGTGTTGCCTCCACACTTAGCATGGCTTCAATTGCAGATACTTCAACATCAATTAATAAATCATCGTCTGATCGTTTAAATCTTGCATGAGGTTGAATCTCTAATTGATAAATTGCGTTATCAGCGACAAACTTTGTGCCCGATCTTGCGCCTGCCGGAATATTCAACGTTATACCGGCGGGTAATCTTAGTTGTTTGCCTGTGTAAGCATCTTCCAACGGCATTTTCAGTATGTGGCGTTGCATTTGCGGCCGATGAGCATTTGCTTGTCCGCCGCCAAACATATCACCGAACGGGTTACGGCCGCCGCCAAACATGCTGCTAAATATTTCGTTAATATCTACATTGTGCGATGAATGTGTGTACGAACGAGCGCCAGGGCTGGCACCGGGAGTTTGATGACCATGCCTGTTATACGTATCTCGTTTGACTGGATCAGACAGACACTCGTATGCTTCTTGTAGTTCTTTGAACTTGACTTCGGCCGCAGTCTTATCACCGTCGACATTTCTGTCCGGGTGATATTTCATTGCTAGTTTGCGATAAGCTTTCTTAATGTCATCGTCGGATGCATCTTTAGCAACGCCGAGGATATCGTAATAATCCCGTTTGCTCATTTTAAGCTTTCTTTAAAATCGGTATGTGATTCTACCTAAGTTCATGTCGTATACTGACATTTCTACCTCTACCAGGTCATCAAGGATGATCTGGATATTATTCTTTCTAATCTTACCACTAACGATTGCATTCATTATATGCCCGTTTTCTAGTGTAACCTTGAATCGCGCTCCGGGTGCAGCATCTGTAATGCGACCACGTGTAACAATAACATCATCTTTAGCCAAGTTTTATCCTCTGTATTTAAGTTCAGTGTTTCTAAGTAACATCACTTTGTCATCTTTACCAACACATAAGAATTTACCTATTGGCATGACATCGTAGACACCTAGCAGTCCTGTTAGTACTGTAGCTTCTATTGGCCTATTTGTCAACCTGAACGCAGATTCAGCAAGAAAATTCCTGCCTATTACAGTATCGTAATCGCCCACATCAACAACTTCCGCGACAATTTTGCGTTGACCTGCACCGATTGTTATGTTGTTGCCTTCAAAATTGCAATACATTATATGTGCATCACTTAAGAACTCTTTAACGTTAGCCTGCATTGATTCTTTCATAAATTCGTCCTTTGATACATACTCTTCTGGGTTAACAATAATAAATTTGTAAAATGTTGGATCGGTATAATCAAACTCTTTATCGTCTGACAGATATGTTTTAATTTTCCAATCAGTTTTACCAGCCACATTATCTACATCTTTTAACAGTGCCTGAAATTTTTCTTGAAATGTCTCATTTCTCTCCATTTCAACAAACACAAGATATCGACCGTCATCGTCAGTATTAGGGCTTACGCATACATCTAATGTATCTATAACACCACGTTGAATAAATGTGTTAAGATCGTCGGCAGGTGCTTGATCAGTTAGATAGAAGGCTACAACAATGATATCTTGTACATCACCTGCTTTCGGTTCAAATTCATCAATCGATACTATAGGAAGAATTGTACCTTCCAAATCCCCATTCTTTAAACTCATAGTTCTTCCTCAGGTGGCGCGTCTGTCGGCATTCCTTCGTCCGGAGCCATTTCGTCACCACCGGTCATATCCATGCTATCATCTTCAGGCTGTTCATCATAAGCATCAGCAATCTCTGCATTAGTAGCAGCTATGTCTTGTTGAATAATATCGTCTGCCTTCTCTAAGCCGTTGTTTATGTACTTTAATGGGAGATCAATAGTAACTAGCCAAACTTCGTGCTCAGCCATCTTAGCACGTTTGGTCTCTGGATTTGCCCAATCTTCAGGGCCATGCACCTTAACCGGCTTCTTGAATGTCCCTTTTCTAAAATTAACTTTAGCGCCTAGCTTTGTTAATCGTAATCCAGCGTTTGGATCTGGCATCATAGCATACGGATACATCCACACTGTTTTATACCAGTACCTACTAATGTCCGGACCCTCAACTAATTCGCCAAGTATCCAGTTCTTGTATGCAAATATTTCTGCATTATCTAGAGTGCGTTCGAACTCTAGCAATGTATCGAGCAAAGAATTGCCTTTCGATATATTTACTAATGTGTTCTTAATGGAATCTAAGTCTGTTGTCATTTTTGTTCCCGTTTCGAGTATTTATCTATATTATTAAAGTTTCGTGATAGATTTGTTTTGCTATCGTATTACTGCGCATGCATCCAATAAAGCATAAATATATCTGTATGCAACATACATTCGATAGATCCATCGAAGTCTCTTTAGGCGAGCAAGTCTTGCCTAGTATCCCCTCGTCAGAAAAAATAACCACACTAAGGAGTTCCACCTTGAGCAAAAATCGTAAAATGGCCGTTAAATCGGCACCATCGCGTTCGACACGTAATCAACCTGCTGTTGCATCAGTTGATAATGTCGTAAAATTAGGGAACAGAAATTATAGACGTGTAGAATTACTACCAAGAAATACGGCCCAGGAGACGTATGTAGAAGCCCTTTTAGAAAAACGTATGGTATTCGCAGTTGGCCCAGCGGGCACCGGCAAAACATTGTTAGCTGTATTGAGAGCAATACAGGCGTTACGTTCGCAAGAGATTACAAAGATTGTATTAACAAGACCAGCAGTAAGTGTTGATGAAAAACACGGCTTCTTACCTGGTACACTAAATGAAAAGATGGAGCCCTGGACACGCCCTATTTTCGATGTATTTGAAGAATATTATGGATTAATGGAAACTGCTAAGATGTTAGAAGAAGGTACTATCGAGATTGCCCCGTTAGGCTTTATGCGTGGTCGTACATTTAAGAGATCGTACATCATTGCTGACGAAATGCAGAATGCAACACCTGATCAAATGAAGATGTTGTTAACACGTATCGGCGAAGGCAGTAGTATGGTACTCACAGGTGACTTACATCAGCATGATCGTGGGTTTTCGCAGAATGGTCTTAAAGACTTCTTAGAACGTCTTGCAGGTCGTAGACCAGAGTCCATGGAAGTATGCAAGTTCGGTAGAGAGCATATTGAACGCGATCCTATAGTCGCAGATGTCTTAGAGATCTATGGAGAAGAAGATTAATTAGATAATATCTAAGAGATATAGCGAGCTTGTATCTGTAATGGGTGCAAGCTTTTTTATTGGCTATTTGCAGATATTTAAGAGAATATGGCATATGTGTAAAGATATTATTTTTGACTAGAATATACACTGACGGTAGAGATATAGAAAGGGTATGTGTTTAACACCTGCATTTCTGCAGAATTTAAACACATACTATTCTGACAGCGTCAATATAGACTGAAATATAACTTTAAACAGTTTTGGATTGATTATGTCAACTGTATCCTTACGGACGTCATAGATGGGCTACTTTCGTAGTCACTGCATATGCTATTCGTTTTCAGTCACTTATAGCGCAGCCTGCCGGGCATACCTTACTTTCACTTACCGGCAGCAAATTTATAAATTTTTACTGTAACGCTATCTTCGCTCCAATGGGAGTCCTGATCCACAACTATGTATGTGGGGAACGTTACAACCACCCGTAGAAGCTCGGGGGATATATCTATTTCAGATATTTTGGGTATAGGTGTGGCCTTCGCGCCCACTTGTCCCGGTGCTGAATGTCTTAGAGCACTAACTATTATCTTCTATATGTTTATTCAGTGGCGTAAGTAGCCGTTATGATATTGTAAATTTCTTCCCACGGGGTTTCGTAACTTACGATAGGGAATAGGTCAGTATAATAGTGCTTATTATACGGATGTTTAATTAAGATAGTCTTTAAACCTGCCTCGTGACCAGCTTCGGCCTGGCGCATGTGGTCTTCTATCCAATAATAACCACTATCGGCCCAACGCATAAGAACATGTGCTTTACTTGCACCCATCTCTAAACACACAACTTCGTCAAAAACATCGCCGAATAGTGCCTTTAAATTTTGTGTCCTGTATCTGTGTGCGTCAGGATGATCGCTTAGGCTAGTTACAGCAATGAATCTAAAGCCGTCTTGTGCTAATTTAGCTACAAATTCACGCGAATCTGCGAACGGTTCTAGTGACGCTATAGCAGGGCCTTCGTTATACAACTTAATGTAATCTTGAGCTTTTTTAACAGTTATTCCATAACGCAAGGCCATACTATATTCTGACCGTGTTTCTGGTAATCGTGCATGCGCGTTTGACATCATGAAGGAATCAAAGCCTTCTTCCCATTTTAATAGGACGCCATCGCAGTCAGTTAGAATAATTTTATCCATATGTAATTACCACATATCGAGATCTGTAATGTCTCGATAGTCTTGCCTGCTGCCTGATGCATATTTCACAATTGCAGCAACATGACATCCTATACCCGAACCACTGTCGATCTCTAATGTTACGCTATCCTCACCGGTATATTCGGCCATTAATGCAGATAGTTGTTCTATCTGTTTTCTTGATAGCACAAGTACGTTCATGCTGGTGATTTGTCGAAGATATTACGTTCGCGAATATTACCAAACTCGTCTTCGATTTCATTAGACACAGGTACTACGGGCGCAGGAATACGAGCTTCACTGTATGCACTATCTAATTGGCTTAATTCTTTTTCGTACTTAGTGCGAATATAGTTTTCAAATTTGGCAAAGTCTTCCATTCCGAAGCGTTTACCTGTAATCATCTTGCGATTAATGTAATCGCCGATGGCGCTCGAAGTTGTGTAATGTTTGTTGCGTAACTGATTAACAAACTCAACAGATTCAGCAACTTCCCACTCACCTGCCGGATTCTTGCCGGCCTTGAGATTATGTTTATGGGATACGACAATATAGACTTTTTCTTTTTTCATTAATATGTTCCTTTAGCTACCATTTCTAATTCAATAAGTGTCGCACTAAGACAAATTTCTCTATCAGCACAAGACACATCCTTAACAAGTCCGTCTCTAATAACAAGAATAGCCCTATCTTCTTTATTGACATCACCATCTGCCCATACATCAACATTCTGATACATGAACCTGTACATGTCTTCGTATTCTTCTTGCTGTACTTGTGTGCAAATAAGTTTGCGTGCCTCAGTATACTTTTTAGATCTGAATAATGCAATCATGTCCAATTTATAATCAGCAACCACTTCAGTACCTTTGTCCGGCGATTGCAATTTGCCATCAAACGAATTAGCTTGTATCATGCTAATTCCGCGACGTAGGTCAGGGTAGGTTTCTTTAACAATTGCCTCCAGCGCGTCCGGATCAATTTCGACTTTTTCTTTATCTAGCACATCAACCAATCTCATGAAGAACTCGCTGGTGTCCAGCTTTTCAATGTGCATTCTCCCAGTTTCGCATCGAGACTTAATTGCCTGTATTACCTTATGCGGATAATTGCAAGTCAGCAAGAATCGAACAGAACTGGCGTATTTCTCCATTGTACCACGTAGCACACCTTGTGCAGCTGGAGATAATCCGTCTGCCTCATCCAAGAAGATATAACGCATATCACCATACCCCATCGTTTCGGAGAATCGTGTAATAGTATCCCTAATGAAATCTACACCGTTGTCTTTAGAAGCGTTGACTTCTAAGATGTCAAATGGGTCTACATTAAGTTCGTGTAACAACACTTTTATCAAAGTGGATTTGCCAGTACCAGGCGCGCCCGATAAGAGCATGTGCGGTAATGCACCTTGCTTAATCCATTTTTCGATCTGCGATTTTTGTTTTTGGTCTTTAAAGACGTATCCGTCTAGACCCTTTGGGCGATATGTCTCTGTCCACAGATATTTCATGTATGTCTTTCTTAGAATGCAGTAGTTGTAGAAAACACTGACATAATTCTTACTTCGTCGTCGGGGTCATTATCGGATACAAGCATAGCTGATTGCGGCCATTCCACACCCCACAGTTGAATATAAGTGCTGTCTTCTTGTTTAACCTTAAGCATGCGTGTCCACCGGCCGTTTTCGATAAGAATCCACTGGCCGGGTGTAATTTCTGTCACACCTTCGCCTACGGAGAATACCTTACCCCACCGCGGTCTGATGCCTTCGCTCTTACCATTATCATCGGGCAAGATAATTCCGCCGATCACTCTTGATCCCCGCTCTAGGTCTGTTACCAGTACCTTACCCGGCATTGCTTTAACTTGCATATATTTCCTTATTTAGATATCGTTGCTTCCATCATCTTCAACAATGATGTCACCACTTGGCAATTCTGTCTCTTTTGTTTTTCTTGCTGTAGGCTTCACGGGAACAGATGTTGTCGCTGTTGCGGTCGGCTTTGGGACTTCAGCAGATAATCCAGTTTCGTTGAGCGGGCCCTTAAGACCTGTGTGTGCAATTGATTGTGGGATACGGTGATTTTCCCTAGCAATCTGATCTGCTGTCTTTGTGATTGTGCCATTCTTGCCTAGCTGATCACCTTTGGCATTTACTCGCATATTACCCAATGCTACTACCTTTTCGTTTTCACGACGCATTGTGTCCATATCAATGGTTGTACCTCTATAGCTTGTATGTCTACTCATTTTAAATAATCCTTAATATCAAAACCGTATTTTAAGCTGTCGACACGGTGAACGCCGATAAGATATAGAACGTAAGATGAAACACTACTGCCCCTACCTACACCCCATATAAATTTGTTTTCTCTCATATAACTTACTAAGAAAATAAACAACCTTAGCAACATTAATAAATCACGTTCGATGTACAGTGCAATTTCTTCATTTACCCTGTCTATCTCGATCTGTGTCTTGCATTTAGCAAGTAACCATTTATGAACATCGATTTGTTGATATTCTACAGGGAAGAGCCATTCATCTGACCTCTCTAGATGAAAATCATCAAACGATAGTGATTCGTCTGGTGCATCTAGGAATACATTATTGTACCTTAACAACTCGTCTTGAAATTGCTTATACAACAGAATATCGTCATCCTCTATTACGTTCAGATGACCTATATTCTTCCCTTGCAACAATAATTCTCTAAGATTATTACTAGACAGAATAGCCTGTCCGTACATATTAACCTTCATTATTAAACTTTCTTAGGTTTCCACTTTTCAACTTGTACAATGCGGGCTGGCTCACGAGTGGCACCCATAAACCTATCAGACATTTCCTTCATTGCACTTTCAAATCCATCTAATGGATCAATAACATCTTTGTATAACTCTTCGTCACTAAGCTCATTGTCGTCAGGCCTAATAAATTCGAAGCTAAATCCATCTGGTCGCATCCACCACGGAATTTCATCACGGACTTTACTCGATGTGTAATATTCGGCAGTTTCTACTGGTAGATTATATCCTGCATCAGATGCGTCAAATGTATATTGTACTGTAACATCACTTGCCTTAATTCGCACGGAACCAAGCAACAAATTGTCGCTAGCCAGTGTAGCAATTTTAGAATGTAATAGTTGCGCAATAAGATCGTCGTGCGGTTCGGTAGGACAATACAGCATAATGTTTGCTGATAAGTTAGCAATGTAGAGATCATCCTCATTGCTCACATCGACCATCGCAACATTAGGTAAATTTGTTTCTAGCCAGAAGAAGATCTTTTGATATGCTAATGTCGCATCAAACTCATTCTCTTCAATGGATTTACCTTTCTTTTCGTAAGCAGCAAGATCAACAGAAATGTGCCAATCTACAGGTATCAGACATCCACTTAAAATTCGAATACCCGTAAAATCATATTCCATGGTCATATGATTCTTAATACGATGTTTCCCGATTATCATCATACGATTGACTTCCTTATAATTTCTTCTAATTTTCCAATCTCGAGTGGGGCATTAGCATCGGGATATTTTTTCTTATATTCTTGATCCATGTGTTTACTCATTCGTTCGTTTCGTTCGTTTTCTAAATCCTGAATTACTTCTTTTATGCTCTGCACGGTGCTATTATGGCCCAGCGCAACATGAGCATTCATATAGGTATAGGCCTTGCCCAACCGTTCTATGATTTCTTCGTCTGTTAGTTTTTGTACGTTTAAAAATGGATGCATAGCTATATTTATAAGCGCAGTAGATTACCGAACTTTAATGTGAACGCAGTCATGTCGGATGTGGTGCTGAATCTTAATGCTGTGGCTACAACACCTATGCCGTCTTTGCGTGGTGTGTATACACGATGTGCACCGAAATCTTCTTCTAACCATTCCCATATCGATCTATCCTGCTCCTGCCCATCACCATACAGTACATCGTAATAATATCTGGTAATGCGTGGCCAGTTTCTTGCCAAATTTATATCATAACTCATCAATAAATTCGATCATCGTGAATTTATAATTCTTGGGCCAAATGTGCATCTGTTTAGCTGTTTCGCCCACTGATAATCTAAAGTGTAATGCATCCATGTCGTCTGAGAATACCCAGTATGACCTGAGATACAATTCGGGCACATACCATGTAAAATTGGCACCTACAACAACTGGATTTGATTCTTCGTTAACCGAAACCTTCTCCCATACGGGATCAGTGTAACCCCATGTTGCTTGCATCAGCGATCGTTCTTTTTTAAGTATCTTGCGAAATTCTGTTATATCCATGTCTGCACCGGTGCCCTTCATGTACTCCACTCGCACAACATAAGGGTTAGATATAAACATTTTGGATGCGAAATGCATCTTTTGTTTCATATGTACTCGTGATGTAATCTGTGAAATGTTGTCACATCATTCTTATCGGAGAAACGGATTGATATGAATTGACCCATGTCTAGCTCAACGTACAAACCTTTCACTGAGTTATACCCCTTGATAAATTGTTCGTATCTACGATAGAACACGCCCGGGTTTAATCTCACTTGAGCCCAGTCGCTGGTGTAACTGTCAACCTTAATAATATCACCTACAATTTCGTGACCTAGTTGTTTCATTTGTTCTCCGTAAATAAATCAAGACGTTATATTAGTGCTACTGACCATATACACCCATTTTTCTAATATCTCTTCGTGTGTTGCTGAAACAGTGGCAGGTGTGCCTTGCTTCTTAAACACTGTCATCTGATATTTTGTCGAGACTGCATATGTCTTACCGGAAACCATAATAACAGTGAAGCAGATGTCATCTGACAATTTGTCTATGATAACATCTGCTTCATCTTTGGTCGCTTCTATACCCTCGATGTATTTGATTGCAAGAATCATCCCATCAGTGGATACAAGAATGCCAGGTTTGAACATCAAATTAGGCTAAGGTACAGAGCCGATGCTGGATCAAAATCTTGCGGGAAAATGTAGATGTTAGGATTCACTGTCCCAGTCTTCAGCCGCTTCAGCACGCGGCCCTCCATTGTCCATTTATCAGCACCCTTGCCCACGTTTTCGTTCAGCCATTTTACGAGCTTATAGAAGTGTTCGCGGTCACGAATCACAACACGGAAGGTATGGGATGCATTTTGCTCTTTAAGATTAACTGGAAGAGTTTTTGTTTCTTGCTTACTCATATTACGCTTTCTAAAGTTTGTTTATTAAATTATACTACAACATCTTGTCTAGATCAATCGGTGCGTGTGGATATGCTCCGCGCACGTCTATACCTGCCTCTTTCATCATCTCCAATGCTACAAACATATCCTCTTGCCATCTTTCTGGTGATTTGTCGGCAGTGTAATTTGCATCGATTACAACTGTCTTAATACCACGCTGAATAATTGATTGAGCACAGTTTGTACATGGAGAAAATGTAACAAACATCACGCATCCGCTAACATCGCGTGGTGCCAGATCTAATGCATTGCGCTCTGCATGGCAGAACCACTTATATTTGAGTGGTCGTTCGTGTCTCTCTGGAATTGTATCATCTATGCCCATAGGCATGCCATTGAATCCCCATGATACCGGTGCTCCTTCGGCAGTAGTTATAACTGCACCGACTTTGGTAGATTCATCTTTGGACCACGATGCAACTTCGATTGCCATCTTTAAAATTCTGCCTGCCCATTTATTATTTGTTACATCCATATTATTGATACTTTAATTTAAATACTACTGCGTCTTCGGGGTGTAAGAAAGTGATGTATACATTAAGAGTGTTATTAGGCGGACCAAAGGAACACTGTAATGCATATTCGCCGGGGCAGTGGTATCTTATTGAGTTTTGAATTGCTAACAACGTTATTGTATCAGCAAATTCAAATCTATGTTGATCAATTATGTCGTCTATGACGCTCATTGCGATAATGATTCCCTTGTGATAATCATTCCTAATTCTTCGCCGAAATCATCCTTATCAGTAATGATGTATAAAGATGTTCTACCTGTATCGTTGTGATGATTATATGTTCTTAATTGGATTACCTTACCACCTGTTGCACTGAAAACTGTAAAGTTTAACCCATTCATACCATCGCCTACGTTATTATGAGAACCTGCAAGTGCCTTTATTCCTGTACCGTTGTTTGCATAATATGCCTTAGATGGTTCTTCTCTAACTATTCTTTCAGAATCATCCACACACCACCTAATAAACGATCTCATAGTTCTTTTAAAATATCCCATATTATTTCCACCTTAATTTAAACATTATATAAGTAGACTCGTCCTTGAATGCAAATACAGCATCGTCGTATCGAGTAAACCATACCCATTCTTTCATTTGTGTACCGGCACACTGTCTGCACCAATCACATATATCGGTAACAACTTCATTACGTATCATTATCTGATACGGCCATGTATCACGTTTCAAGTGTCGCATACTACATCCATGTAAGTTTAAACAACGTAGCATCCTGATCAGTAGCTATCCACACTGTGTTCATTGGATTACCGCTGTTAAATCTGCGTGTACAATTATAAGGCCCGGTCATGTTGTCATGCATCCATCTTTCGAATCCATAAGGATCATCGGGGTAAGCCCAGCAGGTCCACCCAATTCGTGTTGGTTCAAAACTGCGTACATGAGATTTAATCTCTATGTCGTAATCTTCTTGCCAACCATCGCTATATTTCCAATAACTTATATACACTGCCGGGCCCTATATTTACTGCTTATCTAAGCGTGTGATAGCTAATTCGTCCGAATACTTTTCTGGATAGCGTGCTGTCAACTTATTGATATTTTCTTGCATTAATTCTTCCAGAGTAACACCCAATGTACGGCACATTAACGCAATGTACCACATAACATCACCTACTTCTTCACGCAAATTCGCGACATCAAGTGGCTTACCGTAAAATACATGCTTCTTAACCGCATCAACAATCTCGCCCGACTCGCCCGCAATGCCAAATGCAGCATGAATCAAATCATATTGTGCAGGCGCTACAACTAAGCCGTCTTCGCCGATATGCTTACATGTTCTGTCCGATAATTCTACGTATTTTTTTGCTTCCATTCTATTCCTTAAATATATGTGTCAGTCTTAACACATTTTACTATTTTATAGAATTTCGCAAATTTGTCAAGTGTGTAAGTAGTTTTGGTTTGGCTATTATAGTTATAACTAGCATAATATGACTGACGAACTGGCACCTCGATAGTAAGACTATGGTCGTCGACTGATGTAATCTTCTCAACCTCAAACGAATTAAGTATATTAGGATTTGTTCTAGCTGAGTACGGAAAGTTTATGATGTTCTTCACACCTGTACCAAATTCCACAACTAGACACCCGGCATCTGTGAAAGAAATACATTCGGATAGTAATTTTTCTGCTTCTACGATATCTATTTCTTCTAACTGAACTTTGACTTTTGCTACAGCACTTGCTGATACAAGTCTGACGCGACCGTGGCTTCCATAATAAGCAGTACCCATGCGGTCGTAGCAAGAAAAGAATGCTGAGCCATCTTTAATGCTTGTGTTCAGTTCGGCCGCAGATTCGACAGGAGTTATTGTTGTCGTTGATTTCTTCACCACCTTTAAAATCTTAGCATCAGCATGATAATAATATTTGTTAGGTGTAATTTCTATAATTTGTCTACGCAACATAGACTGCGGTTTAGAAATCCCGGATGAATTTTCTTGCATCGAACAATACAATGAGAGTGTACCTTTATACACACCTTGTTTCTTATTCTGCAATAATACTGTATCACCGATGTTAACTTCGCTCATATCTATCTTAGATTCAATAAGCTCTGTGTTATCAACTGCTTCTGTAAATTTATCAGCAGATACAGGTATCAATGTCATTGAGGTTTTAGCATCCTCTCTAGCCCATACACACTTTTGCTGCACGAGCCCTTCAGTGATGCCGGTCACCTTTAATATTTCGAATAAATTCGCTGTGCTAATCCTAGCTTTGAATCCTCGTGGGTCTATAATAAGCCACGACGAATCTGGTGCAGAATAGCTTTTCTTGTTAACATCAATGAGTGTGAATCCGGGTAATGGCAAATTATCGTATTCGTGTAAGGCAGTATGCCTTGACTCGAATCCTGTTATTTTTCTCTTCTCGCCTGCTGTCTCGCCAATGGGTACAATTTCTGCTTCAGGGACATCACTGTATACTGCCTTTGCATCCCACCCTACGTAAATTTTCTTTGAAATATTGAGCATTTATTTTAATAGTTTTAATAGTATTTGGTATTCTTCCCATGCTCGTTTAACTGCTGGGTTATTTTCTCGAATATATTCTTCTGCGTTAGCCTTGCGGCCAGCCCATAGGTCTTCTTTAAACTGCCGGAACGTTACCTGATCGCGAAATCGGAGGTCAACCTCAACCATTTCACTGTATATGCGTCTATATGAGGTTGACCTGCAATCGGCTACATCTGTTACCTCACCATACGGTCCCATGAAACCTCTGTCGTACTGCGGGGTTCGCATTAGGATAGTTCCTTAATCCTATCTTGTGTATTCTTGCGCAAGATAAGAAACTTTTCCTTTTCGTCGTGACTAACTGCTGCAATAATTAGTCGTGCATAATTAGTATCAAGAATTCTTGCATCAACAAGATCAGCATTCTTAATAATTAGAAGTTTATCTTTAAATTTAATTGCATTATCTGTCATGATATTTCCTTTGTTACCAACCAAACTGCATACGAAAGATAGTTGCATCTGCACCATCCTCGAACCCGAATTTATTTCCACCTAACATGGTCCAACGACCTTCTAGATTTCCTACACACCACATAACAATACCACGTTTAGCAATTTCGTAATATGGAAGATTTATATTTGTAAATGTCCAGGATGTTTCTTTATCTCTTATTAATTCATTCATCGGTACATATAAATCTTGTTTTTCCATGCAATCCCCTGTGTTATAATATACAGTATAGCATGTACAGATGTACAAGTCAAAATATGGTTAATAAAACAACGAAACCGGGCAAGCCCGGTTTGAATATGTTGACATTTTTAATGTATGTAAGGTGACCAGTTAGATTCTGGTTGAGAAAGCCTATCAGCAATAATATGCATCGATATAGGATTATGTCCAAGCCCGAGATGACTTGCGCCTGGAATTTCTATATTTTCGGAAATATCGCTGATTTCCTCAATCGAGCATTGCCATGCTACCACGCCATCGGTCTTACTGTAGATTGATGTGAACGGTACATCGGGTTTCATAGCAATCATATCAACAATGTTAGGATCAAGGTGACTCTTATCCTTACTTAATATTTCATATAACATTGTTGCATTAGTTCCACCTTTTGCACCCTTAAACGGCGTGCCGATTGTGATAACCTGTCTAATAAGATCGGGTGCAGCTTTTGCTATTTCTCTAGCATATATGCCACCAAGGCTCCATCCTATGAGACTGACCTTTGCTCCGTTATTTTCTGCTGACACAGCACGTATGCGAGCTATCATAGCTGACGTCAGCTTATCAAGCCCTTCTCTTGGTCCCAAATTTCTCCCAAGTCCCCAGGGATGAACCACATACCCTAAGCTAGATAAGAAATTTCTAATAAAGTATGTGGATTGATCTGCTGCACCAAGGCCAGGCAAAATAATGACAGGGTGACCATCGCCTTTAGGGGATATATACTGCAATGGTAGGCTTAGTATAATACTCTGCCCATATTCGAAAATAGATCTTATTGCTTCTAACAATAGAAGAAATTTCGATGGTGGATTCATATGTTACCCTTTATATAGTAACTTTATTTATCCACCATCCAGAATTACACTCTTTTTGTGACAATGTGATCAGCAAGGCCCAATTCAAGAGCCTGTGGTGCTGTCAACCACTTATCGCGGTCCATCAGTTCGGCAAACTTTTCGAATGTCGTGCCACGCGAATTATGCTGAACATACAATTCAGTCATTTCCTTCTTGATACGTAGACTTTCAAGCAAATCAATTTCCATGTCAGACACCTTACCACGTGTACCGGAACTAGGTTGGTGAATCATTGTAATCGAACGTGGCATCAAATAACGGTGCCCAGGCTCTCCAGCTTGTGCAATGAAACTGCCCATACTTGCTGCCATGCCTGTCACATATGTATGCACGGGGCACTTGATGTAATTCATAACATCATATACGCCTAATCCATCATACACAGAGCCGCCCGGGCTGTTGATATACATGCCGATTGGCTGTTCTGCATTTTCAGCTTCAAGGAATAGCAACTGTGCAATAAGCACATTGCACATATTGGTTTCGACTTCACCCGTAAAGAACACAATGCGTTCCTTCATCAAGCGCGAATACAAATCGTACGAACGTTCGCCGCGAGCGGTTTGTTCTACGACCATTGGGATTAAAGCATTTTGCATTTTGTGTTTCCTTAGTTAAATGTTAATTTGAAAATTAGTAAATCTTCGTCGGTGTTAAATTCTAATCCGATTATACCCGGAGGATTAACCGTATTATATACTATCGTTCCGTTGAACTTTCTTAATTTCCTTGCTATTAAGTTCATCTCGTCACAGTATGCCTGCCCTGATTTATAGGAATCGCAGTATTTGTAAAATGCAGACCAGTGATTCCACCATTGTGCATTATGTTTAACTGGAAGATACCTAGACGACATGATAAATAGTATTATGAAAATTAAAGATATACTCAACGAGAGTGCAACAGACATTGTAGCACGATTCTACAAAGAAGCAAGCAAGGATTACGATGAATTCTATAATCCCGATGATGTTAAGTATAAAAAGAAGAATGCTGAGTACTATGACGAGCATTTTAAAGAGTGGTTTAAAGAAGATGTTGTGCCTGTATTTACGAAGCCAGTAGATAAGCCTCAGGCGAAATATAATAATAAACCAGAGGGTACTAAATTACAAAGTCCTGGATTCAGGGGTTTGCAATATGCATTAGCACACGCTGGTTTACCGTACGACCACCATGTTCAGAAGTACCAGCCGTTTGCACCTGCTGTGATGTCTTCTGAAATGGATGGCGCTAAAAATAATAACGGTCAGTAATTAAGCAGCTTTTGCTTCTTTACGTGCGTTCTTTTCTTCAGTAATTTCATTACGGCGTACCTTAGCAAGTTTCTGTAGATCACCAAGTGCCTTACGAGCGCGGGTGCCAGCAGCAGAATTGCCAGCTGTAAATTTTGCATCTTCTGTTTCCAGTGCTGCCATTGCTTCTTTGATTGATTGTAATGTTGACATTTATATTTCCTTTTGTGTTTTAATTTTTAGTGCCCTGTGCACTGACCAAATTATAGGTCGTTACTTTCTGCGTCAGACGGATCTGTCTGCTCAGATAATTTAGTCTCTACAGCTAGTTCTGCTGCCTTATTCCCGAACGTTGTTTCCCACCCTTTACGATAGGCGTCGGTGGATGACTTTGATGCTAGTGAGTCTCCAGTGATATCATTTCTAGCTGTAGCCATTTTAATTTAGTCCCAGTGCCTTATGCACGCTTGCCGCAAGATCGGGATCGAAGTTATCAGCATCTTCGTTTAGCGAATCCATATTCTGTGTTGCCCACTTCCAGTAGCTATGTGGCACATCGATCATTAGTTCGCCCTTATGTTTTCCAAACGGCATACGCTCGTAAATAATAGGCGCTGCGGCCCATTCTGCAATTTGTGGACCGTATGGCATGTCTAGGTCCAGTAGATCAGACGACTCCATTAAATCCACCATAATTTCAAGTAATTTGCCGGTTATAAACGAATCGTTGCCCGCACGGTGGCAGTACATATCAATTGGCACATCTAGTTCTAGTGCAAAACGCAAATATGGTAGACTTGTACTTTCAATCTCATTCATGCCATTAAACAACTTCTTAGCCATACGCCATGTACAGATAGAATTCTTAGGCATTGTAATACCGTGATTCTGCAATACTTTCATATCATAGAAATAATTGTGACCTACAGCATACCCATTTGCAAACCCATCGACTACTGTTTGAAATGTTTCTTTTGCATCAACAAAGACTGGTTTGTCTTCAACCATTTTATTCGTGATGTAGCATATAGACTCTACCATTGGTGGAATCTTGCCTTTAGGTTTATGTAAGTCCTGAAATAAGATCCATTCTCCACCTTCGCGGATAACAAACCCTGTTTCAATAATTTCAGCCGTATTGTAATCTTTACCGGTTGTTTCCGTATCCAGTACAATACATTCTTCTAAAAATTTTTCTTTATGTGACATTGAGTCCTCCAATTAAATAATTATAACACTTACTTAATCGAAAGTCAAAATTTCGGCCATTAAAAAAGGCACCGAAGTGCCTTCTTGATTGATAGATATTATCTACCGTAACCTTTCATGTTGCCTAATTTAGCAAAACGCCCCATCCACTCAAGAATTTCTGGATCAACACCAGCTGATTCATCAACCTTTGTTCCATTGTTCTTAGCAAGTGTTTTAGGATCGCTGATCTTGTCGTCTTTTTCTTTTTCTAAATCATCTTTAGATGTTTTCCAGTCGCCACCCTTTTCTTTACGCAAGAATGCAGGGACGTCTTTCTTAGCTGGTCCAGATTCGTCTAATTCGTCTGCTTCGATGTCATTCTTGTCGGCATCGATTTCTGCATCATCTGCATCGTTGTCATCTTCGACAACACGCTTGTTTGCCATACCAACAGTAGCCATACCTAGTACACTTTCTGTAAGCTTGTCATATTTCTTTAATGTGTTAAGCATTGCTGCTACGTCTTTATCTACATTTTCCATTGTAACTTTTCCTTGTTGGTTAATTGATTCTGGCATTGTGGGCGCCGTTCCTGGTGCATATTGCCCGCCACCACCCATACCGCCGCCAGCGCCACCTAATGTGCCACCAGTTTGTGCTTGTCCGCCTACTTCACCACCGGGCATCGGTGCTGCGCCGGGAGCAGGTGCTGCCATTGCATCTTCTTCGTCGATAGCAGCTTGGCGGCTCATTAATGTCTGCACTAATCTAGATTTAGCATCGCCGATCATAGGCTCACCTTCATCGAGATTATCATCACCGTGTGTTAAAGGGGATTCTTCTCCGTCACTATTAGCCGGTTTATATTGTTGTACAATATGCCCTAATGTCACATCTTCTAGCATAGATTTTGCTAATGACTTCATATCTTCCATTGGATTCTCCTGGGGTGCCTGAGGCGGTTGTTCTAATGCTGGGTCTGCAGTCTTCGGTGGGCGCACTTCGTCAGTGAAGAATCCACGGTCTACAAACCTATGCAATTTTCTAATTTCATCATCTACGTTATAATTCTTAACTTTTGTATCAGTTGTCTGCAATGTAGGATCTGCTGATAACTTTTCTGTTGCAGTATCAATCTTAGCCTTATTCTTTGTTAACGCATCAACAAGATCTGAATACAGATATGGAAACTTTGTCCTAACTACATTCTTCGGTACAGGATCATCAGCTATGTCCATGAACGAGCCATTATCGTCTGCACCGAATTGATATTTTTCAGATCCTTCGGTCTTCCTACCACCACGGGTTTGTTTGCTAACCTGTTCGGGGTTCTTAGGAAACAACTGAAATAACATAGCTTCATTAGAATATCTATGATAATGTTGATCTGTAGTTGTATTTGCTGTGCACCATTGAGTGCCACGACCCAGTTTACATCCTGCTATACGGTTGAGTGTGCAGAATATCTTATAATCGTCATTATCGAGAATAGGAATAGCCTTGGCTAACTTATCTTTTGCAGCGTTCTTAGCAGCATCGCGAGTTTGTTCTAGCTCTTGCCTATAATGTGTTACCATATAAGAACCGATCTGACGAATGCTATTGAATTTTGATATCTGCTGATGGTTAGCATCTAGCGCATCACGATTCTTTAATGCATACCAGTCGAATAAATTCATATTCAGCACACCAGTAATATCTTCCCAATTATGTGAACCGGCAATGTACCTGCGAGTAATCCAGTCACTGTTTGCACCGTCACGCGAATATACAGCACCATCGTATCCTGCACGTTCAATGTTATCTAAATTTTCCAAGAACCAGCTTGCTACTTCTTCGTCTGGTGCTTTCTTGAAATTGTTCTTAGAACCTGCTGGAAATGATGCGGGGTTGATAGCAACATCATCGCGAACTGTCTGAGCTAATGCTGGCACAAGTTTTTTATCATTCATTACACGCTGACTACCTTTAGTCAGCGTGGCACCTTCTAGTAATAAGGACTCTATAAGACTATCTAAATACATGTTATCCCAACTTTGCAAAGAATTCGTCTCTAAGCGCATCTAGCACAGGTTTCAATGCTGCACGACTTCCGCGGGCGGCTGCTGACAGATATTGCTTATATTCTTCAGATCCGCTGCGGGCACCAGCTGCTGTAGCAAGTGCAAGCCTAAGTGATGGTCCAAAGCTGGAACTGTTGATATCAACATCAGCGGAGGTGTCTATCTGCTCTAGGAAATTCTTCATTTTCTTAATTCGCGCTGTTAGTCTTTCGACTTGATCTTCGTTATCAGCATCAATAGCACGCTTACGTGCATTCATTAATGGAGACATTGCTTCAGCAGTTAATTTCTTAAGAACTGGGCGAATCATCTTAAAGACTGCATTCACTGATTCACGTTCGGGCATAGGCTTTTGGTCTTTCTGACGACCTGGCCCGGCACCTAATTCGTCACGGGCTTTCATCTTATCTCTTTCAACGGAACCTACTGCTGGTTTAACTGAATCGGGGTCGCCACGATAGCCACCAAAACCAGAAATCCATACAGTCGTGATAGGGCCAATTTGGTCATTTAACAATCTGAATGTATTATTAGCATTCTGCAGATCGGAACCAATGTTTTTACCCATACGTGCTCGCATTACAGTCGGATCAACGTCACGTTGCACTGGTTCGTCGCCTGGCTCGGGTTGTACTCGTAACAATTCCGGATCAACACGCTCGCCATCATCAGTAAACGCAACAATTTGGTATTGTAACGAACTGTTTCTTCCTGGATTAGGCGTCTGGCCCTTATCTTGCTTTGCTTTGACATAATCATCGAAATGCTTCTTAGAAGGCTTGATACCTGCTGCACCATTGGCCCCGGATACAATCACAAAATCGTCCGGGTGGCTCTTAAATTGCGACCACAACAGATCTTTGTTGAATTTAACTGGCTCTAATTGGGCTTCGTTACTTAATTTGTGTTTGCTATGCAAGAAACGAACAAGTTGTTGTCCGCCTTTATTCTTACCCAATACCTTACTAAGCGAACTTTCATCTACTACTTCGGATTCAAAAATCAACGAAGCTAACCCTTCTCTAATAATATCATCTAACTTAATAGCTTCTGTAATTGTTAATCTAAATGCCATATCTTTCCCTTCGCGTATTCTAGGCATAGCGCCCTGTGGTGGTTGTTGTCCTTGTCCTAGTCTTCCTGCGCCCGTATTTGTCTTTGCATCTGCATCTGGATATGCATAAATGTACTGTCCCATCGGATCTCTTACTACATGGAACCTTACGCCATTTATGCTGTATTCTTTAACATCGGGTTTGTATCCAGGAATAGCTGCACCGTGATCTAATTTTACTTCACCGAGGTCGTCTGCATTGTTCATTAACCAGGATGCTACAGAACGTAATTCTGCATCTGTGTTAGGGCCTTGCCCATCGACGTTAGCAATTGTCTGTATTTGTTCTAGCGGAGTAGATGTGAACATGCTGAACACTTTACGACCCATTCCACGAACGTTTGATTGCGAAAAACCAGGCAAATTATTCACGGAATGCCATTCTGGCATCTCTACTCCAGCCACACGCATCGCGGCGCTTATAACTGCCGGAACATCGGCTGCTGTTCTAGCAACTAATGCATTGGTTGTATCTTCGGGTTCAATATCTGGCTCGCCTGCGCCCGCTTCTGGATTAATACGGCCCATGAAATCGCGCATTGTATCAGATGGAGTCATTCCTTGTGTTTTAGCCCTTGTTGACGCTGCTGATGCACGTGGCATAGAAGGTGTTGCTTCTGGATCGGGCATTGTGTCATTATGCTCACCGTCATCAGTGTTATCATAGTTTGCAATAGGCTGGTCTGGTGTAGGATTCAATATATCGTCAAGCCCGTCCCAGTTATTCGGCTTTGTTTGCGGCTTTGTTGGCTTACTCGAATTTTCAGATACATTACCTGTAACTTCATCGTGTATTAACTTTAGTTGCTCTGGTGGCAATGCACCTAATTGAGCTTCGTTGTAATTATGTTGACCATTGCTTAGACCCATGTCTTGCATGTACATAATCTTACCAATCATTTCAGATGCGTCGCCATCATCTTCGGACAATTCTTCTTCACTACCTTCTTCACCGCCGCCAGCCTTTACAAATTTCTGAACAATATGACCAAGTGTGACGCCACCGTTGCCGGAACGTGGAAGAGGTTGTTGTGTCATCTCCATGTCGTCTTCGTCTTCCTCGGCGAAGGCGTCCTGGCCCATCATTGTTACGTCAATTTCGTCTTCTTCGTCGTGGTCGAACGTATCGCCATCTACTGGATGAGTTCCTGCCATCCCCACGCCCTGCGGTTGTGCAGGTGGTTCTTCAGTTGGAGCAGGTGGTTGACCAACAGATTGGCCTTGTGCATCTGGTGTAGCACCGATGATAATAACTGCCGGAATTTGTTGTGCACCGTCTAGGGCACCATCTGCATCAGGGAAGCACTCTGGGCAATCCCATGCACCGCATCCACCGCAAGAACCTTGTTCAAGTAATTCTTCATCAACTACAGTAGATTCTTCAGTAAGAGCCTGTTCAATTGATGTCATCCATTTGCTAAATTCGTCTCGTTGATCCATTACTGGCTCCTAAATCTGTTAACACAATATTGTCTAATATTGTATTTATCAAGGAAGGCCGATCTATGAGCCATTAAAAAAGGTACACAACGGTACCCTTTTTAATTAGATTATTTACTTATTTTTTCAATTGACTTTATTGCTATACTACCAAGCATTAGCGCCGCTAATATTGGTGTAACCACAATAACTACCGCACACATAGTAGTGGCCTGCATAGTAAATGACTGCGATTTTCGATCTGTTAAGTTTAACCAGTGACCTGTAGTCATTGCACTGCCTTATTGTGTGTTAATTCTTGTTCAATAATATAATCTGCCATCTCAGCAAATAGTGTAATGTACATTCTACTGTGATGTGTTTCACAATACGATTTACCGTATATAGTGGGGTGGCGACACCCTTCTTCGTCGCCTATCCATGTGCATACATTCGGACGCAGCCGATCATTATCATTCATTTGTGGGATCTAGATGCTCTAATATAATAATATCATAACCATGTTTGATTGCATATTCGATAACTTCAGATAACACAACTTCTTCATCTTCAGTTGAGTGCCAATATATGTTATACGGGCTCAAATCTTCATTACCCTCCAACACCGCAATAGATTTCGCAATATAGGAACTAAGATCACCGAATTCTTCAGTGTATGGGCCTAATGCTGCTTCTAGAATTTCCGTATGAGGTACAATACGGATATTTTTAAGTATCTTACCGTCCTGATTAGCAACAGCATAATCTGTTCCCAATGTCTCTATATTTGTTATTTTATACATGTAATTACCCCGCAAAATTAATTATTATTCTACTTACTATTTATTGAAATTGAAGAAACTTAGATTTATTATCGTAGAATCGTTCGACTCCCACTGTTCGTTCCAGTGTTGATCGTTCGACAATCGACGATAAGAAATTCTTCGCCCTTATTGCCCTTACTTCCTCGTCAGCATCATCTAACACTATAGAGCTAATGTTAGAATAGGAATCTGCCGGTAGGTGCCCTATGATCACGGGTGTGAATGTTGTTCTCCCTCTCCCCGAGACAACATGTCTATGGTCTAACAAGAATTTGTAATCTTGTGCGCCGGGTTGAACACCTATAATTGTATGAAATTCTTGTTGCACGGGATTGATACATGCCATTAATTCAACCGATGACTTATCGTTTGCATGAATTTTACTTTCGTCTAGCACACAAGACGAGCCACGGCCGAACAATGTGTGGCTGTATTTTGCCGAGTCTTGTACTATAACATTTCTAAGGCAGAATGACAGCGCAGACAGGTGATTCTGATAGAAGGTTGATACAGTTAACCTAGAATTGGGTTGAAGAATGTAATTAGTCACAGCATTCAGTGCACAGTAACTCTCGAATTCTTCGACAATTTCCACGTCTATTCCGTCAGCAATATTTACAATGATTACCGAATTATAAAATGATTCATAGTCTGATCTGTATCTAATATAGATCGGTTCATCAATTTCCCCTACTATGCTGAACATAGTATGATTTTGGCAAATTAGGTATGCCATCGAAGAGAAAATTTCTGGTGTATATAAACTCTTAGGGTTATTGTTTGTATTAGGTGTTTCCATCGAATTTGTTACGTTCACATTCGTGTGTTCGTACAATTCTTTACTGACAAATATTTCATTGCCAGCAACAATGGCTACCAGCCCTTTAAGACTGGGATCAATTACCATCTGAGTTTTATTATTCTGAATAATAAATCTTTGTTCGAGAAATTTGCTTATGCCAGTCTTGATATATTTGTCTTGCGCTACAGAGTATGCTAATTCCGGATAATATTTTCCAAGAAATGCTTTAATTTGAATTAAGTTTGATGCCATTGAGTTCTCGTTGTGTACGAGATATTTATACTTCTTCGTAGGTTGCTACCAGTGGAAAATTGTTTGCCCTTGCAATGCCAATTGTCTCCAGTGATTTCTCTTCAGCTATTTCTTTAGTGTAAGGACTGCCAGCAATGCCTTGCCCGTTTTCGTGTACTAATTGTGTGATTGCTAGTGCCTCTTCGAGCGTCTTATGAAAGATGCGCATCAATACGTGGATAACAAAATCCACGGTTGTCGTATTGTCATTGTGCAGAATTACCTTATACATACTTGGGATATGTACCTTAATTCTTTCATCAATCTTCTCGATGATTTCTATGTCTGGTGTTGCCATTTTAGTTGCCCTGAGAGTAATAATACTATTATATACTCTACAGGGCATTGTGTCAACTCGATTACGTTATAGCAATAAGTTTAGGTTGGTTTACTGGCGTATTATTAACAAAGTTAATAGTAAGAATCCCATCCTCTAGGTTAGCTTCACGTATTTCAAAGTGCTCTGCAATACGGAAAGACTTAGAGAATGACCTTTTTGCAATACCACGGTGTTGATATGTGGTTGAGTCACTAGCGACATTAGCTTTATCAGCTGATATCGTAAGCACGCCACCATCTTCCTGGATTGTGAGTTCACTCTTTTTAAATCCGGCAACAGCTAATTCAAGATTGAATTCATTATCCGAAATAGTAATGATGTTGTGTGGAGGATAATTAGCCGAGGTGTGCTGGAAGTCCCTAAATATAGGGCCGAAGCCAACTGCAACTTGATTGAGGTGATCGAATAGACGATCGAATTCGCGATTTATAGACATATTTTTAACTCCTTAGTTAAAGCAAGTTTGTTCGTGCTATGCACGTTATTTTGTAAGGCCCCACCATGGGCACCCCACAAAATTTATTTATCTCTGTCGTAATGTACGCACAGAGATATTGATCTGTTAATACGGCTGGTCTTTATGCCATAATCCGTTGGCGATCATATCTTCGACCTTTCTTTCCCAACGTTTCCGCGCTTGTTTCTTTAGGCGTTGACGAGCCACTGCTGGCTTCTCGTATGACATGCGCTCCTTAACTTCTTGCATGGTGCCAAGATCTTGGATCTTCTTAGAAAAGGTCCTTAGTGCTCTACCAAAATCATCATTTCTGACTTCAACTGTTAGGCCGCGGGTCTTACGGGAATCTCTATAACGGTTACTCATTCATTTACCTTCTTTTTTCGTGTTTTATAAATATACTTTGCACTTCCAGTTGCGTCAATTGTAATTTTGGAAACACCCTCTTTGGCGATTCGCGGTAAAATATATTGTAGGCCCTGCAAATCACGCTCCATAGTAGCACGTAATCCTCTTGCACCTACCTTCTGTTTAATACATGTTTCAGCAACATTCTGTAGGTATTTATCATCAAACTCCAAAAGAACACCTTCATATTTGAATAATGCCTTGAATTGGCTAACAATGCTATTTTTAGGCTCTCTAAGAATCCTAATCATGGTTTCTATTGTTAAATCATCGAACACAACAGTAACAGGGCAACGACCAACGAATTCCGGGATAAGGCCGAACCTAACAAAATCTTCTGGGTCAGCAGTCTTCACTATTTCCGAAAATGTAGACTGTGTCTTTAGTACGGCGCCAAATCCTATACTAGTCTTTGATCGATTTTTCTTAATAATCTCATCTAATCCTACGAATGCGCCACTTACTATAAACAGTACATCCTTTGTATCAAACTCGATATGATCATCATACCCGTCGGGTATCTTTATAATGGTACCCTCTATCATCTTAAGTAATGCCTGCTGAACACCTTCGCCCGAGACATCACGCTGAACAGTTGAAGATTCGCTCTTCCTGCTTTTCTTGTCGATTTCGTCAATGAATATAATACCGTGTTGGGCTAATTCAATGTCATCATCGGCATTCGAAATAAGACGTGTTATTAAGTTTTCTGCGTCTTCGCCGACATACCCTGCCTCAGTAATAGATGTTGCATCTGCAATTACGTACGGTAAGTCAAACAATTTTGCAATAGTTTTTACTGTTAGCGTTTTCCCCGATCCAGACGGTCCTACCATTAACACATTAGATTTTTCAATCTCAGTATCTTTGGATTTATTGTTGATTCTCTTATAGTGATTATATATTGCTACAGAAAGAGCAATCTTAGCTGAATCTTGAGCAATAATGTATTCATCAAGATGTGCTTTAATTTGCTCAGGTACAAGAATCTTATCTTTCTTTTTCCTTACCGGCTTCTCATCAGTTGAAACGGTGTGTAAGACATCGAAACTAAAGTCTACGCACTCATTACATATATACAGAGGCTTCTTGTCTTGGTCCTGCACGGGACCTTCGATCATATGCTCAACCTGATTACGGTCTTTACTGCAAAATGAACACGTGATTTTTTCATCCATATTAGTCCCCTTTGAATTCTTCTACCCAGCTCAATGCTTTAGGGTATTTACCGGTATTAGCTACTTTAATCTTATCTTTAAGATTACTGTTATCAACGATTGCAGGTGTTGGCGCATGCAAAATATCATTATCTATCGGAACTGATACAAAATGTGGTTGACTACCTATTAACTCTCTCAATACTGATTCCTGATGTGCCCATGGTGCCTGATTACTTGTTTCTGCATGGACTATTGTAGGCACATCCTCTTTAATTACCCTCGAGACTCGTGTAATAGCAGGCGAAATTATGGCGGCGGTTGGCGCTGTAAGTACAGGGACGTCCGGCAATGCGGGTTCTATGTGCATTTCTTCATCTGCATCCCCCGGTATCTCGGTCTGCTCCGTGGGCGGGGTAAGCTCTTCGTCACGCCCGGTTTCAGCCTCGATGGGATAAATCTCTGTCTCTCTACCGGGATGTCTAGCCAGATAAATAACCTGTGTTTCTTCTTCACTAGGTTCTGCAACGATTTCTTCTTCCGCATTAACTATTTTATCCTCAGGTATCTCGGTGTTGGTCGCGGGGGCGACGGAATCTTCGGCATCGTCGATTTTAATCTCGACGGGACGAGTTTCCAACGGTCTATCGGTAATAACATCTGTGCTAAGAGCAGTTTCTTCTTCTTTATTAGCTTCGATAACGATTTCTTTTTCTTCATTTATGATGACTTCTTCCACAGAAATCTCTTTAACCACCTCGGCATCACCCTCATTAACCGTTGCCTGAATCTGGGGCGGTTTATTGCACGGTGGCTGCGTAACGGGATTATTTTCAGGATGTCCTTGAATCTGCTCTTCAGGGACCGTGGTTTTCGGTATTTCCTGTCGTAGGCTGATTTCATCATCTGCCTTCTTCTTGATTTCTTTTTCATTCTGACGACGTAAAAATGTATGATTTGCTGCAATTAGCAATATAACAGCTAATGGGTCTAAGGTCGACACAATCAGTAGAGTAAATAGTTTGACTGCGGATTCTATCTTAGTTACTTCATCACCACCGTTGCCATAAAACAACTCGGCGATATACCTAATAGGTCCTACCTCGAGTTGTAATGCCCGAACCTGCGATGTTAATTTAAATTTTTCATCGCTATACTCGTCGATTCTTTTCTGCGCCGCATCTATGTCATTTCGCAATAGTTTACGTTGTGGTGCCTGTCCTCGACGTACTGACAAAGCCCTGTCGGCATTATCTTTACCTAGATAAGAATTAATTGCAGTATCTAATTGACCTATTACTTTTTCATTATCGGCAATTGATGATTTTTCTCGTAAGATCTGCTGATCCAGTCTTTCAACCTTAGCGGTATTATCGACCGTTGCTGCACCTTGTTCTAAATGCGCTTTGGTTAAGAACCCAAACACACCAATACTTGTGGCGATCATTAGGGCGGTAGTAAAATATACCAACGGCCCCTTAATTTTCCACGAAGACGTGTCCCAGTTTCTGTATAACCAGCTTGTAGTCACTAGCTTGGCGACCTCTAGCACCACACCCATTACTAATGCAGCATGTAATGGTGCACCAGCATATATTGACATTACGCCAACTATAGAAAACCAACCTGCCACCCCTGCAACCGATAAGGCTGCTAATAAAGTTAATAATGCTAATATCATTTAATATTTATCGTTATTTTTTCCGTAATTTATCTACGATCGTTAATCTACTATTACTTCTTCTACGACTGGATCTGTTTCCATGCCGTAAATAACATGATATTCCCTGCCAGCTATATTGTATTCTTCTGTAATGAATCGTTGATTATTGCTTTCACTGACAGGAGTCATTAATGCGAACATCAACATAAGTTCGCTGCGTTCCTGGCCGCCTATACGTCGATGTTCGGGGCCGGTTGTCTTTCTTATCCATGCTCTTAATTCTTCAGGGGTCTTTGTAGCCATTTCTTTTCTAATTATGTCCCAATCTGCTCCAGTCATATGATACCTTTAAGTTTCAATATAACAGCATCTGGGCCGGCCAGTTCATAGATGTTAATATCACACCCAATTAATAATGTCTGTTTAGATGATTGAAACACTTCTTTCAGTGCCTTACGGGCTGCGTCGATGTATGCTTCATTTATTTGGCTTGTTGCCCTAGGTAACTGAAATATGAGTATGCTATCGTTTGAAGTTTGCTCGATTTCGTGCAACCATCCTATTGTACCCTTTGTGGGGCTTTTAATTTCTACCATTGACATATTAGCCTCCCCACGGGTAATGCATGACACTGATCACAACCTTGTCCGGCTTTGCTCCCAGAAATAATTTCAGCTCATCGTCGGGCCGGTCGTGTGTATACTTCTTATATGAAGGATCTTCCTTTATTTCAACAGTTTCGACACCTGCATCTAATAGAAGCTTTCTCAACATTTTAGCATCACGGGAATAATCAGGATTGCCGCCGGGCCCACCGATTGTAATATTCATTTCTTTTACTAAATTCATTAATGTTCCTTTGATCTGCCACAAGCCATGCAACTATATGACTCACTGTTATGACCGTGACCGTCATATCTCCAACCTCGATTATGAGGACACTTACCTTCTAAAATTAGTCTTGTTTGTTCTTCTGGACCGGGTGTGAAGTATTCTGGTTCACCACAACTTCCGGGTATGTAGGCTCTGTTGTTTTCTTGCTTCATCGAATATATCCTCTACTATCCAACCAAGGGGTTTTAATACCGGGTCGGCTAATTGTTTACGTTCTTCGATAGGTGCGCCTGACCGCAAATACATTATTGCTGCAGAATATGCGGCACACGCTTCATTATAAGATGCGCGCCGCAATCTGTCAAATGTATCTTCTTCAGACGACATTTATTAATTGAATTCGTTATCTTCTCGGTGGCCGATTCTCATTGCCATGTTTGCCGGTGTTTCTCTAACTTCTACCTTGCTGCACCATACTCTTTCTGCTTCGGCCTTGCCACAATTAGGTAAGAATTCATTGTTAACATACCAATATAGGAAATCAGCAAGACCTTCGCAGCCGGTCTTCTCGACTTCTGTGATTTTAGCAATACCTAACTCACCTAGCTGCTTGATCACAGCATAATGTGGGTCATCTTGTGCAAGTAACATAACGTGATCAAATTTGTCTTCAAGAAAGTCCTTCAATGGGCGTAATCCGCCATAATCAAAACACCAGTTACGTGCATCAAGCGTGTCACACTCGAATTCGAATTTAAAACTTAATGCATAACCGTGAATTTGATTGCAATGTGAGTCAGATTTCCATTGTCTATATGCCAACGGTGCAATATGGGAATATTCTTTTGTGCTAATATATTTTGCCATGTTTAATCCTCTTTCTTATGTGTCATCCATTTAAGGACTTTTTGTAATTTTGCCTGCTTTGCTACTTCCATTCCTGCCTTAGATACGCCAATGCCACTTAGTTGAACAAGTTCAATCATTGCAAGCAAATCACCTAATTCGGTTTCTAAACATTCTGCATGCGTCTTCTCTGGATGATGCCAACTTGTAGCTGCTGCACTAAATCTGAAGATCTTACTCTTCTCCTGAATTACTTCGCCGCATTCTTCAACTAAGATTTCAAGACATTCGTCTTGATATGGTGTTAGTCCCGATTTACTCATTATTCTTTCCTTACAGCAACTAGACGCATGAATTCTGTACGAACTGATGGGTCGGTCTTAAATACACCACCTAACTTACTTGTAACTGTGCTAGAGCCAACGTCTTCTACACCCCTGCTCTTTACGCAATAGTGTTGAGCATCGATTACTACCGCTACATTCTCTGTTTGCAGAATGAGTTGTAATGCATGAAAGACTTGCTCAGTAAGGCGTTCTTGGATCTGTGGTCGCTTGCTGAAATATTCAACAATACGGTTGATCTTAGATAGGCCTAGCACCTTTTCGTCAGGAATATACGCCACGGTCGCTACGCCGTCGATAACAACAAAGTGATGTTCGCAGTTACTTTGTACATTCACGTTACGCTCGACTACCATTTCGTCGTACTTCATTTTGTTGTCGACAGTAGTGCATTTAGGAAATGCATCGTAATCAAGACCCCAAAAGATTTCGTTTACGTACATTTTTGCTACACGTTTCGGTGTATCGATTAGACTATCGTCGCTTAAGTCTAGCCCTAACGTATGCATAATTGTAGTAAAGCTTTTCTCGATTAAATCAATCTTCTCTTTACGGTCTGTGGTAGTAGACTTAGTGGGAGTTTCGACTCCCATGTTTAACAGATGCTGGTGAACTTTTTGACCCAATTCTGGATCACATTTTGTTTTATTGTATGACATTTGATAACCTTCCTTTATGATGGTATGTTTTTTGATTTTTGTAACCATTGTGTTACAGCAGTATTTAGTATTAATAGACGCCGTACCGCTGTCTTAATGAACTCATGTCATTTTGCGACATTGATTCGTAGGGCTTCCCGATGCATCGTAGCATTGTCCCTATATCGGACCGCATACTCATAAATTCGGACCTAAGCATCATTGCGTCCGACCGTAACGATACAAGCTCGTCAACTATTTCCATGATAGGGCCCGGAGTTGTGGGACAGTCACGCAATTTTCCTACAACTAGGTCAGGACCTATTGCATTTTTGATCTCGTCTACCGTTAATGCACTAAAGAGTTGATCAAATAGTTTTAATTTTTCGATATCAGATGCCAACCGTATGCTCATACAGCCATCCCCGGTTTGTTCTCTACGTCTGGATAAGGATCGTAGCCAATAAGCTCAATATCTGTCCATTGTAAGTCTAAAATATCGCTTAAATTAGGTAGATCTTTCTTGATTACAACTGTAGGTAGTGCTCGCGGTGTACGAGTCAGTATTTCTTTAACCATATCCATCTGGTTCTGATAGATATGTGCATCCCATCCCATGTAAACTAAATCACCGGGCATTAATCCTAGGTGTTTCGCAAAGATGTGATTAATTAATGCATAACTCATGATGTTGAATGGTAATCCGTACGGAATATCGTTGCTACGCATAACGAAACAGGTATGCAACTTACCTGCATCAGTAGAAAACTCTGCCGTAGGTGGTTCTACCGAATGCATCTGAAGCATATGGCATGGTGGTAGTGCCATTTGTGGCAATTCTCCGGGATTCCACCCAGTTACAACGTGTCTGCGACCTAATGGATCTGATTTAATACCGTCTAACAGATCTTTAATCTGGTCAGTGACGGTGGGACTTCCGATCGAACTAGGTGTTCGCCAATTTCTCCATTGTACACCGTAGCCTCGACCCATATCGCCTTCCTCTAGATAATCAAGACCGCGCTTATCAAGGAATTCTCTGGTGGTATTACCTTTCCAGATATTGATATTCTTTTCTTCTAGTAATTTTGTCTGACTTTCGCCACGTAAGAAGAACATTGTTTCTTCAAAGGCGATACGTAAAGGAACTTTACGTGTGGTCTGAATGGGAAAGCCTTGCGCTAAATCCCATCGCAGTAATCTCCCGAATACTGCCCTTGAGCCGATACCAGTGCGATCAGCTTTGTCGACGCCATTCTGTATAACGTCGCTCATTAAATCTAATAAATTTTGCATATCTTACTCCCGATACGCAATTGTACAGAAATTCTAAACGAAAGTCAAAAGCCTCCGGTTAGTTTGTCGATTATGCACTCTGCCTCAGATAAATTACCACCATGGGCATGGGCGCGGATAAAGCCTTCCGAGATATATGTATCTTTTTCATAATACGAGTTAAGCCAGACCGTATCGTTTTTACATTTAGTAGGTAAAAATGCGAATTTCTTCGTGTACACAATCTCTACGCTTTGATAACTAATATCTTTAGGGTTTGACCAAGGATGGGCAGGCATCACCATTTTAAAAGCCGTTGGTTAGTTTGTCAACAATATAATCTGCTTCAGTAATACATGTTACTTCAGTTATTGCAAAGGTACTGCCCGGAACAGATTTGTCGCGGCCATACATGTTGTGTTTCTGGTAATAGAATTTAAACCATATACGCTCACCATTACATATAACAGGGAGAATAGCAAATTTACGTTTATACCATCGTGTAATAATGTTGCTCGGATGAAGCCAATATGCACCGTTATAGCTCATAAATCTTTCTAAAGAAACGGGGCCGAAGCCCCGTTATGTGTCATGCTACCGAATTGGTGGTAACCTATAAAAGGCGTGATTGCCAATCGTCATTGTTTTCGTTAACTGATGTTTCCAAGCAGGATTGCTTGTACTCGGGTTATGAAAATGCGTGGCGCCTTTCGTATTGTCTTCGACGTTTCCACCTAGCACAGTAATCGCTACAATACTGGCTACTTGAAATTGATCTACAATCGCCTGATTGATGGATCCGTCTTTATTTTTAACAGGTATTTCTTTACCCTTCTTGTCATTTTCGCAATACCATGAAAAAGCGCAGACAAGTCCATTTGTGATACGTGAGCGAGCAGACTGCTGAACAACGCCACATATCGTATTTGGAAACCGTGCATCCTTTGCACGGTTGAGGGTAACAGAAGCAACTGCAAATTGGCCCTTTATATCTTCTCCTTTAGCTTCATAATAGATATTCTCAGCAAGGCAATATGCCTCTTTTAGATCTATCTTTTGTGTGTCAATGGTTAAACCACTTATGTCAGCTGATTGAAGAAGATAAGCGAGCAATATTTTTGCTGTTATCATCTTTCTCTCCTAAATTCCCCTTTAACTCACAGGGAATAATTATTTAGCAATATTATTATACCATAAACTACATTGTGAAGTCAAGTTGCCTGTATCGGATAAATATAGAAAAGATAAAAGGATTCGTATGAAGCTAACAGATATTAACGAAAATTCCATCCCTACTCCCGACGAAGCCGGCAACAGGGTAAAAGATTTATTGGCGAAACACAAGGGTAAACCTGGTTTGCCGGCAGTCCCGGGCAATGATCATGCAAGAAATGCCTATCATGCCGATCAAGATCGTGCAGAGCAGCAACAAAGAGACGATCGTGCTACCGCAAATGAAGAGCAAATAAATGAACTCGACATGGGTACAGAAAAAACATGGGCAGCAAAGGCGTCGAAATGGCGTTCAGAACAACCGATGGATTTTAAAGATCCTGTAGCAACTGCTAAGGCTGAGCGTAGAGCAGAGCGCGAAATGAATATTAGGAATAAACATGGTGTCAAAGCTGCACCTACCACAAAAGAAGTAGACGAAGGAAGATTTGTTAAGGGACCGGGTGGTGTACCACTTGATCGCAATGGTCAACCAAAAGTAGCAACCCAACGTGTTTCGTATGCTCATAAGCCAGCGGCACAAAGAGATAATAGTGCACCATATAACACAGACGATCCTGCAATTGCTGATTTTGTTGCCAAGGGTGGTAATGTGAAGATGGGTGCATATAACGGCCCAAGAAAATCAGAAGAACCGGGCTTCGGTAGCAGACATATTGGCGGAGTGCGCGATGCTATGTCAGGAAAATCGGGAAGGACATTAGGTCATGGTGCGAATACAAACTTCAAAGGGCTGGCAGGTAAACCTGTTGTAGCATCCGAAGGCAGTATGGGCGGAATCAACCGTTCTGCACCATCTAATGATGTTAGTTACGAAAAAACGTTAAACGGCACCAAGGATACATGGCGTGGACAAACAGTAAAGGTGAATGAATTGAAGGACGACTCAGAAACATTGAAGAATTATAAGGATAAAGTGCGAAATACTGTTCCTACCAACATGCGCCAAGCAAGTAATCGCATACAAGGTCTGCGCAGGGTACAAGATCGTGAAGATAATGCACGAATTGACAAGGATGCAAGGGCAAAGGGCGATCCGCGACTACAAGAGTCTGTAGAGGCAACATATGCCGCTAAATTAGGCAAATTTGTGGCTGAAGTTCTAAACGAAGTAAGCAAAGACACGTTAAAGTCTTATGTAAAGAAATCATCCAGGGATATGTCTGATAGAGCAAGCGGCGAAGGTTATAAGGCTGCTAAGAAGAATGCTGACAAGCCATATAACACAGCAGATGAGACACCTAAAGAAAAGAAACGCCAGAGTGGCATCGATAAAGCAACTGACAAACTTGCTGACACAGAATATGGTAAGAAATTGAAAGAATTTGTAGAAAAGATTATGAAATAAGAAAAGGGGCTTAAAGCCCCTTTTCTACGACTGATCATTTACAGACCGGCGCGTGCAAACTCTCTAGCAGAGTCGAATGATTGGATGTGTGTTTGATGCCCATCCTTAGCCCACAATCTCCATCCCGGACCTTCTTGCAAGAACGAGTTAATTGGTGCAATACCATTAACAAGGTAATCCTTAACTGCAAGATTACCGTTTTCATCTTCGTAGCAACGTACAAGGCCGGTGAGCGACTTCTTACCGAGGTCTGTGATAGGCTCTTTCAGCAAACGAATCCACTGTGTGCCATCGTAACGTGCAACAGCCTTCATGCTAAAGCTAAAGTCATCACGGGCACCTTCGTGTGTGATGCCTGCACCAGAACCGCACGCAATATTATCAATAGAAAAATTGGCATCAACTACTGATTGCAGAAGTCCCTCTAATGTAGTAATCTTAACACCGTCGCCCTGGAGAACAGCAACCGCAGGATGCAATACCTTGTAACCAGCATCGTTTAGTGTTGCACCGAACGTGGAATCAAGGTCCTTCATTACCATAACTGGCTCAACTTTGATATCACCGCTATCAGGGCGCATTACCATTTTGCCACCGGAGTTAATAATTTCGTCTTTGAACGTTCCACCCATATAGTCACGTACAAATCTGCGACTGTCATATGTATCAATAACAACAGACATCAACGGAATACCGATTCCTGCCTTAGTACGTTCAACAACCTTGTGTAAACGTGCTACAGCCATTTTAGCTGCACCAAAATCATCCCTTGTTAATGCATTGGAGTGCGAGCACATAACTGAGTGTTCGGTGGCCACCACAGAACTGGTATATGCCTTTGTAGTTCTGTACAAAGTCTTGATCATTCTGTTTGCACGAGCACAATCACTACCACTAAACAACAATGCATGTGCAATTGCTGCCATGATAGGTGCTTCGTCGGGGCTATCTGCGCCACGGTCACCGAAATTATGGTACTTATATTCCAGCATAGACATATCTGCGCCAGTCAACACCATAAATTTCTTAAACATGGCGCGAGCGGCGCGACTCATACTTGCTACAGTAGACATCTTCCACACAATTTCTTGCACCCATGTTTCCACATAAGAAACAAGCCACGCAAACCGGTCGTCTGTATTGATAATGCCCATAACAGGTGTCTGTGGTGTCACGACACGACCTTCTTCGACGGCATATACAGCAAGTGGAAGGCGGCCGCCCATTTCGCGAACGATAATTTCCCAGCCCTTGCGGTTAAACTCATAACCTTGTTGATTAATTTCGATTTCAGCTTCGTCGATCATTTCTTCAGTGACTCTGATCTTAGACATAAGATAGGCAACCATTGTCTGACCAACGGCTACAATCTTGTCGGAGTACTTGCTAGCTTTGCGTGGCACCATTACCGAGTACAATTGCTTTGTATCCTCTTGATACTCGTAAGCGTGATCAAACTTGTATGTGTCAGCAGCCAAGATGATGTTAAATGATTTGATTAGTTCTAACATAATAAATATCCTTTATTAAAAAATTGCCCAGAGTCTATCTCCAGGACTTTATTGGTACTGCTTTTAAAACTATAAAGGCAGCATCTTCCCTCGAAAAATTGTCAATAGATCCATATCTATTCTTACGGCATATAATATCATTGTGTGTTGTCTCTATCATAATATTAGCGGCATAATGCATGCTATATTTTGAAGGACCATTGAATGATACAATCTCCGGTACATTAAATCTCTTTTGTACTTCTTCTCCAAAAACAAAATACATCATACTGTTAAACTTATGTCTCTTGGTATAATTGTACTATAGGTTGTGCCATATGTCAATGAGTATGCTAATGCATCTTCTTCTAGCACAAATTTTAAGTGCGGAGCAGCAGTATATATTAAATTATCTATCCACCCACCCTTAAAATACTCGACTCGATCATCATATCCGTGTTCATCTAAATTTTTAGCAAGATTATAAAAATCATTTCTACCATTCATTCGATTGATACGGACATAATATGGCATTATCTATCTCCGTTGTGCCCACGTGAAATGCTCTGTCCGATACCATTCGCATCAGCAAATGTCACAGTGCATCCATCACATCCATATGATGTGTATCTATCCATTTGGTCACTGTAGCCTTTGGTTTTGAAGGTAATCTCTGCTACCTTCCTACCTGTCTGTTCCTCAACACATTTCTTAACCATTTCTTCGACAATCTTCTGCGAAATGGTGGCTGAGACTGCAAAATCAAAATTATAACTCATATTATTTCCTTATTGCGCTGTTCTTAACTTGCGTAGAATGGCAGGTGCCACTGTATGTTTATCTGTTGTATATTGGCGGATATAATACCCTTTCCACCGGTCACTAAGACCCGAACCATCAGTCATATAGAAATCAGCAGGGCACCCTCTCATCTTTACAGCAAGGACCTTATACCAATCATCACGGTCTACTCTACCAATTAAACAATACGCATTACTTGTGCGGCGATAACCTAGCTTATCTAATTCGTATGCCCATACCACAGCCTGAAATTCGTCCGGATCCTTAGGGCCTATGGTAATATCATCTAATTTAATCTTAATACCGGACATGTTATGCTCCTACGGCCCATTGAATCATATCGTAGTGATCTTCGAAACACTTGCTCGAATCTACTTCGCTAATTGGTACCCACTTTGCTTTTTCAGCATCGTCATCACCCCTTACCTTAGGTAACGCACCGTCTGGTAATACAATCTTGAAACAATCCGTAATAATGCGTCCTCGTGGGCTGCGGTCAATTGCGTCAAATATTCTCTGGTCCTTAATGCTACCTTTTAGAACCGGAGGAGGAACCTTTAGCCCAGTTTCTTCACGCAATTCACGTAACATGGTATGCTCAACACTGCGGTCAGTATCTGCGTTAAGATATCCACCCGGTAATGCCCAAAGTCCTTTACCTGGTTCGGCACGACGTTTGATCATCAATACATGCCCGGATTGAATCACTGCGGCATCTGCTGTGACAAAGACTGGCGGGTACGGCAGTGATGCGTATTGTTGTTTGTACTTTTCTATAAACTCACGTTCAGCAATGACTTGCAGATAATCAGGAGTATCAATCCAACCTTCCAGCAAACGCATTACTGGCTGTGGTACCACATTACGCAAGAAGTTTAGGTTTGCATTCCTTTTGAAATATAGATCCCGAATATTTGTAGCATGGAGTGGTTGGATCAATTCAACTTCGAGTAATCCCCACTGTGGAAACATGTTGAGGTATTCTTCTGTTGAAGGGTCTTTCTTGTGACCGATAATACCGATGCTATCTCCGGATTGCGTATGCTTGCCAACAATGGTTTGCACACGAGCTGCCCAGGCCGGGTTATTGTAAATTGTGTCGATATTTTCTTCGATGCGGATCGCACAGTTATTCTGCGGCATAGTATCGCATACGTTTTGCAGCATCATTCGACGCTCAGTGCTGGACCAGGGGTTCTTAAAGGTTCTTGGTTGCTTTGCAGAACCAACAATAATAATTAGTTGTTTTGCCAATTCGGTCGCACGGCGGATCATCTCTGCGTGGGCACTGTGAACTGGCTGAAAGCGTCCGATTAGGACTAGGGTGTCAAATTGTTTTGTCATTTCAAAATCCTTGAAATAGTTGTTTAGTGCAGAGTCTATCTCTGCATAATTTTATTTATCGTCTTCAGTATAAATTATATACTATCGCGATCCGCCGCGCAATCTATCCACAATACGCTGTGCTTCTCTATCTCTGTCCTGGATATACAACTTCCACTGTTTATGAATCCGTTGTCCAATCACAGCAATTAGCACAATTCCGAAGAATACGCCCGCTGATACTAGTAATGCTAACAAGAAACTATTTGTGTACCACACGTATGCATAGGTACTAGATGTAGCAATAAGGTCGAAACCAAGTACAATTTCGTCATACTGGAATCTATTCCATTGCCATTTAATAAAACGTAAGAGTTCCATTATTAATCTTTCTTATTTACTGAATTATTTAAGATATCCAGGAATGCTTCTTCCTCTTCGACAGTCCATTCTAAAATTTCCGTATAATCGTCATCAATATTAGGCACATCAGGCGGCATCTCCGCAGGGCACGGTTCGCTAAACATAGGTGACTTGACCATATGTTTTTTAGCCCAGATTTCGGCCTCTTTTAACGCAGATTTACTAGTTGTAGCCAGCACTGTAATAGAATGACAGTCAGCCGCGGTAGGTCCGTACTCTATATTAACTCGCCAAGTCAGCATTTTTGACATGTTCGGCCTCGTATACTCTTTTTCTTAGATTGCTTGTGGAGAATCCATGATTTCTGGAATTGAACACAACTTTGTTCGTTATACCCGGAATGTCATGGCCAGTGAACGATTTACCTTGCCAATCTGCCCCAATAAACCGTTTATCATATTTTATAGAACACAAGAGGTTATATAAATCTTGTTCAGTCTCATATACTACCACTTCGTCTACGAATTTGCAGGCCCGCACTTGTAGGTATCGCTCATTTATACTCTGTACAGGAATGTTTTTGTCAGCCCTATCAACATGTGGGTTTGTCTGAAGAAACACAATAAGGTAATCACACTGACCTTTGCATTCTTCAAACATCAAATAATGGCCAGCATGGGTTAAATCAAAACTTCCTGCTGTAACACCGATAATTGTATTATTCATCTTCATCGTCCTCGTAAGGATCGTTTGTCGCAAATGACTCATCGTGCCCACAGTATGGACACTGGTAACGACCGTATGTATGTACACGGTCGTTACCATCATAATCGAAGCAGTAATCCCAGTTAATGTGTTCCGTTGGTATTAATTTACCACACAGAGATTTGCTGCAATACACATCACTATATTCTTCGATATATTCCACAGGATTACTTGTTTGCTTACTCGGCTTGTTCTGCTACGAACTTGTTACGGATATTTGTTCCGAAATACTTACCTTTGGAGGTAGCATTAACGAATCCAGTTACGGTAGCTTCATCAACACCCTTGTAGATGTATGTAGAACCATTCTTAAGGCGCACTGCCAAATCTCCAGATGCGCGAGCATAGGATTCAACAAGGCTACTACCGGAAACTGGAGTAAATGTAACCTTGTCGCTGATTTTTGTCAATGCTTTCTTTGTGTTTGTCATATAATTCCTAGTTGAGTTGATTGTGTTGCATTGTGCAACTGTTGTAAGTATACGCTACATTTTATGTAGCGTCTACAATTCTTACTCAGCAAAGCTCACAAACGATGTAACCTCGAACTTGCGAGATTTATTCGGCATGACTACCGCTGCTGATAAGAATCCGCCTTTACCACACCCTGTGTCTATAAAAACAGTTTTGCCACCGTTTCTGTTCGACACAGTCTTAGGTTCTGTTATGGGTATATTGTCGATTGGTTGCTTATCGTGCCCGACCAAGACAGTCTTTCCCATCGGTATGCAATCTATCCAGTTATAAAGTCTAACAGGATATCCATCGTCATACCTTTCATTATTTGTCTCACCGACAAGATATCTGGCCCGTTCCGTCTTGGTTGGTGAACCACTGTTAGTCCACATTCCCGGGTGAGCTGCTGCATGCACAAGTACGATATCGTCAAACTTGTGATAGAATGCAGATGCTACTGGATAATCAATTAATCCAACATACATTTTGAAGAACTCTTCTTCTCTTTCCGATCCAACATCCTCTAATGTACGTTTTGCATCGACAGAGAAGCTAACTTTAGATCCGTTGGCATAACGATGAAACTTATCATCATGATTTCCGATAACGAATCCGGCCTCGCCATCAACTACAGCATTATACATTAATTCCACAGTCTCGAATGGCATACGAGCACGATCGACAAGGTCACCCATTGACATAAAGAACATGTCGTATGCCTTAGCATACTTATATGCACGGTTAATGGAGTCAAAATCGCCGTGGACATCTCCGAAAACTAACATTCCATTAAAATTATCTCTTACATGATCGGCTATATTGTGCATTCTTGACTCCTTAGCGAGCATTATAACATAGCTGTCTTAAATATGCAAGACTATTTTTAAGTCGTGGAAAAGCCAGCATATAGCCGGCTTTCTTAACAATTAATGTACTGGATTTGCTTTTGATACAAATGCATTAAGCTTATCGGCTTCGAAAATAATCTCTTCAGTTGTTGGGGACGTCTTTCCAGCCGTCAATACCGATTTAGCCGCATGTTGATTTTCTAAAATCGTCTGTGCAAGCTGCAACAATTCTAATCTAATTTCGTACGGGGTCTTGCTAGTTGGTTTCATGTGTTTCCTTAAAATAAATTCTGTGTATTAACCAATAATAGAGCTTGCTCTGATAATAGGCGAAATTGTCGATTCGTACTGTTCTAGTAATTGTTTATTCGGTGTAGTCTGAATTACTGGCTTAGGCAATAGTACATCGGCATCAATATCGCCCATCATAACCAGCGGTGCAAATTGATAACCTTTATCTGTAGCAACCATGCATAACGGCTTAGATATAGTAAACCCCATCATAGTTTCATCAGTTACCTTAGCAATAAATTCCTCACCGCTTCCTAGTTTAAATACTCCGACATACGGTAGTGTCTGTGATTTTTGTAATAACAAGTTCTGTCCTTTGTTTTAGTTAATTATACTGTATTGTATATAGTTTTTATTAATAATGCTACAAGTCATTCATTAACTGCATTTACCTGAGCCGCAATTAACACATTTCTTGCATCCCTCTTCGTAGATCACGTTGGATGATCCACAATCGCCGCATACTTCACCGTGAACTTTTTCGCCATCCTTAATGAATGTTGATAAGAACTTCTTAATTTGGAATAAGAAGCTGCCTAAATACACATCTTCGAGACTGTCCAATGTAGCGGTAATGTTCTTAATTAATACACCGTGTCGTAAGTTAAGTGAAATCATACGTGCAATTTTAGATGCATTATCATCACCACTAATCTTACCAATTACTTCCTGTACATGCACCTCTGGTATACCCTTACGTCTAGCAAGATCGATAAGTTTTTCCACAGCATTAGATGTCGATACAGTCTTCTCGTGATGATTAGTGTGTACAAACAACGCAAATGGTCGAGTCTGATTTTCATTCCATACCACAGACAGATACCACTTACGACCTTCTGCCTTTAATGTCTTCATAGATGCTGGAGCAGAATCAGGTAGATGCACTGTATCAAGAATAATTTCCTCGTCGCCTGGCTCAGCATTCTTCTCATCAACGGCTGACAATACAGATGTCATAGTACCCGAGCGGTATGTAGTAAATCCCTTAATGAATCCAGTTTCGTATACTCGTAGATACAAGTTCTTGAAATCTTCGTATGGGTAGTCAAACGGAATGTTACATGTCTTGCTACATGCTGCATCAGTCCATTGTGCAAAGCCCTTTAGGTCAGAAATATGATCATCAACAGTCAAATTGGTAGTTGTTACAGCCCAATCAGCCTTTGGATCCCATTCGTTCTTGCCTTTCAAATATCTTACACCGTAATCTTCGCATAATACTTCTTTTGTAAGTCCGCGATTCTTATCAATCTTGTATGTTGTTCCATTAAACACGCCTCTAAGGATCTCTTCGTCACCTTCTTTAGCAAATTTGAACAACTCGGTCTCTTCCCACACGCCTTCGTACCACTTAGGTGTTACGTCGATAATTTCGGCAGGTGCAATAGCAAGAATAACCGTTCTGACATATTCTGGCATGAAGATTGGCTCGATACCACCCGACACTACGTTAGCCATGATAGATGAGTTGCCATTTGGCTGTTGGCTCATTAGAGATGCATTACGAATGCCTGTTGTTTTAAGTTTAGTAACATATTCATCAGACAACCCTAGTTGCTGAATGAAAGGTGCCTCTGCATGCTTTGCTGTGTCGCAATATTCGAACTTACCCTTCTCTACAGCAAGATCGATAGATGTTTCATACGCTGTACGAGCCACAAGACGCATTAATTCTTCACGCAGAGCGCCAGCAGTCTCAGATGCAAAGCGTGTCTTAAGCATAAACAAGGAAGAGCCCCAACCCATAACACCTAAACCAATACGACGTTTCTTATGCATTGACTCAATGTATTGCGGTAGTGGTGCAGAAGAATACGAGTTAACATTATCAAGAAAACGCACCATGTACCCGACATATTTCTTAATTGCAACAAAATCGAACGTCTTACCTGTAACAAATTGTGTAAGGTTAATTGTACCTAGGCAACAGATATTACCTGGCGATAGTGTTTGCTCTCCGCACGGATTGGTTGCAAAAATTGTCTCACCATATCTCAACGGATTGAAATAGTTGGCACGATCAAGGAACAACACACCGGGTTCTGCGCGATTGTATGTAGATTCCATAATTAAATTCCATAACCACTTAGCAGAAATAGTGTTATGTACTTTAACAGGGTAACCATTCTCTAACCATAGGTTAATATCGCCATTCCATTCGGCCTTATACTTGGCAAACGTTGTTTCTGGGAAAATAAGTTCCCATTTATCTAATTCTGCAAGCTTCGCATCTGCATCTGCATGAGAGATTTCCTCTGCAGCCACATCTGATTCTAATTTAGCCATATCAATGATACGAGACATAAATTTATCTGTACAATTAACCGAAATATTAAATTTTGTAAGTCGGCCGGGTTGCTGTTTAGCTGTAACAAACTCAATAATGTCTGGATGCCATACATCCATAACACCCATCATTGCGCCCTTGCGGATCTTACCTTTTGCACGCTTGTTCGTGGACTTTTTACCACTACCAGCAGTGATAATTTCAGATGCCTTGTCAAATAATTCCATATATTTTACAGAACCGGGCGTTTCTACACCGATACCGTTAATAAATGAGCCACGTGGACGGATATACGAGAAGTTTTCTCCCCAGCCACCTTCGGATTTCAGTGTCTGCGACTGGCTTAACAAATGACTATAGATGCCTTCCAGCGAATCAATGTCATATTTTTCTCTAGGACCAACGAAACAATTCATTAATGTAGTGCCGGACCATTCTGTGCCTGCATTAGACATAATGCGGCCACCGGGGACACCTTTAAAATTCGTTAATAAATCGTAGAAATTGCTTTCCCATGTAGATCGAAGCTCGTCTGTTGCCTCTACGGATGCAATTGCCTTAGCAATGCGGCTTAACGTCTGGTTAATATCAGCGTCATTGTGGTCTTTATATGTTACTTCCCAAATTTCTTTGGAAAATGAATCCTGAAACATTGTGCTTGGCATCTATATCCTCTTGTAAAAATTATTATTTGAGTGTTAATTATCTTAACATCTTTATTTCGTCATGAAATGTCTGTAAGACCTTAAAGTTGTCTTCTATATTTGAGTAGTTATTTACCGTGCCCAATTCGTAATTGAGTACAAATTTGTTATCTATAACAGGTAACAAATATACGTCATTATCCTCGACAAGGTAAAGATCTATGCGGTGATTTGTGTGCAGAAGTTCAAATGTATAAAACATCAGAATGCTAATAGAACTTGTGCAGAAGGTGCCGTAGAATAAGATTTCCCACGGTGTTGGCCAGTCGGCCGGTGTGTAATAATCGATAGTCCTAGACCCAAATGGCATATCGGCGAAGAACTTAGCCACCATAGTCATCTGGTGCTCGATAGACAAGACAGCAATGTCTTCCCTTAGTTTTTTCCAGAGGTGAAGGCGCTCATTATTAGGAATATTGTTCCAACTCATGTTACTTACTTTCTAAAGTGCTGACCAGATAATAGAACTTACGCTTAAAGTTAAAGGGATAGGAAAATTGTGCATGTATGATACAACAATGTTGCCACCGACGTCGTAGCCTGCCTTGAAATTTATGTCAGGCTGTATGTCGGGTAATAGAGGATTAGGATTTGGCACAAGTGGTGCAACATTAATTGCTGTGCATGTGTCCACGAGTGTTGCTGCCGTACCTGTCGCTGTTATTCTTAATTCGCCATTCTTAGAGAAATTTAATCCGACATCATTAGGATTATCTGTAGGAATATCAACTACGCTATATAACATGTCCATGAATGGTGTAGGCAAGTATGTCAAGGCAGAAATTTCTGTCCAAGTCGCCGGTAACAATGAAAGTACCAATGGGGTTGTAACGATATCAGTAGGTCCAGCGCCAATACTTGCTAATTCTACATATTCGCCATTCGTGTTGCCCATGAATACTCGGCGTGTGTCTGTGCATAATGCTAATTCGCCGGGTTGCAATATGTTAGGGCCGGTCGCGCCGCCTTGACCGTTATATTTCTTAACATAAACTATAGCGCCCGACAGTGCAATCAATGGCTCTGCAGATACTGTAAATTGTGTAATAGAGTCCACAGAAAGAATTGTTGTACCTGGAACAAATTGCCCAGTACCATTAATTACTTGTGGTCTTGCCCCTACCACAAGCCCGTCAGTGCTATCTACCGTCACTACTGCAAGAACCGACGATGCGCCGGGTGCAGAAGTATATTCTTTTGGGTATAGATTGTCGAATTGGGTCTGTGTGCCGCGTCTATTCTGTATTCTTGAAACTACTACTGGTGTACCTGTTGACATTATAATCTCCTGTTGTGTATTTAGTCGGATGCGACCATATCATAATAAGCGCATACTTTGTTTGCCCACATCGTTTCATAATGTGTAAACTCGTCACCAGCTATAATAAATTCTTGATATCTTCCTGCGCGTGTTGCAATCATTACAACACCTTTCTTAATAGTTGTGCCATACATTTCGTTGTGCCCCATTGCATATGCGCAGAGTTGCATGAAATAATCTTCAACCATTTCTCTAGATTTATCATTCAGACTATTTTTGAAGTCCATAATTGCAGGCACACCCTCGTGTAACCCAACTAGGTCGGTTGTACCGGCATATAATTCTGCACAGAATAAACCTACTTCGGTTCCCCACACTTCATCTACTTTAGACAAACCTTGCTTGATAATAACATTGGCAAGAGCCTTTGCCATAAACTGGCCTGACATTGCTTCGCCAAGAATGTATTTTTCTAGGTTACTGTGCATGCCTGTCCCTAAGGTGGATGCTTCGTTGCGTATTCTTTCAGCCTCACGTTCACCTACTGCGTCAATCCATTCGTTTAGATATGTCATATCTTTGGTCTTAGCAAGAATGGTAGTGACAGACGGCAACGGGCGACCGGGGCCCACTACGTAACGTCTACCACTCGGGTGATCGAGTCGCTCAAGTTGCACGTAATTGAATTTTTTGTTTATTAACATTAACACATTGTAATACACAGAGTATCACAAGTCAATAAACTACCAGCAAATTTTCCACTGAATAGTATTGCCAGTCAATGGATTAGATTGTATAGAAATTGTGTAACCCAGCCCTGTGAAATACGACAATACTGCGTTTAATTGTGTGGATGTAGGTTTATCTGTCACAAGTCCCGCCCAAACCTGGTAATATAGTTCCGGATTTGTACCATATGTGTTGATTCGAACATTTATGGCAACAATCGCTGGCGAGATTGGTGGATTTGGTGCCGGTGCGGTAGCAGGATTCATTACCGTACCAATTGCAGTTTGTGTATAGTTGGCTCCGCCAGTTAACACTGTGATAGATCCAACAGTATCATTAACTAAGTTAACCTGGGTTGTCGCTCCGTTGCCTGGATCGCTTATTATTAGATAAGGATTCATATCTGCGTAGCCATAACCAGGATTTAGCACAACTACCGAAGTAATAAATCCGAAATTGTCAGTCACTGCATTGGCCATAAAGCCTGTACCTAATGGATACGGGGCAGAAGGACTTAATGTAGATACAATTTGAACTGTGGTAACACTGTCCTGGTAGCCAGAACCGATGTTCGTCACCACGACAGCAAGAATTTCACCCGTTAAACTAACAGATGTAATCTGGAATGTTGCATTGACATATGCAGGATTAGGAACAACTGCTCTTGTTGCAATTACCGAATCTAGCGTTGTATAGTTTGTGCCAGGATTAACAATGTTAACCGAAACAATTTGTCCAGCAGCATTGATTAACGGCTCCAATACCGCATTTACACCAGCAATGCTCGAGACAGCAAGTGTAGCAGGGCGAGGTTGATAGCCGGAGCCGGGTGTAACCATATTAACCTGTAATATGTTACCACCATTTGTCGTTAATGTTGCTGTTGCACCTGCACCTACACTACCGACTGGTGGTATGAATCGTACAAATGGCGAATCTATTATATATCCGTTGCCAGGATTTGTTACTGTAACCGATGATACACCAGTTACGAACGTCATTGGCGTAGTGCCACCAACAATAGTACACATGCGGCCTCCACCCGGCTGGCATTGGCTCGATGCTGCTAATATTGCCTGTTGGATAGCACATATTTCTGCCCACACTACGGCATTGTTTGTTGCCATCTGCACCATTGTTGGTGCACTAGGGAATCCAGAACCGGGTGAGCAGCAATCAGACATGTTTTTTATCCTATTTTCGTGGCCTTAGCAGCCATATCGCTGACTCTAGCAGCATTGTCCTGTGTCTGACCAGCACCGCTAGCATTTTCCGGGCCAGTAAGTGTTATATTCTCTGGAGTAGCATTCATTACAATAGGATTGTTCTGTAGCAAAGACATAAGACTGTTTACATCAACAGAATAGCCCATCCCTTGCAGCTCATCAGCAAGTGCAGATGTCTCTACCTGGGTTGCGCCATTACCTTTGGCGCCAATGAGTAGATTGTTTAAATCAGATTCAAGGCGCTGGGTGTAATCCTCATACAATATTTCTTTAGCTCTCATGCTATTACTTGCTGGATTCTCTTAACTTACGAGCCTTGTTAACAATCTTCTTCATTTCTGCAATTTTCTTTCTTAAAATTGCAGATTCTTTCATCGAACGACCTAGTGGCTCTTCATCTTCTGCACTCCCGAACTCGTCGTCAGCACCTAAATCATCACCGATATTATCTAAGTCAAGTTCGGCAGCATCATCGCTACCATCCATTGCCGACATATCGTCACCCATACCGTCCATATCATCCATGCCGTCGACATCTTTATCCATATCAACCGATGCTGTAACCTGACCTGTGGAAGCCATATTACCTACTGCATCGTCAACCTGACCCTTTGCAGTGTATAATGCATCCATAACACTCTGTAACGCACCGTAAATTTGAGTCTGGAATGCTGATGCAGATTCCATACCGTATGTTTCGCGCATCTGGTCAGTAACTGGTGGAAGATCTTCGTTCTGTAGACGTCCAATCTTTTCAACCATTTCCTGCAATTCTTGTGCGAATCCCTTTGCAGCCATCATTACTTCTGCCTGGCTTACTTCTGTTTCAAGAAGTTGGCGTAGGTGCTTTACTAAATTTGTATTTTCTTTCATTGCAATTCCTTTTTTTCTTGCGGCTGCATGTGCAGCAAATGGGTCTGGCACCATACGGCCATGTTTATCACGAATCATTGGTACATCTGATTCAGGCTTAGCTTTTGTTTGCTGTGCAGATGAATTGGACAAATCCCTTGCCCATTCGTTTTCTCCGGCGCGTGCGTGCTGAGCAGCAACATTAGCCTCGTCTGTTATTTCTTCACCTAACGTTTGCTCGGGGCCAGCCAAGGTCGTTGCTGCAATATCGTCAATTTCATCATTAGATTGTAATTGTGCTAATGCTGCATCTTTAACACGTTGTTCGATAAAATTATCGTCGAACCTAAATTCGCTTGAGCGATATGCATTCATTATTGTACGCAACTCTGATTCGAAATCAGACATGCTTCTACCACTCTTACTAAATTCTGCAACTAGCTTGTTTGATAATACAGATATGAGTGGTTCTAATTTTGGTGATTGAAATTGTAATATTGCGAATTCACGAAGAGTCTTTAACCCCTCTAGCACAAGTAATCGTTTAGAAATCTCTGGCGAGCTTCTAGCATCGTCGCCTTTAATCTTTAGATCATTGATCTCATCCTGGATTGTTTCCATGATAACAACAAGGTCTTTATCTTTAGAATCCTCAGTAATCTTGAATCCATAATTTGATTCAAGATGCTGATTAATTTTCTTAAGTGTAGTAGTATGAGCACTACCTATATCGTTCAAAAGCATATAAACCGTTCCTGTTAAGTTTTATTTCTAGTATTTATCATTCTGATTGGCTATTTAACTCTTTTGAAGATAGAGATATTATCCCGTGTGTTCTTAGCCCTGATCTCTGTTATTTGAAATTTATCTTCTAATATCGCCATAGTGTCATAATCGTGGCGCTTCTTGGCGCCCTTCATGCAATGTAGGTAATGTAACATATCAGTATGATACTTAGAATATTTATTCTCTAATACAAGAATTGTTTCTATCGTCTTGAATTCACCGGATGAATATCGTTGTGCAATAATTGTTGCTATGTCGAACACAGCAATGTCTTTAAACAATACCTTCTTGTCTAACGAAAATATATCGTAGAACCCGTTAGTGTTCTTCTTGACGAGTGTGCTACCTACCCACATGCTAGATTTATTACTGGATATAGGCATACCGCGCTGAATTGCTAAATCAGCAGCACGATCTGTTGCCTTATCTAATTTTTCTATAAGCTCTACACGATTCATTATTTCTTAAATCCGTTGTTGATCCTTGATGCTGTCTTCTTTCCATTAGCAGCTAATGTAGACGACAATTCGCCAGATGCCTGACTAGGTTTTGTATCTCCAACTACCGTCTTGGCTACAGTAGGTGTGTATTCCTTAGCTTGTACTTCTTCAACTGGTTGTCTACGTTTGACCTTACCCATCGGCATTGGTGCTGTTGCGATACCGCCAGCACCACTTGCTCCACAACTCGCATCTTCGGCGATGCCTGCTAATTGTCTTAATCTAGATAATTCTTCAGCCATTTGTTGGCCTACCTGCTGACTTACCTGTTGATTAGGCTGTACTGTGGCTTTTGCTGCAATTGCGCCTAAATCATTGATACCGTGTGTAGTAGTTTGCCCAGTCTTAGGATCCATTACCTTTACTGTATTGGTTGCTTTGTCTACATTAGAAACAGTGCCAGGAACTCTATTGCGTCCAGTGGCATCATTTACACCCACTGTCATACCAGGTAATACTGGTTGGCCGGGCACAAACATTCTCTGCTTTCCCTGTGGCTGTTGTTGTGTTGCAGGTGCGGCTGCTGAAGGGCTAATTGTCTGGCCGGACGGTGCCGGAATATCTGCGCTAGCTTCACATAATTCATGATACTGGCTGAAAGACATACTACTAACGGTATCGCGAGATTCATCTAACGAAATACCTTTTATTTTAGCTAATTTCTCAACGACATTGTCATGCATAAGATTTGCAATTGTCGGGTCATTCTTTAATTTCATATAGATCCGGTCCGTGAAAATGCAATGTTCTTAGCCCACCCTGTAGGACTACCATTGACTGTTGTTACTCTGACGCCACTAGGCAATATCACACCATCTAAATCGTCAACTAGAAGACCAACTGGCCCTGGTTCACCGTAGGGTGTGAAATTATAGAACTGTACTCCGCGTTCTACAGCAAACTTCCAGATAAACCCTTCACCCGATAATTCTAGTGTATAATCAGCTAGCTGAATTACAGCCACCGGATCAGCAAGTGTTACTGGCATTGCTCTAAGACCGATGGACATCAGCAATACTTCAAAATTCTTCTGACTTTCGTCTAAAGGATTCCCAGTAACCTGTATGTTCACAAGCCTTGCAAGCTCTTGAGAAACTGGTGGATTTGGATTAGGATCAGTGAATGCACCCGGAGAAGATGCATAGCAGATATAATACTGCAAATCAGCAGTAAGATTCTGCATAGCACTAGCTGCTCCATGTATTTGAATTGGCATGTTAATCCTTCGGATATTATGCTAATTTAAACGGAACTTCTGCAATCACTACCGCATTCATATTAGCCACCGCTGTTACTGGTGGTGTTGCCTGATTGGCTGCACCAACAGATACATAAACAGTTTGGTTGCCTAAAGATCTAACTGCTGCCTGCATTTCTACTGCTGCAAGAAGTGGATCTTCTGGTACGCCGATAGGTGTCACACCCCATCCAAACGCAGATGCAGAACATGCAAAGTGAATTTGTGTTGTTGCACCATAAAGTGCAGGTTGGCAAGAAATAATAGTGATGTCACATTGCTTAGATAATTCGCGCATTGCTAATTCAGCAGCACTGTTAGGAACAGGCTTATCATTACCCACTTCGAAATATGTAGTGGCTGTTATATTACCACCCGAAACGGACACTGGTAAGTTTACCGACCCGTCCGAAACAGTCCAAGCAAATGGGCCTGTCATTTTAAAATATCTAAGGCTTCCTGTTAATGTTTGTCCATTAATGATGCCGCCGTTTACCTTTGTTGTCATTTTTGTAATCTCCTACAATTGCATGTATTTATCATATAACAAATCTTTCCGCCAATAAAAAAGCACCCCTAAGAGTGCTTTCGTTTAACCTAATGTTTAAATTAGATAGGTGCTGGATAGTATCCAGGTGTGCCTGTTGGGCTGTTAGTTGGTGTAGCACCAGAAGTAGCACCAGGACCCATTGCTAATGTACCATTAGCTAATGTACCGACTGGCATTGTACCGTTGAATGCTGCAAACTTGATGTCAAATGTGATTGCCGAAGCAGTAACACCGACCAAAGCGCCAAGAGTAGCTGTTGGTGCTGCACCAGCAGTTGTAACAACTGCTTGAGCATTAAGAACAGGAAGACCTGTAGCAATGATACCAGCGGCATCAGAGAACCAACCTTCGGAACTACCTAACATTACGTCGACTGTGAAAGAAGCTGCATCATACTTGCTTACTGCAAGAACTGTTGCCTTTGTTTCAAGTGTCTTAAGAGCCTGCACAACTGCGCTTTCAACTACGCCGAATGTAGAATCAGCAACAGTACCTGCACCAGCTGGTGTAGCTGTACCAAGTACCACTAAATCTGCTGCATCAACTGTAGAGATGTCTTGGCTAAAAACGATCTTGGCAAACGCTACTTTACGTTCAACCCACACGCCTGGATATGCGGCGCCATTTACTTTTGTTGTCATAATAAAATTACTCCTTAATTTGTGATAGGATTGTCCTATTCATAACTTTATTTATCATTTACCGTTAATAACCACTATATTATTTCTTAATAAGGTCATTTATGTTTATATTAATTGATCCCAGAAGATCATCGTAGTGCTTACGGGACTTCATGCCTTTTTTCCATGACTGTATAACACGATTCTTGATACGTGTTACATTTATATCATTGTTGGCATGAGATTTTAGCCTGCGTAATAAAGTTATGTACTGATCAGCTTTCAACACATCATTTAATGTGACTACTTCATCCATCCTCATTTTCTATTCCTACCTAATCTGTTATATTCGTTAACCTGGTTTGTCTTAATTAATCCGTTGCGATTCTCTTTAACGATGCCTTTGAAGATCCTTTCTATGTCCCTGATCATAACTTTCCTAGGATGTGCAGACTCTCTAAATACCTCTGGATATTCTTTACGCATAAATGCAACAAGCTCTTCAGCCATGTTATTGTCTTTTGCATACTTCGCAATCTTGAGAATAGTAGGGCTCGCTGACGGTGTATTATGACTTCCTTCATCGTCTGCACCAAAGACATCGCTAAAGACTTTGTTTATTTCTTTCTCGTCATATCCCATGTTCTTTAACATGTGTTGTATGTCTCGGAGATCATCAGGTCTATCTTTTTCGTACTCGCGCTTTAAATCTTCTATGCTAACAGGTTGTTTATCTTTCTTGAAAAATTCCCATTTAGATTTAGGTTTATTTCTTAATTCGACCGCCGATTTGAATATTGCATTTATTTCTGGGCCTGTTACTTCACTTTCAGTAACAGTTTCAGGTGTGGGCGGTGCGTCTGTTGTATCAGTTAACGCGGCCCAAAGTGATCTTCTCTGTGCCTCAGTCATCTGATCACGGATAACACGCTTCAGTTTATTAATTTCACCTCGACGATCTGGTGCAGGTGCCGGGGCAGTTTCTTCACCTTCGGGTTTAGCTTCGCCAGCAGATAGCATATCGAATATACCTTCTACATCATCTTCGCTTATCTCTGGCCCCGAATCATCAACTAGAGCTTCTTTTACAGGGCGCTTTGGTGCAGGCAGTGTTGGTCTACGTGGTGCAGGTAATGTCGGGCGTGGGCCATAGCGTGGCTCGACGTCCTGTGCATCAGAATTGTCGTATTGTTTCTTGGGTGGCTGTTGTGGTTGTCCGGGCTGATTAGCCTGTTGACCTTGTTGTGGCGTACCGGCAGCTGGCTGATTAGGTTGCTGTGTTGCAGGTAAGGTGGTCTTCGGTTTTACTGACGCCAGTGCCTTATCTATAGCTGCCTTGTCAAATTGTGTATTGTTCTGCAAGAAGTGTCTTACATCGTCTGCCGTTACTTTTCGATTGTATTTTAATTTGCCGGTGGATGGTTCAGATTGCATAGCAACAATCTGATTATTTTTAAGGTATTGTATCCAGCCCTTGGTGAGTTCAGGTGCCGCCATCATTGGCCTCAAAAATATCGTCACCAAATTTAATACGCTTTACCATGCGTGTGAATCTATTGGGATCTGAGCCGCGGATGCTAGAAACAAAGCGTTTCTTCAGCATCTCTGCGGCAGCTGGGTCAAAGCTTTCATCAATTGATTCAAGTAGATTTATAGCAGAAACTATAATATGTTGTGCCCTAGCTTCTATGAGATCTTCTTTGCTCCGTTGTGGAACATATGTACTGATTTCCTCAAGAATGGATCGGCTCTTACGATTAATGGACAATTCGCTATCTCCCGTTATTCAACTATTTATCAACTTTTAACGTTTCTTAAGAAAAGCTCGAAGACTGGCGGCTCCCTCTATCGCATCCACCTTATTCGTCGGTCTAGGTGTTATACTTGTGACTTCGCCCGTGTTCGTATCTAGTTTCTCACCGGATCTAATAACACTCTTCTTCTTTAATTGTTCGTAGATGCCTTTTGATGTTGCCTGAACAGCATTATCTTCATCTTCGTCGAGATCCGATATACGCAAACTCTTATTGTTGAATGCTAAATCTACCTTAGATCCTACACCCGAACTTGAACGTGTCTTCATGAATTGAATTTGGTAACGGCCGCCTTCTTTCATTGCTGCACTTGTGAAGATGCCAATAACGTTGTCGGCTGTATTCACTTTAGAAATACCACCTGCAATGTGACTTGGATCAAATTCAATTTCTTCATACGAGCCACGATTTAACTGCGATGCTGAAACAGTAACAATATCTAATTCAACAGCTAAGTTACGCAATTCTTCTGTTACATATTTGTCCTTAACGAACAAGTTTTCAGCAGAAATCTTCTTACTCATTGGCATCATCAGATCCAAATAATCGATTAAAATTGCGTCAACAGTAACACCCTTCTGAATTTCGTATTCTTTAAGGAATGCTCTGATATCGTTTGATGTACATCCATTCGGCAATTGCTTTATTCGCAAACTACCTTTGCTCTTCATCTGCGATGCTCGAATCTTCATATGCACATCATCGATGTTACGCATAACTTCACGTGTTTCATATCCTGTATGCATAGCGTCAATACGCATAGCTGAAAGCTTTTCGCTAAGTTCTAACGAAATATACACAACATTTAATCCGGCCATTGCCCAGTTTACTGCAAGATTTTGTAAGAACAAAGATTTTCCTGCACCAGACTGACCTGCAAAAATTGTTATTTCGCCCTTGTTTAGGCCGCCGTATAATTTTTCATCTACGGTTTTCCAACCTGTGGAACACTGACCCTTACCTTCCCTGATCGCCTCGAGTCTAGATTTTGGATTTTCGTAATAGTCCGTTCCGAGATCCTTGACCAGTGCGATTTGTACTGCCGCCTTAATGGTTGACTCAACTTCGCCATATCTGCCCTCATCTAATAATTCTGGTGAAGCTAAAATAGCATCACGCAATGCCTTATGTCTACAAAACTTTTCAAACTCTCTAAGAAACCAATCGTCGTGCTTTTCAGCATCAACTTCCATAATCATAACATCCTTATGAGTTACGGCCCTAATTTGATGCAGTGAGGGAATGTCGGAAAAGTCTACACTGTACGATTCGATAAATGCAATAGTGTCTCTATTCTGTTTATCATCGAAGTATGCTGATTTCAAAATACCCTTACAACGAACAAACAGATCTGGCTTACTCATCATGAAGCTAATAAACAGATCCTCAATATCCTTGCTGTAATCGTCAATTTCGCTTGCGTTTGTTTCTTCTTTAATCATCGTATCCTTCTTGAACGTTCTGCTTGTTCTATTTTCCATTTTAATTCTATATGTTCTCTACCGGCTACTGCTGAAGCGATAATGGAATGTGTAGTAAGCAATCTACCATATTTTTCTGTTGCCTTGGCTGCATCTTTTATTCCAAATTCCCATTTAGGATAAGATACTGCCCAGTCATTGTCAATTGCTGCTTTAACTAAATCCCAACCCTTCTTGTCTCGGTCGGGACAAACAATGACATCTTTTTGTAATCTATTTATAACATCGATCTTCGACTGATTAATTTCGCCCAGCGTACCGACACCATCGGTAGTCCATGCATCTAATACGCCTTCGTTTACAATCACGTATTTACGCATCCAGTCCTGTTGATGGTCCAGATTGTAGACAAAGTCAGTGGGTGACTGTTGATAGTACTTCGGAATTTCTTTCCCGTCTGTGTCATATGAAAGTCTTGCGGTAAATCCCACAATTTTGTTTCTGTATTGATACGGTATAATCAGCCTATGATTTAAATTGTGTTCGTGTATCGGTGACCAATAAAAGTTATCTAAATCATATATCTTTCTTGCTAATGCATATTCCACAACTTGTAGGAAGTCGGGGTCGTCTAGTCCCTCTTTCAACCAGGCAGTGATAGGCATAGAATCAGCCGGTAGTGGAACTTGTTTCCACTTACTAAATAATGTCTTAAACTTTGCTTCGATATCGACTACCGCAGTATCGCCTTCGCGTATCGATGTTATATTGTTTTTCTGTTTAAATATTTCAAATTCTAATTGCTTTATGAAGTCTGCGTCTAAATTTATTTGCCTTAAGAAAAACTTAAACGACTTCGATAAATCCTTACCCTCTGTATATCCTGCAGAGAATCCGCAATTAAAGCAATTCAGTGCGATAGAGCTAGGATTGAATTGAATGCCAAATCTGTGACGAGTATCATGACTGTGTCCTTGGGTGTGACACAACATGCAATTTCGTTTATGCCAGTTCTTAGGCGCCTGTTTTAACGGGCCTACGTTGGCAAGAATTGCATTCTTAAGAATATCTATGATCATTATAGCATTATAATGATCTTCGATTAATTTGTCAACAGCGTTTCGACACCGGATCTACACCCTGACAATAAGCTTTTCCATTATACCCGGATCCAACACAGCGGTAGAAGGGATATATCTAAATTTCAACCACATAAAGTTTGCAGAGAAGGTCCATGCCTGTGTCCCAGAGTATCCAATAAATTCAATATCTTGTGACATTGAAGTAGGATATATCTTAAACCATCTAGTTGATGACAAATACGGGTCCGGTGCTTCTTCGAGACTGCCCCATATCTGTAAGATACCTGTGAAATTTTTGGTGTAGGTTGAGAATGAATGAACAGAATTAATATGATTCAATATTCTGCCGCCAGGGATTCTACCAGTATAAAACGATGGCGTTGGTGGGCCAAACTGACCAATGTTTATATCAGGTGTCCAATCCCTTATCCCCATCTCTATACTCTTCATTGGAGATTTAAATGCCTGCTCAGTAATTTCTATTTGCATAGAGACATTGTCATTCATATCACTGTATAGTGGTTTCTCTATATAATAATCTATAGCATCACCGTGTAATCCGTTGCCACCAGCACAGGTGGTTGATGAGACGAAGTTCTCTGTTCTTATCAATACCATTGTGTATAGACCAGGAGCTATTTCTGCAAGGTCACCGCTGTCTAAATTAAGTGTGACAATACCTTTTGCTGGACCTAATTTGCAAAGACGTTCCAAGACCACACGTCTATTGTCTGGATCCATAATACGAGCATATACCTGTTGGCCACACCCAACATCAAATGGAATTCTGTCTGGCCCTAATACACGGAAGATAACTTTGTTATCAATACCTTTATGCGCTTTAATTGTGTTCTTATTCATTGGGCCGTTGTCCTTGCATGGGCAAAAGGTGTCACCGACGGCTAATAACTGCCGAACGTTTTCGTATAGATACATTTTATGAAAAGTAATGTCCATCTGTTTCCCACCTTTTAGTATATTTATCACTAATAACATCAAAAAAAATTCTTGTATGTTATAAACAGTATAAATAACTGGTATGATAAATTTACACGAAATTAAAGAAAAATTCCCGTTTCTTAGCGGGATTAGATGCCAAACATCTGAATATATTGGCATAGTTCAAAATTCCGATGATAAGATTATGAGTTTCTACGATTACGAGTCAATTCGCACTCCTGCAGAAAAGAAGATATTCTTACACCTAGGTGAGACATGGTGGTGGGAAAGTAATAGGATATTGCCTATTAATATTTTCCTTCAAGGACAGATGCAAGATTTTCGTTACTGTCTAAAGACAGTGGTGAACAAAGACATAGAGATAATGTTTGGGTCTGTGACAAGCTTAAACAACATCATGCGTAAACGAATCAAGAAACGTCAGATTCAACTCATTAGAAAAGCGGACTAATTTTTCTATTCACAATAGAGCTATTCATAGCTCTATTCGTCGCCTCTAGTCTGTAATTGATCAATTAATAAGTTAAGATTAACAATAATAGCAAGACTATATGAGATAGCATGCTGGCGTTTGAATTGATAATCTGTTCTGTCTAAATTCTTATCCCATATCTCAACTCGAATCTTGTCCCAGTTAGCACTCTGTAGATAAGATTTGGCTGGCCTGATCATTGCTAGTATCATTGCGATATCCTCAACTGACTCGGGCTTTAGTCTCTGCAATAAATGACCGTATCCCTTAAGATGAAATAATCGGTCAGTTATGTCTTCGTACTGGAAAAAGTCCCACGGTGGTTCTTTATGCAGTAATTCTAGTAAGTGTTCTTCGCTCCTAATGCCTTCGTACATATTCACATTAAGAAAGTCAATCTTAAAATAACCGTACTCGCATGCAATCCTATGATCTAATGTAGATATGTTAGTAGTAGGATCACGTGGGATATTTTGGAAGTATATACCTGTAGGATGTTTTTCAAACTTATCGTCAGCTCTGTCGATTCGGCCATAGACGCATTCTAGTCCCTGAAGGATCTTATCTCTACCGAATACGTCGATATCTACATCAGTTGTAATTATTTTCATTTTATAGGATATAATGGAATATAAGGGCAGAAAAAGAAGCCAGCGGCACCATTCACATACATTTCCGATTCTACAAATGTGCTTCCGTGAGTTAGCGTAAAGGCTAATTCATCTTCGGTATCATAAAATGTAAAAATTCGATATTTGCCATCAACATATGTATGCGATATACCTTCATTCACAGCAATATAGGCATCATCTAGTGCTGCTTCAACTGTTTTAGACATTGGCTCTAATTCCAGAAATACAATCATAACCCTGCTTGCTCTAATAGAGACCTTATATAGTCCACATCATCTTTACTGTTTTTAAACTTCTTCATCCAGAAGCCGGGATCTATAACGCCACCGATAATTCTTTCGTGATCTGCATTAAACTTTCCCATCAGTTCTCCGCCAGATTCGCACAGATATAACACCCACGGACTAATCTTACCTGTCCTAATCATATGGGCTGCTTCATTCGCTGAAATAGTGCCAAAAAAGTCGTTAAAACATGCTTTATTTTCCTCGGTCCATTCGACTATTTCATCTATGGTGCGAGCAGTTGCTGCCTCGGCAGGTTCCTTCTTAATAAGATCCTCAATATACATATCGTATACAAAATCCTTTGTCCAGTCTTTTAGTTTAACCCCGTTCTTAATTACGAAGTCGATAAATTTCTCTGGATACACAGGTCTAAGATTTGCCAAGTGATTTCCGAATTTAACAAAGTCGATGTAATATGGACTCTCTATAAATTCTTGTGTTGTCTTAGGCTTCTTGTTGGCCATTGTTAAATCGTAGAAACGCTGAAAGGTCCTGTGACCGAACCTCGATGCTGGCGTATTAATTTCCATATCACGACGCTTCTTGACGCACATATGCGTCACTAACGTAGTCTCTTTATGGAATTTCATATTACAGAATTTACATTGAAACTGCTGTATCACAGGTTTACTACTTTCCTTTTGAGTCAGTTTTGAAGATTTCATTAATTGTTTTGTCATCAAATGCATTCGCTCTAAAATATTCTTCAAAATCTTCGCGGGTATTTATACGTTGAAACAAGGCTAATTCATCATCTTTCATTAACGAATTTAATCCTATTAATGCTTCTTCTAATTTATTCTTTTTTGCTTTCTTACCCGGTGGTATCCAATCGTGAAATTGTTTCTTGTTTGTACCACAGATTGCTAATAACTTCCATTGCAATTCAGGGTGTTTGGCTATTGTGCTGAAATCAACATTAACCAAATCATTCACTGTTGTCAAATGATTATAGGCATCTCCACGCGCAGAACTCATATAACGCATTAACACCCAGAGGCTAATTTCTTTCTTATGTTCGTCACTTAGATTAGCGTAGAAGTCTTTGTCTCGCGTATCCATTGCAGATAATTCAGATGAAAGCGACAATGTGCTTTCTTTCTTTTTTGCCTTCGTCGGCGCCTCATGCCTTACAGCATTAGGATTCAATTCATAGAACCCGGTGATCCAATCTTCTACGTTACTCAAAGAGTGCTCCAATATCAATTACTTCAGGCAATTTGTTTACTTCTTTAACAAATAACGCACAATTAGGGAATGGACCGTCTTCTAAAGGTACTACAAGAATATTACCGTGTTTTAATTTAGGGAAGAACCATTTGACTTCGGCATATACATTAGTAATAGCAATTTCTTTTGGACGAGGGACCATATGCCTCAATGGATTAAATACCATTGTACAAAAGCCTCGATCATTAAGACTTGTCAATGGCATAATTTCGATATCACTATAGCTGTCATCGCATACTAGAATCGACCAATCGAGTGGCATCTGTATCTTATACTTGTCTATCTGCAATACCACAGCTGGTGCATAAAAACTTTCAAGGAATATCAGCGGAATAAAGAAATAATCTGGTTCTTTAGGATTGGAGTAATCTAATACACAATATCTAATGTCTTCAATCTCATTAGGGACCTTATCGAGATTATATGCTACGTTGTCGTTGGTTAAGATGTTAATTTTAATGCCTCTTTATAATTATGTTAATTCGTCGAATGCTTTTTCTACACTACCGTATTTTAACGTAATATAGGTCATATTCGCAATGGCTTTCGTAGATGAATCGCTGTATGCATAACAGACCAGTCTAGTTGAATACCATGTGTCTGTTATATTTTCATAATCACCCACTATAAGCTCTTCTAGATCGTGCGCTTCTAGAAATATTCTAAAGTCACTAGCTTGCCAGCGTGGAATCGTTGTGCGAACTGAGTGCATTATGCGCCGTGCTGTGAAACACCACATTTATTTAAAAAATCATGCAGCATATTGTTGAATCCTAAATGTTTAAGACTAAGGTCGACTATTTTGCCGACCTGATACTCGTCTTCATCATCGTACGTATACTCTAATACTTTCTTAGTCTGTGAAAACGAATAGGTACGCTGAATGCCATCAGGGGAGGTTATTGTCATCGGGGTATCATAATCCCGATCAACAATATCTAATGTGAAGCCTAATTTAAATAAATCGTTTGCTTCAAAGAATATCTTCATGAGATTATGATGCCTTACATCAATATCTAATTGAACTGTTTTCATTAATAATTAATTTTAGTTATACTGAATGGATATTCAGCGTCTTTATAAAACTTCTTACGTTTAGTCAGATGGCTCTTACTGTATTTGCAATTTGAGCAGATATCGTAGACATTAACAAAGTCCTTATCGGCTGCAACACGGATGCCGCGACCAATACTCTGTATAACTCTAACAAAACTCTTCCCAGCTTCGAAAAGAATTAAATTAAAAATACGAACAATATTAATACCAGTAGAAGCAACGCCATACGTTGCAATAATAACTTTGCCATCAACTTCCTGTACCTCTCTATATTCCTCTTTTCTATCCTTTGACTTCATCTTCCCTGAGACAAAGATAGAATCAGGTATTAATGATTGTAACATCTCACCTGTCTCGACACGATCAACCAGTATAAGTGTGTTACCGGATTCTGCTACCGTTATTGCCTGTTTGGCAATATACTCTAAGCGTTTCTTATTAGTAGTTAGCCATTTTAGCTCTGTCTGATAATTTCCACTAGCAGCCTGTCCTACATCCTGCAATTGCCATACGTTCACATGCAGATTAGCAAGAATACCTTTGTCCTGTAATTCCCTTGTATTGATTTGACCTAACATAGGACCGATACAGGCGCGGACACCGACCTTATCTGCCTCTTCTTCTGGCATGGTACCGGTGAGTCCCCACCTAATCGGTGCGTTTGCTAAATAGGTCGATAATAGCTTTCTCAATACATCTGCTTTCGCTTTGTGTACTTCGTCCACTATGACGCACACCACGCCATCGAAGAAATCGTTTATATCGACCTCTAAATCTGTTTCTTTTGAACGCTTGTTCAGGCTTTCTAAGCTTTGCCATGTACATATAGTATGGGTCTTACCATACTCCTTTCTATCACCAAAGAACACCCCGACATCTAATCCGAAGTTGATGTAATCTTCTTCAGTTTGCGTAACAAGATCCTTAGTGGGTACTATTACGATGCTTCGGCCGTATGGTTCGATTTTATGACTCAAAATCGCAGTTATAATCGTCTTACCAGCGCCTGTTGGCGCTATGTTAATGCCTGTTATATTCTCTAGGTAAGAGTTGATAACATCTAGCTGGTGTTCCCTGACTTCAATGGGTTCGCCTGCCTTAGGATGACCCGGTGGCCATGTGATGTGCGAATAACTATCTCCCTCAACTAAATCAAACACAAAATCTTGTGCAGGTTGGCGGTGATCTTCTATTTCAACTTCGTAACCGTGCTGAGTAACAATGGGCAATAACACATCTAAGAGATTCAGGTACGATCTTGCGCCAATGTCACAGAATGACATCTTACCATCCCATCTTCCTAGTTTGAATGCAGGCGTGTGTCTGGCATACGGTAACATAAATTCGAGCGACTGAACCATTTTGCGTCTGCATGCAGGATCTAGATCGCTGAATTTTATGTTTACTTCATCGATAATATGTAGTGTTGTTTTTGTCATTAAATATGTGCGTCATCAAGACCTGCGGCCCTTAGTTTAATTATGTGTCCAGTCATGAAGTTCTTTGCTTCAAAGCCCTTAGTTATTGCTAGAAATTTGTTTCGTAGCAATGCAACTTCGTTGATAAGATATGTGCTATCAACAATGCTCTGCACACCGTCGACATATTTTTCTGCATCGCGTGAACTCAGTGCCTTGTTATACGCTTCTAGGAATTTTTTGAATTCAGCTGATCGATCTTTTCGTAGCTTAATATTTAAGAATTCGAGTACTGCTTCAATTTCTTGCAATTGAGCATATCGTTGTTCAACTAGGCCGGGTAATTCGGCCGCATGCCTCTCTAGACTCTTGCCCTTCAGAGATAATTCGAGGCGAGCTGTAACCAACTCGCCTTCGAAATAATCAATAAAATCAGGTATTAGTCCAAGATTGCCAGTTACCTTATAATACCAATGCGACATTAATTTCTTTCTTTTCCAAAATTTCAGCAACCCTTTTATCAACTAATTCGTTAATAAAATCAGAGAATAAGATATTTTTATCATCAACAGTTACAAAGATTTCCGAATCCGCATTTATTCCAATGTTAGTAAATTTCATAAATTGTGAACCCTTTTAATTGCCAGCACCATTGCCTGCACTAACAGAGCGCCCTTCTGTGTTCTACTCATCGCTGATCGTCTAATCGCTAATAATCGTGGAGGGACTGCAAGGTCTTCCGCTAATGCCTTATGTACACTAGTCAGATTTACTGGCTCAGTAATCCACATAACATAGTCTGCACCAACAGTTACGTTTCTCATATTGTCGCTAAACTGTTGGACCTGTGTTAGGGCTTGCTGAGCATCCTTACTTTTGATTGACTCAAGTAATGCTACACCTATATCAATATTCGTCGTCATCTAGTGCCTCGTCGTCCTCAACATCTAGTGGGTCACCGATATGACTTCTTACAGCAGCACGAAGTTCTTTATCTAGGTCTTCATCCATTAGATCGTCGTCGACCTTTCCGAATTCGTCAAACACGACAATCAAAATATCAGCAACCTCTAGACGCTCCTTAGGAGGAATATGAGATTTCAATCTTGACCATAATTCTATAATTAATTCGTTATTTTCGTTTACCATATTACATTTCCTCCGCTGATTCTAATTCTGTGGCCAGTGCGTCCTGTGCCTTTACTTTTTCGGCAAACTCAGACATTACCAAATCCATAACACCATTTTCGTTCTTATTCCATTGCTTCCTGAAATACTTATGTAGTTCGCCATTAAGGTCAGTGTATACATACCTGTTTCCCTCTTTCACTACAAAAGTCTTCTTCTCAATCAAGTCAAAGAATCCACTGTAAGGAGACATACCTGTATCGTAAGGAATTTGTAATTCAATATCTTCAAACGGCTTATTGAATCGCGTCTTCATCACTTTACAACCTGCTCTAATACCAGCAACTTCTTTTGTCTTGTTACCGTCTTCGTCTTCTTTCAATTTCAATTGCTTCATAGCAATTACAATACTAGACGCATAGACTGGGCCTGATCCACCACTAATCTTATCATCAGGCGAATACGGATCTTGTGAACTATAACTGTGATTGGTGCAAACCAATCCAATGTTAAGGTCGCCGAACATATTCAAGCAGTTACGAACAAGAGCCATTAATTCCTTTGGCTTTGATCCAAAGTCACCCTTCATTTCATTCTTCTCAAATTGTGCTGCGCCGATTGCTGACGACATCATACCGATTGAGTCGATAACAAACAAAATCTTCTGTCTGTCTTCCGGCGCCTGTGTCTTGTACTCTTTAACGAAGTCGTTGATAATCTGCGCTGCATCATTAATTTGCGATACATTTAATTTCAGTAACTTGTCCTCTGATGTGTCAACTCCTAAAGCATGTAACCATGCTTCGTCTAGCGCATTTTCTGTGTCCATCACAATGCAATAAATGCCTTGTTCTTGTGCATTCTTTACAATATTGCCTGATACAATGTAACTCTTGCCGGCGCCGGATTGGCCGGAAAACATAGATACCTTACCTAAAGGAATTCCCTTATTAAAGTCTCCACTGATTAAAAAGTTTAATGCATAGTTTCCTGTGCTAATCCACGTGTCTGGGTCGTGAAAGCCTGCACTTATTCCGGCAATGCTTTTCGTAATACTCTTACGAAATTTTGAAATATCTATTGGTTTTGCCATGTTTCTCCTAAATTTTGGTTACAGTGAGATAAGCAACGTGATGTTGCTTATCTTTTTATCTTACTGTATTTAGATTATGCTGTCTTGCGATTGCGCAGCATTGCAAGGATTTCTTGTGGTGACTTGCCAGCAGGTGCTGCTGTTTCGCCAACAAGTTCCTTAACTGGTGCGGCTACCGGTGCCTCTGCGGCTTGCAAATCGGCTTCCAAATCTTCGTCAACTGGATCGCGAACGATCAGTGGCTTAGTAACTGGTGCGCTCACAGCTGGTGCTGGGCGTGTCACTGGACGGGACTCGCTATCACCGGATGGTGCAGAATCAAATCCGTATGGCTTGTAGAATTTAGCCCAACGTGCTGGGTCATACAATTCACCATCAAGGGATGCTTGGAACATTTCGAACATTGCATCTAGATGCTCTTGAGTTGGACGCTTTGGAAGATACTCGCTCAAGTCTACAAGACCGTATTGTTCAATTGCTGCCAATTGTTCTGGAGTCAGGCTAGATTCCTTACGTGCCCACTTCGATGTGCTATAATCAGCAAATCCACCCTTGCTTGTCTTAGCGACAATAAAGTCAGTGCCGTTGATAAAATCAACTGGGCTGTTTTCCATATCAACATCCATTAATGCAGCCTGGAAGATCTTGAAAATCTGTGGGCTGATGATGAACTTACGAATAGGATTAGCTGGTGCGTCTTGCTCGCCGATACCGTCTTGCTTAACGAAACCTTGTGCGAAATAAGACTTCTTGATCCAGTACTTACGTGCTGTATCTTCGAGTGCTTTGTCTTTCCACATTGGACGAACTTCATTTAAGATTGGGCATGTATTCTTGCCATCCCACATTTCGATACACGGTACTTGTACTTCAACTGCCTTGTTCTCATCGTGGCCCTTAATTCCCGGGAATGTAAGTTTAATGAGTTGACGTTCCACCCAGAAGAATGTATTTTCTTCATTACCGTCTGGTAATAGTCTTAAAATTGATTGGGTTCCTTCTGCGATGTTCCAGTGTGGATAAGTCAACTTATCATTACTGAATCCGCCTGCTGCGCCACCTTTGCGATTGTCCATGGCTTGCAATTTTTTTCTGATTTCGTCTAGTGTTTTTGACATGATTTTTATTTCCTTTTATTGAACGCGGTTTTTTGCTTTTTCATTATTTTAGTTAAAATGCGTTACTTCTTAACTAACAAACATATTTATCTATTTTAGCCTAAGAACTGCATTTTATTGGTCTAAAAAGCAGAACAGGTTTTCGCCTAGCAAGTAGCTAGTATACGAAAACCTGTGCGTAAAGTCAAGGACTTCTTACATGAAATTTAATATGTATCGGTCAAAGAATGAGTCAATGTCGGTTGATTCAGTCATGTCTTGTTTCTTAACAACTGTGTCTACCACTTGCATATTTTCTAATACCTGTGTCAATACAGCACGTTCGAAATCATTTACAATACCTTCCTTGCACAATTTGGTACCAATCTTATTAACGAAGCCTGCAAGTTCTTCATTTTCGGATATACGTAAAGATAATTCGTTAATCTTGAAACCAAGACGTGCATTATCGCTTGCAAATTCAAAGATAGGTGCTGCGCTCAATGCTTCACGGCGTAATACAACTACATTGCTTGCTGCTTCTTCGATTCGCTTATGATATGTATCTTTCTCTTGTACAAGTTGTTTAACAATAGGCAACACTTCTTCAAACTTTTCATCGAAGCGACGAATAGTAAACAATTCCTTCAAACCACTTGTGTCGTCTTCTGCAAGAGCTTCGCGTTCAAATGTTTCTAAACGAGCTTTAATTGTTTCGTATGTCTTAGATCCGGTTAGTTTCTTTAATTCAGATCTTAATGTCTGAATATTTTCTTTTACTGTTTCGACAATACCTGAACTATCTTCGTTGATGAGTTTGTTGGTAGTCACATAACGGTTGAATGATTGAAGCTTTAACAACTGACTGGTACTCTCGCTAATATACGACCCCACCTTATCAGTCATTGCACCACCGTGTGCCAAATGCTGGGCCATTGCTCGTGCGCCCGGCAGATAATTCTCTTTAAAGCGCATACGTTCACCGTTGCATTCTAAGAAAATTGCGCTAATATGGCGAGAACGTGAGCCACGTACTTCTTCTGATACAGGCACCTTGTGACGAACTAAAATTCGCACGTTTTCCAATGTCTGCTGTGATGTCTTTGCAGAACCAAACATTCTACTAAAACTTTCTAATACAGATTCTGTCTGCTTTGGTTTAGCATCGTTAGCAAATTGTTTCTTAGTTGCTTTAACAATCCCTTTAAATCGCTTGTCGCCACGCTTGTAATCACCCTCTGCATCAGCTTTCCTAGCATCTGCGCCGGCTGCTGTCTTATACTTCGCTAATTTTTCAGTCGATGTTTCCATGACTGCTTCGTCAACTGCTGCGGAGTATTCTATTTCACCATGAGCATTATGTTCGGCAGAAAGCTTACCATCGGTAACTAGTTTGTTTAATATAGGTTGAATATCACTAAGTGGTAATCCCAAGTCATCTGCAATAGTAGCAGCAGGTGATCCACCGAAAAATCTTACCTTGTGCAATACCTTACCAAGTAATTGGTGATTGTGTGGTTTAAGTGCATTATTTTCCATCATCGGTGTATCCTTTTGTTTCTTTGCTTGGTAGGCATAATCGCGTGGTTGAATAGATTTACCGAAAACCTTAGTACTAAAGTTCATCTGGTCTAGGTCAGCAATACGTCTCATGTTCTGTTGTAATTTATCTATTTGAGCGCCATCGACATTTGATCCCCGGCTCATTTCGATTTCACCAGACTCTTCGTCTAATGTAACCATAATGTTCGGATCATTTATGAAAAACCTGCGGCCCATAGATGGATCAGTAACTTCGTTACCATCTACATCAAATATTTTGATTTTTAACCCGTTGCCCTTTAAAAGAGAGAATATCTTTTCAGCAATGGTATTTAATTCAGCCATGATTATGTTCCTTATTCCCTTATTTATCTATCTTTGGGGAAACTAGATACAAATTGGCATAGGTGAATCATAACTACTTTCATCAGCATCTGCCACGTTGCTGTTTATAGCTGCTTGAGACTTGTCGTCCCATGTAGATATGTAATCAAGCATTCTTACAACAAGTATCATTGCCATGATTAAGTCATCGGTTTGTCCTACTCGGGCTTCAAATGTATTACCACGAGAAACGAATACTTTCAATTCTGACAATAATCCCTTAGAGTTCATTTTCATTCGATTAGATTCTATCAAGAACTTTAATTTTGCGCAACATTCTAGTTTCGACTTATTGGTTGTAACAAATCCAGCACGACGACCTGTCCTGCCCTGCAGCCTGTTCTTAGGATCATGCAACATAGTACCTGCAAAGTTTTCTTCGCCTGTATCTCTAATAACAACCAATGCCGCTTCTCCCAGTGTATTACTTTCAACTGACCAGTAAATCTCCGGATTACATTCGTCCCTTATATCCTGCAATATCTTTCTAAGAGTTTTAACTTGTTCTTCAATTGGGGCCTTGTTACTGCTCCATTCTGCGACCTGAATTAGCGACGGTAATTCTAATACCTGTATAGCAGCATTGTCACCACCGGTACCCATTGATGGATCTAGTCCAACTACATATGTGCAATCATGGTGTACAGGGGCAAACCACCTGACTTGTCCTGTTTTCTTAATAGGCTGAATTGAAGATAACTGATTTAACTTTATAGGGTTAATTAATGTTTCTTCGAATGTAATAAATTCGCAATTGTGTTCGCGCAAGAATCTATCCTCACCTAAAGCAGCCATTTCCGAATCAGCCCACGCTTGATCTCTATCAGGGTGTGCCACCCAGGTCGTTATAAATGGATGGAATCCATTTGCACCTAATACTGTTTCATTACCATTAGCATCGACTTGCCTATTAGCACCGAACCAGATATCAGCAAATTGATCTTCATCGGTATTCGGTGTTGATGTAATAATGCATTTACCGCCAGTTGACAGCGTGGGAGATAGCGATGTCCAGAATTCTTTAGCAATATTCGGTTCAACGAACGCAAATTCGTCAAGATAAACAAGTGACAAGGACATTCCTCGACCTGTATTTTCTGTTGTAGTTGTTCCTACAATACGTGACCCATTATCAAAGTCAATGGAACGTTTGTTGTATGTCTTTACACCTGCGCGAATATGGTCGGGTACAGATTCATATGCATATCTAACACGGTGCATAATTTCCTGTGCACCATCATACTTGTTTGATGCAATAAGAATAGTTGCATCTTCAACAAACATAGCGTACCAAAGTAAATAACCAGATGCGACAGTAGTCTTACCTAGCTGTCGCCCCAACATGTTTACAGATTTTCTATATTTGGTGTAATTTTCTAATAACTCAATCTGATAATCAAACAACTCAAGTTTCTGTTTACCCTTTGTAGGGTGCTGAACATACATGAAATTCTGTATGAAGTACAATGGACCAGTTTCCGGATCCATACATGCCCTTAATTGATCAATTTGCTCAGTAGAATACGATACCTTAGTGTAGGCGCGCTTTACTAACGTATCATCTTGATAAATTGCCATGTTATTTCTTAGAAGATTCCTTAATGAACTTTCTGTAATTGTATACTAGCTCTTTATGTGTTTCAGCAACAGCCATTTTCTTTTGCTCAGGATTGTCACCGTGGCGGGCACCGGATGGACCTACACGAGATACAACTGGACTATCGGCACCATTCGGGAAATAGTCGTTGCCGCTGGCGTCATGTTCGTCATCATACCCATTCTGCAAGTCAAATGCTTCATCGAATTCGTGCTCTGGCGCAGCTTCTTCAAAAGGGCCAATGTAGTCATCGCCGTCATCATCGGGTGGATCGAAATCATCGTCATCTTGTTCGCCTTGATCTACACCAGATCCGCCACACGAAGAACAACGTGTGCCATCGTACTGGCCTTCGCCGGAACCATTGCAAGCAACACAAGTGTTATTATCATTATCACCACTATCACTATTGCTAACGCTATCATTCAACATGTCCATAATCGCATCTTGCTGATCGGCTTCGATGCCTTCTTGGTCCATTTCTTGCTGAATTACATCTACAGCTTCCTGTGGATCTACGCCGCTCGAAAGTAGCTCTTGTAATCGTGCGTTGAATACATTAAACATAGCATCAAGCGGATTGCCTGCACCTTCGTCAACTGCTGGTTGTGCAGCATCAAAGGAAGCGTCAGCATTATCGCGACCGATAGTACCTACTGTCTGCATATTGTCTTCCTGATTTCCAATTGCCGGTACTGCCATTACACTTTCAGTAAGTATACCAGCAAGTTTTCTCATTCTGTCTAATTCGTTCATTTATAATACTCCAGTCTTAAGCAGATTAGCTTTCTTTACTCTTCCGAATAAGCCCAAATCGTCTTTCTTTAAATTCTTAGCATCGTTAAAGCTATCGTAATCACCCGGTAATGTAGAATGATCTGTCTTTTCTTTAGGGCTTAATGGATTATCCACTACAGTAGCCTGTCGTTCTTTACGGACTTTCTCCAGTTCCTGTAAAAATCCGATGTTATATTTCTCACCGTACTCGGGTGCATCAGTTTGTTCATAATCAGTGCCAAGGCGGGCCTTGTAACTCTTCTTATATTCTTCTGAATTTCTATCAATGTATAAATCAGTTTCTATCTGACGTGGATCATTCTCTGAATAGACAGCTAATAATTCCGGTGAGATTCCCATACTGTTGCATACATAGGTTCTTAAGAAATCCAGCGAAGCAGGATATCCCATAGTAATATTACAAATGAATACAGGGGTGTTTTTTACATTAGGAAAATCTAGTGGATTTTCCTGGATAGGTGTTTGCCTAAAAGCAGATGCAGTAACAAGCTCGTATTTCTTAAGACTTGCCTCTAACATATCAACCATTTGGTTTGACATATCATGCACTGCAAATTTAAGCACGTATTTGTATTCTGTTTTCGTTTCTGCTACATAACTAACAAATGATTTCTTTTCTACCATATTGGCAACTCCGTTTATAGGACTATTTATCAGAATTTTCTGATTTCTTTGTACTAACGATATACTTGAGTAGTTCATTACGGTCGAATTCGCCACCTTGGCCGCCTTTTGATGATCCGTTACCTAGATCGAAGTCTATTTGCTCTGCACGAACCTTCTTAAGTTGCAATTCAATCATCTTTAATTTCTTATCAGCTTTTGATATTTTGGCGTCCATTGCTGTCTTAAGCATTTGACCAGCGACTTCGTATATCTTTCCAGCATGCATATCTGGTACATTACCACCCAACGATATAAGATCTTCAAACGTTTGCATAGCTTTCTTAGATATTGTGTCCATCTCGTTGTCATGCGTGTCTAACCCAACAACAACAGGTAATGCATAATCCACTTTCTCAGCAGTCGAAATAGAGGAGAAAGAAGGTAACGTATCAGACATTAATTCAGCATTCTGCGTCTCTATATCAATCTCTTCATCGACACTAGTTTCCTGTGTAGGTGGTAGATTAAAAAAATCCTCTAATTTCTTAGTCACTATTATTTCCGTTTAGGGTTGTTAAAAATGTTATCTTCATTCATCACGCGGAATGTCATTCCATGTGTTTTAGCAAATGCCTGTGCTGCTGCCCACTTGAATGCGTTCAATGCTACTGCGGCTTTGGATCGTGCTGTCTTAGCCTGTTCGAGAAATGTTTCTTTAGCAGGCTTTACCTCTATAATTTCTGCACGGTTCTTTCCATTAGCATCAGTATAGGTAACAACGAAATCAGGTATATACACGGTATATTTACCGGTGAAGGGATTCCTGTAAGGTATTTTAAGGGATTCGCTGGCCCAGCTAGTTATATTAGGATTAGAATCAAACATTTGCATCACCTTAAATTCCCACGATGATCTAAAATGTATAGGGTATGTGCCTACATATTTACTAGGATTTACAGGTTTATACAGGCCTTGTACATAAGATGGCATTTACGACCTTATCGCTCTCGCCTGCAAGCTTTGTTTGTTAGTAACGGTGGTAATTGTGCCGACTTGGTGTGTAGGATCTCGCAATTCGTTAAAGACTCTGTAAGCATTAGGTGGCAATGTCATTCCCAAACTGGTATCGGATCGTTCTAACAATGCTTGCGGGCTTATGCCAATTGTGGCTGCAATATCCAATGCTAATGCAGTCATCGTTTCTGCATACATTGAACCCATACTTCTAGCTAAGAAATAAGACATTGTTGAATCAAACGATGTTGGCGAAAAATTACCTACGACACCACCACCCAATTTAGACTGAAGTAACGAACCTGCATCAACAAACGTGGTAGGTCCGTATACATACTTGAATGTATTAACATAAGATCCACCGACGTTCTGTATTGTTCGTTGAGTTCCGAGATACGTAAGCATCTGCGAACTCATTCGCCCAAGAGAAGCTATGTTAGAATTAGCCACGTTTTATACTTGCCCTATTTATGTCTTGGTATTGCCCGGTTACAGGTGTTGCTGCCGATTTAAATGGGCGGGCCTGCGGTGTCGGTACGATATTATTAACATACGGTTTAGGAAATAGCTGCACGGTATTCGCCAGCGAACTAACACTGCTGCTTACTTTTCTCACTATCTTATCAGAGATAAATGCACTAGTGACATTACCTATAGAAGCTTGCACGTTCTTACCGATACCCTGTAATATAGGATTATCCGACTGTAATAATGGATTATTTGACTCTATAAAATCTAATACCTGCGCATTGAATGCTAACGCAGGTAATTCTAAGAAATCACCGTGTGTATATTGGTTAATTGTAGAGCCGTTATTTTCTTCAGATCCACCTAACTTCATATTTTGTATGGTATAATAAACATATTCATACTCGAATGTGAATGTTAACTCTAACGTCTTATCAGTATGTGCATAATTCAGTACATCGTGTGTAAATGCAGATATACGTGGATTCACCAATGTTACCCTGTTGAAGCGCCCGGCATGTACCTGATATATGTCGATAGTCTGAATCAAGTTTCGTGCATTCTGTACCACAGGTAAGTTAAATCCAAAATTATGATTATCTAACGTATCAGTAATAATATTCTGCATCTGATTTTTTTGGCCATTTGTATTTGTGGGAGAACTCACCGTAGGTGATTTATTCTGGAACAGGTCTTTTATACTACCCGGTAAATTTGCAATATTAGGATTTATCTGTGGCGTAAGATTGTGTATGAGTGTTTCAACACTCATTGTTGCATTTTGCTTCTCTTGTATAGGTGCCATATTTACTTTAGCTTCGTTACCGTCAGCAAAGTAATACCTATAATACATATCCCAGAATTTCAGGGTCTTACCGTCAACTACATCGTGAAACACCATCTTTATAGGTTCATATTTTAACGTAGATTGACCAACACGCTTTCTATTATACTGATTTACGATAGTTGATTCAATTTTCATAGAAGGCATTTCAACACTCTTCACTAGTGGTGCAATTTGCGCCCATGAAGCATTGTTGAAATACTTAGAGATATATTCTCCGGATGTTCCTGTCTTATTTAACTTTATGTCTATGTAATATTCAAACGGGAATCTAGGCTGATTCCTATATAAGGTAGTAGATTCCTGATTGAAATTATAAGATGCGTGACGAGGGGATTTCTCATAATAGAAACCTCCCCCGGTCAGCGATGTAAATAGGCTTGAAAAGCTAGGCATGTTCAGCCTCCATTTCTTCGGGTTTAAGCGAAGGTTGTGCCGCCGGTTGGCGATGCAATATTTGGATATGGATTTCCGCCGACTGTTGTACCATTGTTTGTATTTGGACCAGAAACGTTAGTTGCATTATCGAATCTAATAGTTAATGTAACTTCGTTAGGATCGCCGGATGCATAATCAGCATCGCTGTATGTTGCTTGTTGGATCCAGCAACCGTCTAATACCCACGACTCTAATTGCTCGTTGTCTGTACCATCTAACGAGTGAATTTCCATCGCAAACTTATAGTTAATACCTGCGACAGCACTTGTCTGTTCAAAGTGATTCATTTGTTTCTGTACTTGTGCACCGACTGACGAAATAACAGAATTAGTAATGTCGTCACGTAATTTAACTTCGACTGGATCAAAAGAATGCTTACCTTGAATCCATGCCACAGAATTATATGAATCTAACTTAACTTCTTCATATGTTACCTTTGGACGTGTGACTGTCATCACGTTCTGTGTCATTTCTCGCAATCCGTTGTTCTCGCCGAAATTCTGCCAGACTACTCTGAAGCGATATTTCTGCTTAGGATGTAGAATACCTAGCTTGCTTCCGTCTAGTGGAATACCGAATTTGGATAAATTTGCCATCTGTTTCTCCTGCTGTAAAAGCTAATACTATTTATCAAAATTGATAATTTTTTTACCGGTGGTTTAATTACACAAAAGAATACCGCCATGGTTTAGTATGGCGGTATTCTTTAAAATTTGACTGTTAAGCCGATGTTAAGCTAGATCCAGTATTCTTGATACGGATTGGAATATAAATAAATTCGATTGCCTTAACTGGTTGAATAGCAATATCAATCCACAATTCATTTCTGTCAATTCTTGCAGGTGTGTTATTGCTTAAATCGCACACAACCAAGAAGTCATATAGTCCACGCAATGTAATCAATTCTGCTAAGAATCTGTCAAACGAATCCTTAACTGCTTTACGTGTTGTTGTATCGTTAGGCTCGAACAAGAATGGTGTTGCCAAGTTGTTCAATTGATAACGAAGATAGTTTTCTAAACGAACAACGTTGATACGATCAGTAGCACTTGCATACGGTTGACGAGTCTTCTGTCCAAATACAACAATACCGCCTGTAGGCATTGTACGAATTGGATTAATACCGTTGATATACAAGATGTCACGTTGACCTTCACTCAACTTGGTAGGGATAAATTGACCATTTGCGTTAACATATCCAACTGCTGCCGCATTGTTAACAATACCACGCTGCAAACCTGCTGGTGCGAACCATGGGTATGAAACTTGATCGTTATATGCAATTGTACGCAATGCCATGTGTGATGGTGGTACAACAACATCTGTTCCGTCTACGTTTGTGCTCAATCCACTTGGATACCATGTAGCAAAATACTTGCTAGCAGATACAAGTCCATCCGGACCGTTACCGTATGCAACACTGGCGTTCGTTGCCCAGTTTTGTAACGATGTACCTGTCGCATTCAATGTGAATGGTGTATCACCTACAACGAAGGCAGTATTTCTACGATCGTCATTCAATACAAGCATTTCGTCGATTGCTTCGACAAAACCAGGTGCTGCAATTAAGTTGTAGAATAAGTCTTCTGCACGAATTTCATCATTAGTTGTAATAACATACTGAATGGCCTTTGTGATAGCAATTTGCTGTGCAGTTGCACCCATGTATGGTGCTCCGCCGGCATTATTACCCGATGTATTAACCCAGCGACCTAGGGAACCGTTGTTTGTATCATCTGGCTCTGCTGTCACGCCATTGTACACATATGGTGAGTCCCATGTCTTGACATTGTTCGAAGAATAACGAGTATTCCACAACATGAATCCTTTCGGATACAATGCAGCCTGTGGTGCATCTGGATCTAAGTCCGGATTCACACCGCCGCTGTTGTTCTGTCCAGAATAGATTCCGTCATGATACATCGGGTTAGATCTTGCATCAGTGAAAATAATACCATATGGTGTTGTCTGATCTACGTTGCTAACAAGTGTCCATGTTGTACCATTCCAACGGTTGATAACCGGATATGGATCTGCCGAAGTTTTTACCCAGATATCACCGCTGTTCAATGTAGGTGTAGGAACATTATCTTGAGGATCATCTGCCTGTGGATACAATGTGACAGAGCCGACAGGCACCGATAATCCAGAGAATCCAGGAAGATTAATATTTTGCCATGATCCGATTCCGTCGGCAACCATAATATCAATTGTCGACATACCGGTGCTTGTTAAGCCTAAAAGTGCATTAAACCACATTTGTCCATTAGCAGGACCTTGTGTGGGAACTGCACTAGAACCAATAATTGTTGTCAACGGTACCCAAGACAATGTAGCACCTGTGGATTTTCTAAATTCGAAAGAATTAGCGGTATATCTAATGTAGATTTGACCTGTTGATCCTAATGCGTCGGTGCTATAATATGTATCAGCTGCCGCATCACTTGCAAGAAGTGGTGCTTCAATCTGAACAAATGCGCCCAATGATGCATCCATTCTACGTAATACCATGTTAGCGCCTTGTGCAGGAGCAGTTGTCTTAATCCAATATTGTTGTGTTGTTAAGACATTTGTAAGGTCGGGCCATACAGACTGAATTACAACACTTGTTGGGCCAGAGCTACCAGTTAATTGTGTCCATGTTGCTACGCCAGTTTTAACCCAGTATGTGGTTATACCAGACAGTGTCTGAAATACAATTGCATGATTGCCTACAACACCATCAGTTGCTACTGGAGTGTTTGTGGTGCCTGTAGAAAAGTTATATTTAAAATTAATAACTGCTGTAGACCAAATTTCGTTAGGGAATGTACCAGAACGAGTAAACAATCCGTATACAGAGCCACTAGAAGATTCATCAAACCAATATGTGCCAATAGCCGCAGGACTTGTTGGTGTAAGTGGTGTTGCCTCTAGTTGTGTTAAGTCAATATCGGCGCGAACAACTCGGCAAAGATTAGAAATACCTAGATACGAATATGCGGCTAATAGGCCGTATTCGTTTAATGGATATCCATTTAAAGAACTTCCACTAACATCATAGAATATAGGGTCGCCGAATGTAGAAACTAAATCACGTTGAGAAGTAATGGAATATACCTTACCGGCATTTACTTTCAATGTGCCAGGGGCAACTGAAGTACCTGCTGGATCGGATTTATTCTCTTGTGTCGCTATGAAAATTAGCGGGATGGTACCGGGGCCAGCACCTACATTGATCGATTGATCAATAACTGAAATACTTACGCCCGGTGATACTAATGTAGCCATTGTTGTTTAACTCCTATTGAAGACTTTCTTCTTGTTAGCAGTATTTATCAACAATGGCCTTAAAGGCACTGTAATTGAAGCGAATTAAAATACGCTTCAACTCCTTTAGTATTACGCTGGTTGCGGACGATAGATATCTTCTCCGAATTCGACATATATCTGCCATGCTGTTAATGCGCTCGGAATGACCTGGCTAGTATACGGTGTGGCACCACCATTAACAAACCAGTAGATAGTTGAGCTAAGGCCGTCGTCAGCAGTAGTAATAACGACACCAATTACGTCGCCTACATTATAGTTACCATAACCACCAGAACCGTAATCAGCATCAAAATATGCATCCACACCCGTTGCTGTTATGCCCACTCTGCTTAACATAGTTGTTGTTGCATCACCCGGGGTGTTCTGCACTTCATAGATAGTACCGTCGCCAATGCTATGAACTCGGGTGGAAATCTCCGTAACATGCGGCCATGGTGCGATTGCGGCTGGATATGTAAGCGATCTATTGCTATTCGAGTATGTCGCAGATGTACCTGTAGCAAACTCGGTTGATACAAGTGTATAGGTCCCTGCAAGGCCGCGGCCTTGATACCAATCTACATACGACACTGGATAGACATAATCATCAGCTATGTCAGAACTGATAGTAATCGTAGCATATACAGTAGGCGTTGGAACAGGGTGCCTAATAGGTCCATACGGATAGCCGGTTGCCATCTGGCCAATATTCACGCGGGTTCTTGAAAACACAAGATTGTTGCCAAATGTCAATGACTCCTGGGCATATACACCATTCTTAAACCAGGTTATTCTAAATGTCGAAGCAGTCCGATATACAACCATGCCGATTACGTCACCTGCACCATAGGTGGGCGCACTCGAGGAGCCCTGATCTACACCGTCTAGGAATTGAACAACAGTCCCGTCATTTGTATAATACACCTGATAAGATGCCTGATAGCCTGTGCCGGGCACCGCAACTGATTCTACACCGACTTGCATAACAGGGATGCCTAACGGAGTAGAAAGAGCATCAACAACATATTCTGCATATACTGCCTCATTGAATCCACCGATTGTCTGGAATACACCCAATTGTGTCATTGCACTGATTGCGTAACTTGGGTTGAAACTGTAAGTGTGAGCAAAATTAGACTCGCCGCTTCTCTCACCTACCCATGTGTTCCACGCATACACGACCGCTGTAGCAGTCAATGTATAATTGTCCGTAGCGTATGCTTCATATTCTGCTGCATAGGTGTAAGCAGGACCTGGCCCACCTTTAATTGTTAGTCCACCTGTAGTGCCGCCATCAGTGCCCACTGATGTCAATATTGATGAAGTGGCGCCGAGTGTGACTCCCTGAAGTTTCATACTACCTGCTAATTTTGTCATTTGTTTCCCCAATTATAAAGCAATATTTATCTATACAGCGGCAAGATTTAAACCTTCAGTTAACAACACCATGAACGAATCGGTGCCTTCAACTAAATCGTCGAATGTGCCGTCATTATTAATTTCGTATTCGAACTCAGTCCCCACCCATGCCCATTCGCTATAGTGTGCGCCTGAATAAGTTTTAACCATTGCTTCTTTAGCAAAAGAATTACCCTTGTTTGCCAACATTGCAGTTTCATACCATACCGGGGTTGGGCCACGGTTTACCTTAACCATAGCGCCACCATGCTCCTGTATAAATTTTATCTCATTAGGAAACCTTACATCACTGATAACCACGTGCTGATCGGGATTCTTGCGAACACGATTTTCTAATGTAAGAAACCATAGTCCTTCGTTGAAATGATTGCGTAATGCATCTGTTCCGATTAACTGCAATGCTAGGCGAGGACTAAAATTAGGTATACCCAACTTTACAGACCACCACTCGTCAACTTGTTCGCGCCATTCTCTTGATTCACCGGTGTCACCTTCAATTAAGTGCCGTGGCCAATCGAATATCATTGCACATGCGTCTTTCAGGCTTGTGGCAAAACTGTCTCTCCTAAATCCGTATTTTTCTGTTAACCTATTTGCAACTGTTGTCTTACCACTATTAATAAATCCCGATATCCCAATGATCATAAGAAAGCCCTTAAGTTAATTGTATGTAGTTATACAAAATTTAACGTAAGGGCTTGCGTTTTAGACAGGCTATTTAGCCGATAATAAATGCGTATCCATCACCACTTGTTACCATATTTAACAACTCTTTTTCAAGTTTGTCAATTTCAACTTGGGACTCCTGCTTTAAGGTGGCACCATTTAACATAACATTTCCATTAGGGCCGGGGAATCCACCAGGGAATTTATCTCTTGCTTCGCCTAAGATATATTTTGCTTTAGCAGTAGAATAGGCTAGCAACCAAGGACCTGTATAAGGATCGTTTATAATATCGTCTTCGGATTTCTTTGCATATACTCTGACAGAAACTTCTTCATCGGCTGTTGGACGACGAATAATAGTCAGTTTATGCGAGTTGACATCCCAAGTGAAATTAAGTTGACTTGCAAAGACACGCTCTGCAGTTTCTAGGTAACCATTATATAAATCCCAAGTTGCTAGACCACCAGATCTATTTGGTTGTAGCAAATAGATATTGTAAAATGCAGCATCAACCGGGTCAAAGTTTACCCCACCGTTGGTATATGCACCGACACCACGGCGGTATAGACGTCTTACTTCTTGCACCTCTTCAGGGAGAGTATACTCTGTTATGTCTCGTGTGATGTGTAGAAAAATATCCTTCTCTAACATTGATCCATCTGATTGCTGACGCAATTTTTGGATTCCTATCGCTATGGCAAGATCAATATGCTCTACGTCTAATTCAACGTCAACCATTTGCGAACCGAGCATAAGCTCGATTTGCTTCTTCAACAAAACTTTCGGTGTAATCTGTGCGGACATAACGTATCATCTCTCCAGTGATACATTATTTATCAATAACCGAGGGTTGCCTTCTTCATCACCATTGCATCATCCAGAGCATTGTGAACATCGTAGTCAAACTTAATCACTAATTCTTGTTCTACATTAAATGGGACACGAATAGCAATGCATTCTTTCTTTAAATTAGCAGGCCAGTAATCGCCGATTAATTTAATTACGTGCGGCATATCCCACCCAGGTGCATCAGTCATAATTACGCATTCTACATTACGGTCTTCAATCCATGCACCTAGCCTCAACGCGCAATCATATGATGTCATTGCATATTTGCCGCCACGTAAATATGGCAGTACGTTAGATAAGACAAATTCCGAGCAATCCTTTAATTCGTATGTATCAGAAAGTTCAGCATAAAAATAGTTCTCATCTTCGTCAACTAATGCAATGCTGATTAATTTATTATGCGGAACTAGATCAGTGAATTCTGTATCTAAGAATAATCTCACTTATCGATCCTTAAGATAACATGATGCTCGTTTAACTTACCACTGCACGGAATATCTACTGTAGTTAATTCCTTTAAAAAAGTGCGGAGTTTAACTTTGCTTGCCTTCTTAAAGTCTGCTAACGCCTCTGCGGGCTTGCGCAAGGTTTTTTCAGCGGAATCAGGTGAATAATTCAACAAGCTAGCACCTTTAACAGACAAGCTATTGCCGTCTGCTGCTTTGTATTGCGACAACTTGCGTGTTTTTGTGTTGTACACCCACACTTCCTTAGATCCAATAATGTGCACAGGGTTTAAACTAACAATGCCCAATGCCGAGTCTTCTTTCTTGAATTTTAATTTAGACACTACCTTATCGAGTGCTATAGGTTTCTTCTTGCGTGGTGCGCGTTCTACCTTGGCAACTTCTTGCATCATTCCGCATGCTTTGAATAGGTTTCTGTGTAACGCATCGTACTTCTTTAATTCCGGTTTTGTAAAGTTAGAATATGCTTCAACAAGATCTTTATCCTTACCTTCTAGTGCCTCTGCTGCCTCTGCTGCACGACGAGCAAAAATTTCTTGAATGTAACGCATGTGTTGCGCCTTAAGATCATTAGATTTAAATAGGTTAACGAAGTCATCGACTGTCTTAACTGGCAACGATTTATTAACTGTTAAGTCATCTACCCACCCTTCCACTTCGTTGGCAATCTCGCGTGCCTTATCTTTGAGACGATCCTGGATTGAGATAACCGCTTTAACAACTGGCTGAGATGTTGTATTAGCGTCAGCTTTACTGTGAGCGAGTTCTTTCTCGTTTGACGCAATCCTGCTCTCTTCTTCATTAATCACCTTCTCTAGTGCTGGCATTAAACCTGCCATGATATCATCCGGGATATCAGCAGCATGGTTTAATATGTACATATATTTACCCACTGTGGTAAATCTATTTTCGTGCATATCTTTTATACGATCAAGAAGTGGATGCTTAGGATCTTTTGCCTTTAGATATTTAATCACTTCACGCTTTAATTCAACCGCAGATAGTTCATAATGTGCATAAAGCATGGCAGCGTGGAAGTTTCTTCTGAACTGCTTATTTGTTTTTACGGTTAGTGTAAAGTCAGGGCGTGGCCAGCTTACGTATACACCTGACAATTTCTTTTCTGCCATTTTGTTATCCTTGTTATGTAAACACTATTTTAGCTGAGACTAAAACAGAAGAGCAACTATTTTGGATAGTTGCTCAGAGGATATTTATATAATGATTAGGAAGTTAGACGATTTCTTCGTCTAAATCTGTATTCTTGTGCTTTGCTTTGCCTAATTTAGCTTCGCGCTTTTTATCTTTGTGTTGACCAGATCCGCTTGATTTGGCGTTTTTAGCAACAAAATTTCGTGGAGTCGCAGATGGTACTTTTGTTTTAGCCTTAGCTTCAAATAATTCAAAAAGACGCATATATACTCCAAATAAATAAAGGGGCAAACAGTAGCGAATTGTTTGCCCCAGACGCCTGCGTTTCGACAGTAGTCACAACGGTCCTATGGTAGTTGTTAATGTTATTTATCAGTTAGGAAAGATTTTTCCTATTATAATTAAACAGGTTAAATTCGTATAATGCAAATTCATGTAGGTTGAGTAGATATTCAACTATAGTCTTTGATTTACGAACCTTCTGTTTGTACATATTCCTTAAAATTCCTGCGCTCATATTATCCTCTCTTGTGTTGTATATAATTATTTAGTATCGTTTTAATATTTACTGTACCAATCGGGTTCATGCTATGCACAGTAAATGAGAAATTGTCCGGCATTGTGTTTGTATCCATGTCGTGCTCAATCAACCATTTGGCAAAATCGTAGCCACTTTTTTCTTCCTTCTCGTACACTATCTTGACGATACCGTTGACTAAACCATATTCTTCGTAGCCAAGATCGTGATCAAAACTAATCACTTCAGGGAAGCCATGTTCTTTCACCCATGCGACCGCTTCGTCAAATGATCTAACAATCGCCCACGGTGCACCACGCGATTCGTGGAATGGCTTACCGGTTCCAATAGCAATCCATGTTACATCACCGGGCATCCTAACATCATCTAAAAATAAATATTTCATAATAACCTCAATTTAGTATTAGCTAATTCAACCTCAGTTAAAACAGATAATCGTTTGTTTTTATCAAACCCTAACAATGCCTTCACATCTTTAGGAAAACATGTGCCGCCGTACCCAAACTTATTATCTAATCCAGGTACAAGCATGTGACTTTCACCTATACGAGGATCAGAAGACATACAATTAGCAAAAGTCTCCCATGCCGCTGGCGACATCGGAACATCATGCATATCTCTATATAATTGATTTAACTGGTTCATAAACACGACCTTAGATGCAAGATATGTGTTAATAGCATATTTCATTAGAGCAGCATCTTTATAATCTAGAAATCTAAAATTCAATTTACCCAATATCTGCGATTCAACTTTGTAATAGCCTATAAGTTCCGAACAATCGTCTACCGAACCTGCCATCATAATCATCTCAGGGTGCAACGCATCGTATTCCCAGTGTTGTTCACGTAAAAATTCAGGTGAATAGATATATCGCAAATTGTAAGCAGTTAGCCCATCAACAACATCTGGCGGTAATGTACTCTTGAGTACAACCAATCCCGAGAATTCTATACCCTTTAATTCATTAAATACATTACTAATTAGGGTTGAATCCACACTTCCGTCATCTAATGTAGGTGCAGGTAAGCAGATAAAGACTACATCAGTATTTTCTGCCAAATTATGCACTGTATTATCTGTGTATTTTGGATCAATGATAACAATAGAATTATGCAGGAATGCTGCGTGCATTGCCTTACCTACAAATCCATTCCCGATTATACCAATATCAATACTCATGTTTTCCTTGTTCGTAAAAAAGCAGCGGTGAATTTCTGCACCGCTGCTATATGTGTATTCAGGTTCCCCACCTAAATTCCCCGTCCTACATTAGGATCCACCGCAGTTACATTTTTCTTGGTAGGAAAAAGTGCTGCTCCGCACATCATAGAAGCATGTTTGCCGTTAACGGCAGTTTATACATAGGCTCTACTTACTCACTGTAGGTACACAACCGGCGCCACCACGCCACACATTAAAACTATCTCAAAACACCCATCTTGTAATACGCATCACATTGTACTCTTGCCAATGCCTCTACCTTCTCTTCATACGGAATATCGTTGGCTAATATTTTCTTACCATACAATTTAGACACAACAGTATCGAAATTATTCATTAAATCAAATAAATTGCCCTGTGCCGTTCTTAGATATGATTTCGATTGCTTCTTCACATAATCGTTAATACATACTTCCGTCTTTGCTTCTTTATCTACTATATCAAACAGACCTGTTGTAATGATATTCTGATCCACAACAAATAACCGATGAATCTGTAATGATGTCATTACGTATTCAATTTCGTGGTCTGCGGTTCTAGCAGATATGTTGCAAGAAGATATTAACAATAATAAGAGTACTATTCTACGCATGTGTAAAATAAGTGGGCGCTATGCCCACTTATTTATTAGACTTCTTCGTCTGTTCCTGTATGCACTACAATCAGTACTGCCTTCTTCTGACGAACTGCTGCTGCAACCTTTGCATTAGCTTCGGTCAATGTCAGATCACTGAACATCAGTTCACCAGTTGACTTACGCAACACATCGTAATCTGCACCAGCATTATTACTTGGCCAGACAGCGGTTGCAGCCGATGCCTTAGCGTGTGGGAAAGGCCAGACAGACTGTGGTGCCAACTTAGGTGCTGCAGGTGTTGCAACTTTCTTAGCTGCAACTGCCTTTGGCTTAACAAGTGCATCACCCCATGACTTAGCAGGTGCCATCTTTGCCTTAGGCACGGCATAAGTGTCATCAACAATGGATGCAAATGCTGCCTTTGGATCACCATTAACTTCTGCTACCACTTCATATTTGCAGCAACGGCCTTTTGCACCATTGTAATCAGTAGGAATACTAACGACGTCTGCTGGATTAATTTTCATAATCATAACAGGATCGGTGGAATTACCGAAGTTATCCAGATACGATTCGCTACAGAAATGCAGGCCGGACGAGCAATGCGAATCCGGATTGTCATCCACAAGATTGCGATCCATTTCAATCACTTCGCCGATGCGATTGCTGATAGTGCCACTATGGATATCCATATAATCTTTACGCACTTTCTTGAATGCAAGAATGTGACCATCTTCGGTAATTGGCAAACTATTCTTTTCCACAAAACCATAGAATTGTGCCACAGACCGCTTAGATGGATTCTGCATTAAATTTTCCATCAAACGGATCATTGGGTCAATCGGGAAACCATCCTGATACATAGAAATCATACGATCAGACAGGCCGTTACTAAATGGCTGGCCTTTCCAATATACCTTACCATCAACGATAGTAACATATCCCTTGCCGAAATTGATAATTGCCTTCTTTGGCTCGACTAAGTCGCGCAATGCATCCCAGTCTTTTGCCTTTAGCGCGTCGACAATCTTACCATAGTTCATATGGGTGTCTTTCGAGATGGTATGCGACTTACTGTCAATTACCAAAATAATGTTCTTTCCCTGAAGTAGGAAAGGGACTGCTTTACTCTTACTCATTAAATTGTCTCCTGTATGTCAATTAATTTCACGTAGTCTGCCACCAGTTTCTCGCCCGCGCCCGAGCAATGCTGTATTAGCGGATATTTGGCAACTACCAAATTTCTCGCTGTAGTAATTTTCTTCTTAACGTCTGTAACCTGCACAGATTTGCCATAGTTTCCACATAATGTAGTTAATTCTGCAACATTACCTGTAGAGCGTGCAACAGCGCCATATTCTTTAACAAACTTTGCATAATCCGATGTCTTACCTGCAAGTTTTGCAACTGATTCGCTAGTATACGCTTTATAAGTATAATGGTCAAGCTCATCGTATGCAACCAACGAAATAATGTCGGTGTCGGACACCTTTGCAGTTTCTTCCTTGAGCTTGTCCTCAATCCAGATCCAATTCTTACGGTCCTTAAGTTCTTTGATACGAGTCTTACGTACACCGAAGATTTGAATATCCTTGATATTTGCAAGACCACAATTATCCATTAACGATCTTAACGCCAGGACATTAAAATGTGTACCATCAAGATGCTCTGGTTGATGACCATTTAGACAGACATAATAATAAAGCGTCTTATCATCTAGCGTGTCTTGATGTGGTTCCCATTTATAATCAGTCGAGGCGTTGTGATATCTATAGCTATAGCCCGATGTTCTGGCCACCTTCGGCACAAGCACCGCAATACCTACATTAGACAATGGTGTACGCTTTACAACCTCACGCTTTTCTAATGTACTTGCTTTTACAATAGTAGGTGGATTGTGCAGGTCCTTCATTAACACATCATATGCGGCTTGACGTACAGAAAGGTCGTCACTAGAATGAGATACACAATAGACGCTCACCTGTTGTCTATTGCAATTCACATAATGATATCTTGCTCGAGCAGTACAGCCAGTCTTCAAATCGTTCAACACAAATACAACAGATGTATCGACAGGAATATTTACTGTAGGAATATGTTGGCCGGTGGCGTTAACTTGTTTAGCCCACCCTTGCCCAATCTTACCACGGAACGAATTATTATTCGTCTGAAAACCCTGGATTGATAATCCTACTGCGTCTAGATCTGGACCAAGCAGTTCGAATGTCTTCTTTCCATAATATGCTGTCGCATCAAATAGTGGAAACTTTGTATCAATCACATATTTTCTCACTGCGGACTTATACAATGCAGACTGTGCTTCGGTGTACAGAAAATCTGCACGAGCCCATTCACAGGTAATCACATTAGCCTTTGCTGCAAAATGAGTTACTAGATTAGCATTAAGTTCTTCCAATTTACGTTTAATGCTATTAATTGTGATTGGTACAAAACTAAGCACTTCACGTGATGCGGCAAAATCCAGATCCCCGATGCTAAATTCAATAACTAGGCCGCAATCAAGAAGACTAGCAAGGTCACCAAAATGTTTTTGTGGTTCAGAGATATTACTAAGTGGATATGCGATATTACCCATCAACGCAGTAGAATTACGTACATTGTCCGATTGTAAATGCACGCCCTGTACGATATTTTCTTCTTTGTATGTTGGCTTTTCGTGTGTAAAGCTTACGCCGGTAACATTAGGCTTACTCTTAAACCATTTGAATACTTCGGCTGCTTCGTGTCTAAAACTGTTGTAATCATATCGCTCAGTTACACTAAACTTGACTTCAACACCATTAGGTTCGTCGGTTAGTTCGGTGCTCATCTCTGCAATACTAGGTACACCCATTTCATTAATGAATGCACTATAGATGCGTTGCATGCCATCCTTAATGGCCGTAACTGTAAAATTCTCAGTATAACTAAACGGAGACTTAGATCCCAATCCTAGTGCACCGATAAAGTCATTCGAATCTGTCTTAGTAGATTCAAAATATGTTGTGTAGATGTTTGTTACCTGATCATCGTTGAGGCCAGTGCCGTAGTCGCGTACACTAAACCAAGGCTCAAGCATTGACGGGAGATGCACATCAAACGGTTTGGATGTGTTACCTGCTGCTACATGCGAATCTACCGCGTTGCACGACAATTCACGGATGATAGCTTTAATTTTGTTACTGTACAGGCCCGAACTAAGAATCGAAAAGGCTTTAGCCGAATTGCGGATCTTAAATTCGCCCGTCGATTTAACATTTGACAATACAATCTCGTTTACTGCTACATCTAATTTCATGTGTTCTCTTTCTCTGTGTAAGTAATATGTCTATTATGCTATAGTCCTTATAAAGAGTCAAATGGCTAAATAAAACACAATAAGGAAAAGTTCCTTATTGGATAACGTAGATCCCACGAAAGTGGAGTAACTATTCATTAAGGAGAATTAAAATGGGTAAACCAATTCAGAAAAAGTGGTTCGGTCTTGCTTCCACAGCAGGAAATCAAATTGTGGTTGATGGTGTTGTATTTGCAGATGGATTCACAGCCACCAATGCATACATTGTTAAGCAAACAGGTTCAGACGCATATGTTGTGCAAGATACAGCAATGACACATGATCCAGAAATCGTGTTCATGGTTAATGCAACAGCATTGGGTGGATTATTGCCAGGACAGTGTTTCATTACTGCAACACCGTTTGGTGGTGCAGCACTACCATGCAAGAAGATTGCACAATATCGCGTAGATATCTACGAAAATGGTACTGTAAACAGTTATAGCTGGTCGACACAACCTGCAGATGCTGCTGGTCAGGCTGACCTAAACCTTGCCTAATAAATTTTAGTCAAAATAAAAGGGCCTTCGGGCCCTTTTCCATTTATGTGACTAACAAAAATAATATAAACAATGGCCAGCTAAAGAATATAGCGAATGCTGCCCAAACTAGTTTTTTAAGGCCACGCACACTTCTGGATCTTAATATTGCTATTACAGGGAATACCCATACAAACAATAGAAATAGCAATATAAAAAACAAATAAATAAATGCACTCATCATATACCTCTTGGTCCCGACAGTAGGAATCGAACCTACATTTGGGGTTTAGGAAACCCTCGTACTTTCCATTGTACTATGTCGAGCTATTTCTGTTCCATCTTCCCTAATCTGTCATAATAATCAGGAAATTCATCTAGATGATCTAATGCAATTTCTCGAGCTAATGCAATATCACCGGTATGCTCCTGTTCTACCTTTATGCCTTTACCGAGCTGTATAACCAAATCAGTATATGAAACATTATGTTTCTTCATAATTTGATTGAACGACGCAGTCTGTTTCCCCATCAAATCAATTTCATCTAATCGCATGATTTCCTTGGCGGAAGATAAGAGAATCGAACTCTCAGCTATATTTCAAACTGGGGCGGTTTTCGAGGCCGCTTAACTCCCAGAGTACCTATCTTCCTATATTCCTATATTTAAACTTTAGCTAATTCCTGTCTTAGACCGGCATAACCATTAACAACATGGTCTCCATCCATATAAATCTGCGGAACTGACTTCACTTTACCACCTATTCGTTCTTCTAAGCTTGCTAGGTGTACTGCTTCGTCGATGTCGTAATACTCGTATTGAATATCATTTGTTTTACAAAGTTGCACAGCCTGTTTACAAAAATGGCACCATTCAGCACCGTAAATTTCAACCTTCATATAAAGCCTTTCGATCTAAAATACTACTTATCATACTAATCAATGAATGACATAAATTCTAATCTACCATCAGGATATTCAAATAATCCCAAAGATCCGGGTATTTTATTCCGGTGATGTCTGGGGTGTTCTGTTACCTTAATAACCAATACATTCTTTCTGTAAGTTTCTGTTATCTTGATTACTATACCCTTATATCCGTCAAACTGAACTTTACTACCTTCTTTATAATACGATGCTGCCATAACTCTCTTGGTTGGTGCCCCCAGAAGGAATCGAACCTTCATCATATACTTCGGAAATACATATTCTATCCATTGAACTATAGGGACTTTGTGGTGCTGGTTGCAAGAATCGAACTTGCGTATTCACGTTACGAGGGTGACAGAATGCCACTATCCTAAACCAGCATATACTATTTATTATTTTTCTTCTAAACTCTTCTTATGAAATTGATTCATTTGTGCTGCAATCTCTTCAGCACGTGACATAATATCACCTTTGGTCATACCTGCTTTACACCTAACCAACGCATCACGTATCCACTGAGGGAAATGAGAACCTTGTAATTCGGCAAGCTGCTCTACTGTGTAATTATCTAGATTATCGAGCACTGCCTGTACATCAGGTTTCTTTTTCATCTTAGCAAAGAAGGAGTCTTTGTTGCCCCTAGGGCCCGGTGCATAACTTGCTTCGTTGCTCATTTTCTAATTTTTGTTTTATCAAATTCAAATACATATGCAGACTTACCATACCCGTTATTGAATTCCTTAGGACCAGTTCTCTCAGAGCTATCGTAAAAATACATCTCATCGTTGTAAACAAATACAAACATGAGGCCATCTGCGTTCAATAATTCAACACAACGCAAATAATCACGCATCTTATAATCATCTACAGTGAAGTATCTTGATGTCTTATGTTTAACATCTAACAGCTTTTTACCTTTAAATTTGTCGTAAAAAGCAAGGTCTGGCAATATAACACTGCCGCCAGTGCCCTCAAGCCGTGGACCTGTCTTTTTATCGTGTGTTTGATATCGTAAATCCTGCACAAACGAGTAATGTAATTTTAGATAGGCATACACCTTGTCTTCTGCAAGCGTGCCTATACGCAGATTTTCCTGAAACTCTTCGTCTGTCATTATACTATTTGTAAACTGGTGCATCTGGAAAGGATCGAACTTTCTACTTCTTCCATGTCAAGGAAGCTATCTAACCAGTGATATACAGATGCTATTTAATTCGTGTTGCTTTGTAAACGTCTTTTATATATTTGTGCCAAAACTGACCTTTAGATGGTGCACGTGACCATCGCTCAAACATAGTGCGCGATATACCCGGAATAGAAAAAGATTTTCCGTTCGATAATCGCATTGTGAGTACTTTGTTCGGTCGGTTGTGTGTTAAATCAGATATCCATGTAGATTGTACTGGTTTCTCTAATAATATTTCAGATATTTTCATATCTACTATTTATCTGTATTACCATTTCCCAATCGGGCATGTTGCTGTAAGTAATTTAACCTTAACATTCATGAAGCATCCGCACCTACTGCATGTATTCGTGATTTGTATTAGCGCAGGGCACTCGACACATTCTTTCATGCGTAAATCTGCAACTTCAGCTGAAGCTACAAATTTATCCATCATTTTAGAAATTATATTATCTGGTTTATTTTCCATTATTACCTGGTACCCCCGGATGGAATCGAACCATCGTGAACCAATTATCTGTTGCTTACGGGATATAAATCCGCCGTTTTACCATTAAACTACAGGGGCATTATTTGGAGCGGGATAGGAGAATCGAACTCCTGACTTCAGTTTGGAAAACTGAGGTAATGCCATTTTACGAATCCCGCAAACAATTACATAGCTGTTTCGCTATGCCTTGTGTCTTGCTGGCTACGTATTCGTTCTGCTTCGATTCTGAAAGTGTCGGCGAGAGAATCTAGTTGACTGACTGATAAAAACATCTCATTACAACCTGTTGTATCATTGTCACCATACCCGCGTGTAAATTTCACGTAGGCAGACTGCGAATACTTATCAGATTCCCTGATAGTAACGCTGGTAGTAAACATGTCGGTTTGGTTAATGATATGTGTTGTCATTTTAATTGGTGCCCCCTGAGAGAATCGAACTCCCATCCACGGATTACAAAACCGTTGTACTGCCATTGTACTAAGGGGGCATTGTTTGTTATAAACTTAATTATACGATTATTTATCTCTTAGGTCAATTGCACCAGTCTGATTTAGGTCCCATCCCAGTGTAAACACGAGCGTAACCATTGCTAATCATCATTGCACCTATGTTAACACCCTTAATTTCAACAACACCGTTGATGCGGCCACCGTATTTGTCCCACTTAATGTTACGGACAATCATTGTTTCAGCAGTAGAAATAAACTCATCAAGGAATTTCTTTGCAGCAATACCTTTGGCCTGTTCGGCAGGGCATTTAGCTAAATGATTTGATTCGGGTGTATCTATGCCTAAAATACGTACAGATATATTACACAATGGGCACGGTATCTCTAATGTAGTCTTTATTGTATCACCATCAGCAATACCACGGATGGGCATTACCATATCTAGTGCATGGGCTGTCGTAAGTGTCGCCAGTAAGAGTGTAGTCAGAATATATTTTTTCATCATGTTTCCCAAACTGCTATTTATCATTAAGGACACTCGGTGATTAGTAGTGTGTTACCACACCAAAACTTCTAGGACATATCGCTACATTGTGTGATCAACCATTCGATGAGCATTACACACTTAGTTCAATCCCTCGTCGGGTTAAACAAATAGACGATCTTCAATCCGCGGCTGTTACCGCCCTTTCAGTCGAATCTTACTTAGGCAGGGACTCCGCTTCGTACTCTTTAAAGGATGGCTACTTCTGGGCCTACCTCCTACTAATCAACATGAGTAATCAGCAGAAAAGGGGCATAAGCCCCTAATCATTTATGATTTCCTTAGAAATCATATCTCTGTGTCATTACAGTCTTCAACATAATGCTGATCGGTGTCATTTCTTCACCACCTAACACTGACTTAACAATGCTTGGGCTGAATCCAGATACCAATGCAGCACCTACCTTGTTGTAGGTCACTGGGCTGTTACCAGCACGACCATTCAAGTTCCAGAATACGATCTGTGGTACCTTGTACCCTGCAGCAGCATATTCCTTTTCGATGAACTCCATTGCGCTTACGCTAAGTTCAGTTCCACCAGATGAATAGTGCCCACGGGATGGACCGCTACCTGTTGTTACACAAGCATCGAATTCCATGTCCGACAAGATCAAGATCTTAGTAGGCATTTCTGCCTCTGCAACCTTGCCCTTCACAGCAGAGCTAAGAATTAACTTAAACACTGCACCGAGATCAGTATTCATTGCCCAGCTAGAACGAGCCATCTGTGCATAACGCTGTTCCAAGGTACCCTTCAAGTTAATCATTTCTGGCGAACCAGAGAATGTAACGAAAGTATCCTTGAATACACCATTCATGCGTTCAGATGTGTACAATCCCAAAGAGATTGCAACGTCCATAGCAGTTACGCTACCAGACACAGCTACGCTGCTCATCGAACCCGACACGTCAACAACCGATAGGATGTTTTCGTTTGAGCCTTCCAAGTAGTTAGGCAATGCCTTCCATTGTGCGTTTGCCACAGTCTTGTCACCGTTGTTTAACGAACGGATAACATCGTATGGGTATACTGCACCTGCGTTGATCTTAGCTTCACCAGAAACCAACTTAGCCTTGTAATCAGCATAGCCCTTAGGGTCATGCTTCAGGAAAGCCTTTTGGTAACGACCTGCCGCAACTGACGGAATATGTGGGTACACAATTCCTGTCCAGTCTTGAGCACACATCTTCTGTTCAACAGTGTTAGACAGACCAACCAGTAACTTACGATACTGCTTAGGAGTCAACTTCATGTACGAACGAATCTTGTTAGCTTCAGCGCCCTGGCGTGGCATCCACTTAGCACACAAACCGTCATTGCTGATTGTCAGTGCTGTAGTAATCATGCGCAAGGCATCGCGTTCCAGAGTTGTCCCAAATGTGATGAACAGGTCATCCCAACGGCCAAGTTCTGGCACCTTTGCCAACACACGAGTAGCCAATGCTGGCTCAGTGCGGATCAAATATCCCAGCAACGAACGGAACGTATTACGTTCGCCTGCACCACCGCGTGCATCACGTGTCCATTCAAGGACACGAACTGCCACTTCTGGATCTTCCACTAGAGCACCAGCGAAGGTAGATGTAATATCCTTACCACGGCTTGCGCCAGCAAGGAAGAATAGGTCAACGTTCTTGTTTAGGGAAGATACGTTTGTTACTGCACCGTTTGTTGTTGTACCGGATGCGTTTACTGCTTGAAATAATGTTGTCATGTTGTTTTCCTTTCAGATTTAGTTTTAAAATTTGCTGTTATAAATCTTTGTTAGCAAGTGTCAATTGTAAGTTACTTTGGTGTGTTTGTCAACGGATTATCGTAACCTTTTAAATAATCCAGTATGTCCATTACATCGTGAAACATGCCGTGCAATTGCGTATCATGTTCTTCATTTAGTTCTTTCTCAGAAATAAAATCGTCCAAATGCATTGCAACATCTTCTAATGTGCGAATTGAGTCTTCCCTATCTACTATAGGACAGAACTCATATCGTGTGCGTTCTAGTTGCTCAAGGCAACGTTCTCTGTTAGCCTGCCTTTCTGCTAGTGTCAATCTATGCAGTGGCTTCATCTCATTCATATTAAGTCAGAATCATTTTTATTTGCCGGCTGTCCTACCATTAGACTAACACTAACAAGTTAGTGTACAGGAATCGAACCTGTGTTCGCTGGTTGAGTATTTTTAATGCGGTAGCGATTCTTTAGAAAATAAAACAGATTAGGTTTTGGCGAGTTTTTACTTTCCCCTCCGGAAAGGTTTTCAGGGCGAACCCTAAGATGCAAGTTTATTTTGTTTGCTGTACCTAATCTTTAATATAGAAACAGGATGATGTTAACCACTATTTTATTTTCTGGTCGCCTTGTCCCCTGTATATCGGTTCAGTTAATGCGACCCTAGCGACATTCATGTTGCCTAGTTGATTCTTGTGTCTGCTGTCAACAGCATATCCGACATTCTGCCGACTAGCTATTCCGTCTGTGTGTAATGTTACCATTACATAAAGCCCTCCGGCCACTTTCTATAACATTTACTGTAGTTTGAGATGCTGTACTCATCCATTAGAATTAAAAACAGGATAGTTTTTATATCTTTTGATTCAAGTGAGAGATAGACCTCACCTTGTTACAGAATCGGGAGTTTGATGTCCTGGTATCTCGCAACGTTCTTAGTATTTTTATACTGCTGAACCTATCCTTAAAATCTAAACGTAGTGTAACTTAAATTTAAGCTACTGTCAAATAAAACAGAGTGGTGTAAGGGATAATATCTTGATCCCTGCGGAAAAATATTACTAACGAAGCCTTACCACCGTTTTGAACGTGTTTACTACTGCTCGTGTAGTTTGTTAGGGTTGTTGCTTTCGCTCGGTTAATCTGCTTCAAAGCGGTTAGGCTCCACAAATTAAACACAAACCCCGACAGCCATTGCCTTTCGGCATAATTGGATTGCTGTACCCACTCTTTGTAAAATGTATAAATTGTATTATACAGTGCTTTATTTATCTGTCAATGGTTAAAACCGTGGTTTTATAGGATTAATCGTGGGCTGGCCATGCAATAGGTGTGACCGGATGCTTTACCAGAAGGTGAGCATGTATGCGTCTAATCATTGTAACTGCCTGAGCTGAAGTTATAGTTTCTATGTCTATGTCACCAGCCGGCAATAATAAATTCATGTGGCCTATCTCAAATTCAGATATATTGACATGCTCTGCATACCAATTATGGAATTCACGTTTCTTAACATCTATATACCTAAGTAACGTGCAATCACGGTGCGCAGTATTCTTTGTTATCTTATTATATAGATAATTAACATCAACACGATGTCCCTCTATTAAATGAAGATAATATTTGTCTGTAGACAATAATATACTAGCAAGTCCTGCTGATTTGTTTCGTTCACGATTACTGGCCATAAATTTTTCTATGTCAGTTATTAACCCATCGTGTTTAGATATATATAATATTTGTGTTAGCACTTATCCGCCGATGTAGAATTTAAGTGCTGTCCAAGCTGCACTGATAATCAATACCAACAAGCCGCCCATTTTCAATACAGTATGGCCGATTGTTTCGTGCTTCGATGCTAACGTACTCGCTTTATTCGCTACAGTCATCGCGGTCTTAAGGCTATCTGCTAATGTGTCAATGGATGTAACAGCCTTGGTTAGTGTGCGTTCTATAATTATCTGATTGGTTGCATCCATTTGTATTTTCTGATCAAATCGTTCGACAACCGCACGGTGGAAATCTTCCATATCACTAATACGATTCTCGTGATTTTCGGCAATTTTTTCTAATACAGCGACTCTAGTCTTGGTATCTATCACTTCTTCAAAATCAGCCTGGCGGCGGCCGAAGACTCGTTCTGCCGATCTATTGTCTTGTACTGGTTTTTCTCTTTCATCTGACATAGAATCCTCTCTACATTATCATTAACTATTTATTTAAAATACCAATTTTGAAATAGCGTAGCTTAATTGTGATTGTTGTTCGACGTATGTTGTATTTCTTTATCTATGAAATCTGCTGCACGTTTCATTAATCGTTTGTAATCTTTGGATTGTGATTTCTCCGGAAATAAATCTGCAATTTCATACTTAACAAATAAATGATTTAGATCATTTAATATCTTTGGTCTTACTTCGGCTGTCTGTAATTTGTTGACCCACTGAGGAATACGTTTAGAAAGTATATCTAGCACTTCAACAAATCGTGCGTTTATTTCTGCCGGTTGTGCACGGTACTGTGTAGTGCTGTATGGATCATCTTTGCGATGTTCCTTCTTGCGTGGGGTGAAATACCCCTTGGCATCGCCCGGAAATGATCCGGATTTTATTTCATCTAACGCATGACGCAATTCATGTGTTATAGATGTTTTCATTCTTTGCTTATCGAGCAATTCTAAATTAAGAACTACTGTCCTAGTATCTTCCTCATAGAATCCGTATAATTGTTTACCCTCATAATCAGCAACAACTTCGTCGGGATCTTTTGCACGCTCAATGAATGGTTCGCCACCTTGTACTTCAATTGAAATATTGTTCAGTGCTTCAAGCGGCGTATTAAATATATCACCTATCTTGCCGATTTTAATTAATTGTTGGTCAGGTTGATCAAATATGTTTTCATAATCGAGATTGCCGCCCTGATATGGCTGTAGCTTTGCATAAATGGCGGAAGACAGGGAGATTAACGCCCTGTCTTCTTCTGTTGTTTCAAATAACTCTTGTAATATCATAGCATATCCTTCGATATGCTATTTATCAATAAATTGTCTCAAACGCTGTTATGTTTCTTACACGGTACGACACCTCGTAATCAGATGATTTTGATTCAAAATGGCTTGTGAATTTTTCCCTAGCCTCTTCTTCAGAAAATGCATCTACTATTCTTTGTTGTAAGGCAGAACCACTCTCTTCGTCCATGTAGCTTCGTTTGTATACCGTGCCTGTAACTAGATATAACATTAGGCCACCTCTTCACCTTTCAGCACCTGAATCACAGATGGTCGAAGACAGCATTCAATCATAAAGTCGCGTCGCTGTTCGTCAGTAAATGATTGCCATTTCTTAACTTGCTGCTCGCTGCCATACGACTGATATGGTGCCATAAATTTCAACCATTGTGCTAAGCCTTTAAATACAGATGCCGGTAGTGCAGGATGAGCGGATAATGCCGCTGTCATGAAATCGTTATGCAGTACTGCCATGCCAAAGCTGCCGGGCTCGATCCCGTGACACATATACAGCCACAATGCTTCTTTCATGTCAACATCGACTTCCGCTAGGTTGTCGAAACTTGACCTGAACATCCTGTGTATTTTCATTAGTCTTTTACTTTCAAAAGATATAAATTAGAGATAGCTTTGAAGCTTGCTTCACATTCGTTGCATTTATAAACTTCACCTTCGCGATTAGGGCCAGTGATATCACCCATTACTGATTTGCCATCAGCATGAGCTAAAATTTCATTCATTGTCCCTAATGTTGCAGTGATAGAATAAACAGGCACATGCGGAATATCCCACTTTGTAACAAACTCTTTGCGCTGCATAGGAGTGTAATATTTGCTAGTGTCAATATCATAAATGTCATAAACATAGAAGTGCTGACCCTTTAGTTTATAGATATTACCTTGAATGTTTTCTCCAACTAATTCGCCTTGCACTGCAAGATTTTTACCAACTGTTAAAAGTTTTTCTTCTAACTTTAATTGGTCAGCTACTTTCCAGAATGTGTTCTGTAGGTTGCGTTTAAGATCCATATTCCGCGAACATACGCCGAAGTCACCATCAATTAGATAAGTGGTCATTGACGACCCTTCTAGTTTCTCTGTAACTTCCCATGTAAAGTTTTGTTCTTTCCAAAACTCAAGTTCAATGGACAGGTTCTGAATACGCTCTTGATCTGTTTTAGGAATGCATGACGGGAAGTTGCCCTTCATCTCGCCGGCCAGTTCTGCAGGCACTGGCGGATCGTATTTGACGATGCCAAGATCAGCGGAGACATCGCACCCCTCAACATACATAGCGTTATGATCGGCGTTAAAACGGCCAGCGGGAATAATCAGCCCTTGAGAAACTTGGCCACGCAATTTCACCGTACGAAGTTTCTCACCTTTGATTCCGTCGTAGACACGAGGTTCCTTTCCCTTAGATAAGAACGGTGCAAGTTCTGTAGGAATCCATGCATCGGGTTCTGCATACACCACTAGGTCACCTACATTATATTTTCCTACCGTGTCGACTACCCACCAGCCATCAACGCGGTATGCACAGATTAAGTCTGCTTCCGGAATTGCTCTTACTTCGGCAATTTTACGGATTGTTGCCATTTTACGTTCTGCCATATCATTTACCTTTTAATTTCTTTACAACTTGTTCTTCTTCAAATTCCTCAAGGCCCTCATTTGCCCAGCGTTCAAAATCCTCTAACGACCAAACAAATCTGTCAGGGACAGGTGCACTGTGGCTCGCCTTCATAATTTGATTTTGCAATATTCGTATATCGTTAATCAATTTTCGCTTGGCTGTCATTTCGGCCCGTAAATTATTCTTAGCGATTCTTTCGTCATCAGCTTCGTAGCTGCTATCGTAGTGTCCCATTATTTCTTACTCCAAAGATGTGTATTCTTATCCATAAACTCTTGATCTACAGTGTCCATTTTGTTCTTGCGCTTGTTATTACATGGTTCGCATGCAGGGCGCAAGTTTTCAACATCGTTGTGTCCACCTAAGCTAACAGGCACAATATGATCCCGTGTCATCATTACTAATGCGTGTTTTGTGTGTGCAAATAGTTCTAAAACAGGTGGTTTATTGCGATCGTTTTTGTGATGCTTAACTATGAACCGATCTGCCTCAACACCGCAACACCAGCACTTCATTTTAACATTTGCCTCATTGCAGGTCTTCCACAATGCAACCCCGCTAGGTGCAGAAATCTTCACACCATCTACTTCTCTATCATCGCGACCTTTTGCCAATACAGCAAAGCCTTCGTCCAGAGTTAATTCTTTATAAAAAATAAACATTATCGCACATACCTTTCTCCGTAGTGTTTGGTAGGATGATCGTCAGTTACTTCCCTAACTAGATCACTAAATCTCAAAGAAAATGCTAATGCAGATTCACTATCCTCGAAATTAAATAACTCCCAATTATTGATAATCTCAGAGGTGTAATCCCAACTTCTTTTATCCTTGTCACTACTCCACCATACTCTATAGCTTTTACTTACATACGAATATATAACAGTCCCATGTATGTACTGCTCAATCCATTTACGAATAGTCGGTTTATTAGTTTTTATTTCATCTTCGTGTATTCCTACACAATATGGAAACTCTTCGCTGGGCCATTTAAATTTATACCCTCTATCCTGAGATGAATAACCCGAATAATATGCATCAGTGAAATACCACGGCACTAGATGCCCCTCGTTTTCTTTAAGTTCACTAAATGTAATTAATTTGCCCATACATGCATTATACGTGACGACGCCACTTGCATGCAAGTGGCGTCTGTGGGTTAGTAAGAATTACTTCTTACCTGACGGGGCTTTGAATGGTGTAATACCGCCTGTCGAGCTATTAGCAGATACTTCATTCCATGCTGGCTGAAATTTACCTTCCTTCAACTCGCTTAGGTTCTGCGTAATGCATGATTGAATGGTTGCAATATTAGAAGCACGTTGCCCGGTAAACGGACGGGTAACTAATACGTTAGGTGCACCCAATGCATTGCTGTTGTATACAGCCAGGTTCTTGTAGTTCAGTGGTTTGACTTTGTATGGTTCGCCGATTGGTGCATCAAACGGAATCATAGTTAGGCCACTTGCCTGAGTAAGTACCTTCACCGTACCGCTGGGCCATCCAGACACTGTGAATGCCGCTGCAACTGTACCTTGCTTCACCATTTCAAATGCAGAGCCATCATCTTTCGCATCAACGAATTGCATACCATACCCGAGTTGCTTATCGAGCTTACGGCCTAGCAATTGCGCAGATCCAACCAATGCAACGGTCTGTCCACGCAGTTCGGAAAATCTAGAAATAACAACCTGCTTAGAGTCACCTTTCATAAATCCAAACTTCTTTTCGCCAACTACTGAGAATCCGTTAGCTGCTGTAATGACATGCAGATAATTACTGTTCACAGGCATCACAGCTTGCAATGCTGCGATATTTTCATCGCCGTTCTTCATATCAGCCCAAGCGTCAACTTGAACAAATCCGATATCAGCGTCTTTGGTAGACAATGCGTTCAAATTGTCAAGGCCACCTGCTGTGTTAACTTCGCAGAGATTAACCTTGGCGCCACAGACTTTAGCAACGTCTGCAAATAGTAAGGAATAGCCTTTGCCTTTAGGGCCAGTTGCTACGCTAACACCATCACATTCAGCGGCTGGGCCATCTGATGCTGGTGCTGCCATTGCGAGACTCGACAATGCAAGAAGCGAAGTCAGGATAAGTTTTTTCATGTGTGTCCTTTAAAAGTTAAATTTTGTTTGTGGTTGAGTTTGTAGCGGTTTTGTCTGTTTGTTGTCTGTGTCACCGCCGGTTAACATAAACAATGCTGACAATACAGCAATTACAAAAATAAATCCAATTAAGCGTTCTTTCATACATTCACTTTCTGTGTGTTGCGAACAGTAAGCGAATTAATGTCTAATACATTTGCATCGCTATGTGCTAATTGTACTGCAGGTTTAACTGCTGTGTCATCTGGATTTACATCTAATGCTGCTGCTACTTCAAGTTGAGCAAATGCCAGATTCATTGATTCAAACACTGCATCACATGCTGTATCAGCTTTAAGCTTCTCGAACGCGTCGCCCGTATCCATACCTGCCGCACGATTTGCCTCAATTGCGTCCTTAGACATTTCGTAATATGCCTGCATTTCTTCAAGCTTCATATCGCCGTCTGCTAACGACTTCTGTGCATCTACTAATGCCACCTTCTTGCGTTCTACCAAATCAGTCATTCGTGCCAGCTGAGTTTCGAACTCGTTTGCCCGAGCAGGATACTTCTCCTTAAACTTAGCAACTTTGGTCTTAAAGTTTGCACGAGCTGTTACTGCCTGTTCAACTGATGCCTTGAAATCTTGGAATGCTGCCTTCTTAGCAATCAACAATGCATGCAATGTCTCGATAGGATTCTTGTCAGCTGCTGCTGCAATCTTTTCGATATGACGGACCTTCTCTGCATCCAGTGCGCGGTATTTTGCATTAGTGACCATTGTTGCGAATACAGGTGCAAAACTTACTACCGTAAAACCTACTGCGCCTGCAATTGCAAGACCGATTAGTCCCTGGATTGACAGGAAAATAATAGGACTAACAATTAGGCCTACTACCGCAATACCGCCTACAGTTAGCCACTTCTTCAATTTCGCCTTCTTAGCGTCAAGTTCTTCAATGTTCATAATATGTCCTTTCTGAGACAATGTAAATGTACTGTGTGTTACTAAAAATAGCAAATGGTTAAAACAATTTAAGATGACCAGTAATCTTATCAATCTCTTCTACGCTGCCTGGGCCAATGCCTACCGCAGTCATAGTCGGCACACCGGCAAAAATGGTACGGCCCGAATCAGTAATAAGTGCAGTAGGTAATCCTGCGCTGTTTGCAGCATGGTATAATGCAGTTAATTCTTCATCAGTTTCCACATACAAAGTAGCCTTTGTAAAACTACCTAACAACCAATCGCGTACAAAGACGTTGTACAATGGAATAATTAGATTATCCCCGTACTCGTCCAATTTACCCATTTTAAGGACAGCACCCAAGCTCGCGTGGGCACCCTGGGATACATACTTCCCAACAGGCATGTTTAGTGCCTTAGGGAATTTCTTCATCACAAGAACCTGTTTGCTGTTTACCATATTACTCCGCAGTAGTTACAACTGGTGCAGACAATTTGCTTGCTGCGCTATCAAAGATACGTGTATAGACACCCTTGAAGAACTTAGTGATTGCCGATTGAATAACATTGATAATGTCGCCAACCAGATTTTCAATCATGCTAAAGGGCCACACAATAACCCATGTCGTAATCTTATTCAGCATACGTGTGGGGCGCATATATTCAATTGCAACGTCTTTATCGCGCTGGCTCGAAGAATCTTTGTAAGTTTCAACAATCTTATCGCAATGACGTTTGTATCGCCAGAAACTCCACATAAATCCTACAGCAAAATATGCCGCTACATATAGTGCAATTGCCGCAAGTGATAACGAGAAGAAGAAATATGCAACTGTGGCAGTGACCATACCGACAAACACTGCCCAGCCGTGGGCCTCATTTGCTTCGAAGATGATACCGAGAATGCATAGCACAATAAATGCCGGCCATGTCAACATGTATCCTGCCAAAAATCCAATAATAAATTCCATGATGATCTTTCTTAAATGTTAAAATGCGTTACCGACTTTGTACGACATTGTACTAGCGGTAAAACTACGTTTCCAATCCCACTCGTCTAACACCAATTGATTGAAGACATCTTCTTCTACTTCAATGATTTCGTCTACCGACAACTCCAGCATACGAATGGCGCGTTTATAGCTCGATTCATACGAAACTGGTGTAGTAGGCATTGCTTTGATTTTAGCAAATTCAGTCAAGGATGCTGTGGTGGCCAATGTGAGATTAGTTGTGCAAACCTGCAACACCAGCGCCTTGTAATCAACAACGGATTCAGTGAATTCCGTTGTGTGTTTGAGCATGTTTGCTTGCACAATTTCTAGCAGCTCAAGCCTGTTCATTTTGATTGCGTTCATAACGTTCCTTTTGTAATTTTGCATAATATATATAGGCGTTAGTGCCTGTGACTCAGTATAAGCGGACGCTATACTTTTGTCAAGCCTTGCCAATTAGGGCTGCGACGAGAATATAACTCTCAACCATCTCTATGTCTTGGTTGACCTTAACTAATAATTCTCGTGCTTTGTGAGGGCGACCGTGGCGTGCTTCCACTTCTGCCTTAGATAATTCGGTGATCGAATACTGAATATTGTGTATCATGGAACATACATCGTCTCTATATCTTAATCCGTATGTTTGATGCATTAGATCAGCTTCTACTCGTGACCAATCTAGACTTGACTGAATTGTATGTGACATATCGATGGTGCGAGCGGAGAGACTCGAACTCTCAATCCTTGCGGCAATGGCTTCTTAGACCATCGTGTATCCCATTCCACCACGCTCGCATTATTACTTAACTTTGTTATTGGTTGCAAACGAGTGGATTTGAACCACTGACCTTTGGGTTATGAGCCCAACGAGCTACCAGACTGCTCCACGCTGCGATAAATCCTGTTGGTTACGTGTTAAGGTCTTATACGTGTGGTACCAGCACACCCTCTTCATCCAACATCAGAGCAAGGACGGTGAACTCTGATCGTTAACACACTTACAAACCGTCATAGAAACAAATCTTTGAATGCTGATTTGTTGATTGCATTTATGGTGCTGATAATCGGAGTCGAACCGATGACCTCATCTTTACCAAAGATGTGCGCTACCAACTGCGCCATATCAGCATTAATTTTTACAGTAGGATATATCATTTATACTCTGGCTTACGTCCGTCTGCATATTATACTTTGGCGGTTATTGTAGCGCATACTGTAAGTTTATTTATCACATAACAAATTTTAGTAGAATAATATACCAGCTTAGTATTATTATAAGACTACATGCATATACAGCATCTAGTATACGTTCTCATTTGTTATTAAGTAATAGAATTAAGTAAGAATCTGTGTTTATTTGTTTAGATTCGGCGGTTAAATGTTCTAGACCATTTAGCATACTTATTCCATTAATCTTCACTCACCGTCTTTGGTTTTATTTCCCTTAGACTTCAACGAAGCTCTACGTGCTGCTTCTGCAGAAAGTTCTGCATCAATCAACATACGTTTCAAATGATTTCGTTCTTGCGAATTCTTGCACATCAATGCAATCTTTGTTTTTGCGGAACGAGACATTCTATAATTCTTATCAGGTGTTGCCATCTTTGGTATCCTTACGTATTTGTTGGTTTACATGTTTTCTGACTGTAACAATTTGTTCGTTTAATGCACGATTCTTCTTTTCAGATGCATCTTGCCTTTTACTTAACGCAAGTATAGCATGCTTCATCTCATTGTGTCTACCGCTATCAGCATTTTCAGTTACACCAGACCTAACCATATTTTGAGTAACAGTGACAACAAGTGTATCGTTTGAAGGATAGAAGGCTCTAGATTTTACCCTATAATCTTCGTCATCAATTACTACGGTATCGCCGGGCTGCGGCGCTATTGCTACTGTTAATTCTCTACTGTATATTTCTGTACCGTAGTCATCTTCATAAATTATATTCATTTTGTCTCTGATACCTCAGTTAAATCTACATCTCTAAAACTTATCCACATAGGTGCTTTTAATTTAAATATTATCTCAAACGCTGGATCGTCAAATATAATACTGGCTTGGTCGGCTGCGCATAGCATATCTGTTCCTATGTCGAATCCCGTTAATGTTACATTCTGTTCGATCCAAGTTCTCCACAGAAATTTATCACGCTCCCATTCGTAATCGCCGCCATTACCACATATTACTGTTAACATACTTATCTGGAGAGGTCGAAGTATTCAGCTTTTGCCAATCTGATTATGGGCTCATCTAAATCCCAGTTCGACATGTCTATGCATTCTTTCAATGTTAAATTGTTGGGCATTTCCCAATGACCGAATTTTTCAGTTATAATTAATTCTTTGTTTGGTATTCTTGATAGATCGATATATCTAATTTTCCAACTAGAATCATCGCCCCAGATACATCCGCACATGAATCCAAAATTACAATACTGTGTTTCAGCTGCTTCGCCATCGTCTTTAACAGATTGTTCAAATTCTGCCTCAGTCTTAAAATCGCAGTCTACATAAGAATAATTGTATTCATAGGTAGTGCCATCATCTCTAGAAATGCTGTCGTGAATACGTTTATAGCGTGGCACATATAGCTCAATAGGACAGAACCCGTTAGGTAATGCATCCTGGCCACACCAGTCCTCGATGCAATCATCGTGCAATTTCATTACACGAGTTGTCGTATAGTTCGCACTATATAATGCATACCATTGATTGTCAATGACGAACGGATGAAATGTCAGGACTCCGTGACTACTGTAATTTCTAAGATATTCACCAATTAATACATCATTGCGGAATATAGAAATTTTTGTGGAAGCCCAGGTACCTGGCGCATTTTCCACCGACTCTGCTTCGATACTAAATGGTGTACCGGGGTATGAATGACTATGTAGCTTCATCATATGGATGTGTTATTGTGAAGTGCATTGCGGCACCACAACTAAATTGTTCATGCAATTTAAAGTAACGGCCATTTAACCAGAATGGTTTTAATACGCTGTCACCATTCCACCAACCACGTTGTATGTGTATATACCCTTGTGCCCCGAGCTCTTCTCTCAATTTAGCAAATTCAGGATGATCTGCTGTCCCGATAGAATACGCAGGTGGGCCAGATTCCTTTAGCTTTCGCACAAGAAAGCTTGCTTTAGATTCGTTCTTACGTTTCTGTATAGGATGATCTGTACGTACATATATACTGGTAAGATATTGTTCGTCTATGTAGAAGTGCATAATAAAAATTTAGGTGAATGTCTTGCTAACCGGTCATCTAGTTACCGGCGTGGCTCAAACGGTTTTCGGTAGGAGTTCATCCCTACGTTACTTAGCCAAACCTTGCCACGCTCCCGCCACATCCTCACGGTGTGACTTTTTTGCGCATTTTCCCGACATTCAGGAGGAGATACTCTAAGAAAGACAACATAGGGTGGGTTTAGATTTATCTTTCTGCCCACATGTTCACCGGCGTATCTCTTTCTTCGCTGCCTGTTACCTAAAATCCTTTACATTGTTCCGGGGTCAACATATTTACATTTCTCAAATGCCCATGCTCGCTCTCTACATTGCCAACACACATTGCATCGTAATGTTGTTGACTCAGTACAAGTATGAGATAATTCCATTATTTCGGTCAACCCCTTGTCTATACATAATTGTACTATAACATCCTTAGTATAGTCAAAGAATGGTTTACGCATCTTCGGATGTATAGACGGGTGTGGGCGAATTGGCCCATTAGGCACTTCATCCGGTGTGTTGTTTCCAGCAGTTACTATAATCTCTATATACGGATATCGTGCTAATACAGCTCTAACACCGCTGCTAACCTGCTGTGTGTGATGCGCATCGGGGTTTCCTAATACATACCATGCTGTATGGCCTTTATTAAATTTCTTATCAATGAAATTTATAATTCTTTCTGCATGTATCCGAGAATCATCATATCGTGGAACAGTAAAAAATTCAAAGACGTTTTGTGTCTTTAGTCGTACTCTTTCTTCGTGCATGAGATATAATAGCATTGCACTGTCAAATCCACCAGACACAAATATACCTATTGTCTTATAATTCAGCAATAAGTTATCTATTTCAGTAATTATTTTATCAAACATATTATTTAAATTAGGCTATAGGTGGTTAACCTTATTGCTTAGACTGCTTACGTCACTTGCGTGTCAGCTGTTCATATGACCAATTATAACAGGTCTCTAAGATTCGGATCTTAAGCGAGATCAAGATAGTCTCACGACCTATCATTCGTATGCCATTCTCGTTAGCAAACTACGTCTCTGACCCCCAGAGATAAAGATTAGGGCGTCTTTCGACTAACCGTCCCTAAGTTCAATACAGTCGTTTAATCAAATGATAACCGAACTGTGTTTGCACTGGCAAACTAATGTTACCCACCGATGTTGCATATGCAGCATCTTCAAACTGCTTCACCATTTGACCAGGGCCAAAGAATCCCAAATTACCTGCATCGGTGGCGCCGCTTGGGCACTTACTATATTGCCTAGCTAAGTTACCAAAATCCTCACCTGCCTGCAATTTTACTAACAAATCCGATGCTTCTTTAAGTGTCGGTACCAAAATATGTGCTACATTAATTTTCATTATTATTTTCTTTCATGTTAGTATATAACTGTAATTTCTTAAGATACAGCCTGACGGCTCCATCTGCCGAACAGTTTTCCTCACAGATATTAGCTGCGCTATCCATTATTAACAGTGCTATAGCCACCGGCATATGTTAACGTTACATGCTAGACGAAGATTGGTCGGAACAGTGGGATTCGAACTCACGATCTCCTGCTCCCAAAGCAGGCGCTTTAAGCCAAACTAAGCTACGCTCCGAATTATTCTTAAAAACTTATTTATCTACCCTTCAGCACTGCTGCTGTAAAATCTTCATCTGTCATTTTTGGTTTTGTGCTAATAAGTATTATACTCGTTACTGTTTCGAAACTTTCTTCTAACTGCCATGTACGGCCAGACCACACAAATTTAGCCGAGCATGCTGATGCAAATAAACTGACTTCGCCCCATGTTATATTCTTATCCTCTATTGCTTGTTTAATAATAGGCAAATGCTTCTTATCAAACCCCGAGCAATATACATGATTTAAATTATCAGGCCAGGCCATGCTATTTCTTCAACATAATAATATCGTCACCTGCTTCAATGGCGTCATACAATTCCTGTAATCCACCAACGAATCCAGAATCGCGTGTATAACCGCTCTTAGCTTCCTCTTCGCGAGCCTTACGCATCGCAATGGATAACGCAGTTAATAGGTTGCTACTATAAAATTCCATATAAACTTTCTAATAAAACGGCCGAACTCCGGATCCCTTGTGTGTTCTTCGGCAAAACTCTGTAAGGGAAAACCCTACAACAAAGCGAACTCTCACCGCTTCCACATATATCATTAAATTAAATATAGCGGTATACTGATCCCAGATAACAAACTAAAATAAGAATGGCTAAAATCGCTTTTTCACGTTGTGACACTATAGCATCGATGTCCGCGCATGCGTGGCCGAACGCATAATGCTAGTGTGGGCCAATTATTCCCACTGTCCACCTCACCAAGCAAACCGTTTGCAGAGTCCACTTGGCCCCATGGCTGATATAATATGCAAGCCCTCGGAGGATATCCGATATGCCTTATGGATACTTACACATTACATAATTCACTGTATCGATCGGGCCCTACCGGCCATTCTTAAACTTGGTGCCCCCCAAGGGACTCGAACCCTCACACCTTTCGATAACGGAACCTAAATCCGTCGCGTCTACCAATTCCGCCAAAGGGGCTAATTACTTACTAAGCATTAATTATAATGCAAGACTACTATTTATGCAACCTTACCTTCATCTTGTCTCTTTTGCCATGTCAGATTGGTAATGGTACATGTGTCATCTGCATTGACTTGAAAATCTAAGTCATCGCCTTCGCGCCAGTCAGCTTGTTTTAGCATTTCTTCTGGTAATGTCAATATTACATTGCCATCAGCGTCTTCTTCTGTTGTCGTTGTCCATGTGTTGTTCATTTTATGCCCTTCAATATATCCACTATTTCATCATCAGCACCCCAGTGTGTCAACCAAGGTGTTCTATCACATTCTTTTACGTGGCGCATTACATCTTGTCGTTTACAATTTTCGATGATTTCACATATAGATATTCTCATAACTTCAACACCCGTGTGTTTAATACTAACATACATCGGCTCATCTATATCCCACGAATGATATTTCATAAATCTGCTCCTGCCGCATCTTCGTATAACCCGGTTATCTTTTCACGCAATTCTTTAATTTCTTTTGCCGCATCCTCTAATAAATCTGCAATACGATCTGGTTTCCCTTCTTGAACACTTTTACGTGTTGCTATCTGTCTGCGTATTTCTGCACGTTTTTCTAAACGGTAGACAATGTCTGTATCATCGACTTTGGCTACAGTAACGCAACCGGAACAATCAACAGGCGAATCTTTGAATGCATCTAACAATTCTGTTGCGCGGCCGGTGTGGAGTTCAATGGCTCTAAAAATTTCAGACGGATACCACCTATACATGTTGTACGGCTCGATAACTGCCATATAGAGATCCATCATTCCGTGTTTTCTAAACAAATATTGTAGACTGTGGTTGCCCGCATCATCTTTGTACCAAAGTTGGCCACGTTCGCATTCGTGTACAAATTCTTTATCAAGTTTCATTTTGCCAACTCTCCATATCCAAAATGTAATTTAATCCATCTTTCGTCGTCTTTATAATACCATTGATTTTCGCCGCGCCCGTATGTTCGCTCAGATACTTGCTCTAAAGTTTCTTTGATTATTAACTTAGCAAATTTCTCTTTATCAAATGATGTTGTAGATACATTGCCGCGACCATCAAAATATTCGACATGCGTTGTCGTGCATTTTTCAATAAGTTTATCAATTCGTGTAGGTTTCTTACTGCGAGCCATCTGTATATCCCATTCTGTGTGCATAGTCAATCGCATCGCGGAGCATTTGTTCTGTTATCAATGCACCTGGATAAAATCCTACCCACTTCAATATTTGTTCTATTTCGTGTTCTCTCATCATCGCTCCAATATTGTGTTTGGTTTCTTTGTTTTGCGAGCATGACGAATTGTTGTCCATGTTCCGCTTCTTATGACTTCTGCATCAGTTAATGGTGCAGCAATTAAGTATTCTGTTTCATTAACAATATTTTTGTCACGCGGAATATAATCAGCCGGGGGCCGTGTTTCATCGCCTTGCCTATATGCTCGCATATATGAGGAACGTGGCGGGTGAACAATGATTCTCACAGCAGGAAAAAATTCTCTAACAATATCATGTGCTTCGGCATCTGCACCTAAACAATCACCGTGATGAAATTCAGTAACATTAAGTTCAAAGAATTTTACAACAAACTGCTCTTTTTGATGTTGGCTCATGCCCTCGCGTGTACCAGTGACCCCTACTTTCATGAATATATCTCTTCAAAGAATGATGGATTAGTTACTTTACCGTAATGTCTGTACCATGTAGGCCGTTCATTTAATCGCAAAACAATACGAGCAATATTGACATTAATTTCACTATTGCTCGGTAACCATTCTACAACCTTAAATTCGCCAGGAATATCGAACGTAAAGAAACTAAAATGATTACTTACAATATTGTAGTCTCGTTTCAGTAATTCCGCTGTGAGTAATTCATATCTCTCAGTTAAAAACTTCATCTTGTTAAAGAAGAACGTAACGTGACCCTTATTTAGAGTATATCTTTCCGGAATACCGTTTAGAATACTTTTCACTGCACGAGTTCTTAACGATCTTCGCAAGGCTGCAGGTACCATTTTAATTTCGCGCCATTCTGCAAATAAATGCTGATCTGCCAGCGTATCAACTGGTACTAAATTAATGCGTGTCATACTTCTCTTACTACTGATTCGATACGTTTCACAATTGTATTTTGCTGTTTCACGTCACCCTTGTACAATTCGTACAGTCTGCATAGAGAGATAATTCTGTCAGGCATAGGTGCAATTAGATTATATGCAATCTTATTTAACTTATTTACTTCTGTTGCAAAATCTTGTTCTATATTCATACTCTTTTTCCATCATATTTTAACATAAATGCTACTGCGTCTTCGTTGTGTATAAACCAGAAATAATTAAATGCTTTAAATTGTACAATTTGAACTTTCCATGTACCTTCAACGAGATGGGCAGAGAGATATTGTGTCAATCTGTTGTGAAATTCTGCTTGTACATCCGGTTCCCAATAGGGGCACCTCACTTCTATCCTTACTGAATAATATTCCCTAAGTGCATCAACATTTGCCGGATAATTGCGGAAGTGCTCAGGGCTCTGCTTCAATTCAGGTGTATAATACATGTGCGACATTATACCTTTACTGCTCCGGTCCATCTCAATGCAAACACCAATGCATCTTCCGGATATTTTATGCTTACCCTAAATGCTGGCTGATTATGCAATCTATAAAATGGAAACCATTGAAATCTATGAACACCATCCAGCGGCGATAGATTATCATTGCACCAGTCCAGTACCTGATCTTGGTCTGATTCTAATAACGTAAAGGTTGACATGTTAACCAAACTTCAATTTAAACATTGTTGCATGCTCGTCATTATTAAACATAAATTCGTGCGGTTCGTCTAGCATATACGGCATTGCGCAAAAATTAAAAGGACCGATATTAATGACACACCACGAAACTACATCGTAATATCTGTCCTGCCTTAAATGCTGTATAAAAATACTCTTCATAGTAAAATTTGGTGCGCGATAGGGGACTCGAACCCCTGACCTACAGATTTAGAATCCGCTGCTCTACCAACTGAGCTAAAGGCGCATGTGTGCATATTGTATATGCACATTTGTTTACTGTCAATAGGTGTGGCTGTATAGTTCCCACTTACTGAATATTTGCCGTTCAGATTCTGTCGTGATGGGTCTTGTACATATAGCACTGTGGCCCATCATGTTGTCAGGCTCATAAAACATGTAAAATTCAATGCCTTTCTCGTCTAACTCGCGTGCTATAGACTCTAGGTCATCCTCATCATCTGCATGTAAAAGGATAAGACTTGCAATCTTATTCGGCTTCTTAAATCGCAAACCTGCCTCCCACGCTGCGTGGCCGAGTTGAACGATCTTTTGCTCGGGCGAAATGTCGTCTCGGATGAATGTGTAGATATATGGATTCATTTTAATAATTCCCTTAATGTATTAATTAGCTCTGGAGTAAAAGTTACCCCGAACTTTTTACTTAGGGATTCTATACGATCTTTGTATTCTAATTCGCGCCTTGCAGTACGTTCCGGTGTATCACCGCGTAAACCTTCGTTTGCACGTAGAGACCAGCGTGCGTCCTGCTTGGCTTGATCAAATGCTTGCCATGGCTGTGCACCGTTTGCTAATTTAGGGCTGTTTTCTTTGATTGGACTAAAACCGCGTTTAAGGTCGTGTCCGCGAAGAGCGTTGTAGAAAATGTGATCCGTAGCTGTACGGTTTGCAATCTTTGTCCAAGCTGTTGTTGCGCTTAGATACTCTTCTTTACTGATAATATATTCCATGATTATTGTCCTTTATAAAATTTAATCAAATGTGTTTCTTACTGACTCATTCAATAATTTTATGGTGGACCGTTATTTAAAACCTATTGCATTTTATTCTCCTTTGTTAAAGCTATATTTATCTGCCTGTCTATTACACTGTTATAGGAATCGAACCTACAATTACAACAATATTATTAAAGATACCCTAATAAGAGATCAGTAAATTCTTCCCAGATACAATGTGTTGGTTACCGTTGCAGGAATTGAACCCACCTCCCTTACATCTAAGAGCGGTAAAGTTGCACCCTTGGCACGGTACTATCTATTTATAAATTAAGTAGATCCACCCATTTCAAAGACGGGTATGCAATAACACCTTTATACTTAATTTATAAACATACTAATACACAGCAGCCTGTCTGGACTCGAACCAGCACCCGAAGTTGAAAGCTACCGAACTACCTTTATTCTACAGACATGTGTATTGGTTGTGTTTAAATATTGAGTTTGCGACATAACAGTAAATTCGGTATGTATATGCAGTCAAGATAAAACTCAATATTTAAACACACTATCCAATACAAATAACATAGATTGCCTTACCGGTAATGCTCTTGCCAGGCTCTCTGCTTTCGCAGCGCATTCTTTATGCTACTTTGGTATATGTTATTTGTAGTGTCTAGTGTTTAAATTATAGCAGAGTCAAACTTGTTCCGCAAGCGGTGCAAAATTTGGATGTTGCCTTATTTACTCTACCACATGTCACACATGTCGGTTTTGCTGCTACAGTGATTGGTTGAGTTACAACCTTATCACCACTTACACCAACCAAGCGTAACACAATTACATGTGACTGAGTTTCAGAATCAAATCCGTATACAGTAGTAAACTTTTGATCTACTTTAGAACCCGGTACGGTAATGCCTACATCATTAATCAGTTCAGAAGTGTCAACTTCTTTCACACCTGTATGCGGCGCCGAAGTATTCTGTTTACGTACTTCATCTGTCATCCCACGTGTGACACTATTCAATGATTGTGCTGTAATTTTTCCACTATCTAATGTGGCAGATGTCGCAGAAGCAATAGAACCACTTGCTCCGCTTATGTTAGACATCCCGTACACAGTGGGACCACTGCCGTATGTTGTGGTCCAAATATTTTGTTGCGGATAAAAGTCACGATAATGGTGCTTTTCCCAATAAATGTCTTTTACTGTAATCTGTGGCTTTTCCTTTTCAAACCAAAATTCAACACGTACTACACCATCATCGACTTTAATGCCGCGTGGACCATCCTCGATTGCCTGTGTACGCTCAATGAACTTGAATGCGTTACCTTCATCCATATTACCATTGCGAATAAAGCGTTTGATTTCTGTTTCAGAATTTGCATTAACAATGATTTCTGTATCATCTAACGCATTTGCACCGTCAATGCTAAGTGTAAACTTTACACGCCTAGAATTGAGGTTTTTAACTAGAACACTGAATTCACTACCAAATGGTAAATGAACTAGGTCTTTTGTTTCGCGGAGGATTTTGCCGTTGTGTTTGATAGCTACGGCCAGCTTGTCTTGGTACATCATATTTTCCTTTTTACAGCACACAGAATAAGTGCTTGGTTGTTTAATTCTGTTAGTCACACTATGCGACAAAAGTATTTATCACATCATATGTGTCACAAGTTAAGTTAAAGATCTGTGTTTTTGTAGATAGTTAACTAAGTCCGCATCATCACCCGGTATATGCCCATATGCCCAGGTCTTAACAAATTCACGAAAGTGCTCAATATCGACGATGTTATTGTCAATTTCTGTACGTATAACATTCAAGGTATTTGTCAATATAAAATGATCTTCTATATGTTTTCTGTAATCGGGGTAGTCAATTTCTTTCATCAACTCTTCTTCATAATGAAAATGAATGCTTATACCCTCAAACAACTCTAAGAAATTTGTCTTGAAATGCGCTTCATTTTCTTCGGCTGCAACGATATTAACCAACTCAAATATTAGCTTGTGCTGATTGTCAAGTATTTCATTACCTATTAACATTGCCGATGACCATTTTAGTATCATCCTATATTTATCTATATTTTTAATATAATAAACACCATTATATTCATAAAAATAGGGGCCGAAGCCCCCATTGGTTGTTTTGGTTATAAGGTAAGTCCTACCTCAGCTTTGAGTTTCTTAGGCTACAAGAGCGAATGTATCTGCGTTTGCATTTACTAGTTTTGCTTGGATTACGTCCATCGCCTCTCGTGTTGCCGTCTCTACTATCTCACGCAATCGATTTCCGGAGCAGGCCCATCAGAATCATACTCACACCATAACGTGTTATGGATTTTATTTTTCGAATATGATTTTGGTGGACCTGGCGGGATTCGAACCCGCGTCTTGCCTGCCTTCGCTTCGAAGGGATTACAACAGTACCTTTATTATACTACTTAGCGTTAAGGTGTCAACTATCCAGTATAACATATCTTTTCTGCCTTGATTCGTACACGAGATATAACATTGTCCCGTTCTACCCCGAATTCAATATAACCGGCACGGTCAATTACAGGACCGTACGGGTCCACAATGACATCATTTACCCGAATGCCTGCTCGATACGCAGGATACATCTCTGGCACATTAATTACCAACCGTGTTCCGGGCTGAATCATCATGCCAATACCGATGTAATTCTTATCCTTGCCTTCACAAATCCCTTCTTTGCTATACGGATGGTGCGTCGGCTTATAATATTCATCAGATTTTAAAAATGCTGGTCGTATCGTTGCTAACTGCTCTGGTGGTAATAGCTTAATTGCCATTCGGTTCTCTGGCGCTGTAACACTAGTACTAATCGGTTCTTGCGGTGTAATCGCAGATATAACAACACCGATATGGCACAATAAACTTATAACAATCGATAGTGCGAATATCTTGTTCATGCCACATCTACTTAATGCACGAGTTTAATGCTGCTTCTAATTCCACCTCATATCCTTGACGCAATTTTCTATCAGCTAAAATTGCTTGCGTCTTCTTATAGATATCCTGATCTACAGTAATCTTATCAAAGTTATATTCTGGTCTGGTAGGCACTACAGCCTTGCACGGCACCGCAATAGGTACTTCAACACGCTGAATCACAGTATTGATCACCGGCTCTGTTGTTGCACAACCAATCAAGCTTAATGTAGCCAATGTGAGTATTAATTTACTTTGCATTTTGAATCTCCAAATTAAATAAATCATTTGCAGCGTCACAGCGTGGGCGGTCGACAGGCGGCTGTAAACTCATTAGATACTGTGCCTGTTTAGAATATAACATTGATGTTTCTTTAGCCTTAGCTAATGCGACTGCATGTGCAGCTACCCTGGCGTCGGCCGCAGTCTTTAATTTCTCTATTGCTTTGTTCTGCTCATCTAACGAATTCATTAAACTCTTGACAGACGCTTGCGATACCTGCAACTCAGCAATTACTACATTTTTTTCTGCAATTGCTGTGGCCAATTCGCTCTTAAGAACTTTAATATAAACTAATCCGCCCAGAAAAGTAGCAGCAAGTATTGCCAGCATAATTAAATTCTTATTACCCATTACGAAAGAAAGTATACCCATGTGTGTCTCCGTTATTATAAGTGTATTTATCATACTGTAATGGACTATGATAAATATAGTATATGATAAAAATTATTGATCGTGTCCCGACAGATTATATGTCCGATACACTTAAAGAAATACAATCAATAAACTGGGAGAAGCCTGATTTTATCGATGCCCGGCGATTGCACCCCATATTCACAACCAGTTATGCTGTACATTTAAGAATACCACACAATACATCAGGTGTCTCAATTGGGGCCAACAATGATGGCGGATATCGCCCGGGAGTTATGGCTAATGCTGCTAAAATTATCAACTGTGTAGACTCACCCATTAGATATAACTACATGGCAACAGACAAGATTGTCAGTTGGATATATAATCGTGTCGACGGCAAGAAGATGGGAAGAATAATGCTTGTAAATTTGCTAGCCGGTGGCGTAATACCCGAACATACAGATGAAGGTGATTATTTTAAATATTATAAAAGATTCCATGTTCCGCTAATTACTAACGACATGGTAAGATGGACATGTGGGAAAGTCGGTGAATCATACTTCATGCCTGCTGGGCAATTAATACAATTAGACAATCTTAAGACTCACGGATTAAAAAATCTTTCCTCTAAGGATCGCATACATTTGTTAATAGATATTGCAACAGATAATAACGACTTCGTGTTCAATTAGTACCTATTCTCCATCTTAATAGGTTCGTCGCCGTATTTTGACAACGACCATGCTAAATTAGAAGCACTGGTATTACATAATTCGGTATAATCCCATTTATCAGAATTTTGAAATTTAGAATAAAGTTCTTTATGAGTTTCTATGCCTATCGTGCGGTCAAACAAATGGTCTTTCACTAGTGGCAACCCGACAAAGGCAGCTTTCATAAAATCACTTATATTTTCAAATGCAGAGACGTTATTATTCAAAATAAAGATAGATGCATCAGACGGATTGAATGACCATTTTAGTTCTATGTTGTGGGCTCTGCACAACGTCTCAATGAATGCAAATCTTTCTTCAAGGATATACGTCATATTGTGAATATTCATAAGTGCCTTATTTGCTGCTAGCTGCGCTAACCAGACGTCGAGTTCTTCTTGATCTACTAAATTGGATTTATGACAGAACGTTGCGGTGCCTACCCTACTGCTAACACTGTAGCACTCCCCGGATTTATTAACATACTCATAGCTGTCAAACCTCGGTAACGTCATATACAGATATTTCGGTGCACCGTAATTTTGTATGTATGAATATAAACGTCGTACCATCGAGGCAACACCCGAGCCCACTGTGCCTAGCGCAATTAATGGCTGATCATTGTGCAATGTCGAGTGTATTAATTCGCACCATCTTTGTTTGCTATCTGTAATACTGGACATTACATCGCACGTACCTAAATATACAACTTCACTCGGGGCAAGGGTGTCCCCACGGTATCCTTGCTGATTTATTTCGTGTTTAATGCGACTATAGCTCTGATATTGTTCTGCATCCCATAATGGGATATGAGAGTCGTTAACTTCATTCCAATATGTCATACAGTAAATTCCTTTACTGTACTATGGCGGTGGCCTAGCAATTTATCCCCTACATAAACTGAAGTCATAAATCTGCGATCGCCAGTTTGCTGCGCATCAGTGGTTCGCATTTCCGGCATATGCTGTTGCCTAATTATTTCATTAAAAACCCCGGTATCCGGAATTTCAAAGATAACAAAAATAACTTTGTCGGCCGGCTTCATAGGGCCATATACACGCTCAAAGCCCGCCTCAATAACCCCTCGACACTTATCAGTGATATAATAACACACGTTGAATGGGTTCACCGTAACCGACACATCGGTGCCGGTTGCAGTCTTATTTTCTAATTCTATGTCAGTGGGTGTGTATGAAAAGTAAAAATTAACACCCATTGTCTGAAATGTGCCAACGATATTGCCAATTAATTTATCAGTGCTGATCTTAAATTCACCCTGTGACAAGAACGGTTTCTTGAATTGAATTTTAAAATCAGTGACGTCACCGAATATAGAAGTGATGGTCTCAAGTGCATCTGAAATTACTACAGCGTTGTTGAGATAATTTCGATCACCGATTGAAAATAAGTTTGCTAGCATAATGCTCCTAAATAATTGTTCTGTGGATCTGTTTTAACGAATACTGCTTAATTATCATGCGTCTATCGTGCATGGTAAATTTTTGAAATCTCTCCCAATAACCATCAAACGAAGATTTTTTGTTATTAGAAATAACTGTTTCTGTTGCCGCCGTATATCTCGGCATAAAATTACAATATCTTGCTAAAAATCGTTCACACTTTGTATCATTCTTGTCAAAATATACAGCATACATTGTATGATATTCTCTGTGTTCTGCGTATGCAACTACATATTGTATAAGTCCGGACAATGATGTCAATTTCTTGTTGTCAGATTTAACAATATAATCAATTGTCCATGACCTATTATATGTTGAAAAGCTAGCAAAAAGGCATGCCTGTAATTCTCCATCGTCCGAAAATTCACCAAATACAGACATTAATTCAGTAACATCATTTAGGTAATAATTAGATAATGACAATACACGCGGTGGTGGTGTAATGCGAAACGATTCATTCGCTGACAACATTTTAACACATGGATTTTTATCAGCAGATGTTAATACTCTATACTTCATATTCTACGCCTAATTTAGATAACAATTTATTATACTCAATGTATACATCACTGAATGGGAATAAAACCGATGACAACTCAGTAAATAATTTATTTCTCGAATTTTGATGTAAACTGCCCTCAATAAAGACATTCGTCTTTTCCCTATATCTAACACCAAATTCTCTACTCATCATAGCATTCTTTGTTGTCAGACCGGATGCTTTTTTTCTATCGTTGAATACTATATCCTTCATCTCGGGCGTAAGAATCATTGCTGCCCAACAGGCAGGTGTATATCTAAAAGAATCCGATATCATCGGTATACCCGAAACATGCTGATATCGATTAAATACACCGTCTTGGTCTTCCTCTATGTAAAAATACCATTGTTGATCGTCCTCAACATCTGTGGGAATCTTATCGGGTGCTGACCTAAATTTAAGTTTTATCTCGTCGCCTAAGATTGCAGGTTCGCGAATTATTTCTAATGTGTGCAGCAATTCATGCATACCTATTCTGGGTGTCTGATATTTTAGTCCAATTTCGTGAAAAACACCATTAGTTGCCAGTTCTATAAGATTTATATCCACAACAGTAGGTGTTAATCTTAATTCATTACATACACTCAATGCCTGCAGAGTTTCCGGCGAATTTTTAACATGATGATGAATAATAACAATAGGATTTACGGGAATGCCCAGGTTAACAAAACATCTTAACAGGCATTCCGAATCTGTCCCGCCACTAAATAATAGATTCAATGTGGGCGTGTGTTTCCTAAAATTATCATACATTAGTTCACAGGCATACAACAATTCTTCCCTGAACGATCTCACCTTAGTCGGTACAATAACAGATTGATTAAACGATATATCCCATTTATCGTAGAAATCTGTCTTAATTATATGTGATAGGTTGTTGTTATAGCAACATTGATAATAGTTGTCATGGACATGCATATTTAAATTGATTTATGTGAGTATAATATTTACAATCATATTGCCCGGTAAGCTGTTTTAAGTGATTGCGAATAACCGAATCCCACTCTTGTACGAATTCGAACCCGGTATGTTTATTTCGAAATTCAAAAGTAAATATATCAGAAAAACATTCATGCTTATAGTCTAGTATACGCGATACTCTATTCGACATCAACCTTTCGACAGTCGGCAATTCAATAAATGCAGATATGATTCGCGAGTCTTGCTTCCAGAACTGGAATTCGCCCTGTAAATTGTATGATTCGCAAAAATTAAGAAGAGTAAATTCTCGTTGCTCATCTAACATATAGTATTCCTCATCCTTCAGTACAATATCCATTTCGCCGTTGCCGGCAATGAAAAAATAACTGTTATCGTTACACCACTTCATAATAAACATATGACATGCATACTGTGGTGAAAATCCGTTGGCAGAAAGGACATATTCGCTTAGTAATTCAGCTGATTTATAAATATCTATATCACAGTATAATATATCTATGTTGTGATCATTGCACCATCGCATTGCATATGAATAATCGTGTTCATTAAATATTATTTTCTTGCTATTCGCAATTACGGTGCATAATCTCCCGATTACACATTTAAACTGTATACCAGCTAATAATAATGACTCTGCAACCAATTGGCTATCGATGCCACCACTCATTAGAACAACAACAGGAAGATTATTTATATTCTTGCTATATGCGTTATGTGCAGCTAATCTACATTCTTCTTTAAATGACAGGATAGGGCTGTCTATAACAGGGTATTCTACAGAAAATTTATCAAAATTTATTTTCATGCTGATAATATTTTCTTATAATAATCGTCTGCCCACTCGACGGTTTTGTAAAAGATATCTTTGTTAAATGCTGATGATGATACATGATTTATGTACTCCCAATCGTACCCATAATTACGCATAGTCATTGGTTGCCATGCCCGCAATTTTGTTCTGCCCATGTGATCAGCGTACGATTGCATAGATTCAGCAAGCATATGAGCATCTTCGAATTGCCAGTATTCATTTATCCAGCTAGCAGACTTACTTGGATCGAAATAATATCCATAATCCTTATAATTTAATTCGAATTCAGATTTAGATAGTCGTGTTGCTGTAGGCCTTAAATTAAGGGAATTTATAGTAAACGTGTCTAATGGATATTTAAAATCCATCAATTCTTCTATCCATTTATTTGCCGAATCCCTGGAATCTTTGGGCAGACCTATAATAAACCCAGAATGGGTTATTATATCATTTTTCCATTTTTTATCATCTCTTAACCATTGTAGCATTTCCCGTGTCTTCTCGGGGTGCAATCCTTTTCCAATTATTTTACCGGATTCATGATTGAGTGTTTCTATACCGAAGACCGCGGTCTTCAATCCGCTCTCTTTAAGTATATCCGCCATCTCAGGATACCGATGAATAAGATCATGTCTCAAGTATGCAACAAATTCTATCTTAAACGGCAGTCGCCGAAACATCTCAGCAAGATCTGTTATCTTTTGTACAGATTCATTGTACGTGTCATCAGCGAATGAATATTTAGTTGTCCCAAATTTTTCATAATTGTACATCATCTCTGCATACAAGGTGTCAGTTGTTTTTGTGTAATCATTCTTCTTTCTACCGATCATCCTGAAGGCACAAAATTTGCACTTAAATATGCATCCCCTACTAATTTCAATTGGCAATAATTCGCCAGGGCGTATCATATCACTCTCATGATATCTTGTTGCTGCATGAACGAAATCGTACCCTGTAGCATCTATATCCTTATCAACCGATATCTGGTTGTTTCCTAGGTCAGTATATTGGAAGAATGGATTCTTGCCTTCAAGGAATCTAACATATTGTATTATAGAATTGTCTGCATACCCTAATATAAATGCATCCATCTGCTTTTGTTTATGGAATTCGGCTTTGCCGCCACCCATTACTAATTTAGTCTTAGGATTTAAATTCTGTATTCGGCGTTTTAGCGCATCCATGTCTATGTCCGACAATGGCACGCCGAATGCGAATCCGGGCACCGATGATGCCCCGTATCCTACTTTAACAATATTGTGGAAATTGTACATAGAGTCATTTACTTTCGATTCCTCTATATAGTCTGAAAACAAATTCATAAATGTTGTAGAAAATCCCACAAATAATGTTTCACTGCCGACATATTTGTCGATAGCCGCGTTTACACGATCAGGGCCTGCTAGCAAGAAATAATCAATGACCTGAACTGTATACCCGTGTTCTCTTAATACAGATGCAATTGTGTATGCACCGCTGTATCTAATAAATCCCCGAGCCGAATAATCAGTAAATATTACCGCATTAACTCCCATGTATCTCTCCTGTACTAGATTTCCATAATTCCCACGGTTTTCTTGTCTCGGTGATGCTAAGATAATTAAATACCAATTGCATGCATTGATCCGATGCGAAGAACTGATTATGTGTCACATTATCCACAATGTATGCATTACCAGTGATCAACATATCTCTGCCTATCATTGATGTTCCGGATATCTGTACCCTTACTTGTCTGGCAGTAGTATCTAAAAGATGATACGCCTCTACGCGATCATTTATTATCCTGCCAGGGTTCTGATTGTTAAACGCAATACCCTGCTCAACAATTGTCATGCCAGATAATAGTGGGTCAGCAGATAATGCAGCAATGAGTTTTGACACTTGAATATCTAACTCGATAGAGTTATTTCTTGCCTGAGCTAGAGAACACCCATTCACATCACGAGAAAACATATAATATCGTTCTATCTCCATTAACCTGCAATCATGTAATATACTAGATATATTACGTACCATGCGGTCTATGTATATGTTAGATAGATAAATTGTCTTGGATGCTTCTATCATAAGTTGTTAAGTAACCTAACCTTATACTGATCGATATACGCTTTATTTAATTGTTCTACCTGCCTAAATATAGATGTTCTACTGACACCGATTAGATCTTTCGGAACCAATCCTAGATTAGCGAACATAATTATAGGAAATCCGGCGCACCTAAACCTGTCGTTATCAAACGCAATCTTCAACAATTGTTTTGCGTGCGTGGCGGCTGTGTGAAATGTATAGTGTTCGTTTTCCCAGAATCCATTCTTTCCTAATTTATAGCCATACTTGTCTGACGATTTTTCAAATTCAGATTTCCATAATTTGTTATGTATCTTCGTGTTTGTTATGTACAATGGTTCAAAGTGAAATGAGTCAATTGGGCACGATTTATCAAGCAGCCATTTTGACCATTCATTAATTGTTTCCGGTGTATCATGCGGGAGCCCAACAATAAATCCCGAACCCATTGCCACATCGTTCTTCCATACGTCCTCTCTTAGCCAATATAACATCTCTTTTAATTTTTCAGGATGCATACCTTTACCAATTGCCTTACCCGATTCGTGGTTTAATGTTTCGATACCAAATATGGCAGATCGTAGACCGGATTCCCGCAATAGTACCGCAGTCTCTTTATGTGCATATATCAAATCGTGCCTCAGGTATGCTGCATATTCAATTTCAAATGGTAAACTGGTCGCAACCTTATGTAATCGTTCCAATTTTTCAACAGAATCATTATGTGTATCATCGCAATATACATACCTCGTTATGCCGAATTCGTTGTAATTTCTCAAGAATTCATCCCTGAGCACATTATCTGTCTTTATAAAATCTAATTTTTTCTTGCCGTTTAACGGATAACTACAAAACTTACAGCTGAATATACACCCCCTAGCCAATTCTATAGGCAGTGTCTCATTATGCATAATATAATCACTCTCGTGCCAATCTACTGTGCTAGTAGTGAATTCAAATTTTGATGTATATTTATCGCCATAGAATGCGATTTGCTTATCATTTATAGTTTCAAATTGAAAAAACGGATTCTTCTTATCAAGGTATTTCATGTATTCAACAGTAGCCTGATCGCAATATCCTACGGCGTATGCATCACAATCGCCTGTAAGATTCCCTGCTTTTGACCCGCCCAACACAATCTTTATATTAGGGTTTATGGCTCGCATCTTCGAAAACCATATTTTCATGCGTTCTTGATGATACGGATAGTTCAATGTAAAGGTATGTGCATTGGGCACCTGTGTTGTCTTGCCCGATATCTCTTGCTGCATTGTGTCTAATCTCTCGTCTACATATTCGTAGAATGTTGCAGAAAATCCCACCATCAGTGTCTCGGTACCAATAAACGAATGAAGAATCTTGTCCATTTCTTCATCAGAAAATTTCGTAAATAAATCAATAACCTGGCATGTATATCCTGCCTTGCGTATTTCTGTAGCAACCCGGTATGCGCCCAGGGCTCGACTATACGCATATTGCGTCTGCATAACTTGCGTAAAAATAAGTGCATTTACAGGCATAAAATTCAGGTTAAAATGTTAGATAGCAATAAGCATTGGCATCGCTTGTCTCACTGCTGGACCACTCTGAGGTTAAGATAAATCCCGCAGATTCGTACGTATGCCATGATGTCTTTCGTGGAAAACTCCACAAGAATTTAGAGTCAGCCGTTATTGCAACATGTATTATAGCACACAACAATAATTTTCCATAACCTTTTCCGCGGTATTCGGGATCGACCCAAAGTCCACGCGACCTTGTACTACCATCGGTGCACAGGTGGCCGCTGTTGACTCCTATTAGCGTATTATCCTCATATAACCCATAATACCAGGCCGGCAATAAAAAATTACCTGTATCGAATTTATCAGAATTATAAATCATCGCACTGTGTGATTCTATAGTCGATGTCCGTGTAGGCCACAATTTAGTAGACCACACAGATAGTATATCATCAAAATTTATTTGAATAAGTTCAATCATTTGTATAAATGGAGCAGCCGGGGGATTCGAACCTCCGTCTCCGGGATTTCACACCGGCGTATGACCTCTCTACCACGAACTGCGTTGTAACCAGGAGTCTATTCTATCAAACACAAAATCATTGCCGGCAGCATCAAGATTATTAGGAAATTTCTCACCCACTATCGACATTTTACCCGACATCGGTAATAATTCGGAATCTACTGTACCTGATTTAATTTCTAGCCACGCCGGGAATATTGCCGGATTTGGTGTTATAGCGTGCAATACTGTTATATTCTTATTTAACAGGTAATTGTCGATCAACAAGACAGCAGAATGAAATCTGTTAGTTAAAAGATCCGGGTGATGAAAATATTCCTTATATGTAATCATTGCATTACAAAATTCTTCTGGCGTTCCAAACACATCTTTAAGATTTGAATACGAAAAAAATTCTTTATCAAATTGCTCTTGTGTGGGTACCTGCATATTACTTTCTGTCCACAATACGCCAGCCTTCTTGGCTGGAACAGTACGTATGCTTAGGTCTCTGTCTGCACCGGGAATAAAAATATATCTTATTAGACTGTGGAATATAATTGCCACATCTATCTCTTTGGTCTTCTTTAGGTCAAACAGAATTCGTTCCTCACTGCCCTGTGGTACGCCAAGGTTAACAATGTCAGCTGAATATTTCAATCTTATCTTGTCGATAAAACTTTCATTGTTCGGACTATTCGCCCAGCTAGCTATACTATGCCCATAGAATCCTATTTTCATTAGTTACTAGACAGGGTAAGTAAACGCCGATGTTATCATGTTAGCTGCATTGTAGTTAATGCGCGGTGCCACAACGTCTTGTATAATAAATGAATTGTTAATAAACAGAACAAATAGTTCCTGCGTAGGCCAGGTGAAGTTATTTGTCTGTACTAACCCATCAGGTGATACCGTTGTCTCGATAGTTACTTCGGCAATTAGCGCCGTTGTATCGGGAGTTGCAGTTATTGTGAAAAATGGCACATTGACATCAGGGCGTGTGTCAACTCTAGTTACTGTATACATGTTAGTCCTCATCAGTTATCATGTATTTATCACCACATGATAAATAGCTAGTATGATTGTAAAATCCACTATTATAGAAAAACTAAGCACATCCGATGTGCATAACATTAACAACGAATTGTCTGCAATAGATGCCGACTGGTGGGGACAACATGTCTTTAGAGAGCACTGGGGTGAGTATGCAGATACTTACAACCGAACCGGAGCACTAAGACACGGCAAGACATGTTGGTTGCAGATTGTTGATCGTGCACATATTATACTAGTCGACCGATTAAATATGTTTCCTGTCATTAATGGCATAATCAACAGAATTGCCGGCAATGAAACAGTACTAAGAGTGTTCTGGCACAAGCTACAGCCGGACGAATCAATTGATAAACATACCGATTCCACCGGTCCATATTTCGACATAGTGGCACACCGTTATCAACTTTACTTAGATATACCCAGTGATGCAAGTATATACATGGATGATGAATTTAAAACAGTAGACGAGTTCAGGTATAGTATTGTAGATTTCAATGCCAGGGCGCCACACGCATACAAAAACAACTCAACCAAAGATTTAACATTCCTTGTATTCGATACATCATCTAGCATTTAGCCCGTGCGTCGAGGCCAGGCTGTTAGTGAATAAAGATTTGTCAATCTTCTTCTTGGTTCGAATTTTATTAGCATCAATAAATCGCGCGCGGCGTGCAACGATAACATCTTCTGTAAGAGTGGTTAATTCTAGATACTCGGAATCAACGGTACTCGACTCTGCGCCTTCAGCTAACAACCATGCTCGGATTATAGGTGCCTGCGTTTCTGTTTCTTCCCAAAAATCTTCTAATAACAGAAGCGAGTAAATTGTGCTCAGTGAAGAGCTTGTCGAGTCCTTTACTGTGGTATGGGCTATCTTACGCTCCCTGAATGCTGCATTATTCTTACCGTTAACTGCCTCTAGAAGCGGATAGCATGTATGGTGAAATTCTTTTAAGAAATCGCTTATGCGCCAGCCGTTTCTGTCAAGCAATTGTTGTATGGATTTAGAATATATTTCCCCTATGGTGATAAGAATATATAATGAATATACAGTCATCATCTCTGCATAATCATTTCTCGAATATGAATAAGATTCTACCACTGTTTCGTTGGCTATATTGAATATAGATTCCGGTGTCCTGTTATTATTCACTGCTGTACCAAGTTTAAATTGTTTTCGATAGTCCGGCGAATATGCTTCGGATTGTGGAAGCAATTGCCATTCGTAGAACCTAACTTCAATATCGCGCTCATACGGTTGATCAAATTCTTTATAGAACTTGTCTAGTGTTAGTCCAGGAAACCCCATTATCATTTCAGCTATTATGGTGCATCCTAGAGATCTGGCATAATCACCTAACATAAAATATTCATCTGCTGCTATGTCAGTCCTCTTTACATTAACCAACGATGACGAATCGAATGTCTGTATCGAGATTTTTAGTGCATCAATTAATCCCGTTGATGCTGTCACCTCTAATATTTCTTTGATGTATTTAAGATGCACAGTTGATTTTGCCCATCCTGAGATATTTACTACGGGGCGATTATCACCAAGGCAGTTAGTCTTTTCCACCATTAGTCTAAATGTGTCGACATCTCTCTTACCAAAGATGCCTGTATTACTATCACAGAAATGAATGATGGAGATATCAAATTCAGCAAGAGATAACACACTAAGATCACCATTAATTGCATCATCTGTTTTTTTAGCCATTTTAGAACCTAGCGTACCGCCCCAATCGCAATATGTGCACTGATATGGGCAACCACGGGTGGTTTCTATCCTGATGCCCAACGAGGCATTAGGCCTGCATATTTTTTTAATATCAACGTATCTATGCATACTAGCCAATTGTGCTGAATATGCGCTAAAGGACCAGTCAAATTCACTTGCACGAGTTTTCTTGGTCCCCGTTAATATCATACCACGTTGCTTTGACGGATAAAGAATTTGTTCAACATTTCCCCAATTTACTGTACCGTCGTCCTGTATATTGTCTAATAAATCTGTCATTACTAATTCACCGTACGCCGTATCTGGGGAACATGCATCTACAAAAGTGCACCTAAGAAAGAAATCTGACTGAAATGTAACGTATTGATGAGGGCCACCTACTATAACTATGCAATGAGGCCAAGTCTCTTTAACCCAACTGCATAATTCCATGCTCATAGTATAATTCCAGACGTACAGACTGATCCCAAATATATCAGGTGGATTGTTCGTTATTGCTTTCTTAATTGCATCCAAGCCAACCATGAACTCAGCATATGGTAATACCCAATTATACTCGTCTGGGTATTTGCCGTGAGTCTCGTAGTATGTCTTTGCACTGGCCCAAAATAGTGGCAAGTAGAGCGGTGTGGCTGACGGAATCGACAGCAAATATACATTCTTTTTACGCATATCTATATGCCTAGTATAGACTTTGCAGAGTCATATGATATGTCAAGAGATGAGCGCAACGACATTATTACCCTAACATTGCCCGACGCACTATTATCCCAGTCATGATATATATCTGTATTAAACAATACCCCTGTGTTGGGTTGCAATGTCGCTGTGTACACCGGCGTATGCAAAGATTTATCAAAGCCCGATAGTTCTCTACTGCGACCATCGCATAAATCAAGAGGGTAACTATCAGCAACATCATCGCTGTACCAATTAGTTTTACATAGTGCGTCTTTCACAACTAACGGATAATTTATACCAAAACCGCAGCGCAGGCCGTCCTTATGTGCGCGATAATAAAACCCAGGTTGTGATATGAATATCGCTGCACGAGTAGTCGTTAGGCCCAATTCCCTAGCATACGGCACGTAGTTTAATATCTGCTCAGTTATATGTGGTGGCAATACTTCTTTAGAAAATATTCGATTTCGGTGCCATTCTCGTGTCTCTAGAGATGTTGCTAATCGAACTATGTCGTCTAGAGATTCGTGACTAAATGACACATAATACGGGCTGCAATTATCTAATGTTCGCACTAATTACAGCTTAAATATCTGAAAAATAATATGCCTTGTCGTCTTTGCAGATCATTAGATAAGCGGCGCGCTCTTCATTACCAACAAGTTTATTCCAATCAATCAGCGCATCCATTAGTTCGCCCCACTGATATGCTGTACCGACAACGAATTCCATCTCGGAATTGTCATCATTAGATACCAGGTCATATCTATCAGCGTTCATTAATTCAGTATAATCTTTCATAGTACTCCTTTGTGTTTAAGTATATTTACCATCTTTATTCTCAGTAAGCCCTATAAATTTAGCTAGTCTGTATCCCACATCGTATTCACCGGGCGACATCGCATAATTCGCAGCGGCCGGATACATGTGATGATTATTATGTAATGCCAGTCCAAATGTAATATATCCCAACCATTTTATATTACGTGATCTATCCTTTGTTTCAAATGTCGCATAACCAAACTGTTCATAATGACACATAGCATTAACAATCGCAGTCTGATGAAACGATATAATCATTGCAGTCAATAATGCCAGGCACAATGGCAAAGAAATTAATCCGGCGAGTGCTACAATTAACCAAATAATAGTAAAATAATATTCATGGAAGAATACCTGATACTTGTCATTTAGTAATTCTTTGCACCCCCTTAACACCATTTTGTCTAACTGGTTTATGTATAATACATATGCATTAAAGAATCCGCCGTTTACAGGACTGTGAAAATCTTTAGGCGTGTCCGAGTAAGGATGGTGATATCCTACATGTAATGCTCGCCACGATATAGGTGAGCCATTTAAAGATAGTACACCCAAGAATGAAATTAATCGCTCAAGTGGCTTACTAACTATAAATTGTTTATGTGATAAGATTCGATGAAGCCCAATATCGAGTCCAATTCCGCCTATTACAATCCATAGTAAAATTGCTACAATAATTGTAGCAAAATTTATAGGTAAAGAATATGCTAGTATAGCAAATAATATATGTGCAGGAATTAATCCTAGTAGAATATGTTTATGTAATTTCATTTGTACTCTTATAATATACGTATTTATCACAGAAATTCTATAGGTATGCATTTTTGATTGGCCATAAAAAAAGCCCACTACCTTGCGATAGTGAGCTTAATATTGGTACCGCCTACAGGAATCGAACCTGTGTCCCCGGTTTCGTAGACCAGTGCATTTTCCACTATACGAAGGCGATATAACTGGCAGGGGTGCTAGGAATCGAACCTAGAACGTGTGAGTCAAAGTCACATGTGATACCACTTCACCACACCCCAACAAAATAAACAGAATGCTTTTTCTTTTCAAAGATAATGGTTTTGAAATTTTTGAATTTGCTGGAAGCATTCTTTAGAAACTTGGTACCCCTAGTCGGATTCGAACCGACATCCAAAAGATTTTAAATCTGTCCGCACTACCAATTAGCGTACAGGGGCAAAATTGTAATACAAGGTTAATTTTTATAGCCCTGGCAGGAGGGTAGTTCTATAAACGTTTGATTATGTCCCTATGCCAAGTACATAATCTCAAATTAACTCGCGGCAACGGTTTGCATGTTCATATACACCTCGGTATATGCCGTCTTGTATTACTGCAAAACTTTGTTATCTCTGTTTCTACCTATATGATATCCGTCACAGTGAACACATTTATAATTTGAAAAATATGTACCGTTCTTTTCAGACATCTTTTTTGCAGCTTTTTCTGCTGTTGCCTTACTACCGTATGCAACTTTAGGTTTGCCAGAGCCTTGTGAAATATGAGAATTTTTATGGAACAAACCCCACGCATGGCCAGTAACTATAAAGTTACGAACAAACCGTTTAAGCGGTCCTTGGTCCCGGAGTGCCAATAATAGATTTCTCAATCTCATGAATTCTTAAGAAAATGACGATTTTATTTCTTCGCCGAAGTGGGCTAACAATATTAAGCTGGTTGCAATAAATTGCACTGTTATAATTAATTCCATATTATTCTCGTTGTTTGGTAGGACTGGAGAGAATCGAACTCTCGTAGACCGGGTAAAAGCCGGATATTCTGCCATTGAATTACAATCCCATTATGATCTGTATTAATTGTCTTTTAAGTGCCAATCACAGATCATACATGGGATCTACAATTGACACATGCGTTTTGCATGTTTCATATACTACCTTTTTATTTAACTTGGCGGGTGATACAGGATTCGAACCTGTGGGGCCATTTTCAGACCCGACTGTTTAGCAAACAGTAGAAATAAGCCACTCTACCAATCACCCATATTCTTGTTGGCAGCCCGTGTAGGAATCGAACCTACGTATTCTGAGTCAGAGTCAGACATTCTTCCATTAAACTAACAGGCAACAAATTTATCTTTTATTCTTCATTATCTCTTTCATAACTTCAACAGTATCCCTAATTTCACGTTGCTTATAAGCTTCCTCTAACGCTGCCTTGACATCGTAATTAGCTGCTATTTCGCGATCCTTTGCTGTAGGATACCATGCATTAGGACTGTTAAAGTTTTTCACCTATGTGTTCCACCATTTGGGAAGTAATTATAAACCCCAACAAATAGTGACTGACGATCATAATATTGTTTTTCTAGTCGCTCAATATCATTTGAATTTTGTGGGTTACCCTCTATAATGAATTGCTCCAATCCACTATGTCCCTGGTAAGACGGCATCGCTATCTTCCTTAACTTATCCATAATTGTCTTTATCATGTTATTCCTCAATATTTTTAAAACTGTATTTATCATATTATACTAGTGTTTCTACTGAGTGTCAACCTTGGTCCTGCCGGTTGGAGTCGAACCAACCTATTCAATCTTATGAGGATCGCGCTCTAGCCGCTCTGCCACGGCAGGAAAAATTGTTTCATCTTTGTTATCGCAGCTACTTTATATACTAACCATGAGGTATATAATGCTGACAGTGCCTTCCTGCATTACTCACGTAAGAGGCGCAGACTAACCTGCCGAAACAATATAAAAAAATCAGACTACTTTTTGTTTTTTAAAACCAATTTAAAATTTTAATTTGCTGTAAGTAGTCTTTAGAAACTAAAGTACCCATGGTCTATTGTGTATTATACAATAAATGTAGATTTAATACAACGGTGTACCAGCCCTGATCGTCTGTAAAATTACAGAAGATTTAGAGTACGCATTGGTGGAGTGGGCGGGAATCGAACCCGTCGAGCGTCCTAGGAACGGTCCAACCCTGGCCCATTATAAATTGCATTGCTTCCGACTTTCATCATTTAACTAGCTATTACCGCTAGGACAACACAATTTATGGTGGACCACACGGGAATCGAACCCGCTATACTCACCATTACACCCCAAATTAACTTAGCGGGGCAATATCTGTGTCATACACTTTGCCACCAACTTTCAAATTATATGTACCTAATCCTGTAGCTAATGCAGCTTTAAATGCACGAGCTTCATCTTCAGTTAACGGATCGAACACACGTTTACCTGTTTCTGGATCAGTTTCCAGTAATGTGTCATAACTCATCGGTTGAGTATCACAAAAACTTGCATGTAAATCTTCTATTGTTTTTTGCGATCTAATTGACTGTTTAGGTGTAAGCGCCTTATCAAATACATCAATTGTCTCGTTAGCTTTCCAGTAGACGCCGTCTACTATAAGACCATAATTTTCAAATGTTTGTGACTTTAATGTCACCTCAATTTGCGATAATTTCTGTGTAGATATATGTTTGCTAAGGGCAAAATGCCGTGTTGTTTCTATTACTATAACATAATAATGACCACGTTCGTCAATCGGCAAAGCACGATATCGATACATTCCACTAATGATTTCTAAATCCGAAAATACTTCTTTAATTGACTTGTGCATCATCCCCTGACGCCATGTCTTGCGTTCTTCGAACGTCATTCTAGACTGGTCTATATAGGTAGGGCCAGCGTCTAACGGTGGCTTAACAGGTGCAATAAATTTCTTAAATAATGAAAACATATAGTTAGTCTCTGTAGTATTCAATATTTATCTTATGGAGCGTAGTAGGAGAATCGAACTCCTGTCTAAACGTTGGCAACGTCTGGTTCTACCATTTAACTAACCACGCATATATTTTATTTATCTCTGGCGGATGACTAGAGATTCGAACTCTCGGCGCACTATGACGCTCCACTACTTTTCCAAAGTAGGCTAGTATCCCTGACTAGAAAATCATCCGTATTTAATTAAGCAGTCTGAAATTAAGTATAAAGGAATTGAACCTTCTTCCACGCTCCACGTACTCGATGCCCGTTTCAGTCAGGCGCTGCTTAAACTTGGCGTCGATGTTCCAAGAACAGTAGTAGTGAGGTGTCATATCTCACGCTTGCAACAAGATCATTTAAGACCAGCTTTTTACTAATCGACATAATTGGCGGGGCGTGATGGAATCGAACCATCACCTGCTCATCACAAGTGGAACGGTATTCAAAGCCGCTTAACTACCATAGTCTCCACACCCCAAATTAGTGAGGGAGTTATTTAACGTCAGTTACCCTCTCTGACGATTAACGAGTCAATGCCTGCCAATCACGGCGCTTCTTTCCCGCTAATTCGATTTGAAGTCCGTCTTGCCATTGTAGCGACGGTAGCTGTGGCGTCTTCAAATTATGGTACATCCTGACGGGTTCGAACCGCCGACATTCGCAATGTAAATGCGACGCTCTACCAACTGAGCTAAGGATGCATTATTACATTATGCCAAACTGTGACGACATCCATTCATCTGGATCTTCTATGATATACTGTGGAAACATCTTATCATGGAGGCTTTGCAGCTCAATCAATGCGCTAAGTACGTGCAAAGGAAACCCCTGTCTACGTACTCCACCTGGCATATCATCTGCCAACAGTTTGTTCATGTATGGCTGAAAATCTTTATGTCCCCAAAACAAATCTAACGCCTTGCCAACACGCGGTGAAAAGGCGTGAACCATTAATAGGCTATCTTTTAAAATTTCAGTATCAAGTTTTTCAGTCATAATATATTTATTCTTTTTCGTATCTAATGCCGACCTTCTTTAGATAATCTCTCCCAATGAGGCCTTGCTCAATCTCTCTAATAGCCGTAACCATTGGTCCGTTTGTAGAAACAATTTTAGGCGCATAGTTACGTTTCAATTCCCTTGCACGAATAGATGCAATCAACACTAGATCAAATCTGTTACCAACGGCTTCTGCCGCTTTCTGCGAAGTAATTCTTGCCATGTTATCCTTAAGTTAAATTAAAATTAGCTGCACTTCCCTGGATCTATACCCGAAGTAGTCGTATACGTTGATCATGCACTACGGAAGTGTATCATGCATGACAGTCTATTTGCAACTAAAAAAGGGAGTCTGTTCCGCGCAATTATTCTCTCGTATACAGACTATTATATGGTGGACCGCGACGGGCGCGACCCGACTGTTAGACGGCCCAAGTATTCTCTACTTGAAAGCATGAAGCAGCCCGTGTAGTATTTATTATATACGTAATTTACAGTAATGTCAAGTCTTATTCTTCAGTAGTCACGTCACTACCTTTAATATTAGTAAAAGCTTTTTTAGCTGCTTGAGCGGCTTTGGCATGATCTACGCCACGTGTATGCAATATATCAATAACAGATGATACCGCAGATCTATCGCCAATGCCTTTCTTAAATAACTGTGTAAGATAACCCTGCGCGGTATGAACTAATTCAATAAACGGTGTAGCATCAAGTGCTTCGGTTATAAATTCTTCTGCTCGCATGTTAATTCCTTAAACATGTATTTATCGTGTTGGTGGACCGGACTGGGTATATAGTCAAATAGAAACTTAAGGCGGCCCGTAAACTAAAAGAAACTGCACCGGTCGATCACGGTTGTAAGTAAACCAATGTCTTCAATATTGGTATTAACAGTTTAAATGGAGAGTTGCGTCGGACTTGAACCAACTGTAAGACCGGTCTGACGGCGCATACATAGTACACGACTTAAGTCGTCCCATTAACAACCCGTAATAAAATGATTTAGGGAGAAGATACAGCGTTGTCACTTACAGCGTTGCAGGGCCCGCTGATCAAGTATCTGTACATGAATTCCGTTTGTCTATAAATCAAATGTGGTGCTCGACCTCGGATTCGAACCGAGAACCATCTGTGTTTGAAACAGGTCGCACTACCAATTAGCGTAGACGAGCATATAAGTTTTCAACATTCCGTAGCCGGGATTCTGTTCTATGCTAACATTAATCTTTGCCACAACCCGAACCTATAAGCCAAGAGTTCCCAGGTTCTGTTTGTGTTGCAAGCTGTATCACGGTGGTGTAACAAGTAGTTATTTGGTGGAGCATCCGGGAGTTGAACCCGTCTCAGGAACCTTTTGTCATCCTTGCGGATCTAGCTTGATGATAAATCTCTGCTTGGCTTCTAACAACTCCGTATTAGATTTGAGCCGGCCGACACTATGCCCCATCAAATAACCACTCTCCCACACGCCCTTGGCGCTTGTCCCGAACTTCCTCTGTTGCCAGCGTTAGCTCGAATGTTGAAATTGAATTTGCTGGTGGGATCGAACCACCTCAGGGCATTTGATTGCCTACTCCACTTCCGTGTCTCGGACTTCCCCGTGCTACCATTACACTAAACAAAATTTGGCCGCAAGATGTGGAATCGAACCACTGAAGTCGGAGCGTACTGAAATTTTAAGCAACAAATAAAAGGGCCCTTCTATAAGTCACCGCAGCTCGTTGCTTTATCCGACGCCGGTCAACAATCCGGTCCCCGTCCCAAACGGTCTTTATCTCGCGTAATTTGGTACCCGGATAGAGAATCGAACTCTACATGTTTCCACTTGTAAGGAGGATGGCTTCACCAGCTGCACTCTCCGGGCATGTATTTAATCTTCTGTATAAATCTAAAATTGTGTCGTAATTAGATACCCATGTATCTCTACCATCGCCGCTATACGCAATTAAGATAGCAACTGCATCATTGATTTTATTTTCTATGTCAATTTGATTCATAAATATTATTCTAAAAAGATGGAGTACCGTAGTGGAATCGAACCACTCTGAACAGGTTTGCAATCTGCTACCTAACCTCTCGGACAACGGTACATAAAAATTGGCTCCCACCGGCGGGAATCTAACCCGCAATATATCCCAGCATCTAGGGACCTTGTATCATTTATAACCCGGAAGGATTTGCTCCGGATAATGACGACGGCATAAAATCGTTAGTTGTTGCAGGGCATTACTTCTGCGACCCCGTAGACCAACATCATAAGAGAGGTCTCTTCCGTGCTCTCATCTGAGCTAAACAACCAAAAATGGGGTGAATCCGGGAATCGAACCCTGGCTTTCTGTTTCACAGACAGAAGTGCTACCACTACATCAGAGACACCATAAAGAAAAGTTTAGTTGATATATCGTCAATGCTGTTTAATTGTTAATAACAATTAAGGAAAGAGGCAGTATAATAATCTATTTACTCCTGCGCGACTATATCAACTAATAAAAATAAAACAGGTTTGTTTTTAAATCCTACCATTAGACGACAGTAGTGACTAAATCTACCGCTGGGATTCGAACCCAGATCCTTTTTTGTTGAAAAAAATTTAATTATTGCTGAACCAAACCTAAGTCATAAAATAAAACGAATCACTGTAAGCGTTGAATATCTGCCCTAAGGTCAGCAATCTTGCGCACAGTTGCCGGAACGTTAAATGCAACAGTTCCGGACTTTTTCTTCTGCAGAGCTTCTTTCATCTCTGTTTCTAACTGAGCAATGCGTTCAGTTAGCACTAAAATTTTCTTAGCGTTCTTGCTCATTACGTTCTCCATAAATTTTTGATTAGGTTGTCCTTCACCTAAAGCATGACAGTGCTGTAGATAGGTCCCGCTTGCCAAATACTACCACCCAGAATCATATGTCATGCCCTGGTATGATGTATCTGTACTCAGACAACTAACCTTCAACTCTTTCGAGCTAATCAAAACTGGTACCTCCGGGCGGATTCGAACCCCCAACCACATGTTTCTAAAACAGGCCGCACTACCAATTAGCGTACGGAGGCATATAGTAAGTAGGTATGAATCTAAGGGAGGTAAACCAGCCCTGTCGAAAGCCCCATATACTTACTTTATAAAATAGTTTGGGTAGGAACAACATCCACAGTTATACGAAATTACTTCCGTTGTATAACCTCCGAAGTATACCCAAATATTGGATGCGGAGGACGTATTCGAAACGTCTGGCCCGAGCTTATGAGACTGAGCGATACCCTGAATCCCCGCAATATTTTGGTGCAACCTACAGGGATCGAACCTGTTTGTCCGGGACTTCACGCCGGCGCTATGACCACATTAGCTAAAGTTGCAAATTTCTTATTATTATTTTTATTCTTTTCTCTCTAAAGAGATTTCTGTATATTCACATTGCACAGCAGTCGCCTTAACTGACTGTGGTAAACCGTCTAGATGTAGATAAAGATCGTATCCACTTAAGGTAACGTGATCCACTGTGTACTGCCGACCATTATAAATTACCTGAGCACCGTATTTGTAAAGTTGTATAAATGTAGTATGCACGTAACCTGTTTAAATTGCTTAAAAATCCACCTTTATTCGGTGTTTATTGTTTGATATAATGTGTAGTTATACACATTTAACTGGCGTACCTCCAAGGACTCGAACCTTGACTGACGGTTTTGGAGACCGCGATGCTGCCATTACACTAGAGATACATATTGTTGGCTCCACAAGTAGGATTCGAACCTACCTCTTCGGATTAACAGTCCGGGGTACTCACCGAGAATACGATTGTGGAATAAAATTTGCTAATTGGCCAAGATCAGCGGAATAAACCTAGCTCTCACAGAAAGCATCTAGTCTCACCAGGGACTTTTCGTTTATTCTAAAATTGGCTCCCCAACGTGGGCTCGAACCACGGACCAACGGATTAACAGTCCGCTACTCTACCACTGAGCTATTAGGGAATATATTTATTTATCATTACATTTGGTAGGTCCTGAGAGAGTCGAACTCATCACAAACCGCTAATCGGGCAGTCATTCTACCATTAAATTAAGGACCCATTATTAATACACTTCTAAGACTTTCATCTTATCAGCAGTATACCAAAGTCCGCCTTGTGAATCAGGACGTTTATGACTTGTATACTTTGAAAAACTAACCTTTGCCCACACACGATTTTTCTTACTAAGATGTGGAGCATTCATTTCTGAACATATATGCCACCCTGGCCTAAATGCAAAACCCTTTGTAGGATGTTCTTCTGCAATATATGTTTCACCGATAGTCAGGCGTTGTTTGCGATTAATAAACAGTGGACCTAATGTACCGTCTTTACGTTGTCTAAAAAGTTTATAGCCAATCACGGAATTTTTCCTCGTAACATGTTTGCTGTGTCTTCTTCCGGACACTGATCATATCGGGGAATATCCGGGTCTACTCGACCTGTCAACCAACGATAAACAGTTAGCTGATAAAGATCGGTTTGTATTAGCCAACCATTTTTCATGTTTATGTCATATTTCTCGCCATTGCAGATATATTCTGCTCGGCGCTTTCCAGATTTTGATTCAAACAAATGTATAAAATATGTGTTGTCGCCGCTATATATCTTACGTACCTCTTTGAACGTTTTAACTAGACGTTCTTCACGTCTAAATGAGAACCAGCTCTTAAAATTAAACATAAACATTCTTTCTGGAGCAGATGGCGGGAATCGAACCCGCACCTTTAGTTTGGAAGACTATGATGCTACCACTAGACACCACACCTGCATTATCAGTGCCACGCATTTATATACCGGCGTCCGACCTCCGGTACCTAGGGGCGATGCCCGTGCTAGCACGGGTTTACATGATCAAGGTATAATCGCCTAGCAGTTTATTACGCCCCGGTCCATACCAGAACGTTTGTATCCTTAACCAACTTACGGTTAACCGATGTTGACTGGATAAAGATTTCATATTGGCCGTGTTGCCCCGGAGCCAATTTGCATGTACCGCTTGTAGGCAATCCTAGCATATCTCTGGCAGAATATCCACTATAAACTGCACCTTGCTTCTTATCGCGAATTGCAATTTGTTTATAGTCCTGCACTTCTTCAGTTTTGCTCAACTGATAGAATGCACAGCCCTTAGTGAACGTAACGCCTTGTGCTTCAACGAAATCGCGGATTTGAACACCGCTATTAGCAGTGCCAACGACATACACGTCGACCTGACCGGAAATATCAACAAGTTCTTTCTTAACTTCTTTAAGTGACACGGTTGACAAATCTGCATAGAACTTATCTGTGCTCTTGACACCAGTTGCACGAGCAGCATAGAAGCTCTTCACTGCTGAACGGGTTGCTGCTGTAGCAGCCTGAACGCCACGGTCTGTCTGGTCCCATTCAAGAATGTTGCCAGCAGGGATACCATAGTTTGTCAAGTTACGTGCATAACCACGTGGTACACGGAAAACAAATGTCCAACGATCGGTTGCTTGCAGTTCCTTAATCTTGCGACTAATGGATGCACCTGACCATTTTTGCGAAGAATTTTCTTCACCGTCAGTGATAACCATAACAACAAACGACACGTTAATGTCATCGGCATCCGGCACAGCTTGAAGCTGTTCAATCAAATCGCCTACGCTGTCAAACAACGGAGTCGAATTCCCATCTGCAATATATTCGCGATCCTTGATGGGTTGCAAAACTTGTACATTGGAATTTACTACCTCACGTACAACCTTGGCTGGGCGACCTGCGCCACATTTAACAACACTAACAATAGTGTCAATACCGTGTTCGGTGGCGCCTTCTTTGAGCGATGCAATGTTGTCATTGTAATCGCGGCCAGCTGCCAATGCAATATTACCCATGGAACCACTGTGATCTCGGCTAATACCTACGTAATTTTTCATGTGTGTCTTTCAAAAAATGTGTTACTAAGCCTCTAGTTTAATTGCTAAACTATGTATTGTCAAATGGTACCGCTGCCGGGAATCGAACACCGGATCAACTCCTTAGAATGGAAATTGAATGCTGTACGTATCCTTTGCAGGATAACTTTTTAGTGGTTTTACCTTTAAACTACAGCGATAAATTGGTCACCAGTCATATCACACAATATGCACCACAGATGCAGGAATCATATGGACCGGGGATAAATGGTCCCCGTGTCAGTATATTATAGTGACCGATCACAGGAGAATTGGTGGACCCACCCGGCTTCGAACCGGGATCGCACGGTTTAAGAGACCGGACTCTAGCCATTTGAGTTATGGATCCATGAAATAAAAGAGCAATGTATTCCTCTGCTTAAACTACTAATGCAAAATCTACGACACTGCTAAAAATTGGTGGGCCTAAGTCGATTCGAACGACCCCAAACATGCTAGCATTGGCGCGAAAGGCACCTGTATGCATGTATATAATACCTTAGGGACCCATAAATGGCGGGCGCATCACGGAGTCGAACCGGATTTTAATGCGTTTGGACCGCATCTCACCAAGTCTCCACAACTTAGTATACTGCCTTAGGCACCCATAAAATTGGAGTCGCATGCCGGATTCGAACCGAGCTTGCGTAGCGTGAAAGGCTACTGACCTTACCAAAAGTCCAATGCGACATTAACTGGTACCCTGTACGAGAGTCGAACTCGTCTCCTCAGCTTGAAGGGCTGGTCACCTCACCCGAAGTGGAACAGGGCATTAAAATTTGTACCTAATCACAACCAATAAACATATAATGTTTAAACTGTAATTAAGCAATAGTGGGTAATCTTGTTTAGGCAGTATGTAAGCAAAGGTTAATAATTCACCTAGCATCCACATTGCAATAAACATATTTGAAATTCCATTAGCGTGTTTCTGTTTAAAACACTCCCATGCTAGTGGAATTGCGCATAGAGCTAAAAGGCCGCTGCCTATCCATCCTATTAATTCCATAGTTTACTTTCTATATTGGTTGCCTCGTACGGAATCGGACCGTCGTCGTTCGATTATCAGTCGAATGCTCTACCATTGAGCTACAAGGCAATAAATTTGGTCTCCCTATCCGGATTCGAACCGAAACCCCACCACCCCAAATGGCGAGTGCAACCAGATAACACTTTAGAGAGATAAAGAAATAGTGATTTTCGATTCAGAGTCGACTGATATATTTCTTATTAAAATCCTAACTTAGTAGTTTACACCCCGATACCTGGAGTTAGCATTCATCTTAACCTGATGTGCCGTATACTAAGTTAAAAAAACATCGTTAAGTAGTTCTTCGCCTTCAATGGGCGGTGGAAACATCCTTATACTTAACAAAACTGGTGCTCTTTGAGAGAATCGAACTCCCGTCTACGGACTACAAAACCGTCATAATCAGCCACTATACTAAAAGAGCGAAAATAAATCAGATTACACATTTGGTTTCATTTACAGTGAATTTTTAATTGCTGTAGGTAATCTTTAAAATTGGGGATGCGTATGGAGTTTTACCCCAGGTGTCAATCGGCTTTTATAGTCCCCGCATCGCTGGACCACCGTACCTCTTTACTTCTTGCAAGAACCTGGCGCCTCGTAGGGGAATCGAACCCCTATGTACCGGTAGACAGCCGATCATAATAACCACTATATGAACGAGGCGTAATAAATCAGAATGCTTATTTTTCAATTAAAAGTTGAATTTTGTTATTTGCAGAACGCATTCTTTAGAAACTTGGTGGACCGCCGGGGACTCGAACCCCGATCTACTACGTGCAAGGCAGTGATAATTCCCCCTATACTAGCAGCCCAAAATTTGCCATCTAATTTATATAAACGCTTAGATGAATGCGCCATGTTGTGGTGGACCGTCCCGGGATCGAACCGGGGATTACTGCGTGCAAGGCAATCGTGTTCCCATCTATACTAACAGCCCTAAATATGGTGGTGCATATAGGATTCGAACCTATTCATCCTTACGGAAAGAGGGTTACAGCCTCTCATGCCTCTCCAACTGCATCGCTACACCATATTCAACACACTATGCCACGGACGTTTCACTCCCATTTGGTTCCTAGTGTGTATATTTAAATGCACTGCTGTCCACTTCAGCCGTCGCGCTGTAGGATTCGAACCTAAGTGCATTTAAATATGACGAATTTTTTTATCTACAAGAAGATAAGCCATCCTCGTCACCGCCCGTTTTCCCCATGTTTAAAGTGCAGGGACAGGACCTCGTTTCCTGGGCAGGGTTACTGCTCTTATTCCACACTAACTATCACTAACCATCACGCTTCACAGCGATCAACAAAAAAGCCGCTTAGTTTCCTAGCGGCTTCCTTTTATAAAATATCTGGTTACTTTTGTTAGTTTCCAGACCCCTTATAGAAGGAAGCCGTGTTCATCGGATCTTGTTCAATACTATTAAAGCCTGACGCATTACCCAATGTAGTTGTCTCGACCCAATATCCAGCACAATGCATGCGGGACGAGAGTCCTGTAATTGCATTCTGTTTCGATAATGTAAAGTCAACCATTTTATTTTCCAATTAATTCCAAATTAATACACAAAAACCTATTTGTGTAAGTTTATTTATCATCTGCATAAAATAATGCGGTAGTTAAGCGGCTAGCCCTTCCTGTTTAATTAAAAACCGGTAGCAACTAACTTGCATAACGCAATATCTTTTAACCTATGTAGCAAGTTTAACAGTAGTATAGTAATCTGTCAAGTTATTCAAGTAATCTTCTAAGAAACAGATATATTCTTGTCTACACTTTTATTTATCATCTTGTATTGTAACAACATTAAAAAACGTTGTCAAACACACCAAAACTAGTAAGATACAGAGTAGACATGATCGATATGCTCTCTTTTCATTTACTTCTACACGGTAGCATACATTCCGCATAAAAACTCTGTATCTATAATCTCATTATAACAGTGCGTTAGATAGGTGTCAACCGTCTTCTTTATCGTCTCACGCACCGTGTCTATTTAGTGCATCACCATAATATACTGTTGCAAATTAGCGGTAGCTAATGTTTTGTTATAGTGTCCTACATAATTTGTATCAAGCTACTAATGTAACATCGTTTTAGATAGGTGTCAACCTTCAATGTATTCAGGGGGTTGCCTTTAAAGTCTATCTGCATCACCATAAAACAATGTATCAAGCAGCTAATGTAACATCAACTATATGTAGTGTCAATCTTTCTACGACGATGCAGCAAAAGCCCCAAGATTAGTACTGTCTTGGTAAATTTGGAACCAATTTGTTTGTGGTGGCGGATACCAGTAAGGATCAGTATTCGAAATAACAGGTGTATAGGAAAAATTCCCAGTGCCATCACAATAGCCCAGAAATTGCATGCCGCCCAATGGCTGACCGGATGTATTTGCATAGAATTGCATGCCTATTGCCGAATATGGTTGAGCTGCGGATACATAAAGATAAAATGTCCCATATGATCCATAGTTAGTAAATCCATAGCTTGATACATACCCGATTGCATAACTTGATTTACCATGACCATCGTTAAGTGATATTACGCCACTTGCTTTGCCAAACAAGCTTCGCACAGAAGCCTGATTGAGATTGATATTTGCTGTAGATGCATTTCCTAGTTCGGTATTTACTTGGGCAAGGGTGATTGTGCCGGATACTGGTAGTGTCATATATATCCTTATGATAGTGTACTAGAAAATGTCGGTACAGCCTGTGCCGGATAATTTCGTTGTTGTATATTAGATGTGTATGTACCCGAATATGTATCAGCAATAGTCCCGGATGTTACAGATTGTAATAAAGTAGTAATTGTTAGCGTAGTGGCAGATCCTATTGCAGCATTAGCCACAATAGAGACATTGTATGTTGTAGCAGTGTAAGGACTGCCGTCTGTTGTACTATATATAGTAACAGGGCTCGTGCCTATAGTTGATCCACCGGTACTTGGTGACAATATTGTACCACCTGTGCCGGTGCGATAATGACCGACGTCGTATATAACCAATGCACCCATATTAGAAAACATTGTTGATAGTGTGTTATCTGCTAATGTACCTGCACCCTGTGTTGGTGAAATTTGTATACGGCCACCGTAGAAGAAATAGCTAGTTAATGCTGCGGCGCTGGCAAACGAAATGGTTATAGTATGTGTCCAAACTTTCGGAGATGTCCAGCCTGTGGTAGATTTAGTACCGTTAACAGGTGTAGTTAACGAGTACTGTCCTGCATTACCGCAGAAAATAGATGCAAGATCAGTGTTAGGCGACCAACCAGTTGCACTGGTAGTTATTAATGTTGCAGGAATTCTCGAACTTACATTAAACTGAGCTGGATTAGCCAACACATCGTATCGAGTTTGTGTGTCTACACCCGCAACTCTATACCCCGTTAGGTTGGCGGCATTATTAGTTACGTGCGGCGCAAATAATGTATCTAGATCAACACCCAATGACGATATATTAGCAGTCATGTATATTTAAACTTTCAATTTTGTCATAATTACAGCCATCTGTGCTTGCAATGTTTCAATAAGCATCTGTTGATCTTGCAACTTAGCAGTAAGAATGGTAGATAGTTTTCCGTAATCTATGCCGCTAGGTTTGCCGGTAGCATCCTTACCCACTATCTCAGGATACACTAATGCCATTTCTTCAGCAATGAATCCAAATTCGTGTGCATTATAGTCTTTTCTATCGTATTCGCGTGGCTTTAAATATTTAAACTTATTTAGATATTCTTTACCTAAATTCTTAACTGATTTCTTAACTCTCTTTGTAGAGGTAGCATTAAACGACGAAGCTGTTGCGGTGCCCGAAACTGTTAAACTTGCCAACGTACCAACGCTTGTTAAACTAGACGAAACAACATTAGCCGCAAGTGTTGTGCCAGTTAATGTGCCAGCTGCCGCTGCGACTGTACCGCTACCACCTAGGCTAATTGTAACACCGTTGACACTTAATGAACTATTCACTAATCCAAAATTTGTAATGCCTGTGAAATTTGTACCAGTCAACGTAGGACTATTTGTCCAAAGTGGTGTAAGTCCACCGACAAGAACTTGTGTTGATGTACCAGCTGCTAACATGCTAGTGGTGCCAGGTGCACTTTGATACGGAACTGAACCTGCTGCGCCACCATCTAAATTAACCGCTGTGGTGGCTGTCGTAGAATTGCCGGATATTGCGCCAATAAACGTAGTAGCCGATACAGAAGTGAGTCCTGTCAACGTTGTTGTTGTGGCACCTAATGATACGGATGTCGAACCTATAGTGACAGAACTATTCAATAATGCACCGTTTGGTATGCCAGTAAAATTTGTACCAGTTAATGTAGGTGTATTTGTCCAACTAGGTGTCGTTCCGCTAATCAACACTTCTGATGTTGTACCTGCTGCTAGCATCGATGTGGTGCTGGCCGCAGACTGATATGGAACTGATCCAGGTGCACCACCGGCAAGATTAGACGAAGTAGTTGATGACGGTACTGTGCCTGTTGTACTAATTGTCACATTACCTGTTGTTCCGGATATAGAAATATTTGCACCGGCGATCAAGCTTAGAACACCTGTATTAGAAATAACATTACTCGAAATATCAATGCCTGTACCAGCAGTGTATGTTCCGGCGCCTGCAAATTGACTGAATACAATCGGGTCGGTACCTATAACAATATGATCATCGGGGGCGCCCGTACCTATTGCAATCTTCACCCATTGCGTACCTACAAGTGTACCTTCTTGTATATATGTCGAGTCGCCTGCTTGAATTTCTGTAGTAGGAGTGCCATCAAAATCTGAAGCGCGAGTTAAAATCCACGGAGAAACCCCGTT